GTGGGTATATTTTTGACAAGTTTTGTTACATATTTTGTTACATATTTTGTTACATATTTTGTTACATATTTTGTTACATATTTTGTTACATATTTTGTTACATATTTTGTTACATATTTTGCATTTTTCTGCATTTTTCTGCATTTTACTACAGATTTTGTTACATATTTTGCATTTTGCTGCATTTTACTACAGATTTTGTTACATATTTTGCATTTTGCTGCATTTTACTACAGATTTTGTTACATATTTTGCATTTTCTGTTTTTGTTACATATTTTGTTACATATTTTGTTACATATTTTGCATTTGACGCTACTACACCACCACGTATTCTCTGGTCTACCAACAAGAATAGACCAAAAATACCAAAGTCGGCTCCCAGAGGGCCGCCGGAGGCCATAGATAATATATAAATACACCCACGTATTCTCTGGTCTATGAACAAGAATAGACCAAAAATACCAAAGTCAGCCCCCAGAGGGCCGCCGGAGGCCATAGATAATTATATAAAACACCCACGTATTCTCTGGTCTATGAACAAGAATAGACCAAAAATACCAAAGTCGGCTCCCAGAGGGCCGCCGGAGGCCAATTAACCCTAATAAATTGATTATCATATTTTAACAACCTTGTTATGCCCTCGTATACAGAACTGTTTGCGGTATCCTTGTGGCCAGTTAACAATACAGCCCATCGTGCCCCGAAGGCCACGACATCCGTAATTGAAGAAAACTATATACACATCATCTGGTGGTACGTCGATCAATCAACGATCAACCATCACATTCAGCAATACGTATCGAACATACAGTTCACTTATTTACATGAAGGTGTTTTCCAACTCGTATATACGGCAGAGAACGACGAAATCAACGCGTTCATTGGTATGGACGATGAAGGCACCTCCCATCTGGATCTCAATGGTCAGAAATATTCTGTAAGCTGGCTTCCCCTTCAAGCTAAAACCCAACGCTTCACTGTCTATCTGGATGATTGTACAGATAGCCCCGTGGAGGTAGATGTACAGGCTCATGCTGACAAAATCATTAATTGGTACTATGACCGCATGAAGAACGACTACATACAGACATACTCCTTTAACATTATGTTTAACCACATCGCGGACAATGAATTTCAAATTAAGTGTGTACTTGAAGGCAGTGGGATCAGCATCGAGATGCTTATTGACCCTGACGATGACGGAAACCATACACTGAAAATTGACAACATTGAGTTTCTCGTAAAGGGTCGCATTTAGATCCTCTTATAAAATCCAAAAAAACTCTATTCTCCTCAAAATTTAGACCCTTTGACCAAAATGCATCTTTACCAATAAACCAAGGTTAATAGTTAATATCTTACCTTTTACTTTGTTAAACACGCGGCATTCACTCCAAGAATTATCGTTGTAAGTCTTTCCCATATAAGCTATGTGAGCAATGCAAAAGTCCTGAATAGGACATATGCTCCCACCACGCCGATACAGAATGTTATTCAACCCAAGTAGTATGTTAGTCTCGCTGTTATATACGGCGTACCATGTAGACGAATCGCATTTGTGTTGAATAAGATACCCATTCATTAAACAATTCGTAATGTCCCCACGATCATCACCCCGTTTCGTTGATAGAGATAAGGTACTGTTAAAATATAACTCCAATGTATCCAATAGCTCCGAAATGGTAATATATTCCTCGTTTGTATCAGAATACACATCTTCTAAAGCCTCGATGGGTTCTTCTATTTCGCTTTCACTTTCACTTTCAGAAACTTCCGATACATAGGCCGACGATGAAGACGAAGAAGAATTCAATGATTCAAACTCATCCACTTCCTGAGGAGTACATGATTCTTCCCACTCATCAACTTCCTCATGACCATTATAAATATTAGTATCCAATACAACTTTGTACATATGAGCCTTATTTACCTCTGGATTCTCATACACATAAATATGTTTCAAATCTGATAAGTTATTATTCTGTAACACGTAATTAGCAGCTTCATCTGGACTAAGTGATTCAACCGTGTATGAGACATACTTATGTTGTTCCGTTATAGCAATACATTCGTAAACCCTCGTAATGTTGCACATACACTCACGTACACAAGCATCGTCCTTATTCATCAACGTAAACATATCATTTACCGTTTCTACCGTCATATGATAGTAATTTGCTCCACTAATTCCGTATGACCTACCTACAAGTAGGCCATGAGTATACCAAAATAAACTATGAAAACTCTTCAGCTTCGTATCAATATACGATGTTCGTGTATAATTCTGAAGTATCCATAAAATATCCTCTCCTGACTTATCGCATCGGAAATATTCTTTCGGCTGTTGCACACTTGTTAAAATATAATATACATTTTTTACTGACCATGAATTTAAGAAGTCATCACCGGATTGACCTTTATCCATGACATAGGCGCAGATGTAACCGATATTAGCGTCGCAATGCATACCGTGGTCTGACATTTTATATTTTTGTAAAATATCAATTTATTTAATAATTAAATTTGATTTTCATGAACAAGTCCAGCATATTAAAAATATTAACGATATTATAATGCCCAAAGTAATCACACAAATTGGTGGTGGAACCTGCAGCTTATGTGGTGCTCCTGGAGTTACAAAAGTGTCTTGCCCTGCTAACAAGCAATCAACTAACCCTAATCCCGCTAAACATAATGTAGCCAAGCCAGCCGCATCCCCACAAAAAACTACTAAGCCTAAGATTCAGATTAAGTCCAAGCTTCCTTCTACTCTGGTTAAAGACGCGTCACAGGATGTTTTCGTAGGAGTAGCCAATATAGTAGACGGTAACAACGTAATCTTTGATTTTACAATGATCTCAAAAGATCAGACCAAAGTAATCGCATCTATAGCCCCATGGAAATCACAATACGGTAATAAACTTAAAAATTTCTATGTAGTCAACACCAAGATGGATACCAACTATATTACACACGGTATACTAAATGAACCTTTAGTTCATAAAGAATAATTCGAATTTTAACTTTGACTAATGTAATAACGGTTAAGTTCTGCGTTCTTGACACCAGATGACCCGGAAAGACCGTACAACCAAGGAGTAGGCTCCACGAACATTGTGTTAAATAATTCCGATATTTTAACAGGGTTTTCTTGATCCTCCTGAAATGTACGAGGAATATAACGATACTCCACCTTTGAAGGGGGACATTTCTTTATCTGGTTAATATATCCTACTACCATCGATATAACACCAAAGAAAGTTATGATGATTATGACAGACTTCATTAATGTAACCCCCGAAAAAAATTCAGTAACCAAAATCTAATTTAAAAGTGAATGTGTACTTAATTTAAAAAAACCTTCCAGATCATGCTCTATGCACATAGAGACTTAACCGAACAAACAATCACAATACAATCCAAATCCACTCCCATTAAAATCACGTTAACCCATGACGAAGGATTCCCCATAAGCGATCTATGGACCGGTAACCGCATTCCAACCCTTTCATGGTCCGATGAAGATAAAAAAACACACATCACATCCATCTCAAAACTAAGACAATATTTTACATACATAGAACCCGAATACACAACCCACATCAGAAAATGGCTAAACGTACACTCTAACCAGTTTGCCGCCGCCACCGAAGTACTCGACTGCTTCAAATCCGGAATTATAAATGTCATCTTAACAGCAGAAATGCAGTCAGGCAAAACCGGCACCGCCAGATACATCGTACACTCACTATTAAATCTGACCGGACCCTCTATTGAATGGGACAACCGCATGAAATCCGAAAATACATATTTTATCTGCGGTATGAATGATAACGACCTACGCAATCAAGCCGTTAAAGAATTTCACGGCTTGATCCCCTCTAACAACATCCTATTTAGCAAACAGCTACAAAAACACACCTTTACATGGTCAGACGATAATGAACCCTGCCTTGTAATCGTAGATGAGTCACATTACGCTTCCAATGTCAACAGTCTTATTGACAAATTCCTCAAATCCATAAAATCCCAACACCTTCTACTATCCATCTCAGCCACAGCCATGGCCGAACTGGCAACCAGCGAATCTCAAGGAAAAGCAATGATCTACCTCAAACCCGGTGACAACTATTATAGTATCCGAGACATCTTTTGCCGAGGTCTCGTAAATCAATCAATAAATATCACCGTAGACCAATCTGCTTTTGTAGAACTCGTCGCAGATGAATATCAACACCAAACGGATCACCTTGAACTAAAATATAACATTATACGCATACCCAATCAATGGTATTTTCAAGATCTCGAAGATGATATCAAATCATTAGGTCTTAACATTGATTTTATCAATCATCATACAGCTGCCCCCTCCAGAGCATCATCCAGCTCAGATAACACAATAGGTCTCGACTTTAATGACTATATTAACACTGAACCCAATCGCTTTACCATCATATGGATTTACGGCAGCCTAAGAGCCGGCAAACAACTAAATACGACACATATTGGTTTCGTACACGACACCGCTGAAAGTGCCCCTGATACAATAGCCCAGTCATTATTGGGACGCATCTTGGGTTATAATAAACGGAACAATCACGTGAAATGCTACACTGATATTAAATCAGCCAAACTCATGTGCGAATGGATGACCAATATATACGATCTAACAAAAATTCCATCAGGCTCCAGAGGCATCATTAATGGATACAATGATACCGTTAAAAAATGGAAACTAAACCCACCCATCGCCGTCAAACTTAATTCCGAAAATAGATCCTATTTTCGAACAATGAAACAAAAACACGGCAATAGATACCCATATAAACAAGAATTCATCGATACCATCATAGAATCAGCCAACGAATTTACAGTTGACCTCGTCGAACGCATATTAGATACCTATCAACCAGGCCGATGCGGAGGACTCATGATTTTAACAGAAAATAACGCACATCGAACATTCAATGATTACTGGGACTACAATTATACCAGTTGGATCAATCAAACTCCTGTCAGAGGGTTTGATGTTGTCGCGCCAGGTAAATACTACTACCTATACGCAAACCTAAACATCAACTCCCCTCAATACGGTATTGTTCTTATCACCCGAAAAGAATATCTGAATGATAAAGCAGACTCCAGCTACGTTAAAGTTAAGTCAAATTCACGCTTTCAATCAATGGACTCCTGATTCAAACTTGATCAAATTATTGGAAGAGGTGTTAGATACAAGTCACATGCACATCTACCGAAGAGTATGCAAAAGGTCAACATCTATCTAATGACACTGGTAGAAAAGGAATTCATAGACGGAACACAAAAAATTTCCAGATCAGGGGATTACCTACTCTATAAGATTATAGAAAAGAAACGCGAGTACGGACAGATTGTAGAAGACAGGTTGAAAAATATCTCAGTTATTTAAAATATTACCTTAATTAAAATGTACAAAGATATGTGCAATGATATCAGAAGACTCGTAGCCGTTTACATTATATCCATCCCTATTGAACGAGCTCTTAGCGGACGCGCCGAGTCATCAGCAGATTTCACTAAAGATATGTTTAACGATATTATTTCATTGATATTCTATTACGAATTAGTCAAAAACTTTAAACAGCTAAGAGAACCCGGACTTACGAGTGCCCTGGTTAAAAACATTACACTGTTGACCGTGAACGAATACCTAACTAATAACACTGTTACTTTGACAAAGTTAACCTCGTCCATGACCATCTCCATGACATTATATTATATAGCTAAACCAACCATGAGGCTTATAACCGAAAAGAGTGGTATGGATATATCAAAGTTAGAAGACAGCTTAACTACCATCATCGCCCTTTCTCTTGCTAACAACAGCATATACGATACGGCTGCTAAAGCTATATCCCTGTTCATATTTCATTATGCATTGAAATGGTAAGATTTAGATTAAAGATTTAAATGTTACATTGGTTATATGATTGAAGAGTTCACAAACTCACGAACAGGTATTATAATACTATCCATTATTTGGGGACTTGGACTTGCCACACTTTTCAAACGTACATGCTCTGGCCCAAGCTGCAAAGTAATTGAGTACAAAGGACCTCCCCTCGCAGATACCAAAGTAACTTGGAAATTTGGATCCGATAAATGCTATAAGATACAACCCACTCCCTCTGCCTGTTAACGATTTCAGTTCATAGTTTCCTTTTAGAACTATGAATTAAACTTTAAAGAGGAGCATTACTTAACCTCCGTAATAGCAGCGTTTAAGGGCAGAATCCTCACAATGCCATTATCAGTAACCAAATACCCTGCCTTCTTGAAATCATGTTTATCTACCGGATCCACATTAACCTTCCAGCCATCAGGAATAGAATAGAAAACATCCGCCTCCCGACGCACAATCGGTCGGTCAGGTTTGTTAGGTTGGATCTGAATAGTCACCCTCTTGCCAGGATACTTAATATACGTCTTACCATTAAACTCGAAGTAGTCGTAAGTAATCGCCGTTTCGACCGTCTTTTTAACAACCCCCGCGTTAGACGATACATCATCCCTAATAGCAGCAGTAAATGCATCCCCACTCGCATTACCGCGAAAGTCAAAACACTGAATGTTTAAATTGTTGTATGCGCTATTGATCTTACAGTCAATCGCAGCTGCACCACGAACCAGCTTCAACTGTGAAACCAACTTAGACTTACGATCCGCAATACCCTTAATAATCGTATCGATCGTGTCATGCGTCTTCAACTCATACTTAGACCAATAATCACCAGGCAACTCCTTAGCACGCTCCGCATAATACTGATAAACCTGAATCTCGCGCTCGCTCTTATCAGACAAGTACCGATGAGACCGCAGACGAAAACCACGACCAATAACCTGCTCGATTAACACATTGTCCCAATGAGGCTCCATAATATGGATCTGACGCAAATGGTACAACGAAATACCCTCAGCCGCAGCCTGTGTTACGAATACAACCCGAATCAACTGCCCATGCCGATTAGCAGGATTGTTAAATATACGCATCACCTTAGCCTTAAGGCTCGCACTCATGTCACCCTTAATAAATGCATACCGAGGCTCACGTGTAATTGAACCAATAGAAGATACTCCATCCCAAGTCTCCTCTGTTACCTGCTTAAAACCATGCACATCCAGCACCTTACTAAATATACCCGCACCTTCAACCGCATTAAAGAACGAATATACCAATGCCGGACCACCCTTAACCCGCATACCCATAGACTTTAACTCAGCATCAGTCTTAAACACGTCCATGTATTTAGGCAACTCGTCAGCAGGATCAAATACCCGCTTGGGTGCAATGTTAGACACGTCCACCGACGAATCCGCCCCATCCACCGCATCCGCACCAGAACCCTCTGAATCATCGTCCAGCTGAACAGACGCCTGATCCGACTCGATTAAAGGCTCCTCATACTCCTCGACCTCCTTAACCGACGCCTCTGCGGTAGACACAGAACCATCATCACGAATCAGGTGACAAGCACCATGCTCAACATCACCTACAATGCGCCGATAAATCTCCGCCATCTTTACCGAATATTTACTCAAGTTATCCAACGTTAAATACTCATCCGCCCGCTGAACAAGCTTACCCACCGCAGCATGCAAACGATCACGATATTCGCCGAAATAAGTAGAAAACATACTCTTGTCGTCATCATGCAACAAATCCCACTCACGCTTTTTGTATGTAGGTGCCGGAAATGCCTTCTTAAACAAGTCAGACAACATACTACGCTTGTTTACCTCAGGCGCATTAGTAAAATCAGCAAGATCCGATACATCCACACCACCCTTCACCATCTTACGATAAATGTCATCTATTGGCAGCGAAAACTTAATCTGGTATGATGCCAATGGCTCTTCGGCAAACGTAAACTTCTGACGAGGTCTCGGACGAGGAATCTCACTTGGAAAGGCGAAATTACTTGCCTGACGACTGTTCATATGATAAGATGTATCAGGATTTAGATTACGCTGAGCTTCACTCATTGCAATACCTTCCGTCAAATCACTCTTCAATGAAACCATCTTACGACTCGACTTCTTACCCTGCTCGTTCGCAAGAGCCATATCATGAACCTCCGACTGATAAACACTCATATTAAGGTGCAGAGACATAGGAGTATCCTTACCAGCCGGGAAAATAATACGATCCACGTCATCCGTCACACCCTTAAACAAGGATCCCAATCCAATAATACGACTCATCATCACCTCCGTATTAATAATAGTATTGTTATCGTAGTTCACAAATGCATCGTTAAAAACCGCCTCGTCCTGCTGCAATGCAAACTCAATTGGATTTGCCACATTACCCGTCTTAATAGGACCACGCAACACACTGTAAAGGGTCGCCATCTCAAACGGTGAACTAATAATCGGTGTACCAGACAGACCAACAATCTTACAATCAATAGCCATCATCAACAACGGATACATAAAAAACTTAATAGACGACTTACCAGCTCCACCAATAAACGTACGGTTAAGATTATGAATCTCCTCAATAATAATAAGCATATTGCTCAACGGCTTAAGATCACCATACTTCTTGTACAAGTAAGGAAAATGCACAGCATACTTCGATCCCTTAGGAAACCCGAATCCCAAACGAGCCAACTGCTCAAGAACACTACCCTTACCACTAACGTCCTCGCCCTTCTTATTCTTCGAACCTACACCATAACCAGTAGCATTGTAGTGAACGAAATGATAACTCTGGTCAATAAGAGCCTGCCGACGACGAATCTCAGAAGGAATCATATCCGACGTAATACGTATGTCCTCGCCACCCCACTTGTGAATCTCGTCCATGAAATTCAATCGCAGAAAAGCAGGTGTAAGAATCAGAGTCGGTAAACCCTTCTCGCGAAACGTCTCGGCCACCATAATAGCCGATCGCGACTTACCAGAACCCAAACCATGCTCCAACAACAAGGAACGATAAGGTGTACCAAAACGCAAATAATCACGAATAAGAATCTGGTAAGAAAAAGGAGGAGAATCATCCGTAGACTCCGCAATACTCGTAAGAAACATAGCCTTGTCAGACAAGTAATCAGGATTCTCGCCAAAATGCTTATTTATAAATGCAGGAAAAGAACGCTTGTGAGGCAGAACCCATTCCACCTTGGTCCCGTCACTCTTCGTCTCAATATAAGTATCCTGCTCAGACAAGTTCATGTCCTCGATACTCATCCCGTTATCCAATAAGGGACGATAGATTCGCTCAAAACCCTTCTTAAACTTTGGCTTAATCACTCGCATATCAATATCTTTGCCTTTGTCTGTGGCACCAGCTCCAATCAAGTGAATCATTGACATTATAGTTAATGTTTGATTTAATTTCATTTTTTTGTTTAACTTTGGTAATATCAAAGGTGCCTACCAAAGATGTTACGGTTAATGTCAGGGTTCACAGGTTCAAGGGTCAAGGTTCAGGGTTCAAATTTATATATTTATTTAATAATATATAAACATGTCCCAATGTACAAGTAAAACAAAGACAGGTGCACGCTGCAAGAACACCGTAAAATGCACCGGGCACCAAACGTGTACAGTGCACCACCAGACTACAGAGGCTCAGAAAGTTGAAAAAGCTGCATCTCCGAAGAAAGCTTCGAAATATAGAATGAGCGAATCTACACGTCTCATGGCCGCAAGTAAGAGCATGTATCCTCAGAGAGGTGAGTATGGACAACCACTCCTGATGAACCAGATGCATATTAGAAATATGATGTCTGCAAGGCCGCAGGCTACAACATATCAATATCCTTCGTATGTAGAATATCCATCTCCGGACCGGTTCGATGGTAGTAATTATGGGAAGTAGAGTCACCCTCTGATCTAAAAAAATTGATTGCTGAATAATTCATACCGGTCCCTTCCAAACTCCAAGCTCCAAGCTCCAAGCTTCCCCTTCAACCATGACCTCTAACGTTTGCAACGTCTACACCGTCGACTCCATCGGCGAGTTCGAATCTCTGATCGCCTCGTGCGGTTGGGCTATCGAGCACGATCCGGAAACCCACCTCGCCATCGTCCGCTGGCGCACGGGCGCTATCACCGATATCAAGCCCCCGGTGAAGGGGCTTATCTACAACAAGGCTTCCGGTCAGATTATGGCCGCCGGTATCCCCGTCCCCCTGGACGAAATGCCCGAAAATGCCCAGATTGTCGCCCACTCCCGGGCCCTGGATGGCGTCTCTATCCGGTTCTGGTTTAACGGCAAGGAGTTTACCTTCTCCACCAGCGGCATGATCGTCCCCGGCGAATGGCAAGACCACGACATTGCCACCCTCGTCGCCGAGTGCCTTGCCCTTAACCAGGTTGACCTGGAGAAGCTGAACATTAACTACAGCTATCAGACCATCATGGAACACCCCGACATCCCCAACATTTACCGCTCCGATGAACCCCGCATTACCCTTATCCGCGCCACCGATGCGGCGGGCAATCTGGTCTATGAGGGCGAGGAGGCGTTTAAATACGTGAACGGCATCTACCCTCCCGAGGCTGAGCCCGAAGTGAAGCCGAATGACGACGCCTACCACACGGATCGCGACACGTTTGGTGTGGTGTACCACCTGGGCGACGGCAACACGTACCGCAAGCTGTCCGCCAATGCACAGGCAGCCATGACCTTTCGCCCCAACTACAGCAGTGTGTGGCAACACTGGATCTACCATGTCATGGGCACCAAGACGGCTGACTGGGGGTTTAACGGCATCTACTGGTACAAGCGCTACTTCCCCTGGAATGCCACCCTGATTGATGGTCTGTGCCACTTCTTTCTTGCTACGGTTCCCCCGCCCGAGCAGGAAGAAATTCTGGGGTCTGCGATGGACCTTAAGAACCTTGTCGAAAAGTACATGAACGATCTGCGTCGCATTGAATGGGATTGGAAATACACGGCCCAACCCGACTCGACTCAAGTCGTAGTAACTGTCCCCCTGCTGGGAGACTTTCCGGACGAAGAATCGGCCACCGCGGCAACCAAATGGTTTATCGCGCATCCGGCTGAGATTTACCGCATGCACTCCCGCATTGAGATTGAATAAAAATTCAATGAAATCTACATCTAAAAAAAATTTCCTTGCTTGCCTTGTTTGTTTAAGTGTTACTTTGGTTACATGAATATTTTAATTTATACGGATTATTACCAAATGAGCCGATACTGAACCGGCACCTCCTGCATTTGGTGTTATTGTCAGAGAGGCTGGATTACCAGATGGATTACGAATTGTTAGTATATTATTTGGAGATAGTGTTTGAACTAAACACATGCCTACTATTTGACTTGTTCTGGTTGATCTACCAACCGTAGTATACGTTTGTTGTAAATTATTTAACGTGACTACTAATTGACCTGCCTCAGTTATACTGACTTGAAATAATATTTGATATGTGCCAATAGCAAGTAAATTAAAACTGGATGGACCAACTCTTGCTACATCTGAACCAAAAAATGGACCATCGCTTGGAAATTCTACGTCACCACCAATAGCTATGGTTGATGAATTATCTCCCGGCATTAAACCATAATAATCTGCATACGATAATCCAAATGATGGTCCAGTTGCTCCGGTAGGTCCAGTAGGTCCAGTTTCTCCGATAGGTCCAGTTGGTCCAGTTGGTCCCGTTTCTCCAATAGGACCCGTTGGTCCAATAGGACCCGTTTCTCCAGTTGGTCCAGTTGGTCCCGTTTCTCCAATAGGACCCGTTGGTCCAATAGGTCCCGTTTCTCCAATAGGTCCCGTTTCTCCAGTTGGTCCAGTTGCTCCGGTAGGTCCAATAGGTCCCGTTTCTCCAGTTGGTCCAGTTGGTCCCGTTTCTCCAATAGGACCCGTTGGTCCAATAGGTCCCGTTTCTCCAGTTGGTCCAGTTGCTCCGGTAGGTCCAATAGGTCCCGTTTCTCCAGTTGGTCCAGTTGCTCCGGTAGGTCCAGTTGGTCCAATAGGTCCTGTTTCTCCAATAGGACCCGTTGGTCCAATAGGTCCAGTTGCTCCAATAGGTCCAGTTTCTCCGGTAGGTCCAGCAGGTCCAGTTGCACCCTTAGGTCCAGTTGCTCCAGTTGCACCCTTAGGTCCAGTTACACATCTTACACACTTGTGATGATGCTTATCATTATGGTGATGATGCTTATCATGATGACACTTATCTTTATGACACTTGTGATGCTTGTGATGCTCATCCTGATGCTCATTGTCATCAGAATCATAATCAGAGGAAGAGGAAGAACCACTTGAAGTAGAACATTTACGTGAGTTGTCGCTTCTACTGCTAGAGGAGCTATCGCTTCTAGCACTAGAGGATGAATCGTTTCTTGAACGACGATTACAATGTTTAGAACTCATTATATAATATACATTTATTTTTTTTGAAATAGATTATGCCTTTACTTTGGTTCTTAAGGAAGGAAGGATGATTGTATTTTAATATGCTATAAGTTATAAATGCTCCGCATACTTGAAACTTTTTACGGTAAACTCTCACCTGAATCAACCGAAGGATTTAACCAAAGTTATATTCCCCTCCTGTTAGCACTGATAACCGTTGTTATATTACAACTGTTATTAGGTAAGTACCTCTGGAACACCTTTCTTGTGCGCATTATACCGGCCGTAAACCCCGTCAAAGGGGTGACAGACATTTTAGCACTGACATTATTGGTTCACCTGATCGTTTGTTAATTTAAAAGGTTTTCCATATTGATACATTATATGGAAAAACTTACCAGTCTGGCTCAGAGCCTGTCCCCTTACATAATAATAAGCGTTATCGGTGACCCCATTAAAACCCTATACTCCAGCACTTGGGCCGTCAAATCCCCCATGCCACACGTATGGATAACACGATTTGATCCCATTATTGTTAATATATGGGATCTACCCTCCCATCGAGATAAAAGTGCAAGTATGATCCCCAATAATTCCATAGACCATTTTATCGTCGTATACGATATACACTACCGATCCCTCTTAAAAGATAAAAAAGATTTACCATCCATAAATACCATCATCAAAGGATGCTCAGGAGCCCCCGTCACGATTATTATTCACGGCAAACAAACCGAAAATCTTATGATAGAACCAGGATCATATAAAAATATTATTTCAGTACCAACCAAAAATACAAAGGAAACTGAAGGACTCATCAAAGATATTAGTAAATGCATATATGAGACACGCGTTGCCCATATAGATAAACAAATTCGTTTGCTATTAAACACATATAGCAATATAGTGTAAAATGTCACAAAGAGCATCATACTATGCATCCCTCCCTGAATACTACAATGTAGAAGAATTAAGAATTATACTATCATCCAACGATACCACATCCGATGATCTAATCACGTTTATTAAAACCCATAAACTCCCTTTGAATGCCTTCATTAAAGGACTAAGACCTAATGAATGGATTCCACTCATCCATGCATGCTGTCACTCCGCTAAATATCAAGATACGGTTAAATTCCTCATTAAAAATGGAGCCAATCTACAACTACTACCCGACGCTGAACCAGATGTTATTGAACCGCTTCTATTCAGCTGCGACATGCTGTACTTTAAGTTCCTATATGACGCAGGATGCCGTATCCCTACAACGGATCAATCACATAACATCAAAAGAAGACTCAGATGCGCAGATGTTAAAAGACTGAACATCATGCTTAAACTTAAAATACTGTCAATTAATGATATATTGACGGCTACAGAGGATCCCATCCTATATTGCCTAAAATCCATGAAAGAATACCTCGTCTACGCATTCAATATACGCAAGGGAGTACCCAGCTTACAGATAGAATTAACCAATACCATAGAAAAATTTATGCAATGTATAGTGTATCTACTTAAATGGAATATACCCATTTCTCAAGACACGGTGAACTATTGTATTGAATTCTATATTTACGAAGTGTTAAACCTACCTGAGTTAAAATTAAAGTTAAATTTAAAGTTAAATTCAAAGTTAAAATCAGATTTACCTTCACCGATATATCACGAACATAAAGATAGTCTTACCGTCGCAATGCTTAGACCACTACTAAATGACGCAAGGTACGAAAAAACATGTATGGCACTCGACGTTAAACCAAACAGCGAATTATATGCACTATGTCGAATTTAAAGGTTCATTGTGTGTGAAGTGTGAATGTTAACTGTGAACCGTGAACTGTGAACCATTTAACGTCGTTTACCAAAAAACTTTCTACCTTTGCGGGTGCTCATGGATTGTACCACTGGTACAGGTCTACCCATGCCCATTGTTACTGCGGGTACCTTTACATCCCGATCAACTATCATTGGCAAATTCTCACTGCCATATTTTGATCGAGCTATCGCAACCATTTTAAAATACAACACCACATGCCCTATAATCATTAACGATAATGTAATGATAAAAGCTATTATACAGGGAACGGCACAATCTTGGAAAGTGCACTTAAATGCATTTTCAAACAGCATCTTCTTACTATACTGATATTAAAAAAATAATACTAAGTTATTATAATGTCGTCTAACCGTTATAATAAAATAGTATTACCCGATGGTACAACTAAACGTATCAGTAAGAAAATCACCCAAACCGGAGGCACACGATCCGAAGAAGCCATTGATCGCGACTTTGATTCCGAACAACCACGCATGACTGCCATATACTCACCAGAAAAAGGATGGTTAAAATCACACGAATCATGGTACGATCTACTCAATATCCCCCCAGACTATCTTATAACCAAATGCAACAAAAAAAACCGTGTTAAACCAGAAACGCAACAAGCTATAAGAAACTGGGCTAATCGGTTACATAGACTTACCGACAATCCCACAGGACTTGCACGTAAGCTCATGCACGAAGATAAAAAAAATCCCTCTGCTGACGTAGGACCATACGAAACGTATCTAAATACAACCCTAAAACAAGATGAAAAAATAGCCTATCAAGAATGCAACTTAAGTCGCAAAGAAACATCACTTACACGCGACAATAAAATTAGATGCCAAGATCTACTCAACAACCCAATTCCCTATGATGCCCCCATTACAAACGACATTGATTTTCAAACAGCCCTCAATACCTCAGGAATGCGGGAAGAAACCAAACAGCAAATAACAAGCTGCTACAACGCCGGTTACCGTGCAACAGAAAAAGGTTACCCATTGTTCTTTGAGTATACAAATTTCAAACATTTACAAAATATAGGAAGCGGAGACTGCCTCTTTATTGCATTTGCTCATTACCTTTATATCGTTGACTCGTTAGGAGGAGCCATGCCAAACCCGTTAGAGGACAATACCGGACTACCCGATCCGAAATTTCTACAGATGTATGGTCAACAATCGGTTCTTACTGCACAAGCACATACGCTCCGCAACCGTGTCGTGAAATGGTTAAGAGACAATATGGATAATGATAATATATCAGGTCTATCTATGACAATTAAACACGACCTTGCAATCCTTGCTTTAGAATCCACTAACATTCACTCCATGGCAACAAAATACAGCATCTTAAAAGAATTCATCAAACAGTATCCAACAGAAGCACAGATACTAGGCATTAGTACGATTACACCCCCTAAAGCCATTACCAAACTACTTTCTATCTTCTCAGACGAAGACAATTTTCCAAACGACACGGTTTTAGACCTGATCGAAACTACCCTAGCCAACACCTATCTTGATTCGATGAGTGAGAGAAGCACATACGGCGGACAACCAGAAATCACAGCCCTTGCACACCTTTACAACGTAGATATTGCCGTATTACAAGAAAAAGACGAAACCCTCGAATATAACTCAGGTTACGTTTATATGCCTGATCCTAAAGGGGTTATTTATTTATTTCATAACCAGTCAGTAAGAGGTAGAGGATCATTACACTATGAAATTATGTTTCCTTTACCAAAGGATCGCTTTGTACCGTCAGTTATTAAGCGCTCAAGCCCTGCCCCTTCCCCTTATACAACTAAGAAATTAATGAGCTTAACAGGAGACGAACTATTAAACACGGTGAATAAACTGTTTGTAAATAAATTAGAGCATCTGGATAGCCTACCGACATTACAAAAGAAATCTATGTATGACCTGATCGAATATAGCCTATCCGTCCTTGATATCGAACATCGTAAAAATATAGTCTCCATCCTACCTATATTAAGCATGAGAAATATACCCGAGTCTGAAATAGCTGAACTCTGGCAAGAAGAACATTTACAGGATACCCGGTTACAAAAGATTTTCAAATCGTATGTAGATTCTCATTTCATAAAAGAAATTAAACACACACAACAACTTATTAAGACACTACCGGTAGCCTTCTCGTCTCTTGATATCGTAGGAGATAGGATGCGCATGGTGCTTTCTACATTCCTATTAGTAAACGGAAAACCATGTGAACCAGAAGATCTGATATCAATGACAATGGAAGAAATTTATGACATGTTATCCTCTCTAACGGACACCGAAGAAAATACACTGATTAGATCATTCTTTATAACGGAATTCATGGAACACTATTATTATAACATAATACCACTATATTCCGTACTAAACCCCGATAAACCAATAGTCATACCCGGAGTCAACGCAAAAGCTGACATTAAAACCATATATGACCTTATCCAAGACTTATCCGAAGTCATAGGATTCGATCTGGTTTAAGACTTTGATATTTAATTGATACTGCAGTAAAAATTAAAGGTTAAAGATAAAGGGTTACATGTCTTCAACTTCAACTTCAACGGTGAACCAGCTCCCCAAGCTACACATGATAAATGCAAACGGAATTAACGTTAAGATACCAGAGGATAGAACCGGATGTGCGCGAGAACTATATTATAACGGCAAACCACTAAAATGTCAAACTGGTCTGATTAATTGCCCCTACGGCATGACCGAAGATCGTAAGTTGCGTGTGTCTTTTAACCCGCAAGCTACCGAGGTACTGTCGCATCTTGATAAGATTATAAAAGACATCGCGGTGGATATGGACGTAGAACACCAACCGCTATCCATCGCGGATAACGAAGTGACACTAACGGTTAATTCCTGGACAAATTTTTTTGATAACAATAAAGTTAAAATGCATGGGGTAACCGATGTACCTATATCGTCCGAATTTACCGCATTTCTTCTCCTGGACGTATCCAAGGTCTACATCTTCGAAGATAAAATCAAATTATATATTGGACTCCTTCAGGTAATGATTAGAAACGTCAGCACACTACCAACGGGTTGCCATGTGTTTTCCAGCCTCACTGATTTACGTTCCCATCTTTCATCATCAACATCAACATCATCAACTGATGCTGTAAATTCGTGTGATTCAATCGAGGACACGGATGGTAATGTTAATGATGGTAATGGTGTTAATGAGCTACTTGAATGAGTTTTTAAAGTTTTAAATTGATTATTACTGAGTGGTCAATAATGAATCGCTCATTGGTCGCACATATACGCGACATTCTGCAATTTAGAGACACATTATGCCTAATCTCCCATGTAAATAACGAAGGCGAAACTATGAAAATATGGGCTCGCTGGATAATCACACACAGGAGCCTGTTTCCACAAAAGTCAATCTGCCTACCCACCGACAGAGAATATGATCCACAATTAATTGTAGAACTCATCGAAAAGGGTGTCTCTAATTTACACGCAAACTTCATTCACCGATGGATGGAATCTGAAACAGAACGTATCAACAGCAAGTTTCCATGGACCGTCGCAGATACTGAATTTGGAGGCATACACGGCAATGAACCAATCACTGCTACAGTTAACTATGGTAACAAATCGGTAATGTTGTCATGCGGTGGCATTAATACCATTTTACCATTAGACATATTTACAAAACTGTCCATGAAAATAAAACAGCTTGCACAAGGCCCATTTAGTCCACTAAATTACATATGGTATACGAATGTACTCTACACACTACTAGACGGCAAAGGTCTACAATGGGCTGTACCTCCTAACGTAATGAATATACTCCGATCACGTCTACGGTGTCACACTGAACTATTTGCATCCCCATTTAATAACTATTTTCCAAACTATTACAGTCTGTATCCACTTGACGTTACATTCGGATCAAAAGGTAACTTTTTTACCGCACCAGATAAGGACTTCCTCACCGGATCATTTCAAGTAAATCCACCTTTCATTGACTGTTTGTTTAACAAAACCACGGAACGCATTTTGAACCTGCTTAAGATAGCAGAAGAAAACAACAGAGATTTAACATTTATTTATATCATGCCTCAATGGGACAATTTCGTAACGTTTGAAATGGTTATACAATCACAGTTCTGCGTTCGACATATTAATCTTAAAGCACATGCACATTTTTATTATCAATACATTACTCACTCCTATATTAGAGCACGGTTCGGAACAAGTATCGTATTCTTGAGCACGTCAACATCATGCTGTGATAATAATACCGAGTTTGATATTATTAACGCATTCAGTACGACCTATAAGAAAAATTATATCTAAATGATGGGAAATTAAAATATTAAATAAATTATAAAATGGGAGACAACTTATCAATGAGTGGCACTTATATAGGAGCAAGCATACCTGTAGATGCCGTTAGAAAATTAAACAACGGTACGGTAGTGTACATGGCTAAGCAAGGTCCGTATGTCAAAATGGTTGCCGCTGGCAACAAGGATGGCAGATATTATAAAGGAACAGTGGATCAGTTCACGCAAGATAAATGGGATCAGGCAACCCGTGTGCCGGAAGGTAGCTATATAATGATATCTAATAAGAGAGTAGGTAACAAGAAAGGAAATTATGACTATTTGTTCTATATAATAGATATGATTGTTTCTATTGTAGCAATTTCCATTGCGTTGATTACCACAACAAACGATGATTATACTATTAGAATTACACATATTGTACTGGCTATACTATTTAGATATGTCTATCTGGGTTATTTTCTAATCACCAAAGGAAGAACATTATTTAATTTTATAATTTAGTAGTATATAAGATGTCATTCACAGGTTTTTTAAACAACTTATTAGAGTCACCCAAGACTCAAGTAGGCCAGCGCAAGCAAGCCTCACAATCAGCCCAGCGTAAGCAAGGTCCCCAATCAGCCCAGCGTAAGCAAGCCTCCCAATCAGCCCAGCGTAAGCAGGTCGGTGGCAAGGTTCATCAACTCGCTGGCAAGGTTCAGCAGCTCGGTGGCAAGGTTCAGCAGCTGGGTGGACAGGTTCAGCAGCTCGGTCAACGGAAGCAATCCGCTCAATCAGCTCAACTCAAGCAGGTTCAGCAGCTTGGTCAACGCATACAAGCAGCTCAATCAGCCCAGCGCAAGCAGGTTCAGCAGCTCGGTCAACGCATGCAAGCAGTTCAATCAGCCCAGTTAAAGCAGGTTCAGCAGCTCGGTCAACGGAAGCAAGCATCTCAATCAGCCCAGCGTAAGCAGGTTCAGCAGCTCGGTCAACGCATGCAAGCAGCTCAATCAGCCCAGCTCAAGCAGGTTCAGCAGCTCGGTCAACGCATGCAAGCAGCTCAATCAGCCCAGCTCAAGCAGGTTCAGCAGGTCGGCAAAGGCATGCAGCAGGTAGGTGGTCAAGGTATGCAGCAGGTAGGTGGTCAGCTCAAGCAGATCGGTGGTCAGCTCAAGCAGGTTCAGCAGGTAGGCGGTCAAGCCATGCAGCAGATGGGCGGTCAAGCCATGCAGCAGATCGGTGGCTATCAATTAGGCAAAGGCATGCAGAAGATCGGTGGCTATCAATTAGGCAAAGGCATGCAGAAGATCGGTGGCCAAGCCAAGCAGGTCGGTGGCAAGCAGGTTGGTGGCAAGCAGGTTGGTGGCAAGCAGGTCGGTGGCAAGCAGGTCGGTGGCAAGCAGGTTGGTGGCAAGCAGGTCGGTGGCAAGCAGGTTGGCGGCAAGCAGGTCGGTGGTCAAGCTTGCTCATTGTAAACATTCATAGTGATTTAAATTAAAATTGATATTTACTTTTTAATTTAAATATAATGACCAAACTCTGTTTGATTATTGCCTGTTCCATTATGATGCTCTGCGTTGCAACATCACGATCAGTGAAGTCCAATTATTCAGATGAATGCAGTCTATGTGTCAACTCAGTTACAGTTGCCAGAAAGACTCAATGTCTACAAAGTATGAAGTGCGAATCCTATCACGGATCCAGGTGTGTAAATATTACACGCACCGTAATGCAAGTAGCCCTTGACCGTAATTTTATAAACTCCACGGCTATGGATATATGCGAAGAATTTAAATACTGTCAGGATTCTCATTATCTAACCGCTTAATTCACATTTCACACACATTTCACAGGCAAAATACTCGCAATTTAGCCAGGGGGTTAAGGGGGAGCGCAGGTCCCCCCAATCATACGCCGGTTAACAACAACCTCCGCCGTGACATAGTCCAATACAGGCTCCTGAACCTTACGACCGCCACTCATATCTGGTATAAACATATCCCCAGAAGAAGGAGCCTTCTTATAGGTAGGTGGTTCACGCCAGTTGTTAGGACACGGAAATTTATTAGGTTTAGAAGTGCAATGCTCAACTGGACGATTGTAGTATTCGCCACTCGGACGGAAATCTATTCCCTTTGAAGCCGATGCATATAACCCAGTCTTAACCCCTTGAACCTTCTCCATATCCGTTGCTATCGACTTAACACTGTACTCCTTTTGCCAAGACTTTTCTACATTCCGCCAGCCATCCAAGACTGCCTGAGTAATAGCCGGACCACACAGCTTATCAACAATCTCCGTATTGTCGAAGAAATGCAAATTGTCTGATTGCCACATCTTTTTCATCGCACCAGGTACAGCGTCAGGATCAGGCTGCAATATCTGACTAATAGCCGGTATAGATACACCACATTGCGATACTACCGGCTGCATTTCACGACGCTCATCGACTACATTATCCGTAGGTTCTGGACTACCTGCTGTTAAACGAGGTATAAGCCGCGATATTACGACGCTAAGGGTTAATGTTAAAATTAAAATTAAACCAAGTACCCATAAATCCATTATATATAAATCGAGATAATTTTAATCAGCGTAAATGGTAAACCTTATAAAGTGTTAGCCAATAACACTAACCCACCCATAGCAGTTACATTAGACATAAAAGGATAATACTGACCTTTTACAGGAGGAAAATGGTACAATAAGGTTGCCGCTACCGTAAACACAGCCAGAGCTTGTGCGGCTCGCTTTGCCGTGAGCTTGCTTGTAATGGACGAGCTACCAGTTAACGCTAAATGAGACGCAATAAGAGCGGGTGCTACAATCTCCAGTATAATCACGAGAAATATTATTAGTTTAGCAAGTACTAAGGGACTACCTGTTAACACTGCAAAAGACTGTGCAACGGTGCTGAAGTTAAAGATTTTAGAAAATCCCGATAAAAAGTACATTAGCGTGATAAGGATTGCCGGTAAAAGCATATATAATTATTTATTAATATTTTAAACTAGTTTAAAATGGTAAGATTTTTTACGCGTTAAAATTAATGACTACCCTTCTTAATGACATAATAATCAAAAACAACATTATCGAACATATGGGAGCAGACAAACCTGCAGAATTTTTTACACAGTTAACATTTAAACGCTTAATATTTACCGTTATATTACCCATTATAGGGTTCCTCTTTATGGCATTTATTCTTAAACGCAAATATGAAGCAAAGAAAGAAAAGGATGCAATAACACTTTATGGATTTTATGACATGGATGAAGATTAAAATTTTAAAAGTAAAATTAATTTTAATTTTAAAATTTTAAACACTTAAAACTTACGCAAGACATGACCATAGACTAAGTGTTCTGTCCTGCCAAGCTTAATAGGTTTGTTAGCACCCGGACTGGCGATAGCCTCCGCTGTGAGACCTGACTCATCGTTTATGTATTCGACCGTAAATAAGTTACCATCAATATGACTAATCTTAAAGTAAGACAGATACAGTGCGTAATAGTCCTTATCATCTAACTGCTTTTTGTACCATGCAATGACCTTTTTGGCGTCGGCTCTAACTTCACGATCAGGATGTGATAAAGAAACATACATAAGTAACTTCTTAGCACCAGCCTTCTTAGGCTTACTAACGCTACCGACCGTCTTTATGTGTCTTCCAGCGATTAAGTAGGTGAACTTACCGATCTTAATGGGATGGTTACCATCGTCATCAGGGTCGGCGATGATCTCAGGGTAGGCGAAAGACTCGTCCTGAGTCTTGTAATCAAACTCGAACAGGTCCTCCGCAACATGGCTAATCTTAAAGTTAGTAACGTAGTCAGGGAAATAACCTCCCGTGGTCATGCGCTGTTTGTACCATGCAATAATCTTGCTTACGTTTTGCTGGACGGTGGCGTTACCACCATCACGGTTCAATAAGTTAACGGATACGAGAATCTTCTTAGACTTTAACTTTGGCTTTACTGACTTCGGCTTGGGGAGGGACATTATAATCTTTCTTAATAAATTAATTAATCTTCATTATGAAATTCTTCCTTACACTTACGTAATCCACTAATAACCGATTTTAGCTCACCTACATTAATCGAGAGTCTAGACATAGAAGGCATTTGAACCGGTGCAATAGTATGAGTATGAGCCGGAACGGGCGGTACATAAGTGTAAGGATGCAAGGGGTGCAAGTACCTTGCTGGTACATTTGCAGGTACACCCATATGATCTAAAATACAATGCTCTAAAAATACCTTTTCAACCGTACTAAGAACAATCTGATGTGCCTGCCATATAGGATGTATACCATCCGAGTCATAATACAGATAAGCAGGACATATAAACTGGTCAGCATATTTTCCATACGTAATATCCTCCGATTTTAGTTTTGTTCTATCATTGCCATAAATCACAGTTACGTTGTTTGCACCTTTTTCCGTATGTATTAGTTTTATTTGAAAAAAGAAATCATCGTTCACCGTTTTTCGCTTCATGGCCGTACGGTATTTTAAACATACCGTAGGCTTAACCGCCCAACTCCTCCGACCTTCAGTAAAGGCACCGATGAGTGCTTTGTCCATCTGTTTTACAAAATCATAAAATTCCCCGATCTCTGGATCTATATCCTTATTAGACATATTAAGACAATATCCATACGCAGACTGATCAGAAAAACGTTTTGCTCCATATTTAATCGGTAAACGCGGAGTTTTAAATACAGGCTTTACCGCTGTTACTTTTCCGTTATCTGTGTACTTGTACCATATTTCACTAAAATTGGAATTTGTAGGAGGAGCTTTCAGTATAATGCATGTTGGATCAAAATCGTTGATTGATAATAGCTTGCCATTCATTATTTCATAAATTTCCTATCCATTTTTATTTATGTATTTATAGTAGATGAGCAAACCAATGCTCCGTCGCTGTCAAGTACAAGAGAAAATGCCAAGTTCAAGTCAAGGAAATCTTTGTTATACGGATGATTCACTCCCAGGTATTACCAGAAAAAGAAAAGGGGATTCTTTTATGTATTTTGATACTGACGGAAAACACATTACCAATAAAGAACAAATTACTCGTCTAAATAAAATAGGTCTTCCTCCAGCCTATAAGGATTCCTGGTTGTGCCCCTCTCCACATGGACATATCCAAGCTATCGGTTACGACAAAAAGGGTCGTAAACAATATCGCTACCATACCAGATTTAGCGCCGCACAAGATGCAGACAAATTTAACAGATGTGTGGACTTTGGCAAGGAGCTGCCATTAATACGTTCCCGTGTCGAATACGATCTTGCTAAAGATACACTGAAAAAGGATACTGTCACTGCAGCCATCATACGTTTACTCGATCTGGGTCATGTCCGTGTAGGAAATCAGGTTTACGAGAAAACCAATAAAAGCTTTGGAGCAACAACCTTGCTGCACCATCATGCCGCAGTTAAAGGAAATCGTCTCAGTCTTGAATATCGTGGCAAATCAGGTCAACCGCAGCACATGATAATAGAGGATGCTCGTCTATCTTGCATAGCGAGAAAATGTCAGGATCTACCAGGTCAGAATCTGTTTCAATATATAGATGATAATAACGCCGTCCATCCTGTCACGTCAAGTGATGTTAACGATTATATCAGAAACACCATTGGAAAAGATTTTAGCGCCAAACATTTTCGTACATGGGGTGCAAACGTTGTAGCCTACAAAGAACTGGTTAATGGTAGCTCCGCAAAAGATATGATACTAAAAGTGTCTCACGCACTTGGTAACACCCCTGCAATCGCACGTAAGGCCTATTTACATCCAGCCATAATAGCATTATCTAAGACCAAAGGGATCCAGAGAGGTAAAGTTAAAGTTCACATTAAAGGTAAAGTTCACATTAAAGGTAAAGTTCACATTAAAGGTAAAGTTCACATTCAAGGTCACATTCAAGGTAAAATTACAGGTAAACATTCCGGCCTTAAACCTTATCTTAACCCTGCAGAACTTGGTCTTATAGCCTTCTTAGAAAGTCACAAGGTTAGTAAGCCTTTTACAGTAACATCACCTTGAATGACATATCACAAAGCTTAATAAAAATGATTGTTTGTTACCCTTAACCCTTTACGGCACTCAAAACGAGTAAGCCATAAAGGTTCCCCGCCAACGCCCCGTCAACGCTTTCACTTCACTTTCAACATGCAACTCTTCTACGACCCCGAACACCCCCTCATCCCCGAACACGCCCTCTGCTCCGACGAGGGCATTGAGGGCATGCACGTCAGGCCCATGATCGTCGGATGCCACGCCATTCGCCTCTGGGACGCGATTGGCTCTGATGTGGGTGGTGGTGCTGTGGACATCTACGAGGTGCCGCGCGACACGGTCAAGGACGACGCCGTCATCCAAGGCACCTTTTTCCAAGACCGCAAGCCCATTCTCTCCGTCCGCCTCCCCGACAACGGCATTTACCGCTACAACCTCTTGTGCAACGGCTCGTGGTCGCTGTGGATTGGCAACGTGATGCTTATGGTCAACCACAAGTGCATCATCACGGAGAAACGCCGCAAGACCCTCCGGGTCTCGTTTTCGTCGCACGAGACCGGCTACGCCGACGAGGGCGAGTGCGTGATTTACCAGATCCTTGCCAAGGCCAATCTGAACTACACCCTCAAGATGCCCCGCGACATCGACTACCATGGCCACGGAGAGTGGGAGTTCCGTGTCTGCCCCTACACCAGCTTCAACCCCGACCTGACGATCGCCAAGGAGGAGATGGTGACCCTCATGGACACCCTCGACCAGATCCAGCTGGACGACGAGCTGCAGGTTAAACTTAACATCCGCGATCTCTCGTACACGTACGGATGCGACTACTACGTGGACAACAGCCATAACAGCATTTACAACGACAAACGCGACTTCGAGTGATCTTCTCTTCTTTCTCCTTTCTCCCCTTTTAAAGCCCCTTAAATAAAAAAAAGCTTTAAAGAAAAAAGCTTACTTTGGGAGGTATTTCTCACGCAGCCGTTCAGCTTCGACCATTACGGTATCCTTATCCTTATCATGATGATTTATAGTTTCCATTACAAAACAATGATCCGGTAGACAATTAACCGGAAACTCCATTAAGCCATTAAATGGCTTGCCTGGCACTAACTTTAAATTACACTCTTTGGCTACACCATTTGCTTGGTCATAAGCTTGTTTACTTGACGGTATCTCAATAACAAAGTGTGTACCTCCATGATAAGTTATGTTGAATATAGTAAATAAATCATTTATAGCTTCATCCGGAGGATAGTGACGATGCTCCAGCTCCGTTGCAAACGTAATCCCACCAGGGCGAAACAGGTGACATATGATGTACATGTAACCAGCTTTAGTCTGTATAATGTCAGTTGTCGTCATCCTTTCCTTTCCTTTTAAGAAACCAGATCCTTTAAATACATTACTTCCTTATGCATATTAAAATCCAACACCTCCTGATACTGCAATATACCATTAAGAATAATAATCAACTGCGCCAATGACGGATCCTCCGTACCAACTCCCTTCCATGCCGGTACAATAATAGCATTACCCAGATTCTCCACCAACACACTTCTCCTATCATCGATCATCAAAGTATTGTGCTTTTTAATAACAGGGTGAGTCTGAAACACACGATGCAAAGGTTTGCTATATGCACCACTGGCATCCACCTTAAGATCCGTACGACACTTTACAAAAGACAGTGATTCTAACTGTACCGACGTCATAATACCTTGCAATACCTTAACCGCATAAGGCCGAGTTGCCGCAGTCCATACAGCAACGGATTTGAAATTTTTAAATATGTATTTTAAGAATATGTCTAGATTAGGACGCTTGAGTACATAGTACGTCACCGGCTGGCCCGTCATTTGGTCTGCTAATACAAACTTAAAATCAAAGACACGTAAAGGTTTTATGGTAACCGATACAAGGGTCTCATCCAGATCTAAAATAATATTCATATATCATTTGTAATGATTAAATTTTACATATGCGAATAAATGTAGGCATACTGTGCAGCGAAGACAAATCCCGATCATACACAAAATAACCCAGGTGCTCAATCTGATATATTTTGTCAAGGTTACTAAATACACTGTTGTCAATATAACCCGTAACCACCTCCGGTGTTAATAAGTTATTAAACCCCGTATAAAACCAGTTATAAAGATAAAATTTCACTTGACAAGGCTGCTCGTCCCACGAAGAAGAAATCCATGTGATTTTACGAATGTCCGAATGCAATCCCATGTTTGTAAATTCCATGTTAGCTAACAGTTCAGGCTGCAAATGGTTGCCCAGATTAATATCTATACATTTGATAGAAGGACCATACAATAGTGGAATCGTCCTGCCCTTGTTAAGTTTTGACTGCTCGATACCGTAGTCAGACGTATCAATATACATAATGTCTGACAACGGATAATGTCTAATATCCCGAGAAAAGTTATTGTTAATCGGTCCACACACATACTCGGTGAGCTTATTTTGCCAGTTTAGAATGTTAACTTTCATAGGTTTCAGCACACCAAGCGTATTTACACTATGTTTAAACAGGTACTTATTCAGTAAAGTAGCAAGAAACTGAATTTTTACGCTGCCCATTTGTGAAGCATGCAGATAAAATGCTTTTAAAACTTTAGACGGAATGTGCCGAGCTTTAAGACCCTTGATGGTCAACAAATAAGGATTGCACTCATTAACGTCCCAACCTCTTTTAGAATAACGGAAATTGTGAATATGATATGTATCCAACCTACGATGAATAATATTTGCCAGCTTATCAAAAAACATAGATATGTGCTCGTCCTTAACATCGCAAGCATCATTCTGCGTAGTAATACATGTAACGCCGAGCAACACATCTAATACTTTTATAATGTAATCAAATAACAAAACGACCGATAGATGCCCGTCATCTTCGTTCGTATAACCGATTGCAGGATCCTCGCTATTTAAACCACAATTTAGCCTAAGCTGAAAGTGCATACGGGGATTAATGACGGCTTTAACGATCTTGTCCGGTTGCGTAATTCGCTCTTCACAATGATATATGTATATGTGACCCTCTTTGATAAGATTCAATGTATACGAAATTATCCTCGGGTGCTCAGACTTGACCGATATAATCTTAATATGTTTTAACTCCAAATAGTCGAAGTCCTCCTGTATACTATTAATACGCGTATGATCTAACCTATCATCTATGATGGCGTAGCAAGTACCGTTCGCATTTTCCGCTAACCTATTGTTGTCATACAGTGTTTTAAGATGCCCTATGTGGAAAAAATTATTCCTATAATACATACGACTAATCGTCATTTATACCCATGTCCTCCATCATTTTATTTTATTAGGTAGTATAATGAGCAGCAACCTCAACATCAACCTCAACCTTCGTGATGTTCCTATATGCAAGAGAGGATTTTTAACAAGCGTAAAAAAATCACCAGCATTACCAATTAATCAACTCGCCCTGCAAGCCAAGGAGGTGTGTAACGGATTGAAACCCGACTATAACGGCCGTAAGTTTAAAAGCCCGCCTCATCAGATAAAAGATATCCAAGGAGCAAATTCCGTCGTTACCAAAGAAACACACGTACGACCACTATTGCCCACTTACGAACAGATAAAAACAGAATTAAAAACGAGGTTTAAAAAGAACATCGTATTAAACAATAAAATCATAGGTGTAGCCGACGTTGATAACAAACTATATTTGATAAGACCTGTTAACGTGAACGTGAACCATTGAAATTTAAAAAATGATTAAAGTTAAATTAACAAAAAATGCAAAATATTAACCGGTTACCCGTTCACCTTCTCGTTAAGACCGTCATATCCGCACGCCATCTTCAAGCCTATGATTATTACATTTACAACAATAGGTATTTCGTACCGATTGATGTAGATTTGAATGATATGGTTGAACGCGCAGAAGGACTCATGCATATTTGCCCCCGAGGCTTAGATCCTCGACTTGATCGCTTGATCCGGCCTCATTCCGTAACACCCATCCCAGTTATGTTTAATCATTACTGCCGTACCATTTATCCCGATTAAACAGGCTTAAATCAGCCTTCTTTAAATCTTTAAATCTTAAACATCCTCCTTAGCCTTCTTCTCTTGAAGCTTCTTCTGCAGACGCTCCTTTACTGACAGCTTGTTACCGGGAGCGGTCGCAGGCTTCTCCATAAGCTCCTGCTTACGATCCTGGTAAAAGCGATCACGAGCAGCCATACCCTCATGGTACTTACCCATAAGCTCATTCAACTTTGGTAACATGTACTCTTGATCCTGAACCTCGTCAGCATCCATGTCAATAGGAAACCAAACACCCATCTGTACAACGTACGCGTGAACACCAGGCTCTACGTTGTCACGCAAATACTGAGCACGATCACGAGCATCCTCAAAACGACCATAGGAACCACGAATCTTAATACCACGCAGACTATTGGCATCGCCATTCGTCTCGTCAAATGAAAGATCCAGCTTTGTGCGATTCTGAGCCAGGTAAATGTTGTACTTATCCAAAATCTCCTCACTGTCCATGGTGTACTGGCGACGACACTCCTCTACATACTCGTCCTCGTCAATAAGCATGCTACGATACCTCTCGTTTAAGAGACGGTACATGTGCTTATCCTCCTCATCGACAGACGACTTAAGATGATCAAGAACCGATGATATCTTAGAGTTCATCTCAACCGATAGCTTTTTGGCCATTTGCATAGCTTGAGCTGTAATCTGCTGATTAATATCGTTAACCAGAAACGATCTGGCATAATAAAGAGTCTTTTCAACTACCTTGTCTTTAGGATTAACAAAAGAGATTACTGCATATTGTTGCCCATTAAGGATTGGATCTTGCTTAAGATGGTCAACGACCGGTTGAGAAGCTATAGATGACATTATTAATATAATTAACATTTCGTTTTTAAGTAATGAACGTGAGTGAAAAATATTTTCCATTATAAGAATATATGAACAACCTTGATCTCGATGTCGCAAATGTTATCCAGCGTGCTATTAAGTACCTTGTTGAGGGCTTAGCCGTTGCCGTTGCCGCTTTCTACATTCCCCGTAAGAAGATGAACCTTCAGGAGATTGCCGTTATCGCCCTGACGGCCGCGGCTTCCTTAGCCGTTCTTGATATGTTAGCTCCCACAGTTGGCTTAGGTGCCCGCCATGGTGCTGGTTTTGGCATCGGTGCCTCGCTTGTTGGCATTAACCGCTTTATTGGTGCTCCTCAACTGGCTTAAGGGATTTAAAGGGATTTAAAGGGTTTAAGGGATTTAAGTGAGTTAAATTTAAAAACCTAATTTACTCAGCCTACTCGATAACATATCCCGATGTGATAGTAATGTTACACTATATGTACTATTAGTATCAACATCCTGCTTCTGACCAGAACGCAATGTATCCGGTAAGGTTATCGCTCCTGCTACCAAATAGGAAGGTATAGAGTCATCATCCCTAAGCATGTCTACCACCTCTTTATTATTTGACTTTGACTTTGACTTTGACTTTAATGAAGATGACTGTGACTTTGACTGTGAACTTAGCACTGACGGTTTCGACGATAGCGTTACGTTATCCTCGTCATCCTCGTTATCATCATCCTCATCATCCTCATCCTCATCATCCTCATCTTCATCATCTTGTACCGTGTAGCTGGAAGTATTATCAATGTCAAATGGCATGTCTCTATGATGGGTTACATTAATAATCATTTCATCCTCCTTCTTTGATCCCGACTTGATCGACATCGGGGGCAGGGAAGCATTCACTTGTAACGAAGAGTCCGTGATAGTCATATTATCCGGCGCTAAATCGTCGTTTTCAATCGTCATCTCCCCAAACATACTGGGAGCCGCAGGCATTGGTTTGATGGTTGCCTGTATGTTTGCCGTCTCGCCCTCCTCTGATACTACATCGTCTGAATCATCGTCATCTAATATAGACTTACTCCCATTCAACGTATTAAGCCGTTCCTTAATCGTTAAAGAAACAGTCTGGTTAACCGAAGGCGGTACAGGATTTGCGGTACCTGCCGCTAACGCCGCCGTAATATAGTTAAGATTAACACCCGATCTTATCCCTTGCTCAATCGACTCTTTTACATATATTTTTAACTGAGGCACATTTTGATCTATCAAGACATCAGGACGTGTCCAAAGATTCCTTGCTACATTAATGTAGACCTCGTGAATAAAAGCACCCTGCTTAGGACCATTTAATAAAGACGCATCCAAGCGATCACATTTAATACCGGCACTTCGGATAGCAGATAAAGCATAACTGGAATATGCGTTTGTAATAATGTCATTAAGATTGGTATCCGTATACCCGATCCTGTTTAACGATTCCAGCAAAACTTTGTAATCCGAGTTGATTTTGTGTGATGACAGGTGAGAAATGCCCTCCATCGCAGTTTGGATCGATAATTTTAATTTATGGCCACCACACAAACGGAGAATTTCCGCGTACGTTTTTAAGAGCCCCTGACATACATGATTGGTTAATAGGTCATTCAGATTAGCAATCCATATCTTATGAGAATCCATTTATACATAGCAAGGTTAACAATTTTTAATAAACAACGTAAATAAAAACTTTACATAGGTATAAATGTCAGGCACATTCCAGCGTCAGATATACGATGTAAAGGCATACGAAACCGCAATCAAGCAATCAACAGGACCTCTTATGTACTTAATGAATCCGTTGAGAAACGATACCGTGCATCCAGCCCGTCTTATAGAACCCGGGTTTAGTGGAAAGGTAGGTGTCAGCATTACCCACCAGCGTCCCTTGATTGATGTAGAGTCCGATCTTTTCGGGATAGACATTAAAAACTCGGAAGATCCTAACCAACTTTACCAACCCCGCTGCCCACAATGCGGTATTCTTGCCGATAGCATGCCTACCGGTGGAGGCGTAAGTAACGGATGCAACGTGTGCAACGAACGCCTTTACAACTTACCAAAGTTAATGTTTAATCGCGATTACACCCGCACTAGTAATCCCGTGTGCACTGCCCGTGAATTGGGTATTAATCGTTTCCAACCCCTTAATATTAATCCTCAAGACCCACGCCGCTGGTTACAGCAAGCTGAAGTAGGTATTAACTACCGTATGGTTGTTAAGGATAACCATGTACCCGTTATACCGCGGTTAAAAGACCAGACCACGGCTCATCCCAAGATACGCCCCTGTCACCTTAATATTAACCCTGTAATCCTGTCTAACGGATATATGGGCACACATATATTACCAATGCACAAGTATGCTAAGCCGCGTTCATCGATTCGTTATTAAATTGAAATGGAATTATAAATAAAATGTCAGACAATCCAGGATTATGGATCCTATTAACCACCATTATTTCAGTTATAACCCCGTTGATATTGAAATACGTGGAGTTATATCTACCCGGTTTGATTAAACGTTTCATGAGTATGTTTTTAACAAACTCATGGAAAAGCTCAGTGCAACTTGTTTCATCTTCGTCTTTCGGAAGACTATCCACCGATAACAACGATAGCCATGCATATAAGGCAGTGATATTTAAGTTGATGAAAAAATGTGATGGGTCGGTTAACTCTATTCGGCATATTCGGCAGATCATCTCTTTTGCATATGACCACATAAACGAAGGCATTATAAATAGGAATATTGACTTTTTTGTATCTGATTACGGTCATCCCATGTTACTTGACAAAGACACACAAACATACGTTATCCCATCATTTGAAAGAGACAATACAACGGATAGGACAACTGATATATATGTACTCCAGGTCGCATCCAAAATTCTATCTTCTTCTGAAATTTTACAACTCATCTCATCATTCCAAGTTGAATACTTAGATTATGTTAAGAGATACAACAAAGATGGTAAACTAAAATATATTAGCCTTAAAAAGTTTAACACCGAACAGGATCCGGCCCCTATACCGACACAATCAGGTAATAACAAAACCCCTTCAAACACATTTTCCACCCTTAAGCGTGCCCCTGTATGGGAACTGAAAGATTTTAACTCATCCAAAACGTTCGATAACGTATTTTTCCAACAGAAGGATAGCATGCTTAAACAAATAGATAGTTTCGTTTACGGAGAAGAGTTTTATAGTAAGCGCGGACTGCCGTGGAACCTCAATATTTTAATGTATGGAATACCGGGTTGCGGAAAGACCAGCTTTATTAAAGCACTGGCAAATCGCCTTAAGCGTCATATTCTCGACATCAACCTTGGCTGCATAAATACGTGTCAAGACTTTTCTATTGCGTTTAATACGGAACTTTTTGGAGAAGATTTTATCCCCACGGATAAACGCATCATTGTACTGGAAGACATTGACTCCATGAAAGGAGATCTGTTATCTAATCGTTCATCTTCAGATTTACCTTTACCTTTAACTTCAAATTTAACACATTCATCTTTAACTTCAAATTTAACACATTCATCTTTAACTTCAAATACATCCAAAGAAAATGCGCTTGAAGACAACATGAATCTATCCTGTTTTTTAAATACCCTGGATGGAATACATGAACATCACGGACGCATCCTCATAGCTACCACAAACTGTCCTGAAAAGCTGGATGAGGCTGTACTGAGACGCTTTAATATCAAAGTAGAATTTACTTATCTGACAGAACAGACAGCTGAACAAATTGTTAGCAATTATTACAATACGCCGGTTAAATTGTCTTTATCAGGTAATATTACAGGAGCCAACCTCACTCACCTATGCATGTCATATCAAGACAATCTTGAAGGACTACTGGACAAGATTAAATCAAGTCAGGGTTGCTAACGGATAAATCTTCACCTTCACCTTCACCTTCATATTCACCATCAAGATCTGACTCCTCAAAATCGTCCTCTGTTTTAACACCACGGTGAATGGATTCAGCAATACCCGCCGCCGCATCCAAGGCCGTCAAGATCTCATCCGGAATAAGAGAACTATCTTTGTAAATAAGAGCAATCTCTCCATAAGCTAGTAGAATATAGCTACCTACACTAACCCGTTGCTTGCATTTCGAATGAAGGATTGATCCCTTCATTCGAACCTGTTTAAATTCAACCACCTTATTCTCATCAGCATCATAAGCTTGAACCGTACAATAGCGGTAAGCTCCTCCGTGATACTGAGTAATAATAGCATAATTTTCAAACTTTGTCTTAATAGCACGCACAGTAGGCGGCTGAAAACGCTTAACACGATGCTTGTGTTGAACCATTTTTGTTATTAAATTAAATAAATCAATTTTAAATATCTGTTGATTTATTAACAAAGTAAATTAAATACATATTTCTTAAAATAATTCTGCGGCCCATTTAATTATATTCATAAATTTGACGAGTGGCCTTCAGGAACGCCTCGTACGTGGAATTTTCGTACATTTCCTTAGGGTCGACTTTAATACGGACAATATCCCGGTTTTCACCCCTCAAGTAGCTCTTAAAAACAGGGTCGCGAGTGCTGCCAGAGTATTCGATGAGAGTAGCATGATCAAATATCTCATGAGGGGGCTTGTCTTCCCACAAGCCGGAACTGTAGTAGACCATACGATCTTCGTTCGTCTTGCCAATCATGGCCATGATCTTGAACATACAGCACGAGGAAACGCACATACCCATATCATAAAATCCAAATGGTACATCAGGAAAGTACTTTACCAGTCGTTCACGCTGATGTTCATGGCACATCATGAGCAAGTGCGGAGAGTTGAGCTGGTTGAGCTTGAGAGACATGTTGATTTGCTTTGTTGTTAACAAAGTAAATCAATTTAATACTTTAAATTAAGATTCTGGAACCTCTAAGGTTTCGGTCTCCTCTACAACCTCAGCCTCTGCAACCTCTCCATAGGGTCTTGAATTAAGATGCCCGCCACAATACATGTCAGGTTGCTTACTGCGTCGACTACACTGTGCACCAGTACTAACTTTGGCTTTACACTGGTCCGATGCGCAGATTTTCTTTTTAGGCTGTTTATGAACAATCGAGGATGAGTCAATGTCAGAGACCTGCATATAGTTTTCTTTTAGATACTCTACAGGAATAGACTCCCCTTGAGAGATACGATGCAATAGACTCTCCATTTGCTTACGTACTTCGATTTTTATGGACTCGGAAATGTGAGTGTTCAGATCACTCAGTGACGGGATGCGTACCTCGAATTGTGAGATGTCCATTACTTTATTTAAAGATTAATTGTCATTTTTTTATTTGTTTGGATTGCTGAGATAATAGGCATGTGTCTCAAGAAACCTCATCGAAACGTGAGTCGTTTGTATTGTTTTCATCGGTTCATCCCACAGACACCCCGCATCTGAATAGTACACATTTTTAATATAAAACGAAGATAAAAATTCTAAGCATTTATCACAAGGTTTAGAATTTTTGTAGTCTTTCCGCACAATATATAATCGTAATTTTTTCATTCTATACTTAACCGGTAGTTTAAGAAATGCATCGCATTCAGCATGCCTCATGTATTCTTTTCCATTATAAGAAAACCCATAAGGACGATTGTAACCACACGACACGATCTTGCCTCCGCATGTAATATAACAGTAGTGAAAATGAGCAGTAGAACCAATCTTCTTGATCAGGTCTTCTTTAAAAACCTTCATGTTTAATAAAATTCCCATTGTCAATTTTAGACTCTCTAATGGCTCACGAATATAGATGCGTCCGGTTGAGAACGAGTTAAAAGAAAGTTGGTGGCGAGGTAGTCACATACTTCCGCTGGTAGACGGGGCATTTGCTTTAGTTTGTTCATCCGTTCCACGGAAAGCCGAAATGTGAGGAATTTCTTTGCCTCGCGATCAGCTATGTGATGCATTGCCGCTATGTGGGCTGCCTCGTGTTTTGTTCGGATAATCGGGTAAATATGAGTCATGTAAATCTGGTATTGGAAATCAATTAGGTATATCAATGATCGTTCGAGGTCGAGGTCGAGGATTCTGTCCTGGTATAGGATAGCGTTAGCAAGACTAACCAATTGTTCCGAGGCAAGGGACGCGAAATATGGAATATGGCGCAGGATGTCGTACAGGTCTGTGGTACCGGTCCTTGTATGTTCGTATTCGACGTAGATGTTACCGTCGCGTCCTGTTCTGATCTCAAACCCGTCTAAATATATCGCTGATATAAGATTATCGAAGAGATTATTCATTGGAAGGTGAGTTAAGACGTTACCGGTTATCATTTTTAATTCCGTCAAAGTCAAAGTAATCAGGATGTTCCTGATGCATTTTTATTTTATTGCCAATCAAAAAAAGAGAAGTATGGGAAGCAGGCATTGGAGGCAGATTAGAAGTATGCAACCTCGAGGTTGCTAATGTCGAGTTCGTCGCGCAAGGACGCATCGCTCTGGACCTTCAGCATCAGGGCCTCCAAGCGGAAAAGCTGCATCTCCTCCTCGCCTTCTTCGAGGTAGAACTGGAACTCTCCGTAGCGTGCGTACTCCACAGAGGGCATGGCGAGCAGGTGCAGCTGGGCGCGGTCAAGGATCTTCGTCATGATCTCGGTAGCTTCTTCGTCGGTCACACCGCGGTAGGTGGGCTTGAACGTCACCGCCATCCGGCTTTTGCTCAAGGTAGAGGTCGTGATGTCATTGAGACCGACCGACACCTGCAGGGGGCGCGTGTCCGTGTTGAAGACCCACGTGTACGAGCCGTCCTGGTTGGCCATTTCGGTGTAACCGAAGTCGTCGGTCACGCTAATGGTAAGGACGGGCGTGACATTTGAACCGCGGTACACGTCGACGAAGTAGTTGTCGTCGGTCTGCTGCATGTGGATGCGGTGGCGACCAATGGTAATCGCCTGGAACTCCGAGTCCGCCGAGATGAGGGCGGTTTTAGGGCTGTAGTTAAGTTGCATGTTGATCAGGTAACCGGGGGGGGTGATTGCTTATGGTTATAAGAAGTAAGGGGTGCCCAAGTTCAATTTCTTACGGTATCTAAGCGCCAAACCATTCAAACTAATATGGCTTACTCTTGTGTGACCTGCGCTCCACCCTTAACCATATTATGCACAAGCCAGGGGGGTAAGGGGGAGCGCAGGTCCCCCCCTTAACCATAATTATGCACACTAAGCCAGGGGGTTAAGGGGGAGCGCAGGTCCCCTGGCTTAGTCTTGTGTGACCTGCGCTCCACCCTTAACCATAATTATGCACACTAAGCCAGGGGGTTAAGGGGGAGCGCAGGTCCCCCCCCTCTAAAACAAATCCAATGACCGCTTAAACAACTTCTCACTTACTTTTAAGATAGTTGGTACAGACACATTGCATCTTGACGAGATTTCCGTAGGCTTAACCGGTAAACCGTATTCTGTTACAACATAGTAAATACAACCAGAAACCATCGACGCTGGTGTATTTGTCTCCAGAATACCCAAGGCATCCGCACGATCGGCCACGTACAACACCCGTTCTTTATGTTCCGTTATCATATTAAGACTATTGCAGAACTCTTCTATAAAATCAGTATAAGCAGATACCTTGTCCTTTGGTCTAAGCAGATCATGAAAAACGTTTATACCATCCGATACATATTTTGACTCGATTCCAAATATCTGTGCAATCTCCTTGTATGTCTTGGGCTTTTGCTGGTCTTTATAACTGATAAACACTGCTGCGGCTTGCAAGCCCTTATCGTTCTTTCCCCGTCGGCGTACATCCTTTCTCTCTTCAAGAGCTTTAATAATAGAGTGATACGTTTCTTGTGAATATTCCATGATACTATCAGGTATGTTATGCTGTCTGCACACACATGAAATATCGTCTATTTTGGACTTCATCGCCCGCTCGTTATGAGGTATACTGTTCCAGATCATCGTTCTTTTCATATCGTAAGCCGTCTTAGTAGCCTTATAATCAACCCTAACGCACGTACTAAGAGATGACTGTGGCAACATATCGCTACGAGGCAAGTTGCAACGACTCATGTCTTCGCCCGTACCATTGTCATTCCGCCAATCAGGACGATAGTCCATCTCAGAACCCAGATTTGTTCCACATGATGAACAAATACTATCTGAACCATGCACATATATATTTGTTGACCTACATACAGGACAAGAATCAGATATTATTGTACTTAAAGTTAAAGAAGGTTTTGGTATACCTAATACGTTTTCCATCATACTATACATACATTCCATGCTTTTAATGATGGAAAACTCTTCATTTTTAAATTTAATTAAATTTAAATTTACTTAGGTAAATTACCCTTGTACGTCTGCCAGTAAGCATCGTGACCATTAGGGTCAACATGGTAGTAAGGATGACCACACCCAGCCTTAGCCGCAAAATGCTTCATATTTAAGTAATGCAGCTGCTCGGCGTTGCGCTGGAAAAACATGCGTTGCTGATGACTGTTAGTTAAGCCGTTCTGCTTCATAATTTGAAGATGTATGTAGCAACTGGGGCGATAATCGGTAACGTGGCGGCCATCGTTCATTAATGGAGGACATTCATTGTTAACGTTGTTCATCTATAACGTTAATAAAGATTTTTTATTTTTAAGCCTTTACCTTTGGATTGATCTTAATCTTCAACTTTGGAACAACAGATTTGCTTGTCTTCTCCTTTAACTTTAACTTTAACTTTAAAGGCGTGTGCTCCTCGACATTATCTTTAACTTTAACTTCAGTGGCATTAACTTTAACTTTAACTTCAGTGGCATTATCTTTATCTTTAACTTCAGTGGCATTATCATCAACGATACCTCCTGCGACGGAATCCGAAACCGTCTCTGGCTTTATCTCGATTAATGAATGCAACTCTTTATCCATACGATGCATGTCCTGAAGAATTTTATCTTGTACAGAGGGAGGACTCTTAGACAATTCCTTCTCAACATGCTTCATGATCTCTGTATCTGATGCATAATCAGACTCGTCATTGTAATCGTGGAAAATTATCTCCTCGTCATTACTATCATAAACAGTACCGCCATGGCCACTCTGCTGCTGAGCCGGATTAATAAACTCATCCAACTTAGCACGCTTACCATCTTGGATACGTATTAACTGTTGAATATACTCATTGTGCTCATCGTCCGAGAGCTCCCCATCCCCATACTCTTCCTCGCTCTTACCTCCATCCCACTCCTCTTCCTCCGGCTGATGTAAGCCCCCCTCATACGTTTCTTCGGACATCGTAGATGCCATATCAGGTCTAAGATGCACCAGAGCTTTAGTGTGTAACCCATCTTCGCTCAACATCAAACCGTGTTTTACCTGCTCCGTCATCTTAGTATGCTGGTATTTTAACTCTTCTATATGATTAGACTGTCTCCACGTGTAAATACCCAATACAACTAACAATGCAATTATTGCAAATATTATCCATACTTTAGGGTCTGTTAATAAAGATAAAAAATCCATCATTCGTTAATAGTGATATAATAATAAATCCTTAAAATAAACGAATGTAATAGTTCAAAATTCAAAATTTAACATTCAAAATTACCAGGAAATATAACCAGGAAATTTTTTTAAGTTAAAGTTTATAATGCCTACATTTAACTTTAACTTTAACTCATCCAATGGTAAATGCTATGGAATAGCTTATGAAAACAACGGGGTTGTAACAATTGTCGGAAAATGCTGGACATCTGCCAACACGTTACTATATGTGGCTGCCGCTCCCCCAGAGTGTAGCTACAGCTATATGGGATCCGGATTACCGTTCCCGTCAGCAGAAATCGCTTACCAAAGTACGGAAAACCAGGGATTGACATATCTCAAGGATGATGGTAAGTTCCAGTTTACACTTCGCCAACCTAATTCATATTATGTAGACTGCGGGTCTAAGCTTATAAGACCGCACGTGCAAGTGTATATAGGAAGTGAAATTTTTAACATTCAATTAGGAAATGGTATACCCTTAAGGTCACTTTCAAATCTGCCTGGTATGCCCAATCGTAGTTCTCCATCTAACAAATAAAGAAAAAACGTTAAATTAAAATCTATAATTTGTTATAATGCTTAGCCTCAATCTTTCAAACCTTGTCAAGTACGCTTTAGAGGGTCTGGCGGTAGCCATCGCCGCCTTCTACATTCCCCGCAGGAACCTTAACCTCCAAGACATCGCCCTGATCGCTCTTACAGCTGCGGCCACCTTCGCCATCCTGGATATGTTTAGCCCCTTTGTTAGCGTAAGCGCACGCCAAGGCGCCGGTTTTGGTATCGGTTACAACATGGTTACAGGCGGTGGTTTAGAAAACTTCGAGGAGGGCTTTTCAGAGGCCGACAACGTATCCATTGCCCCCAGCGAGACCTCAGAGGGTACTGTCCCCCAAGGTCAGGATGCCGCAGAGAACCTTGCCCCTCTTTAAATTAACGCGTCCTTATAAGAACTGTATCTTGGACTTGAGGATCATTGTATAAATGGACGAGATAATATCGGGGTTGGTCATAACGCTTAGCCAGCCTAATTTCTTTTCCTATATAGGTTTCTCCTTGTTCTACGTACTTATCCAACATACTGTATAACACTCTCGTACCAATATCATCGGATAATTGGTGCTGGATACATTGCATTTTAACATCATTTGCTGTTGCTAATCTTTCGGATCTGGATCTCATTACTAATTTTTAAATTTTAATTTTAACTCGTAAAAATGAATTTATATTTAAAGATAACCAAACCCGATGCAGACCATAGTGCACATGGATGGTCGGGATGAAACCCGACTTATTACCATTCCAGACATTTTAACGCCCGAGAGTTACAATAATCTTAAAAACTGTCTTAAGACCTTAAATTACTGTAAGGGGTATACACAGAGCGGCGCAGAAGTGGCCCGTGAACAACTATGGTTTCACAAAGAGAATCGGTATTTCTGCGATAGTTGGGTTGTTCGTTATCCTCGTTGGGATTCTCATCCGTATCCTGATGAAGTTTTACAAGTACAGGATAAGGTACAGGACATTGTCAACGAAGAGTTAAAGTTAAAGTTAAAGTTAGATTCAAAGTTAAAGTTAAATATTAATAGTTGTTTGGTAAATTATTATCGTGATGGAAATAGTTTCATTCCTCCCCATCGCGACAATCAGATTAGTTTTGGTGACAGACCGACGATTGTGGGTCTGTCTATTGGTGCAACACGAACCTTGTTATTAAAACATAATAACAAGGAGGTAACTTATGAAATACCGTTGATGGACAACTCAATGTTCATAATGGCAGGCGGTTCACAGCTGTATTTTATGCACGAGATTCCTAAGGAGCCCCAGTGCCACGAGGAGCGTTGGAGCCTAACCTTTAGGGAGCATTTATTTTAATTAATGCATACCATGCCGTGTATTATGTGATCAGTTATGACCGAATACAATGTCTAACGCGGAGGTTGGAGTCGCAATGGCACCAAGTAACTGTATTATTGCTCCTGTAAGTTCGAGCGCTGTACTAACGCCTGGGATCTTGTTTACTGTCTTTGCTACAGCTGAACCAGTGTAAAATGCCTTCTCACCGGTGTACCATGCTACCTTACCAGCTACGGGTGCAGCGTAAATAACACCTTTACCCGTGGCTACGGCTGCCTTTGCTAAAAATGGAGCAGCGTAAATGGCCGCCTTACCTGTAGCGGATGCAACACTCGATAACATGTTTAATCCTTTGCGGGTAGCACTCACACGCCCCTTGCATGCATCGGATACAGAAGTGGTGGAGCGACGAAATGTCTTAATAAAATCGTTAAACCACGAAGCATCCATGTAATTTGAAACCTCCTGGAGATCCGTCTCCGCAAACATCAGCTGTAAACCATAGGCAAGGCATGCAACCTTTATGATATAATCGCCCTTCATATCGGCTATTGATTCGACGGCACAACCCAAATCAATACTGTTCAGTAACTCAGCATAGTCTTCGCTACCCATCCATTTAAAGAACGAGGTACGGAATTTAAGAGCATCTGGCTTATTTGCATTATTGTTGCCAAACAAAAGTGCTGCCTTAATATCGGTCTCGGTTAACTTCTTATCAAGGCCATAGTTATCAAAATAGTATGTAACCAAATTAAGCAGCAACACATTTGAAAAAATGACGACCTGAGCAGCGTCCGAGATTTTATCAGCCTTTAAGACATCTTCAGATAAAGTCTTGTTTAAATATCTAACATAGACATTTAACTGGTCAACGTGCTTGGCACAATCTCCATTGCATTGGACCTTACTACTTATTTTAAGGTCTGCGGACTGCCCACCCTTCTGCCCGGCCTGCTGACCGCCCTTCTGCTGACGATACTTACTCGCCAGACTTTTCAAAGTTACACCAGGGCCTTTATGGTCCTTAACATACTGTTGCCAACTATTCATATATATCTTATAAAGGAATAAAAAATAAGTTGTAAAATGATGGGCAGGTAAATGCAAATAAATGAACGTCACAAAAAAACGCACAGGTCCATACCTTATTCTCGAACGCATCCGTGAAGATTCCGTTAAACCAGTTAGTCGTCTATTAGCAGTGTACCCTGACTGGGATACTACATGTATGGTTATTTCAGGGTTAGACACACTCGCAGCCTACCGCAATCAAGGGTATGCAAGTGAACTTTTACGTCGAGCCATATGGGAAGCTCGACGTAACGGTTGCAAAGTAATTAAACTGGACGACTGCTCAGATGCCTGGGAAAACGACGAACATAATATTTATATAAAACACGGATTCACATATTATCAGACAGGACTACCAGAGATGTACTTAAAGATTTAAAGGCTTAAAGCCCTTTAAAGCCTTTAAGCCTTTAACACTGACACTGAGCATTCCCATCCCATCGACGATGACACTGAGAGCAATGAACCAGATCCGTATTAAGTATACTATCATACAATAGCCACACATTGCAAATTTCGCAACGTGTAGGAATGTCCATGTAGAAAATCTTAATCTCGGAACTTAAAGACATATTTAACCGCAATGCCTCCTCGGCACATTCTTTAGTTGAATACGTACCAACAGGAATTCCTTCTTTAAGAGCCAAATAAACGGGTACAGACATGTTTATTTTTCTGTTAAAATCATTTTTAAAGATTTAAAGATTTAAATCTTTAAAACTTAACCCTTTAACCCTTTAACCCTTTAACCCTTTAAATCTTTACCCATCTACACACACCGTTCGATGCAGCGACACTCTTGTAATTACGCCCGTCGTTGCCCGTCATTACCATACCACAGCACTCGTTAGCAGGAAAGGCTGGGCTTGGCCGCGTCATATACTTCTTTAATGATGACTGATCAACACACCCACGAGCTTCCTTTGGCTTCGCCGATACCTTTTTAACCAGCTTAATAGCATCCTTCAGTTGCTTCTTGGCCTCTGTTATCTGCTTCTTGGCCTCCGTAACCTGCTTCTTGGCCTCCTTAACCTGCTTCACCTGCATAACTTGTGCGACCTGTGCGACCTGGGAACTGCAAGCCTTATGAAGACTGCAGTATTTACCAGTTTTAGTCTCTTTGGTACAACGTTTACCAACCTTTGTTTTACAAGCGCATTGTGGCATCTTTTATATTAAAGATGGATAAATTTTTTATTTTTAATATATATAAAATGGATAATAAGAGAAGTTTTACAGTTGTGTCAGTTGGCACCAAGAACACACCTTCCAAGGGCGCAGCTAACCTTGGTGGCCGTTATCTGTCAAGCACCCCGGCAGGTGCATCTCGCAAGGTCGCTAGCCATGTCTGCCGCAAGTCAGCCATCCGTGGTCAGTGCACTTTATTCGTTAAGGTTCAGGAGACCACTCGCGGCAGCGCCGGCAAGACGTTCACCTACAAAGTTAAGCGCATCGTAGTTAACAACAAGGTCGATCACAATGGAACCAAGGTTCTGCATAAGTACGCGACAATCGCCAAGTCCATTTAAATTAAAGCCTCATAACCAATCCGGATCAGGTCCCGTATGCTCTCCACATCAAGGCTAATGGAAAAACCACCAAGATTAGTATGGATGTAAACCATCTTATATCCATCCCGCTCCTGGTCAGCAAATCTTAAAATATTTAGCTCAGATAACATCCCCCCTAACAAGTCTGCACTAAATTGCAAAATACCCTCCCCTGACGACCCTGTTACATTATCGTTCATAACATTCAAACACAATGTATTTTCCTTTGGAAACATGCCCGCAGGTACAGGCTCATAACAACCTCCGTCTACAAACGTACCAGCCTCCGTGCGTACAGCCGTAAATAAAAAAGGAATAGCTATAGATCTTCTTATAGCATCTACAATCCTCATATCCGGAGTCAAAGAAACACAATAGTTAACACATTTCCGTGCTTCCACATGAGTTGCATTGATCCACAACTGACGTCCAGTTAAACGCCAATGATCTTTAAATGTTAACCCCTTGATCCCGGTCTTAAATCTCAATAACCGATCCAGCAACTTTACAAGCTTACGCCCAGTCTCAATACCATAACTTTCTGATATTAAGAGAAGACTCTGATCGGAATAATCTTCGTATTTTATAGTTTTCGAAATTAACTCCATCTCTTGAGATGTATAACCTACACTGGCCAAAGAAGCAATGATAGATCCCATAGAACATCCAGATAACCCTTTAATATTTTTAACCATCCCTTGCTCCTCCAAAGCTCGCCAACACCCGATTAAACTTAATCCGCCAAGAGCACCCGATGAAAATACCACATATTTATAAGCCATTTATCTATAATATAGATTGATAATAAGCAACAGTATAATTAAACACAACAACACTGTAAATACTATAAAATAAGGCGCAAAGTACGCTAACACATAACGTAGAATTGGAGCCAGCAGATATTCTTGCATCTGTTGATGTATAATCGGATCATTCGCCTCTTTCAATACATCTTTCAGTAAGTTTTTGATCATTATATTAACCAAGTTTTTTTTAAGATACCTCAGACGATCCATCAAAAGCAAATAAAGTAATTGCCACCAAGGCAAATAACACTCCAACCAACTTATACTCCGTTAAGGATTCACGGAAATACATAACCCCACTTAATGTTACCAGTATGTCGCTTATTAAATCCCATGACAAGTTTAATACCGTCATGCTTGTAAAAGAAAGACCGTTAAAAAATATCCATGGTTGCACCGCATACAACAGTGTAATGAGCCACATAAATATTTTAGGTGACTGCCCTAGTGCGACGTTTTTAATCATACTCATGTTAAACACATCAAAAGTAGCCAACAGCAACGCAATAAGAATACTCATGATATTCTTGCTAATCATATAGCTTAAATTTGATTTTAATTTCATGTTTAAAGTTTCACTTTAACTTTAACTTTACATTTAACTTTAACCGTGCTTACGGTCATTGTGCGCCTGGTACAAACTCATGTTAAAGTCGATGCCCTCGATATTACTGGGAAATTGCTTACAATCCGTAGCCGCACTATCAAGATTCCAAATGCTCAAGGTTGAAAAGTTATACTGTTTCGGGCTCGTAGAAATTCCGCTAATCAACCGCGAGTCCTTCTCGTTAACACACATCGTTTCTGTTACAAGATGCAAGGCCAACGTTAGCCAACAGTTATCGATACGATCACCAGGAACCTTAAACTTAAAGGATCCACCTTCACGGTTAATAGGATCCTCCCACCGCGGAGGAATACCCTTGCGCATAAGAAACCACATGTCCTCATTAACAAGAGATTTTAAACCATTAAATAAATTCCAGAAGTCCTCTACCGTCCGGATAACAACATGCTGACGGTAGCTACTAAGATCCCAACGATTAAGTTTAGATGCAGGTGCATGAGTCCACAGCACCCACTGATCCTTAAGAGGATGTGTTCCATCAGCTACTACAAATTGAGGATACTCCTCGTTAAACTTATGGACATACTCTTCATGGCTCATTTTATTATCACTACTAATATTTCAATTTTTTTAAATTGAAAGTTAAGTCATTTAAAGAGACTATGATAAGTCTATCATAAGATGTCAAACGTTGTTCCTGCCACTGTTACCAAGGCCGCCCAGGCTTTTCGCGCATCAATCGCTGAGGAGTATGAGCTGGAGTCAGACTTTCTCGATACCATGGAGCGCCTGTTCGTCAAGGCGGCCAGCCCCCTGGCTTCGGTAGCCGAGGCGGCGGGCAAGAAGGCGGCACGTGCCGCCAAGGATGCTGCTCCGGCCAAGGTGCGTGCCCCACGCAAGAAGTCGGCTTACAACGTCTATGTACGTGAGCAGATGAAGACGGCGGAAATCCAGGCTATCTCGCACAAGGAGAAGATGAGTGCTATTGCTTCGGGTTGGAACGGGCTGAACGATGAGCAAAAGAAGGTTTACGCCGACCTTGCCACCGGGGAGAACCTCGAGACGGATGAGACTCAGAAGGAGTAAATTTGAAAATTTAAAGATTTAACTTTATCTTTAACTTACTGTTAAGTTACTTAAAGATAAACTATGAAACAGACTAATGTCACTTTTGCGTTTGATGAGTATGAATACAGGATCACGTCTTATTAATCTGACTAAGGTTAGCATAATTGAGCATAATGGATCCCATATTATTTATACATTTTCGGGTACATCTTCTTTTTTCGGATCCCAAAAAGAAATAGCATGCTATGCATCTGTAGCAGATGCTAAATCGGACTTTGATAGTATCGTAAAAGATTTGAATAATTTATTACCACCATCACAAAAATTACTCTAAACCTAAATAATTACGCCCTATTTTACTCGTACTAAACATACCAATTCCACAGGCAATCTGCAAATAGAAGACATTACTTTTTTTTGTACAACATAGTAAAAATGCAGATAAAGTAATAAAAAGTAAAAAAAACATCCAGAATAACTGAGTAAACGTATCCATTATAAGGATATAAATAAAATTATATAAATGCATCTGGTTCGGTTCACTGGTTCACTGGTTCACTGGTTCACTGGTTCACTCTAATTATCCAGTTTCTAAATATTTGGTTTAATATTAAATATTATTAACATTGATTATTATAATGGCATTCTCTACAAATAATACTTTTATCAATCGGACGATGACACCTAATGGCACACCTAATAGCATAATTGCAGGACCAGTGTACGAAGAAGCACAATTCCCCATTCCAGTAGCGGATGACGGTAACCCACAGCGTACAAAGGCTTCATTTGTACGTATATGGGCAACCGTAGAAAAATCTACTCAAGTAGAGATTGAATATGCGGATAGCGATAATCCAAATCCAAATCCAAATCTGGGAGAAATATTTACAGAATATTATACTATACAACCTAACAACACATCTGCCTTAAATTCCATCTTAAAAAAACCATTTGTGAAGGTCAGAGTTACGAATCTTAATACGACGACCGCTAATAAAGTTACCGTACGCACAAAATACGATGGGAGGTCAGGTCAACCTTTTTTAAACTTTACCACTGACGATATTACCGCCAATATTAACGTTGATCTGAGTGGTATTTCGGTTACTGCTGAGTCCGTAATTACCGGATCAGTAGGTATTTCAGGTCCCGTTAGTATTACTGGACCCGTTGGTATTACTGGACCCGTTGGTATTACTGGACCCGTTAGTATCACTGGACCCGTTGGTATTACTGGACCGGTTTCAATAACTGGACCGGTTGGTATTACTGGACCCGTTGGTATTACTGGACCCGTTAGTATTACTGGACCCGTTGGAATCACCGGACCCGTTGGTATTACTGGACCCGTTGGTATTACTGGACCCGTTTCAATAACTGGACCCGTTTCAATAACTGGACCGGTTAGTATTACTGGACCCGTTGGTATTACTGGACCGGTTTCAATAACTGGACCGGTTTCAATAACTGGACCGGTTTCAATAACTGGACCGGTTTCAATAACTGGACCCGTTGGTATTACTGGACCCATTAGTATTACTGGCTTCGTTGGAATTACTGGACCTGTTGGTATTACTGGACCTGTTGGTATTACTGGACCTGTTGGTATTACTGGACCTGTTGGTATTACTGGACCCGTTGGTATTACTGGACCCGTTAGTATTACTGGTACAGTTGATGTGCCTACGACTAAAATATTATTTTCAAACATGGGATATGATACAGCTACCGGAGCCGTAAATACGGTACAGATAGGAGGTGATACAGTTACCATTTATTCGATTAACCTATTTAATAATGGGACAGTACCTTATTATGCTAAATTTTATAGAACTGCTACGGTTGTTGAAGGTACAGCTATCCCAGATATGCAGCATAACGTACCTCCTGCAGTTACAAGAGACTTAACCTTTCCAAGAGGTATTAATTTTAACCATACATTATTCGTTCTTGTATCTGATAAGCCAGGACCACTCACATCTGCTACGATCACACCAAATACTGTATTTATCAACATTACACATAATGGATCTTGATCTTGCTTCTTTATTAAATTTAAATTTAACTTTAACTTTAATTTACTTGCGCTTGCTCGGATTTAACTTCAGGCACTTCTTTTTAGTAGAGCATAAGGCCGTTAAAATGTCAGGAACCGTGTACACCGGGCTCCGGTTCGCGTCCGTTAAAGGCACTGTGTTGCCCGTCGGATCCACGTACATCATAGTAGGAAATGACGATACCTCACAAGCCTGCGAAAACTGCCTGTTTTGATCCGCCTCAATCACGTAGATGTTGAGACCTATCTTGGCTTCTTTGAATGACTTTGCCAAAGCCTTAAAATCTTCAACCTTATCACGGCAATGAGGACACCATACAGCATAGGCTTTAAGGACACCAGGTCCCTTAAAACCGGATGTCAACTTGGACCCTGAAAAATTACTGTCTGACAGTACAACCACGCCATCAGTCTTTTTGTATAAGGATTGCGCCATTATATATAAAAGTAATAAATTATTATAGTATATATAAAATGGCAATGGCAAATGGGGATGATCATACTTTCATACCGTATCCAGACATAGAGAACGATGATTTCTATGACCGTATATTCGCTAAAAAAGAATTTAACAAAACCGCTTACAGCTCAGATTTCAGATACAAAACATCAGAAGAACTATGCACACGCGGAGAGTTTAAAATGCAGAATCATCAAGAGTTCATCCGAAACTTTATCTCGTCCGAAACTCCCTATAACGGAGCCCTCCTTTTTCACGGAACCGGTGTAGGAAAAACCTGCGCCGCAATCGGCACAACAGAAGGTTTACGCGACTACGTTAAACGCGACGGAAAGATCTACATATTATCATCGGAAAACATCCGACCCAACTTCTACAAAGAGCTTTACGATCCCGGCCGCGAAGCCGTTGAACGCGAACTACATGGCATGGCCGGTAGTTATCAGTGTGCCGGAGACCGGTACTATCCAGTAGGAGTGGCTGACAGCGGAAGGGAGGCCGCCGCCAATGCCTTGATTAAGCAATACTATGCTTTCTATGGTTTTGGGGCTTTTGCCAATTTTGTGGATATTGGTCTTGGTGCCAAACTTCCCTCCCATATTAACGAACCCAAAATAACCAACGAAGACGGTACATTGATAGATATCGGAGACTACTTCGCCAATAGCGTAATCGTAATTGATGAAGCTCACGGTATCGCCGGTGAAACCAAACGCATGTCCAAAGACGAGTTTGCCCAAGCCGCCCAGGAAGATGAACAAGAGGACGACGCCTCCTTTGCCCCTGCATTCCAAGACGCCGATTACGAAGCATCTGGAGCAGACTTTGATTTTGGACGTAGAAGCAAGAAGGCCATTACCAGCCGTTCTTTGCTGCAGGTATTACTTCATTCTATTATACCGGCTTGTTTAGCCAAAGGAAATAAGCTAAAACTTATTCTTTTAACGGCTACGCCCATGAAAGACAACATCCAAGAGCTGGCCGACTTATTACAATTACTTAACGTTAATGATGGACGTATGGCACCGAGCGATAACGACTGGAGATTTAAATACTTTCCAAAGATGACCTCCGATGAAATAGGAACACAAATAACAGATGAAATGATAGACGGTATCAAGATACTCTCCAGAGGCTACGTCTCATATGTGAAGAGTAACAATCCCATAACCTTCCCCAAACCCTTAAACCCTCCACAAGAACTACTCTATGAACCAGCCAGAGACGGGAACGGTCAGATTAGACCCATGTTCCCCTACCGCAGCAAGGATACAGATCTTAATATGGATATTTCATCCGGATACGACATCAGACTACCTAATGATACACCCTTTAGATTTGATCTTGTAAAGTGCCCCATGAGCTTATACCACTTTAAATGCTATATCGCACAACTTAGCGGGCGTCAAACCATTGAACGTAAGACCGACTCTTCCGATACACACACACGTATGGCATCGAATTTTGTATTTCCGCATCCCGATATGAATCGCTTTATTGCCGGTAGCACCCTTACAAACCCGCAAAATGTCTATGGTAACAAAGGATTCGACGCCTGTTTCCGCAAACAAACAAGTGAAACAGCGGATAACAAGAAGTTCACATTCTATCAATACACCCCTCAAGCCATAAGCATTGCAGGCAACTTTCTGAAACAAGGAGAAAACGGGCTGGAAAAATATTCAAAAAAGTTCGACATATTTTTAGATTGTGTTAACAATGGATCTAAGGGTGTCGTATACGCATATTCTGAGTTTGTTAAAGCCGGTGCCCTCATGGGTGCCATGGTTCTTGAAGCAAACGGATACGTTCGATTCACACCCAATCTTAAAAACCATCTGGATAAAATCACCGGTTTACCCGTTAAGAATATCGAAAAAGTATACCCACAATCCCACATTTTACATCTAACCGGAGATAACGCCCGCGTCCCCCAGACTCACTACCGGTGCGCACTATGCGGAAAGGTATATGACAAATGCAGATCATTGAATAAGGATGATCACCCATTTAAAATAGCCACATATATACTGGTGACCGCCGCCATAGGTAATATTTCCGATATTGCCGAAGCCACAAATGGAAATCAAGACGGCTCCAAGATTAGAGTTGTGATGGGCACGAAAACCACCGGTCAGGGCGTGGACTTTAAATGGGTACGCCAGGTACACATTCTGGATCCATGGCATAACAACACCCGTATCTATCAAGCCATCGGTCGCGGGTTGCGGCATTGCTCTCATGCTGATCTACCAGCCAGCGAACGCGATGTTACCATATACAAATATGCCTCCACACCGGCCACCATTGATATGCGCGGCCATGAGTTTGACGAAGAAGTTGTTGAAGTTGTTGACGATAATGGGGTAACACGCAATTTAAACCTGACCTACCGCGACTTTTACACCGAGACGGTAGACGAACACATGTATCAGAGGGTAGTTCGTAAAGACTTGGTCATTAAGCAGATTGAGCGTGTTTTAAAGATTGTAGCCGTAGATTGCGAACTAAATCGCATGCGTAACCAGTTTCCATCGGATATTGACTATTCAAGAGAGTGTGATTATACCCTCTGTAAGTATTCTTGTGATGGGTTTGTTACACCCATTAAATACATTCGCAAAATTCGCAAGGACACACGTGACTCAACTGTTAAATGGTATGTCGTTGATGATAACGAGGATGCCGTTATCAAAGATAATCTGTGGACTGTATCGCACTTATTAAACCTGGTTCCTCTTAAACGTCAGTCATTCATCAAGTCAAATGAAGATCTATGGAAAGAACTGAAAAAAGCTCACCATCTGGTAACCTTAACCTTAGGAGCGGTAGAAGAACTTATCGTTGATGTTCCTTTGATCGAGATCGATAACAGTACATATGACATTTACTTTTCTACGCCACAAGTTGATAGAGCTCTGAAACTTATTACACGTATTTATCAAAAATCCATCGCGTTAACCATGGAAAAACTTATCTTCCTCGTAAAGCAGACCGAGCCCACCATGGAAGACCAATTCGTGTACATGGCCATGGATAAACTCGTTGGTAACCCTCCAAACATCAAACCCCTGCAGTTCGTAGATCGCTACGGACGCAACGGCTATGTAGTTTATCATAACGGATATTACATATACCAACCCTTGGAAATCAAGGATAAGACTACCCCCTTGTTTTACCGCATGAGACCACTGGACATTAAACGCCGGTTTTACAACATGGATCAATTAGCTCCTAAACCCAAGGCAGTTACATATGCAGTATCAACCATGAATACCTCAAGACTTGATGAAATAATCGACACATACATGTCACGGACCATCCTCTCTGTTTTAAATCTGCTGGATATGTTTAGGATTTTGAACACGATGATGCTATCTGAACATAAATACATTGTAGAAACGGTAATCAATACCGTCTATACATCGGATCGTATGCCGACTAACGGATATTTGTATATAATAGAATATTACTTACGTACGGGTTTACTTATTTTCAGAGGATGGAAAAAGACCCATGACGACCTGGATCGTTTGTTAAATAGAAAGGATCATGACATGACTCCGTTGCACTTTATATCTGCTGATGGCAATGTTCGAGTATACGAAAGACTTTCTGGTGGTTGGAGCTGGAAGTCAGCGGACTTAACCGACATTCGTGGCGATTTACCCGAATCCGACAATGCCCGGTTTTACCCATCCCCTCCTACATTTAATCGTGATCCCACGGTAGCTAAGCCAGTATTCCCTAACCTTAACATTAACGATGATAACGATGGTATCTATGCCTTCCGATCAACTAACGTGACAAGAAATAACAAACCCATTATTAACTCAGGCGAGCTTCCGGAAGTTATGGTTAACGTGGTTCAAAGGCTTGGTAAAAATTATCCGGATACCAAGTCCATGGGCCTGAACAGCTTTAAAGTTGTAGATGAAACTACCAAACAAGAAACCATCACGAAAGCGTCTACAAGCTCAGGACGCACCAAGTTAAGAGGCTTGGCCTGCCTGAGTGCACAGGAAACTACGACGAAACCACAAATAGAGAGGGTTTTTACAGCGATCAATGACAATTTTGGTAGATTTATTAAGGAGAACTTAACGGTGCAGGAATTCTGGCAGCAGGCCGAATTAGGTAATTTACGCGATCGTAAGGCACTATGCATAAAACTGGAAAAGTTAATGATGATCGCTGACTACTACTACATTGGAGGAGTGAAGTGGAATCTTAACACACTGGAAACCGAGTTTTATAGACCATCCGTCATTAAGGATTAAGTTCACATTCAAGTTCAAGTGCAAGCTATTTAAATTTATATATTTCAAATTATATATAAATGACTAAATTTACAGTTCCTCAAGTTGGAGGAGGTGCATGTTCCCTATGTGGATCACCAGGTACAAACAAAAGTACCTGCCCTTTAAACAGTACAGCCACTAAACAGGATCCGGCTAAACACCCTTTGGCCGCTGCTAAGCAAACTTCAACTTCATCTTCATCTTTATCTTTAACTTCATCTTCACCTTTAACTTTAACTTCACCGGCGGTTAAAACGAAGCCCAAGGCCATTAAAGCTAAGGTTAAAGCTAAAGTTCAAGCTAAGGTTACTACCCCTCAGGCCCACCCTCTAACTCAAACCCCCGTTGTTCAAGTTCAGGTTCACCCTCAAGTCAACCCTCAAACTCAAGTTCAAACTCAACCCGAAACTCAAACGATTAACCTTGAAGAGGAGTATTTAACTACAAGTGGTCGGTTTAAGCTTAAAGAACAGTTCTTGACATTTATTAAAAATAAGGATGTGCGTCAATGTTTGCACAATCAGTTGGATAAGTATATATCCGTGGGCAAGCGATTGGGATCCGGATCATTCGGTATTGTATATTCTGCCACAACACCTACACAGCAACGTTTTGCGATTAAACAAGGAAGAACTACGATGACTTCATTAAAAAGTCCCTGGTCTAACAAAACCGATTGGACAGAAGCCCTGATTTTAAGGGACATTGTTCAACCCCTGATTAAAAAACGAGTATGCCCCAACCTTCCACTATTGTACGAAACCTATGTATGCCCTACCTGCGATTTTGAAGATGTACAAAAGAAGAAAACCACAACTAAACCTTGCTTAATACTTATGACAGAACTGGCTAACGGAGATTTAAGCAGTTGGTTAGCGACGAAACCCAGTATACCCGAATTATACAACGCCTTATTTCAAATATTAGCAGGTTTATACTCTATACATAAGAACGGTCAGGTATGCAACAACGATGTCAAAGCCCAAAACATATTGTATTATAATGTCAAAGTTATACCGGGTAGCTATTGGGTATACAACATATTCAATAAAAAATATTATATTCCTAACATCGGAAAACTATTTATCGTGAACGACTTTGGTGTGTCACTTACTTTATCACCTGAATTCCCTCGTTATCTACCAGAGCCTCGTATGTATTATCTTGGAACAAGAAGCTTCATGGTAATCGATAAAAAAATCGTTCCATACGAATCAGATGATATTACACAATCAAGAAATATACGGTTTAACAATAATAGTTTTAGATCAGTTAGAAGGCTGAACTTGGACAAAACCAACAAACATCCAAAGGTTCCCATTAAGGCACGGTTAACAGAAAGACAAAAACAAGTAATGACAGAAGCCGGTCTGCCCACAGACCCTATGAATTTAAAATTCTATTCAAACAGTGATATCCTGCCGCCGATGGAGTTAATATATGATACACTCGATGCCTTATCTATGTTTATAGGTGATATTCCCCGAGCATCACAGCCAGAAAATCACGACGATTTTGGTGTACCACAAGCCTTTAAACAGGCTCTAATGCCCTATATAGAGAGAGCTATGATTAAGCCCATCTTACCCCACCTTGCAGACCAATATGTAAGTGATCTTACTAACCTTCACCCAGCCACCGTACATGCGGGTTATATGATCGACGAACTATTCGGGTCAGCCTCTCCCAAGTTTAACTTCAAGACACCTATGGCCGGAGCGCCCATCGAAGAGTACACTATTTAACTTAAAAAAATGAATTGGTTATATATATAAAATGAGTTTTATCGAAGTCGAATTCCCCGTGATTATAAATCTTGCACCGAGCCAGTTTCACAAGGACATATACAGTGAACTGGAAACCGCCGTGAAACGCAAGTATTCCGGTATCGCACACGCGAAGATCGGTTATGTTAAGCGTGATTCGGTTCGCGTAGTATCGAAACAGATGGGCAAGTATGAAGGGTCTCATTTGACCGGACATATGAGTTTTCATCTTATCGTGCGGTGTATGGCCACAATGCCCCTTAAAGACATGGAACTGGAGGCTATTGTTATCATGAAGAACGACTCGGGACTTGTTTGTAAGAATTTTATGTATCCTTATAGCCTGTTTGTTCCTAACATCCCCGGAGATCCGGACAGCGCCAATCTTGCCTCTATTAACACCAATGACTCCATCCGCGTTCGTGTTATTGATAGCCGGCTAAAGGCACCCGTCCTTGATTCCCGCGGAGACCGCGCCAAGCCCGAGTACTGGGTCATTTGTAAGGTATCTGCCGTAAACATGGACGCCATCAGCCGGGTTAACCTGCCGCCCGCAGAGCGGCCAAATATCTTGGTTTCTACAACTAAAGACTTAAGTAAGATTTCAGAAGACCAAACACGCCTTACAAATGGCATGTTCGAGACCTTGCAAAACACCAAGGATGTAATCGACAGCATTCGCAAGGATTATCTGGCCTATCTACGCAAACTCCCCGATATGGCGTCCGATCCTATTATTAGCTCGCTTATCAAGGGTGACGACTCTTACGCTATTGGTATTATCCGCGACCATAATGTTAAGCGCGAAACAGCAAACATTAAAGTTATTAACACGAACAGCAAAACACTTAAGATTAACACCGAATACAATTTTAACTTGCCCGTTTATTCTACGATCGATAACGGACAACTGGTTATCATTTCGAATCTTAACGGGCAAGTGGCTAAAAAGATTCGGGATCTTGACGCGTGGTTGATGCACATTAAGTATCTGGTGAACCCTAACGAGATGATTCATATTACCAACATTTACCGGACGCAGCTGTTGAATCTTCGCATGATTGATCCTAAAAAGATTCCTTACAACGATAAGGTCATTAGTCGGGCTTTTTACAAGATGGCCGAAATCCTTCATACGTACGGTGAACAACTGATCAAGACTGGCCCTAAAAATATTGCATGCATCGCCGAATCACCCGGTGGATTTATCCAGGCTCTGCTGGAACGGCGGTTGAAAGAAAACGATAACATTACGGGCTTGTCGGTGTCCCCTACCGTGGGTCGTAGTGCCTGGGAGGCCTTTACAAAGCTGCATAGCGATAACTATATGGACAAGGTGCAGCTGAACCTTAACGGTTCAGACGTGAACGATGAGGTTGGTCCTAAGGTAACTCTTATCGAGAAAGATATTACAACCCGCGAAACGATCCAAGTCTATCGTGCTACTTATCAGGAAGAGGGATGGGCGGCACTGGTAACAGCGGATGGTGGGGTAGATCGTGACAAGACGGACTCCAACTTGGAGGAGTTGGAGTTGGCGAAGCTTATTATGTCGGAAGTAATGATCGCCTTGTCTATCCAAATGTATGGAGGATCGTTTGTTTTGAAAATCTTCGATATGGCAACGAAGTTTACAGTCGATATTCTTAGTATTCTGGCATACTGCTACGAGGAAGTGAGTATCATTAAGCCCAAGTCCAGTCGGCCAGCTAACTCGGAAAAGTATGTGGTCTGCACGGGCTTTAAGTTTCGCCAGGATAAAGACCAGGACCTGAAGAACCTGTGTGACCAACTGATGGAGGCGATCGAGAAACCAATGGTTGAAGGCGAGTACTATTATACTCTGTTGGCGGTACCGGATGCGGATGTACAGGGCACCATTGTGCCGTTTAACAACATTTTTATGAAAAAGCAGACGGAATTTATCATTGCCGGTCGCGAATACGCCACTCGATACATGGAACCCGATTACAAATACAAAGATGGCATGGCATCCTACATTCATGAGCAGATCGCAAGGGCTCAGCGGTTTCACTCAGAGATAAATTAATACATTCGATTTAACATCTACGTCCTACGATAGGATTCTAAAGCAGTTGTCAGCTTATGTCCCTGATTACGGCAAATAAGCTGAATAACCTCTACGTCAGAACAGGTTGCATCCAGATACGTCACATAGCTGGCACGTACAGAAGAAAAATTAAGATCCACATACTTTTTAAACTCTTTGGAAATACCACTCGTTTTACCAGTAGAATGACAAATAAGTCCGTCCGTCTCATTTAATTTTAACGCTAATATGAAGTCACGGAACTCAGTAGAAATGTTACCGATACGATTCTGTTTATTCTTTGTATGCCCTTCACGCAAATGCCATTTACATGCATTTAAATCCAAATAGTGGTACTCTCTATCATCCGTAAGGCGAGTATTAACTAAATCTGAAAAACGCAAGGCACCCACATCCATATTTTCATAATCAACTATACATAATAACAATTTAGCCATAATTTTCAAATCTTGAGAAACGGCAGGGGCCCCTGCATGTGCACCTGCACCTGCACCTGCACTTGAACCTGCATTTGCCAGTTTCTGAAAAATAGGAATGAGCGATTCATAGGATAATACGGAACGGTCAGAATTGTGCTTTGATACAAGCAACCCAATCTGATCACGCATCTGTGTAAAATCCGTATAGTGACGCGCCATGGTCTTTTCTAAAAACTTACACAGAGAATTAACTATGTTCTTCTGAGTATTTAAGCTTTCATACTCTTCTATGATTGCCTTTACCTTATCCACGCCCTTAGGACTATCCACCGCTTCATGATAAAATCTATCGTACTTATTTACCAGCTTCTCCATCAGCTGCTGCAAACGCTTTATATGAATATCATCCGCAGCCTCATGACGAAAATAATCCCATTCATACTCAGCCAACCGCACATTACGAACCTCCTTAGGCTTGATCTTTATCTTAATAGATACTTTCTGTTTAGGCTTAGCCATTAAAGTTAGTTCAGATATTGCGACGGCAGGAGCAGGTTCAGATATTGCGACGACAGGAGCAGGTTCAGATATTGCGACGACAGGAGCAGGTTCAGATATTGCGACGACAGGAGCAGATTCAGATATTACGACAGTAGGAGCAGATTCAGATATTGCGACGACCGGAGCAGATTCAGATATTGCGACGACAGGAGCAGGTTCTATTGCGACGGCAGGTTCGGACGTAGGCTCCTCATCTCCGTGATTGACGTTGGACCTGGAAAGTGAACCTTGCATCATTACAGCCTTATAAGAGTGCTTGAACATTTGCTTAAACATTAAACTCATACCTGCGGTGCTTACGAGCTTGTGTTGACCCATTACCCAAACAGGAAACTCGCCTTCTTTGATAATCTTTAATAACTCGTCGCTAATCTTAATAGGCATTGTATTGGCTTTCGATAAAATGCCTGTATTTAAATCCAAATAGTGATCAACACCATTGTTTTCATCGTGGCGAGTAGCACACATATCAATCAGATTTAGATTTACATTCTCACTCTTCCGATAAAGAAGTAAAGCAGCCATCAACTTAATATGATAATGTACGTTCTTTGCATTAATAGCATACAACAACTCCTCATCCGTTACCAATACAGCAGGCTCCTGACAACGTTCGACACCAGATGTCTTAATCTCATCTGATATACTCTTAATAAGGGCTTTATAAGCCGTATTGTCTATACAAGCAATGTCCAGATATGTACTAAGTGCAGCTATATACGTCTTTTTACTACTTAAACTAAGTTTACCATCACGACCAGATACCGTAGAAAGATAATCCATCAGCCTACCAGGTGTATCTGAGTTAAGGTAAATATCGCCGTTAAACCTTTCTGCGTTGCCTACAAGATGCTGATTTATTTTTGTCACATAACTACGCCATCTTACCGGTGCTGCATCAAATAATGACCAATCCATGTTATATATTATACTTGCCTTTCATTTTTAAGTAACAACGCATGTAACAAACGATGTAACAAAAAATATTTAGCCTTAAAGCCTTAAAGCCTTTAAATATTTAAATATTTAAATCTTTATTCTTGCGATAGAATAATATATACGGCTCTGCACCAGATAACGCACCTTGTTTATTTATTTCTTGTATATTATTATCATCCGCAATATACCATTTTCCGGCAGGTGATTTTACATAACTAAAACAATGCCCTCCCTGCGGTGTTCCAATGTGGTTTGCTGTAGCAAACAACTCATACATAGAAGAAGACGGATTCGGATAAGACATATAAGGAGACATATCTAATGTATCGGGTACCGTAACGGTCTTGGTATTCTTGCTTACGGTAATATTACCGTTCACATACACCGTTGTAAAACGTTTTAAAACAAGTATCAACACGGATGGCAATCTCCACACCATCATCTTACGTATCGACTGATTTTGCTTTTTACACCGATCGCATTCGTAACAATTGTCACTGTCCAGCTGGGTTGGCCTTATTACCTTACGAAGACAATCATCTATATCTACAGTAGCAGGCTCCATACCTTTCTCTGTACCTCCGCACAATTCCACCTCAAAAGAACGGAATATCTCAAACCGATGAGACACGTAATTACATTTACTACACGTTGTTTGAAAATGATACTGTCCGGTGAACGTCTGAAAAACCGATGAATTCCAACCGTTCTCCTTTTTGTCCGTTAAATTATTAAAGGAAGTCCACATACCATCCTTCCTCATATTTTTAAGAGCCTTCTCTTCCAACCAGTCTAAAGGACCCTTCTTTGTACCCTGAATCCTAAATATACATGCCGTTGCACGACAATCATGCATGATCTTTAGTAGTAACATTAAATACTCGTGCTGGTCTTGCATACCACTACCAAAGTTACTGTAATATGTTATAAATGTTTTGATAAATGTAGTTAACGCCGCATTCTCACTTAATGTAGAGGATTCAGATGTATGAGCGTTTAACCATCCTTCGTACCCGTCACATACCTTGTTGGCATCCTCATCAGGATTGGATGAATGAATCTTCCGTTTCTGTCTTAATTCCGGAATATTGCATAAGATTTGCAATATTGAGTTTAAATAGCAAGTCGCTCCCAGATTAGGCAAGCCTCGAAGTACAAATACAACAAAACCATTATCGGTCATTAACCCTTTAATACTTAACCCTTTAACCCTTTTAAATTTAAAGCTTTAAAGATTTAAATCTTTAAATTCCCTTTAAAAATGATAATTTATAGAGTTCTACCATCTACCATGACAGACACAGAAGACATAGTCGGTGTCATCGTATTAGAATCTAAAAAACTTCACGGACACACAAAAAAAGGGCTACCCATCTATTCATTTATACCCTTATCAAATAAGCATCCGCCTCGATTCTTAGTCCCCTCCAATAGCCGCGAAAAACGAAATATTTTAGCAGTGATTCGACTAACCCGCTGGGAAGCTGACATTCCATTCGGCACATGCGTGCGCGTTTTAGGAGCAGCCGATGACCGTATTATCTACGATTATGCCCTATTACTAAAAAATGAGTTACTTTTAAGCGTTAAACCTTTACAATCAAGTATCTCGTCGGATCTGGTGCCGGTTCAGGTTCAGGTATCACCTGAACTTGAACCTGAACTTGAACCTTATAACTATAAGAATATCACGGTTATAGACCCAGTAGGATCCACTGACCGAGACGATGGATTTAACATTACCAAAGAAGATTCAAAACCTACTTATCTATATGTACATATAGCCGATGTTGACCGGTATTTTCCTACGAATACATTGACTGATCTTGCCCTCAGAGAAAGAATAACCAGTATTTACGCCCTTAATAAGGTGTACCATATGCTGCCAGAAGAGTATGCCTGTAATATTATATCTCTAACCAGCAGTGGTAACCAGTTGCGACCCCATTACGTTTTAACTACGGTTTTTGAAATTACTGAGAACGGACCCGTATTTAAAGAGGTTCATCAAGCTACTGTCACCATCTCGGAAAGGCGATCCTTTACATACGAACAAGCACAAGATATGCTTGATAAGAAAAAGGATACTCAAATTCAGCTGTTATCGGAGATTACTGGGCTAACCGACACCCACAAAATGATAGAAAAGATCATGATATGGACTAATTCTGCGATCGCTGAATTTATCTATAATCGCGGATATAACTTTTCCGTATACTATCCACCCGTGCCAGATTCAACGTTAAATTTAAAGTTAAAGTTAACTTCTGTATTCGGAGGACCACGTGCAATATATTCCACGACACAACACGGACACGGAATGATGGGCTTGAAACACTATACTCATTTTACATCTCCTATCCGCAGGTACGCCGATATTGTAGTTCATCGTATTGTGAAACACATCATCTCAGGCAATACAGATTTTAATCTTGATCTTGATGAATGTTGCGAAAAGGTTAACCATGTTACACAGAATGCTAAAAACTACTATCGTAACCAAAACATGCTTAAACTAATGGACAAATTACCAAAAGACGGGAACCCCGTAATTACAGTAGGATACATTGTACAGTTCTTAAAACCTAATTATGTATCCGTATACCTGAAGGATTACAATATCGTATTAAATACTACATTGTTCAGCCGTGAATTATTAGATATTATAACAATAACCGAAGAAGGGTCTATGATACATTTACAACTAAAAGACGGAGGTGCAAATGCTGAAAGCGAACTAAGTCTTAACACCGAAATAGTTGTGAGTCTGGTGTATTTACCATCTGAGATACGTCTTCACAAAAAAATATCAGTTACCTTTCCTTGCATTCGTAATCTGTTCGTTTAAATGCCTCCAATCTCAAACTCACGACGGTTAGTGTCCGCCTCGTACGTGCTCTGTGCCCATGGACCAACAGCCACACGGGGAATCAGAGGGTCCGAGCGCAGCTGACGGTTACCGTTGCGGAGGGAGTTGATCTGCGTGTTAAGACCCGCATGGTGACCAGCCTCGAAAAGGTTGCGGTTGCTAAGAGTACCCTGGGGGGTGGGGTTCGACTCGGCAAATGCACCTTCAGTAGGTAATAAATCGGTAGCAGTTATCTCATCCTTAGGAAAGCACCCAGGGTATGTGACCGCCGGCTGAAAGTTGCCCTGGGTGGCAAAGTTGCTGCTGATCTGAGGGCGAGGGAGAACACTGGGAACTGTGGGAACTGTGGAAACTGTGGGAACAACACCCGGTGCCGTTTGCTTAGCAGCGTCAGTTGTAGCGTCTCCGCCTGTTACCAGGGTTCCAGTGTTCTTAATAAGATTGTTAGCTGAAAGAACGTTGTAAGCTATAGCAGCCAGAATGACAATAACTAAGAGTTTGCTCATATCGGTTAGCATTTATATACTTAATAACAAAAAATTTCTTAATGACGCTTGGACGGTTGAAAAATCAGTTAAAAGATACTTAATAAAAGTATAAATGAGCGACTCCTTAGAAACCATGCATGACAAATGTAAGCAAGTTATCCTATTCCATAACAACTTAAGTAAGTTTTTTAAGGCTCTAAAGGGTGTGCTCCCGGAATGTGTAGCCATCCTTAAGCCCGCCATCTCCAATTATAAAAGCACTTCTAGGATATCTTACATAGAGTCTCTTAAATCTCTTATGGATGCCCACATGAAATACATCTCTCAGTATGACGAAGGCATCTTTACCGATGACTATAGCACAGGTCAACTGCAATTAGTACCCCATTTGGACTTCCGTCAGATTTGGAATATGCTTAACTCTTCTGACTTTGATGATACCATTAGAGAAGGAACAAAGATGTCCATATTTAACCACCTGCAAACCATCTATATTAGCGCGAGCATGGCCTTAGACCAAATCGGCGCGTTTAATAAAAATATGGAAAAGCAGAAGGCATTACTGATGAACATGATAGAGAATTTAAAACTGGGTGATGAAGTTAAAAAGCGCGTAGAAGAATTAAAGGCAACCGAGGCAGCAGCTGAAGCAGAGGCAGGTTCTGGTGGCCTTGGTGGTCTCGGCAGCCTGCTTGGTGGTCTTGGCGGAGCAGGGGGTGGCCTCGGTAGCCTGCTTGGGGGGGCTGGTGGCTTGGGTGGCTTGGGTGGCTTGGGTGGCTTGGGTGATCTGGGAGATATGTTCGGCGGAGATGATAACTTCGTTTTACAGTTGGCTAAGGATATTGTGGATGAGTTGGACATGGGCGCAGATGAGCTGGATGGACCCATGTCTTCCATAATGAATCTGTTTAGTAATAATGGTGCTAAGATGAGGGATTTAATTGTAAAAGTAGGTGATATGCTGGAGAGAAAGCTGGAGTCTGGTGAGATCGACAAGGACAAGCTGATGAAAGACGCTCAAAAGATGAAGGACAAGCTTTCATCAGTAGCCCCAGGCTTATCCGACATGATCGGGGAAAACGGTTTCAATGCCCCCTTACAGACACATTATGACTCTATGTCAACAGAGGATCAGGAACTGTTCGCCGATATACCCGGTATCCTGGAAAAGCCATTTGGTGAACGCACAGAGGAAGAGCACGCCCGGTGCATGAAAATGCCCGGTCTTCAAATGTTTAGCGAACCAGTCTCAAAGAAAAAGGCAAAAAGCCGTTCGAAGTAAAGTTAAAGTTAAGGTAATTAACCGTCTTGAAGAATTAAATTTAATTCTTCAAGAAAGGAGCACTAAAATCATCCAGCGACAAATCCGTACCATTTAACAGGGAATGTACATCGACATCGATATGCGAGACAGTATCCAACAAGGTACGAACATTGTTCAAATTATTATACTCGTCAATAAAGTAAGAATTTCGCATCAACTCCGCATCAAGCTTCGTAATAAGATGCTTAACCATTGCCATCCACTGATCTTTAAGCTGCCCACATGGAGTGTTTTGCAATGCAACCCACAATACAATAATATCCTTCTCCGTAATGTAACCCATGTCAAACATCGTGTCGATCGTCTTAACCGTTGCACTATCTATGGAGTCCAGCGGGCTACAATTGCAAAAGTGGTAAATAGTCATATACGGATACTGCTTCTTAAATTCCTCTCCAAGGCCATCGAAGCGATTATTACAGATCATCAACCGCATACGCCGTATAGCCTCATTGCACCCCAGCATGAGATGACGTGGGACATCACTGCAAAAAATCTCACAATCAATCAAGTCTGACATGTAAGGCTTAAGTCTTAAGGCTTAAATGTTTAAGTTAAACACATATATGGATCAATTCCTGTACGCTTTCTTAAAGACTTTGACGGCATGGGCACTGGCCTCTTTATAATTCACCATCGGTGCAGGGTAATTTAATTTTAAGTTTAACTTTAAGTTTGCATACTTAGCCCTTATCTCTGGATTATACCAGTTATGAATATCTTTAGCCGGCACCGATCTCAGCTCCGGTAGCCATCTCTTAATATAAACCGCATCCTTGTCGAATTTACTTGATTGTATAAACGGATTAAATGGGGCTCTAAAATACGGCACCCCATCAGCCCCCGTTGAGGATACAAAACCCCAACCAGCCGTATTGCTGAATATGTCCGCATCTACCAGATGCGTATAATAGTATTTCAAGCCCCACCTCCAATCAATAAGTAAATATTTAGCAAGTACACTACCACACAACATACGAATACGATTGTGTTGATGACCCGTTTGGTTTAATTCTTGCATACCCGCATCAACCAAAGGAAAACCAGTTCTACCTGACGCCCACTTGTCAAATGCTTTCTGATCATAAGACCACTCTATATTCTTATCCAATTCAGACCGCAATGCCACGCCCCTCTGTAGGTCAGGATTCAACGCATAAATCTTCAGATAAAAATCACGAAATGTTAATTCCCGTATTAACCCATGCAGTTTACCAAATAGATGGAACACTTTCCAATACATTTCCCTAATCGATACCGTACCAAACTTTAAATGCGGAGACGCACGTGACGTTTTATTTAAAGCCGGATAATCCCGCTTTTCATGATAATCCTTCAAACGTTTTAGCTTACTTAACATTAGCAAACCGTTAGGTCTACCTCCATGAATAGCCAGCAATGGCAGTTCCTCGTAAAGCGTATGTAGGTCTACTTTGGGCACCGTTTTAAACCGATCGAAATGCTTTCGGTTATAGGTATACGGTTCAATCGGCCGTATATGTAATGTATTTATGACTTTGTTATAAAAAGGCGCCATCACTAAATAGGGTCTCTCCGGATTAGAGAGCAGACCCTCTTTTAGAGGCAACAGGCCATAATCCTCCTTCTGTACAAAAGCAATATTCATACTCTTGCACCATTCAGCAATTTCCGTATCTCTTTCTACCGCATATTTGGAATAGTCCTGATTAGAATATACCGCCGTAAAAGGATGTTCTTTATGTATATTTACCAAAGTAGAAAGGTTTCCCCCCTTAAATAAATGCAGCCCTCCATCCAATTGGTCGTCCAGGTCGTCTAAACTCTCACACATAAATTGTACAGCTGGATTAGAAAAATATGGATTCTTCTCTTCGTCAATCTGCTCAGGAGGAAATATATATACCGGTAGCACTTTGTAACCATCCTTTATCGCCGATACCAAAGAAGTATTATCATACAGACGTAGATCCCTATGGAATAAAAATACAGCAGTCTTCATTATCATTACCATTACCCTTTAAGTTTAAGTACAAAATAATTATTTTACTCCTCGTCCCAACACTCCTTATCATCCGACCACCACCATGGAAAATGACCAACACAGATACGGTACAGATCCTTTTTGATAAGATCGTTCAAGATAAGTCCACCCTTTTCAAATTCAACTTCAACTACATCCGTATTCAACTGGCTTATAAACAGATCCTGTCTACCGTCCTTCAAGGTAACGAATAAGTAACCAGCGGTTTCCGCACTGTTCGTAAAGGTTTCGGGAAGATAACCCAAAACCTCTCTAACACTCTTAATCTGCAACGCATGCTCGTAATCGTAGTACGTATTTACGGCATCCTGTGCTTCCGACGATATCCAGTTATCATGATCCAAGTAAATAATTGTACCATTGTCATTGATAAAGATCACTACGTCGCTCGTAAAATCCATCTTATTGAATGATTAAAGTAATTCAATTTTAAATTAAGGCCAGGGGGTTAGGGGGGAGCGCAGGTCCCCCTCTTTAACTTTCGGGTACCTCAATATCCCCTTCAACCATACCAGCCAGCTCTTCGTCGTCGAACTCCGACTCACCATCATCGCCTTCTACATCCGAATTATCCGGTTGCCCATCATCGTCCGAGTCCGCTTCCCCTTCGGGATTCTCCAAGTCAGGATCATTATCACTCGTAAGCTTCTCAGCCGTCTTGATAACCGCCATGTCAAAACCAGTCTTAGCCTTGTACCGGGACTCAATGCTAATCGTCATACGCTCCATTTGGCGAGCCTCGTACAGTTTGTTAAGAGAATCCACATTCGGATCAATGTTGATCCTCGCCATGGCATCAAGCATCTTAGTAACCATCGTAATAAAGCTACCTCCTGCCGGAGTTAAATCGAAATTGTGGATATTTTGAAACAATTCATCGGTGAGATTAAAATTAACACCCAGAGACGAACCCATACGTTTCACATGTAAGATAATATCCAGACGAATGGCGCCGAACACCATGTCACGGAAGCTGGATAAGTTCTTTTCATCCGGCAGGCTTAGCATATCCATGATCTTCGCATACTCGACATACGACATCGTATAAATTTCAGGAATAGCCTGAGAATAGTTAGACAAATTCATATTCGCAATCTTATCACGCATTTGCCATTTCAGATTAAGCAAGTCAATCAGCTTGTAACCAGTCATAGATGCCAACTCCTTCTCAATAGCATACCGACTACCCGATACATTCAACTCAGACTCTTCACTCAGAGCCTTAAGCATCTCATAAGACTCCGCACTCAGCTCAGTCGACATCCAGCCAAGCAGACTCTTAAGAGCCCGGCCATTGTTCTGAATACGGAAGATACGCCGACGGTTAATAGTATCTTTGTTATCCTTCTGGAGTTGCACGTCGGACTTAATGAGTGTAGGAAAATCGTCGTTGAAACCAGGAATCTCATCCACCTCATCAGGCTCTTCTAACGAATCTGCCAATCCAAGAGTAAATTGCCGGTTAACCACCAGAGCATGTGCATCGCTATGCGTAATTGTCTTCGCCGAACCAACGTTAACCTCAATGTCATTCGTAAGAAAATTCAGACGTGCCACACCACCACTCTCACGCTTGTTAAAAATAACCCTGTCCAGAGCCGTTGCATAACCTTCCACCGTCTTGTACTTAGCCAATGCACGCATATTGTCAAGTAAGACAGGAGACTTGTACTCCTTACGCATAGTCTCATCTATATCAGGCTTTTGTCCGATAATCTCTGCTTTAATATCACCCTTAGGTGTTAAATTGCACGGATAATACATTTGGTTGGTTTGCAGACTCTTGTTAAAAGACGGAACCGCCAGGTTAAATTGGCAAAACTCCTCAAACTCCTTATCAAGCAGAAACTTATCCTCGTGAGAGGCCTTGAAATCCGACAAGTTCTGTTCGTTCGTCAAATAAGCATGCATCGCCTCATCAGGCTCCTCCTGTAAAATCGGCCCATTCAACAATTCCTTACTTGAGCACACTGACGCCTGAAACGTGATTGATTCCAAGCTTTTATCATCCGCACGTCCCACCTTCGTAACCTTCGTAAGATACTCGGATACGGTACCCGAATCATACCGCACCTCACCCAGATCCCGGTTAATCGCGGCATATTGCTTCCACAAGCGGTCACCGTAGACCGATCCACGCTCCATTTTGACCGCCCAGCAAGCCATGTAATCTTCCATATTATTAATATCAGAAGGGGCACGAGGAGCAGAAGCCGTAATCTTGGGTACCATACCGTGAGCAGCCTCGTATTCCGCAAATCCAACAATATTTGACGCAATCCTATCGTACATTGCCACATTTTTCCTCTTAAGATCATCAAATCTATTGTTAAAGGAAACCAATGCCCGATCATCAGCCTTAATTACCCCATCCACCGACTGAGATGTTAGACCTATATTATACAGATCTTTACTGAAGTCAGCCGCAAACATACGTCTATAGGCCTCGAAATAGGGCATGATGGTTAATTGCCCTTCTTTGGAACCCGTGGCAAGGTTTTGAATATGTTGAGACAGCACCACATTCATACGCGTGTTAAACGTATTGCATACATTATAAATAGTCGATTCATCCATCAGATACTCAAGGCTATCCGAGTTCGAATAGTCATTGTTCACAGTAAGATTCATCTGTGCTACCATAACACCATAGCAATAGCACAGTCGATTAAGAACCAACATATTGTGAAGCATCGTAAATGACTCATTCGTTTTTAACTGATCAACCAGCACAGCCTTAAGTTTCTTGTAAATAATAGGTACAGAGTCAGTCGTGCTATCCGGCTCAACTTCCCGAAAATAGGCCAGAATACGCGAGAAAGCCACTGTAGTAACACTGTTGCCCTTTTCATTAGTCTTGAAAGCCGTACGATCTGACTTAGATTCACCATCCTTTTGCAGAGTAATCGGCAATCCGTATAGAATTGCAAGGCGTAGATCGGACGTAAGTCCCCCCTTGGGAGGGGAGCTAATAATGGAGCCGTAAGGCTTTGCGGCACTGGCATTCTGATCCTTTATGTAAGCAATTGTATCCTCCTTAATTTGCTTGTGGTTGGCAGTGGACATAACAATGCCCCGATCAGCCAGATAGGGTTCCAGATATTTAATAGCGTGTTCGATAAAATAGTCCAATGTCGCAAAATCAGGATCCGTGTCCGGTATGTCTTCCCCCTGAGCAGTGTACATATCACGCGCCGTCATAAACTGCGTCTGACCGTAATCATCCGACTGATCAAGATGAACCAACTGTGCCCCACAATACTTACATTTGCCTTCCTGACCGATAAAGTCCGTCAGGGGTTGCTGTTTAATGTCCTCAAACTCGTGCTCGCAGCACACACGCTCTTGAGACTGGACAATGTAATACTTTTTAGAGATGGGATCCAACCGAATAAACCCCTGCTGAATAAACGTCGTCATATGACGAATATAGCTCACCTGACCAGCAATGTCCGACAAATCAAATTGGTTAAGCATGTTAAGAGTCGACGAAGCCACGGTGTTGCTCGTAGCCAGCTTAATCCTAAGACTATCAAGAATGCCCTTGTTAGCCGTCCACCGATAGTATTCAAGGTCGGTAAGAATAAGACCCAATGTCTCGCTCGTCATACTTAACTTTTCATGCTCAGCCATATCCAGATTAACCTGAAGACGCTGTATAAGCTGGTAACGCAACTGTTTGCGATATTCGTCAGCCACGTAAAATTTGCCAGTAACGTCGCTAAGAAACACCAGACCGTGAACCGGATCCATCATAATCGAGTTGTACCGAGCATTGTTGCGGTTGCCCGTGAGCTGAACGGGCGTACCCGGCATTGCCTCAGGCAGCTTTATGTCCGTATCGTTAATACGAAGATATTCATCAAGCAATGTTTTAAGCATAAATTTACCATTGTCCGCTGCCTGCATTTCCTTAGGCTCAAGATCACGAGTCCTCTTGAATTTTTTTACGGTTTCGGTATGCTTCGTTGCCCAGTCCTCGTCGACCAGACTCTTAAGGTTACGCTTAATAATGTCACCGATACGTGACCAGTTTGCTTTGGTAAGATCCGCACGATCGTATTTGTACTGTTTAAGCAGTTTAAAAAAGTCTTCGGTAAAAACGTTATCCTTATCTTCCCAACCACCAATAACCTGATCAACCGAAGGATACACCTCCGTTAGAACCTTTTCAAGAGTAGACTGATGAGACTTGGACGACGTACACTTAAGCTCGACAAACTTATCGTGCGTGCTGCTAAGCGGCTTAGCCGACATACCGGGAGCACGCACAAGCAAACCGCTCACACTGGCCGTACGACCCGTACCAATCAACTCCACGTCGATGCTACTGATAGACTTGGGCAAGGTAATCATGCGTGCATACATACTGGCATTCTTATTGCGGTTGTTAATAATACGGTTAATCGCAGTTTCGGTAAGATTGATTTTGGTTTCATAGCTATTACCAGGCAGCTTAATAAGCCGCATAAAAGAACTACCTTTCTTATCCGTAGCCTCATAAACGGCATTCACAGTAAAATCCGTACGCGATTTACGCCAAGATCCAGGTAAGCCGTCCATCTTGTCGGTGTCCATCGAGTAGCCCGTATACAATGGCTCATTTACCAGATCAAGTGTAATGTTACAGGAACTTGACGTTGTCTCCACTTGGAAGCTGTCTTGTTTAACCTCGGCATAGGCGTGCTCAACGGTTGTCCAGGAACCCTTTACCACGGGTACAATCCAATTGGGCAGGCCTTTTACGTTAAGCATAAGTTGGCCAACGGTCGTGTTTTTGCTGCGTTGTTCGGCGATCTTTTGCATATTAATAAGAAATTGGCTCTGCACCTCATTGAGAAACTCATTGTCGGTTTTTTCCAACAGTGATTTAATAAGGCTAAGATTAACATCTACTCTTTGCAACTCTACACCACTGATCCTTACCATTTTGTCAACGGTAACTTCACCTGCCGCAAACATGTCAAAAATGTCACCAAAATCAGACTCATCCACATCAAGAACCTCTCCATCATCGGCTTCATCTGGCTCGGCCACCGTAAGGGGGTCATATTCAGGAGCAGGTTCAAGGGCAAGTTCAGGAGCAGGTTCAGGAGCAGGTTCATCAAGGGCAGGTTCAGGTTCAAGAACAGGTTCAAGGGCAGGTTCATATTCAAGGGCGGGTATAGACACCATTAAGGGAGTTGGCATAGTCAATGGTTCATCTATGTCCAGATTCGGGTTAGTCGCGTTAATACCATCTTGGCTAAACATAATAGATGTTATGCCTTGCATAGTTCCCAATTTAGAATAATCAATTTTACTGTTAGGAGGTGCAGGTGCGTTATCGAGGATCATATATTGTATATAATCTCCGTCAGCTACTGGCCTGAAAGCCAGGTATTGATCATCTATAAGAACATAGTAATTACCAAAGTATTTGTCGATGTGAATGTTAGCATCTATAATAATGACTTTAAACGCCTTATCTATATCTATGACAGTCGACGACATATATATCATCTAACCAGAAAAATTTAAATGATAGATATTTCAAATAGATACAGTGACTGTAGCAGTTTCATCATGAATTTCGTCTCTGCATAGGTTCAAAAGTTAAAGATAAAGATAAAGATAAAGGTTAAAGATAAAGATAAAGATCAAACTTAAATTAACGATCTACACTTGAAAACATAGAGTCACGAATAAACATACCAAAGTCCCTGAGCGTATCCTTCTTAACGCATACATAGTCTCCAAAATCCTGCGAGAAAGGAGCATGATGATGATAATACGAATGTGCTTGAGACGGTGCCGGCGGCAGTCTGGAACCGATTAACACATTTTTATTCTTTGGTACAACAGGGCTTTCAAAGTCGCTTGTAGCAGCTAACTTCGTTGGAACAGGTTTAGTAGGTTCGGTAATCGACTTCTTTAAAATTTCATTAAAAAATTTCTCACTCTGCTGTTGTATAACACTGGGGTTAAACAGCCGTAATGAAGAGTCTAAATTCTCAGTTTCCGATGGTTTAGATGGGTCTCGCGATGGTTTAGATGGGTCTGGCAATAGTAACCCTGCTCCTCCGATTTGTTTTAATTTTAGTAACCTTTTGTGTGTAGCGCCACCGAAAGTTATTTTACGACCAGTAATAGGATTCTTTATTTTACGCGGCATATTTACTTTAAGGTAGATTAAATATAAACGTAGAAATGACAAATCCGAATAATACATTTATGTATGATATTAGCAGCAATGTATTTGATCGCAACGAAAGCAATTATCGAAGAGAACACGCACAAGTAACATCTGAATTCGAAAGGATACGTCCTATGTTCGCACAGACCGCCGGTTTTAACAATAAACTATTCAACAAAGTGTTTGATCACATAAAATCCTCCAAGGGTCCAGCTGAAGAATCTATCCCGGAACCCGAGTCTATGTATAATACACGTATGCCCACATATGGTACAGCAGAGGACGGAGGTCAAAATATGTTAAAAGAGGATAGCGAAATCCGTGGAATGACACAATTAGAAAGAGCATACAGATCGCACACTAACCCAGATTCATACAACGAAAGCACAATTGAACGTTGCAGATCTAAACCTGATTTTAAAGAAAGACCCTTATCCAGTCAAGAAGCTAAACAGAAAATAGACGCTTATAGACAAATTGTTCCTAATACACCAGACTCCCGCCCACAAATTCAAATACAACCAATCTATCCTTCACCTGCACAGCAAACTCAAGCCTCTCCAGTACATGCGCCCCAGCACTTTCAAGCTTCTCCCGTACATGCGCCCCAGCACTTTCAAGCTTCTCCGGTACATGCGCCCCAGCATTCTCCGGTACATGCACCGCAATTTAATTCACATTTGTTTCAAGCACATGCACATGCACCGCAATTTCAAGCACCTGGACCTACACAGCACCAATTTCAAGCACCTGCACATGCACATGCACCGCAATTTCAAGCACCTGCACATGTACAGCAATTTAATTCACAATCGTTTCAAGCACCTGGACAATATCAACCTCCGATTGAATATCAAACAGACTTTCGTGTAAGGGAACCACCCCAACGCCAATTGACTCCACAAATCATTCCACGAGAGCAGCCCCGTCGCAGTTTGCCGGTGCAAAATCATCGTCGTACTAATACGGTGACATCTCATGGACCAGATGATTATAGATTTTATGCGCAAGCTAAAACAGAGGAGCTGGTCGACAACTCTGTCGAACAGGACTTAACTGACTTAAAGAAAATGGTAAAAAAACAAGAATTACTAATTAAGCTTTTATTGGCCCGCGGTTCTACTTAAACTGCTGGCTGCTTAGTAAATTTATATTGTAAACCACCTCCTCTTTCTTCTTGGAATTAGCAATAGCTTGTTTAGTAAGATAACGTTTTAAACCATCTGAAGTGAAATAATACTTACCGCCTCGCTCTCCTTTATGGATTTTATGCCCCATGTAAAACTCTTCCTTCTCGTCACTACCCGGAGGAGGACTATTATCGACAGTAAGTGTTAACTCTGGCTTATTTACGGTTTGATTTTGAGGCTGATTTTGAGGGTTAAAGTGAGGCTGATTTTGAGGGTTAAAGTGAGGCTGATTTTGAGGGTTAAAGTGAGGCTGATTTTGAGGGTTAAAGTGAGGTTTAATGTTACTTTGACTACTATCTACCCCATCTGGCATAATTCCCAGTTTACCATGAACCGTGTAAGGGGCATGTAAGGGAATTAGTTTAAAATCATCCAGGTTAAACTCATAGGCCGCAGATCGGTTACCAGATATAACAATATGTGGTACCTGTTTATCCGTGAAGTTGTTTTTAAGGGCGACTAAGGCAATAACCGTCAAAGACGATTTACAAAAACCAAGATTGGTGATCTTTAGATTTACACTTTTCCCCAACCCAATCCTAAACCTTGAGGGATTACGAGATATATACATATACGAATATGGAAGCTGTTGTATATTAAAATTAAAACCGTTAAAATCATATCCGTTAACACTGACGTTAACCAGTTGTAACAGATTCATATAAGATGCCTGTGTTAAAAATACAGCATTAAACCCATTTTCAGGTATGAAAACGTCTGGATTAAAGATGATCGACATTTATTTAAATTAATATTAATTCAATGGTTTAAGAACGCGCGTTTATAGTAACTAAATTATTCCAATACAGATTTATAATGGGATTCCTTACATTGGAACAGTTTTTATCGCATTTTCAACTGATACAAATGTCCCGCACTGAATTTGCAGATAAGTTTACGGTTACATACTCTGTTCCACAATCTTTAAGCCAGATATTCAACCTTGTTCCAGTAGATAGGGGTTCTAAGAAAATAGCTCCAAAACCCCTAATTAAATCACCAGAAACGGACAAACGCTATCAGAATCGTGAACGGGTTATTGACTATTTTTACGAGATTATTATTACTAACCGTTACCGTTATCTTACCTACTTCTATCAAGCCTATTTTGAGTTTAAAGATCCACGCACACTTGACTGGGGAGACAAACATGAAATATTAACATACCCTGCATCCTTTGCACCAAATGCCGTTATTTCCCTGCAAAAGAATGACGCCTCACGCCGATTAATCCGTAATCTGTTTTATCTTGAACTATTGCATGAGACGAAAGTGTCCAATACGGTAAAATCACATGTGTCTTTTTGGGAGTCTTTAAAAAACATGTACAATAAACTGCAGTTGGAAGACCGTTTCTTCGCCCCATCCAGCATTGACCTGTTTTTAAAAGATAAAGGCACGACCAACGAACGCAAACCAAGCGCAGGCGGCATTAACTATAACAATCTTTTCTACCTATTTCAGGCCTATCAGCCCAAGGCATCTATCTTTAATCCCTATTCCATCTGCTGGATTATACGAAATTTACTCAGCCCCGGATCGGCTATTAGACTTTTCACTCCCGTGTTAAGTTGGTGCTCCTACATTCCTGCCTTTATGCACTCTGGATATACCGAATACATGGGTGTGGATGTAATGCCATCCGTCTGCAAAAAAGCGGAATTTCTGAGTGAGTATTATGCTGGATTTGGTGCTCCATACAATAGCAAGAAAGTTACTATTAAATGTACACCCTCGGAACGCCTCGCCGATGATCCCCAATTTATGAAAGACTATGAGTCTTACTTTGACACCGTACTCCTTTGCCCTCCTTACTTTGATATGGAGGTGTACGGTGAGGGAGAACAGAGCATTAAATCCTATCCAGATTACGAGGAATGGCTGGATAAGTATTGGAGACAGACGGTTAACATATGTGCGCACGTATTAAGACCAGGAGGTACATTCGCTATGATAGCAAATGACTATAGTACCCTAACAGGTGAGATTAGACACATTACCAAGGATTTAGACAGGATTTCCTGTGAAAAGTTCAAGAAAAACGATATTTATTATCTTCAAAACCGTACCTCGCCATTACGAGTTAACGCAAAGGATCGCACGGAACGCTTATTTATATACAGCAAATAACAGCCATATTAGTTAGAATGGAAATAACTAATATAATTGTTTGAAAATGAATAAGTAACAGCTTAGGTACCCTAATACATTAGTCTGTCAGAACCAACGGCCCAAGCCTGACCTTCAACCCCCCTTTAACCCTTTAACATGAGCGCTGCCAACACCAACAACTTTCAGTCCAAGCTTAAGAGCCTGATGGCCGAGTACGACCTCGGGATCAAGAGCACGGCGGGCCTGTCTGGCGACGAGCTGGAGGAGATGAACAACAACAACGAGGGTATGACCCAGCTCTACGAGGCGATCGCGGAGCTGCACATGGAATTCCTTGCGGCGGCCCCCAAGAAGCGCGCCGTCGCTACCAAGTCCAAGGCGGCGGCGGCCGACGATGAGGAGCCCGCGGCCAAGCCCGAGAAGAAGAAGGCCGAGACCAAGGCCAAGGCCGACGAACCCGAGAAGAAGAAGCGTGCGACCAAGGCCAAGAAGGGCTCGGATGACGAGGAGCCCGCCGCCGAGAAGAAGGCGAAGGCGCCGTCGGCTTACTCTCTGTTCACCTCCAACCTCAACAAGGTGAACAAGGGCGAGCTGCCCGACATGAAGAAGATTAGTGTCCGGGTGAGCCTGGAAACGGTGTCTGAGTCCGGCAAGGTGCTCCTGGAGAACGAGGCCGCCGCGGAGCTCCAGGCGATGAAGGGTACCCAGCAGACGATTGAGACCCTGCTTGAGGCTTGCAAGGGTCTGCTGACGGAGGTCGACGGCAAAGTGCAACCCTTCAAGCTTTCGGGCCTGATGTGGTCGGCGGTCGGCAACAAGACGCCCTTTTAGGACGGTGGATTGATTGAAAAGGGGGTGAAACGCACAAATGCAGTAAAAAAATAAAAATCGCACAATGCAGTAAACAGAGGATTATCCTCACTTTGTTTCAACTTGCCATTACAAAGTGCGCGATTATTGCGCGTTGCTTTATTGGGTTATGAGAGAAAAAAATGTTAAGTGTTAAAGAAGCGGAAGTGTTAAAGAAGCGGAAGTGTTAAAGAAGCGGAAGTGTTAAAGAAGCGGAAAAGCGGAAGCAAACAGGTTAAAGAAAAGGGGCTTTAAAGACGGTCCAGATTCACGTACGCGCAGCGCCAGTTTGCCGGCACCGATACCTCATCCATGCCATCCAGGTCAGGATCCACCGACTCGACCACACGGTACAGATCGTCGAAGGTAAAACCGTTGCCCTCGGCCCCGCTACCATAGGTGTTGGTCTGGAACTCCGCCAACTGGCACTCAATTTCGCTGGTCATCATCGGTTCCTCCAAGTCCTGAAGGTCATTGCGGAAGGCATAAAGGTCAATGAGGTAGGTCTCCAGCTCCTGCGGGATGCTATCGGGCAAAACTGCCTGCATGCGGGTAATTTCGTCGTTGTACACGCACGGGATTGTTTTGTGACCCCCGTCGCGATTCACGTAAGTGGCGTTACTTGAGCCAGTGGTAAAGCTGACGAAGCGCCACACCACCTCCGGTTCGTTCTTGAACGTAATGGTCGAATCGATTCCCATATAGTTCAGCCCGTAGAGTCCGGCGTTCCCATCCACGTGGGGAACAAACTGGTGACGATTGATATAGGAGACAGGGTCGCAAGACATGGCCAGACCAAGATATCTATATTTTGGTGGATCAATTTTATCTCTTAATAACGGGCAGTAGGGGGGCATCAGAGGGTATCAAGAATTAACTTTAAACATTACAGGAGACAAATAACGAATCGATGGTCAAATCCTCTCAGAATTAGGCCAGGGGGTTAAGGGGGAGCGCAGGTCCCCCACTTAACTCTTCCACATTTTACCATTTATATCTATACCGTGAACTTCCTTGTTAACAGATAAAGATATAAACTTCGGAGCACCTGGAATCTTCACCCATGTAGGCGTGTCTACCTTACCGTCGCTGCTGATATACAGATCCTGGTCTGTAACAAGGTACACCTCATCATCCAGTCCAATAGCCACGTATTTAACTTTAACATTTGCCGGCGTTTTAACAACCGTCCATTTTAACTTATCTTTTAAACTCATGTAGAGTTCACCACCCTTCGTCACCAACCAATTTGCAGACTTACCGGAAGCAACCTGTTCAACAGATACCGTAGGAATCTGATATTTTGTACACTCGTCATTTGTGCACTTGTATGCTTCACTTGCTTTTACACCCAATGTACCATCATTTGAGATGTTGGTAAACGCAGTTCCGCTTTTCGACGTCCATTTAGAGCTACTGGCGGGCTTTACCATCCTCGATCCATCGGTGCTAATAGCCCATAGCTCTGTATTGGACGCGGCTATTTGCTTTACTTTGCTGGATGTATCTACTTTGGTCCAGAAGGTATCATCGGATGTTCCGTCACAGGGTTTTTTACAAGTATAAATGTCCCCTTTTTCAATACCAAAGATACTGTCCTTATTGGATGTTAAATATGTCATCTTCATCTTCTCATCCGGAGCATATACCTCTTCCCAGTTCTTACCGATATACCCCCCTCCTGAACCATATTTAGCTAACTCGCGCTGTCTCCATTGTGCAATATCATTTGAATAGTATCGACGCACGGTAAAATAAGAATAGCCAAAGTATAACAATAAGTCCAGTACGATTGTAGCTGTTATAACACTAAGCACGGTTAACATAATATAGTATATACACGGTAATGTCCCGCAATTATTATCCATATAACCTTAAATTATAAAAAAATTGAGTGTTAAAAGAAAATAAAAATGTCACAAGTCATCGGTATTTCTTGCGTATACGGTGTATCTATTAGCTTGATCGAGCTATTTTCCATTCTTGACATAGATCTGGATGAAGTTGACACCGATACCCTTGTTCAAGTGGACGATCCTCGTATTAAAAGGAAACTACCATCAGGCCTTTCGGTCTTTACCCATCCCGATTGGGATGATATGGTGATCCTAGGCTCGGTTATCGTTACACTTGACATTGATCCTTCTATTACCGGCTCAACAATGGCTCCTGTTATTACCATTCCGGACGTAGTAGACTTTACGGATTATACAGATGAGCGTCCCATGTATTATCAGCTTCCTTTAATGGGAAATTAAAATATTAAATAAATTATAAATGGGAAACAGCTTATCAATGGGTGGCCCTTATATAGGAGACGGCAAAATCAACATACCTGTAGATGCAGTTAGACAATTAACAAACGGTACAGTAGTGTACTTGGCTAAAGACGGCCAGTATGTGAAAATGGCTACGACAGGCAACAAGGATGCAAGATATTATTCAGGAACAATTGATCAGTTCACTCAAGCTAAATGGGATCAGGCAACCCCTGTGCCTGCAGGTAGCTATGCGATATCCCCGGTTAACCTAAAAAAACGGGACGGTAAACCTACAAATTCTTATTTAACTACTTTGCAGGGTAAATGTGCAGGTGATGCAGGTACCCCATCTAAGACTACCGCACCCACGTCTGCATTAGTGCAAAACGAGTGTGCTATGTCGGATACATGTACCGGTTATTCTTACAACGAAAAATCCAATAGCTACCTGATTCATAACTCAGATATACGTGCAGGCGATGGCCAGACAGACTGGAAATGCCTACCTAAGGCAACCGTCGGTACTTGTAAAACAACGGATATGAAGACTCCTCCCTGGTCTCAAACACCGGGATCTTATGCAGAATGTGCCGTTAAATGCGCTAATGATCCAGTATGCCAGGGATTTTCATACAATACGGATCGTAAGGTATGCCAAACATACGGATCGGGTGAAAATGCAGGCGATGCCGCAGCCGGTGCACGAGTAACCACAAGTGATACAAACCCCGCATGGTCGTGCGTTATTAAAAGGGGAGGCTCTGGACCAGCCCCCGTACCGCCTGCGCCGACTCCTTCTACTGCACCTGCACCGCCCCCCGTAGCCCCGGCTGCTGCTCTTGCACCTGCACCTCCTGTCCCTGTGCCAGCCGGTGCAACTAAATATACCCCGTGTCCTGTAGGCTATCGTGGTCCCAATGCATCTGGTACATGCTTTGGTAGTTATTCGGATAAATGTGATCTGGATTGTGAAAAAGCCAAATGTGCTTCAGCAAAAGGTAAGTGGTTCGATTTGGATTTCTCTAAGAATCCTTATACCTGTCAAATGGAGCCGTTACCGGAACCGGTTGTTCCAACTCCAAACCCTCTTATTGCACCTGCACCTACACCTGCTCTTGCACCGCCAAACCCTCTTGTCGCACCTGCACCTGAACTTACACCTGCTCTTGCACCTGCACCGCCAAACCCTCTTGTCGCACCTGCACCGCCAAACCCTCTTGTCGCACCTGCACCTCCAAACCCTCTTGTCGCACCTTCACCTCCTCTTGCACCTGAACCACCAAACCCTCTTGTTGCACCACGAAACCCTTTTCTTGAACCAGCCGGACCTGAATTAAAAGATAATTGGATGTGTATCGATGAGTTTTCTGCACCCGTAAAGCGTTTTGGTAATGATGTTGGATGTTTATCACTGGATGGAAAAACATGTTTATACGAATATTGCTCTAAGCCCGAAAGTAAGTTTCCAGATAATGCCAAATCCCTTATTTGCGGCAACGACCACATGGGCAAATTAGGTGTAACCGGATACGAGTCCCCTAACGGATGGTGTTCCACTGTTAATCGCGTATTACCTGGTGCAACACCAAGCCCTCTTGCACCTACACCTGCACCTGCATCTGCGGTTGCACCTGCGGTTGCACCTGCACCACCAAACCCTTTTTCTGAACCTCAACCAAGCACCTCTTTTACAGAGTTAGGCACTGGATTATGTCGTACATCTGGGATGGAATACCCTGCATATGAACAGCGTCAGGTAAGTGATCAGGAATGTGCCAATGCCTGTGTTCAAGATCCGGATTGTATGGGATATGCCATGTCCTCCGATGGCTTTTGTCAATTATACAATACTAAAGGATCTACCGTACCACGTACAGCCAAGATCGGAGATACACTTGAAAAGACAGATGGCAATCCATCATGGAAATGCAAGGCTAAGAAACCAAAGGTTTCCATCAGTGGACCCGCAAGCGTAGCCATTTCCAATCCCCCTCTGCCACCGATGCAAGCCAATACACAGTTTGAGGATATAAGGGCTTCATCTTCAGCTTCATCTCCTCAATTTCAACAATCTCCCCAATTTCAACAATCTCCCCAATTTCAACAATCTCCTCAATTTCAACAATCTCCTCAATCTCCCCAGTACCAAAGACAAGACTACTCACAGCCACAGCAATCCGCCACACAAGTTATTGGTAAGATTGCTTCAACATTGTACGCTCCGCAGATTCAAGCTTATAATGCGTGCTCCTCATACTTTAAAAATTATACCCAAGGCGGAGGGACGGTAAAACGCCCCAGCAAGGAGCAGTTAGCAATTGACCATCAGAGGAAAATTCTACGCGACACTCTGGCACGTCGCCGTTAAATTTAAATTTAAAGTTAAAGTTAAGTTTAAATTTAAATTAAATTAAAAACAATTACCGTAATGGATAATGGACGACGCAGAATACGAAAGCTTTTGGTATAATTTTAAGGATTCCGTGGTGAACTTTACTCGCGCCTCTCCTTCTCCCTTATACGATCCTATATTATCTCGACTACCCATAGTATCAAGTGCATTGAATGACCTACAGAAGGAAAAACGGTACGAAGAGATTATAACGATGATAGAGACCTTTTTGACGGATTTTCTCTGGATATCGTTAAAGAATCCAGGAACCGCCTGCGCGCCCTATCATCTTAAGATCGCCAATACAAACTTAAAAAGATGGACAGCATTGGAAAATACAGGCAAAAGCCGTATATTTAACCTCGTTAAAATCGTATGCCATATCGCATGTACTAAAAATCCGCATCCTGATACAATTGGGTTAATAACAGAGATTGAAAAAATAGAGATGGACTTTGTACGCGTCATCACAATTATAGTATCTTATGCCTATAAACATAAAATGAGCACGGTCTTAACCAGACTAATGACCGATACAGAGTGTCAAAGATATACGGTAGCCGTGCTTCATAAGATGAACATTATGGTTCCGGAACACATTCGTAACGGCGCTAAAATATTTAATATATAAGATATATGACCAGTCGTCAGTTTGATATTACTCAGCATATTGATTATGAAAATCATATGAAAGACTATATTAAAAAGTCCGACGCCAAACAAATTATAGACACTCTTAAGAATAAGGTGGGATACCGACCTATTCAGTCACATCCCGACTACCCTGCCCTGATGAACATGTTGGATCAGAAACACCGCAAGGACATGTCTAAGCTTGAACAGGAAATGCGCCGCAAAACCCAGTCGCCTGGCTCTATTAACGATATTACAATGCATCCAGAATATAAAACTTTAGTTAAGAAGTACGAAGAGCAAATAGTTGCGCTAACCCGTAAATTATCTTTGGTACAAAGCCGCCGTCCCCTTGAGTGCCCCCCTGTTCAAAAGTGCGTTAAGTGCGAGAAATGTGTTACTGTCCCTAAATGCCCTACATGCCCTAAATGCACAAATCAGATTGACTCAGACTACACAATGAAGGCAAATTTAATATCAGGCGAACCCGTCGCCGCCAATAACTATCCTCCCATGGAGGTACCCATCGCCCCGTCATGGGGAACATGGATAATAAAGTAAAAATTTAAAGATTTAACTTTAACTTTAACTTTAACTTTAAATCTTTAACCCAATGCTTCTATTTTCCTTTGGATAGAAGCATTGTATTCACAGCCATACATGTGATAGTAGTACCAGTGGTAAGACAGCATAACCGAATTGTAAAAATCCGCAGGTGTCTTCGGCTGCTGAGTTTCAATAATCCAGAGACGTGCTATGTCTGTTTCCGTAGGCAACATATTTACTGTATAAGTAACATGATCTGCCGTAATTGTGTTTTGTGACATTGAATACTTTGATTACTTTAGACTTTTAACTTTAAACACGTTCATTTTAAATAATATTTGAAAAACATATATGTCCGCATCCTCATCAAGTGCACTCGGATTAGTAGGTGCCCTCGTTAAAGCGACTGATTCGGTTAAAGCGACTGATTCGGTTAAAGCGACTGATTCGGTTAAAGCGACTGATTCGATTAAAGCCAAAACAGACTCTTCATACACCTGGCACAGGAACAAAGCCTTTGCAAACATCGGTACCGATGGCATCTCTAAAAGGAATAAATGGATACAAGAAGTAAAAGATATTTATCAAAACGGCCAAGTAACCTGGAGACAAGCCCTGTCCATCGCATCAAACAATCGAGCTACCAACAAACCAACCTACCGAACCGTAAAAAAACGCGTAATCGATACATACACAGGCCGCCAGGCCGCCAATGTTAAATGCACGGGTCCCGTATGCCCTGGCAAATATGATAAGCAAGCCTCTACCGAGTATCGTCCACAAGGCCATAAAAATAAACGCGTATTATCACAGCAAGCCGCTATGAAACTACTTAAGAAGTATTATAGCCAACGTGGTAACTTAACCAGTAAGCTTATCGAAGCACAAAAAGCCATGAAGACCGATATTTCCCGAAAACGCAACACCGCTTTAACCCCCTGCCCCGTGAAACAAGTCGTTTCACTGAACGGCGTTACACGCAATATTGTAACGAAAACACCGGAATGTGCCGACAATTGGCTCTATAGGAGGATAGATAAGTATGATATGAAAGATGTAGATAACGGATCGGGTAAGTCGTACAACGAGCCCTTGACGAAGTCCCGGAAATCCAGATACTAAGGCGTTTTTTAAAACCTTTTTTATTTTTGTTCTTTATATAGATGGCTGAAATAGGCTTATATGCATTAACATCATTATTAGGTGCAGGATTTCTTTTAAACAAGACAAAGCAAGCCCGACCTATTAAGGCCACCGCAGGTCTTGAGTACAACGATAAAACGGTGGGAACAGATATGTATAACTCCAGAGACTATTTTAAAGTTAAACAAGAGGAATATGACCGTGCAACGAAAAACTGGACGGACGCTCAGTCGCCAAAAATCACCGGTGTTATTCCAATGTACTTTAATACCCTCTATGTGAAGGATGATCAGGAAAAAATCCCCAATGCTAACTTTAATCCCGACAAAATCTATGGTGTTTTACAATACCTTGACTACGATACACAGGCTAAAATCAAGGCCAGCAGCATTCATGACCGAGGACGTTCAACCGCCACCGAATGGGGCATTGTCATGGATAAACCCACCCCATCCGCCCTCCAAGAAGGCGGAGATCCCTTTAAAGATATCGGATCCATTCTGCCTAACCAAACAGACTTTACCCACAACAACATGGTACCCTTTTACCGCAGTACCATCACCCAAGACACCCGTAGTACCAATCAAGGCAAGGAAGGCAAACTTGAACTGTTTACCGGACAGTTTAAACTGAATAAACCTCAAAAGGAAGAAATCAGCCCGCTGTTTAAACCCATGCCCGAAAACATTCATGGCACCCAGATCTACCGCGATCTAAGCAGATATAACCCTAACAACACCGGGAAAAAGCACGGCGAATCCCCCATTGAGAAGATCCAAGTTGGTCCCGGCCTGGGTAAAGGATTTACCAACCTTCCCAGCGGCGGCCGCCACGAAACCTTACGTATTTTACCTAAGACCATTGACGAATTACGCGTGGATCCCGTGACCGAGACCGAAGCCAAAACCTCAAGCGGTGCCTCGCAAATCGCCAAACGCACACTTATTAGCCAACTTTATCGCAACCGCCCTGAACTTTTAGTTACCAATCTGAAAGGTGAACGCAACTTTACCACAACCGGTGCCACCATTGCCCCCATGTCACAACCCACCATCGTACTGCGCGATACTCAACGCAAACAGTCCAAGTCTCTGGTAGGCACGGCCAAGGCCGCCACGGCCTCCGGTAGCCGCGTTTCACCCAAAAGCAGGGTATCCGATAAGGTTAACCATCGGGCATCGTCTTTCCGTAATACCGCGGCACAAAGTCAAAAGGTCAGTGATTATGGTCGTAGTGGCTTTACCGCATATGATAACAACCGTATGTCCGCAGTTAAGACACAACAGGAAAATTGCACCGATGGATGGGTATTTGGAGGCACCCAAACCATTATGCAACTGATGGGTCTCGCCGGAGCCGCTCAGTCAACGGTTGGTATACAAGACGATGTTCGTAAAACACGCAAACAACACTACGTCCATAATGAACGTAGCCAAACCGGCAACAGTAACGGAGTGGCCGCCCAACCTGCCAAGGCGCCGAGCTACAACCCAGAAGAGTGGACAGCGAAGAAGACCATTCGTGAGACGACCGAAAACAACGATCATGTGGGTATTGCGGTTGGTCCGGTCAAGAAGCGTATTGTGTGGGAAGGTCAGACGGCGAAAAAGACCATTCGCGAGACCACGGAAAACAACAATCACAACGGTAACGTAGGTGCTTCCTCTAAGAATAAGAGCGGCGGTTATTCTACGACAAAATGGAACGCTAAAAACACCAGCCGTCAATTCACGTCGGACAACTCGTACACCGGTGCGGCTAATGCAGGGGATAAAAAGACGGCATCTTACGATTCAGCCTATAATGCCCGGACAAACGAGAATAAGGAGGTGGTTTCCAAGGGTCGGAGCCCGACGGAACGTGGACCCAACCTGGGACACCAAAGTATTAACGTTGAAATGAAGAAGCTTGACAGCGATCGCATGAACAAATACATGGCAATGAAGTCGACCACAGCGGGTAACGTATTTAATCCAGATGCGATAGGTCCTTGCACGGTAACCAGCGAGAAAAACCATTTACCAGAGAATGAAACCCGTTTAGATGTTGGCATCCTGGATGCATTTAAGCGCAACCCTTTAACACAGAGTCTGGCAAGCTGGTTTTAGACCTTTAAATTTAATATTTTAACTTAAAAACGATTCCTTTTATAAGTTAAAGTTTAAGCTATGAACGCCCTTCGCATGCTATTTCATTCATCCGTCCGCTCACTTGCGCCACGTCTGGGGCGCCTTCCAGTTCGCACCATGGCTTATTGCGGAACGATTGACATGCCGGATGGACCTATCCGGTATGGTTTTACCACAATTATTGATTTTTCAGGTACTCCGTATCTTGTTCCTTACACATGCAAGTGTTACGTAGACGATATTGACGGGTTTCTGAATAACCTTATCTGCGACATCCCCAAAGAAGAGTACAATGACCATAAATCTATTATGGAAACGGTAATTAATCAGGATCTGTTCCGCCGCTATAGCCGAGACTTTCAGGTTCACCTGTACCCAGCAGCAAAAAGCATCTCGCCTCCGTGCTATAAGATGATTTAAGGGTTAAAGTAAATGTGAAATTTCACATGAAATTTAACGGAAAAAATCATTTCCGTAATCTTCACTGATAACGCCCAAATAAATAAGAGCATTGCGGGAAGCAATCTGTTCCGCATCGGTCTTTTTACGATCTCTACCTGTACCAATAAGAAAGCCACACCGATCATGTACGCCAATTGTATGCCAACGCTGATTGGTCTTGCCTTCCTCTTTGATAACCTTCCAGGTCGGAAACATATCGTGCTTCTTTTGAAAGTATGTCTGCAACTGATCTTTGTAGTTATCATCAAATACAATCAGCTTTACAATATCAATGAACTTTTCATACGTATTCATAATGAACTTTTGACAGTACAAATATCCATTGGACCGCGATGCCAAAATACCTTTCGCTAACTTCCGTGACTGTTGTGTCAGCTCCATATAACGTTTAACTTTTTCTACAGGTAAAGGTGCAAGTGAATGTGCAGGTGAAGATGCAAGCGCAGGTGCAAGTGCAGTTAAATTTACATTTAAATCCTTTTCAAGACTGTCTAGTTCCTTTTGAAGTGCATCATAAGCAAGAGACATCTTGAACCATTCGGAGGATAACGGATCGCTGCCGTTATCAAGATAAATAGCGGCAATGAAGGATTCAAATAGATCCTCAAGAATGCGGAGGTTTTCGCGACCGCCCTCAGAATCTACATGCTGTGAAATAATAACCCATTTTCCAAAATTTAGCCGCTTAGCTAATTGCCCAAGCGAAGTACCACGCACCATCTTCGTTCGGGTTTTCGTTAAAAAACCTTCATTCTCCATGGGAAATCGCTCATACAAATACGAACCCACGACAGCATTAAGGATGGTATCACCAAGAAACTCATATGTTTCGTTGCAGGAGTCTTGCAGTGACACACAGGTCAGATCAACTTCTTCTCCGTAGTTATTCTTTAAATAAGAACGGTGAACAAATGCCTTTTGGTAAATGTTAATATTATTAACTTTAATGTCGAGACCATTACTGCGTAGAATGGTCTCGACGTCCTCAGCTGTAATTAGCTGGTTAAGGGTATTCTGGCGCTTAACGAGTTTGGATGATGACATTATTACTTAAATATGTCTTGTCATTTTTAATTTATTAATTGAGCTTATTATATATATATGCAAAGGGAACCATATTTGTAAATGGAATGTGCAACAATACATAATATATTCTTATGAATATTAATGACAACTTTTGTATCAACATGGAATATCCCAGCAGGTACGACACTTGTGCTCCCTATTAATGCAAATACTACTATAAACTGCGTTGTGAACTGGGGAGATACTGCTACCAATACATATACTAATTATATTGTAAATAATTTAAATAGACCATCGCATCAGTATCAAAACGGAGGTACTATACAGATAACCATAACCGGCACACTACCAGGCTGGTCATTTCTGAACGCCTTGATCGACACAGGCGTAGCGGCTTCTGCATCTTTACTTGTATCCATTACTTCATTTGGAGGGATGAGGTTATCATCTCAGGGGTCTGGATTTCTAAATTGTATAAATTTAGAATATATACCTGAACCGCCCGTTAACTCGCGTTTCAATTCTATGTTCGATGGATGTTCGAAATTTAATGCAGATATCTCCGGATGGGATGTGTCAACTGTTACTACTTCTATGTCACAAATGTTCGCAAAATGTTTGGCATTTAACAGCGATTTATCGTTATGGAAGGTGTCGAATGTTACTGATATGCACCGTATGTTCATTGGATGTTCGACATTTAATGCAGATATCTCCCAATGGGATGTGTCGAAAGTCAATAATATGTTAAATATGTTCACAGGATGTTCGGAATTTAACCGCAATTTATCGTGGAATGTGTCGAAAGTCACTAATATGAGCGGTATGTTCGATGGGTGTTCGAAATTTAATGGAAATATCTCCACATGGGAAGTGGTAGATGTAACTAATATGTCCCTTATGTTCAACGGATGTTCGGAATTTAACAGCAATTTATCGTTATGGAAGGTGTCGAAAGTCACTAATATGAACAGTATGTTCGATGGATGTTCGAAATTTAATGGAAATATCTCCACATGGGACGTGGTAAATGTAACTGATATGAGACGTATGTTTTTTAATTGCCTTCAATTTAGAAGTGATATTAGTAGCTGGAAATTATCTGGCATCTCTGCCAATGCAAATGCTCCTACGTTGACTGAGGCATATATTAACGCTGTTCAACCTAATTTTAGTACACAATATCCAACAGCCTGGAGTTTCACTGCACCGGTGACCGCTGCTGTTATCGAAACCATCCTTCCTGTTGCAAACAGAACACAATATTACATGAATGGTCTCAGGCTCGTAAGAGGTTTTAAATCAACCTGGTCTATTACTATACCTAATCGAGTAGTTTTTTTACCATTTACTGACGGAGCGATTCTAAATTGCACGGTACATTGGGGAGATGACACTTCAAATGCATATAATTATACCGTTGGCACCGGCTTTCCAAAACCATCACATACGTATCCCAATACAAATGCAACATACACATTAACTATAACTGGCTCTTTTACAGGATGGTCTTTTGGTGATACGGCTCACATATCAAGAACATATTTAAGAACCATAAGTTATTACGGTGGACTTTCCCTATCACCAAATGGATCCCATTTTCAAGGGTGTACAAATCTTACCACATTGCCCACTACAACGGGGTTCGGTACGTTAGCTTTGCCTACAAATTGCTCAAATATGTTTGAGAGTTGTACAAATTTCACGGGTAATGGAATATTGTCATTAATTCCGGATCAGGTAACGAATATGTCCTCTATGTTTTCAAATTGCACGGTGTTTAACGGAAATATCTCAACTTGGAATGTTACGGAGGTAACGACTATGTCCTCTATGTTTTCAAATTGTACGGCGTTTAATGGAAATATCCCAAATTGGAATGTTCAAAAAGTTGAAAACATGTCAAACATGTTTTTTAATTGCAGTATCACCGGCAACGGTATATTCAACTTAACTGCGAATAATATGGCAACTGATATGTCCTCTATGTTTTCAAATTGCACTGTGTTTAACGGAAATATATCAACATGGAATGTTACACAGGTTAGAAATATGTCCTCTATGTTTTCAAATTGTACGGCGTTTAATGGAAATATCCCAAATTGGAATGTTCAAAAAGTTGAAAACATGTCAAACATGTTTTTTAATTGCATTAATTTAACCGGCAACGGTATATTCAACTTAACTGCGAATAATATGGCAACTGATATGTCCTCTATGTTTTCAAATTGTACGGCGTTTAATGGAAATATCTCAACATGGGATGTGCAAAAAGTTGAAAATATGTCAAACATGTTTTTATTATGCGCTAATTTTAAGCAAGACGTGAGTAATTGGATAGTAATTGGCATTTTATCTAATGCGAATGCCCCAGCATTTACAAATGACTATATAAAGACTGTTAAGCCAAAGTTTTCATCCGGTAATCCAAATGCCTGGAAATTTACGGGTCCAGGTGTCACTGTCAAGGTTATCGAAACTATACTACCTGATACGGCAAGTAGAGCTCTATATACAATGGATGGACTCCGACTCATCCTCTTCACTAACAATAATCCTAAATCATCTGCTATAAGTACATCATCTCCTATAACAAACTCATATAACTCTGTTATTAACAGATTCATATAGGGTCCCCCTTAAACCCCTGGCTTAAAGTTAAAGGGTTAGATTTAATGTTAATCTTAATGATAGTGCCGTTAATAAGAGACTGGACATTATAACGGACCATGTACATATAAACTCACCCATTTATAATATATAATATTTATATATGGATATTTACACTATTATAGCTCTTGCACTTATTGTACTATTATTATTACACGTTCAAGGTATAGATATTATACCTATTAAAGCTGCATTCGACCCTGCTATCATGCACCCTGCCTCACTTATTCCAAATATTTAATTGAAAAATTAAATTTTAAAAATGTTCAAAAGACGTCGCATTAATAACGCAGAAGATTACGCTTATAGTTCAGGTTCAAATGAAAATGCAGGATCAAGTTCACCTGAACCTTCAGCTTCAAATGCAACCATTGCTCCTATATTAAATGCACTCGAACAGATTATGGGATTTATGCAAGCTGCCATGCAGGAACTAATGGAAAGCAACGCACGTATCGAAACAAAGATCCAGGCCATAGATACACAAATTGCGAAACACTCTAATATTGTATCTCTTCTTACCAAAGAAATCGCAGACTTGCAGATACATGCACTTCATGGCATGATGATGGCGGGTGCAGGTGCAGGTGCAGGGGCAGGGGCAGGTGCAAATCACGAAGAACCAGCACCTTACATGCATTTTTAATTTTAAAACATAAAGTAATGAACAAGGGTTACATGCTTTTTATAAGAACCTGTTCGGTTTTTTGGAAATCCTCTGAGGATATTGCTCTTAAACAAACCCTAAAGAATCTGCTGCCAGAATACCAATTTTTAGGTATTTGCGCCGTTATGTGGAGATTTTTACCTTTGAGATTACGCATCTGGTGGACAATAGAGATCGCCAGACCAACCCTACGCAAGAAGGAATTATTACAAGCCGTTAGACAGTTAGCCGCAATAACCGTTTATAAGTTATCTTAAAGCCAGGGGTTTAAGGGGAGCGCAGGTCCCCTGAGCGATATACACTTAATACGCGGGCACTGGGATCCTGAACCGGGGCTCCTTTAGTGTCATAACTCCACCGAGGCAGCCAGTAATACGGAACTAAATGAGAACACCCAGGATAATAACGGTTAAATACTTCCCGATACCATTCACGTTCCAACTCAACACCTGTTTCCACATGGGCATCTTTAAATGCATGATGCATAATTGTCCGCGCGCTATCCTTTAGTTTGCGAATATGGGCTTGAATAAGCTGAAACCAACTTGAACCTTCGTCCCGATTGGACACCCCGTCCGACATAGCCTCCTTTAACCGCCAAATAATCTCGTTAGGCAGCAAGAGACGATTGTCCGAACCCGTCATAAGTTCAAAACTCTTTCGGAGAATGTATTTTTCCATTCCACCCGTACCATCCTGTTTACGCGGAATAATCTTATATTTAGGATGAACACACAACATGTAATAGTGCAAGAAGTTCTGATCAAGAAACGGAACCCGAATTTCCAGAGAGTGACCAGCCGTGGCCTTATCGCCCCGCAAACAGTCGAAATAACGCAAATCATCCAACAATCGAAAGGTTTCCTGACTAAACTCTTCGTGCGACGGAGCATTATAAAAATACATATAAGAGCCCGATGCCTCATCCGGACCCTCCCCTGAAAGCAACACCACGATATTAGGATGCTGCTCACGAATATACTTTGACAATGCATACATAAATGCACTGGCCCTGACCGAAGTAATGTCATAAGACTCAATCTGCCGAATAACCTCAGGCAATAAACTCAACATGTAATCCGGGGTAACCACATGCTCATGATGGACAGAACCAATATGCCTGGCCACATCCCGAGCCGCCAACAAATCCGGCGCATCCTTAAACCCAATACTAAAGGTATGAATAGGACCCCTCTCACGCAGTAAATCCTGAGCCAGGGCAGCCACCAGACTACTATCCAAACCACCCGACAAAAATGACCCAACCGCAGGCAACCCCTCGTTTGTCGTACGCTCGCACATTAACCGCTTATGAACCGCTCGCCGCAACAAATGAGGAATATAGTGCATGTGATCTATCTTGCTAAACTTATCCGTCATTAATGGCCTCGTAAAAACCGTCTCGTAAGGCAATATGATGAACTGCTCTGTAGTCATATCGTAGACACCATAATGCCTGTTGGGAAACTGATCCACCGGCAGATAGCCGCCACTCGTTTCATCTTTACCGTTACCGTTACCTGTACCTGTACCTGTAAGACCCATAAGTCCCTTTAATTCGCTACAGACCGCAAACTTACCCGGTGCCTTTAGATAATACAAGGCGCGAACCCCAACGTGATCACGGCCGACGTAAATACGATTTACACGCAAATCAACGATGCAAAAAGCAAACTCGCCATCCAGTAGGTTAATCGTCTTTTCTATACCAAACTCAAGATACAGTTGAAGAATCACCTCGCAGTCGCTGTCACTTTTCGAAGGGGGTAGGCTCTGTTGAAGCTCTACATAGTTATAGATTTCACCATTCGCCAACAAATACACACGGTCATCGGAAATAAATGGCTGGCCGGCCGCCGGAGTCAGGCCGTTAATTGCCAAACGATGAAATACAAGCTGTAGCTCACCCTCGGGATTTTGTGTACTAACGGTAATTTTACGTGTCTCGTCAGGGCCCCGGTGCCGGATACTGTCGGCGGATTCAGATCCAGGACCTGTAACGGAGGGTGATGAAGCGTTCTTGAAATAGGCAAATATGCCACACATTTTTTAAACTATGCGTGGACTATCAATTTTAAAATTTCAATGATATAATATAATGTTAAAGTTAAAGTTAAAGTCTAAGGATAAGCCTAAGCCTGAAGACTTATGCATGTGGAATTACTCACGGCAATCTTATTGCATCGTGATGCATAATGATCAACTGGAGCCTTCTCAAGCATTTTTCTCACCCGGTACAGATGTCACTGTTAACGACGACATAATGAAAGACATAACCAAAGTAACCAAAACTTCAACTTCCTTAATCTCTGACATGTATCTCGAGGACGACGATAGCGTACAAAACTTAATACATAAAACCAGCTCTTTAACCCTTTACAAACCAGAGTACTTGTACTTTTGGATAGATAACGGGGACGGAACAGGGGTTAACATGAAGTTTGATATGATATATAACGTCGATACTCAAACCGCAAAAAGGTTTAAATATTCACCCATCCCCAGTCGCGACTTTAAAGAAAAGCTGTCATCTGAAGCGGAATGGCAAGAGCGTGTAACCACCCAAAACTTCGAACAGAGCTTTATATCCACGTTCGAGTACCCTGCTACGGAATTAAAGGTTAAAGTTATCCACTGCATATCGATGGATAAGTACATCGCCTATCTAAATGTCAGAGAAGCCACCGCGATAAAATATCAGGTAAAGACCTATTTTCCAGATGTACGAATGGGTGCTTCCATTATTAGCAACATTGTCTCTGACCTTGCCAACGGAGAGACTTTAGTAAAATATAATGCAGATGACGTTAACTTTAAAAAGTTTCAGTCCAGTTTATTGGCACGCAACTATTCAGTTAGAGCTATACAGAGCCCAGAGTTAAACCGCGAGCTAATTAACTCGGAGGATACAAAGTTTTATAACTGCAATGTGTTGGAAGCCGTTATACACATGAACTATCGTGAACGCAGTGAAAACTTTGTAGATCTGGAGAAGGTATTTCATATGTTTCCGGTATCCGCCAACGTACCCTTTTCACGGTTAAAGTCGGAAAAAGATACAAACTACATTATTTACCGTGGATCAACCGACATAACCAGCCCAGACTTTATCAACAAACGCACAATACAGGATTGGATTGATCCAAAGTTAACACGTATGCTGGATGTCACCGATGTGTACGCCGTTTCCTCTCTGGCCTATAACCGTAATGTGGGTAGAGGCTTAAGCTTTAAAATCCTGAATTATGGTAACACTCCGGACACCAAACGATACATGACCCTTAACATCTACAAGGATGGTAAGGTAGAGCTAAAATGCTTTTGGGATGAACAATTCGGATCCGATGAGTTAAATCCCGGAGGCAACCGGCATTTGATTGTGGAAGCAGTTGCGAAGGTTCGCCATTTCATACAGGAGCTTAACAATCTTAATTATTTCGTAGCAGGATCAAAGAAAAAGAAGATTACGGTGCCAGATGCCGACCCTTTTAATCCAGAGGGAAGTACCCGTATTGCTTTTTTTAATACTATCTCGGTATTTGATTATGGTGCTCAGTTAAACTATGTGGACTTTGCTAAATACCTGGATTATTACCGTGCCTATATTCATTTGGTTACTCGAGTGATGCCAAACAATGAGATCGATACACGCTCTATTGAGTTGCGCTATAAACGATTGAATAACTACATCCATTTGAAAAACATTCAACGTTTTATTAAAAACTACAAAGAGGAAAATCCTGTAAACAACAGAGAAACCACAGCGGACTTAATCAATAGTGTATCGGTCACGTTTTCCTTGTCAAGGGAGGACGCCCTGGTCGTTATTGCTGATTACGAGATGACCTTTGAGAATAAAAAGCGCAGGGCTCGTAAGATCGTTAGTAAGGATGATATTTCACGTATATTAGACCGTGATATTAGCACCCAGTCTGGTATTGATATTAAGATTATCAAGCGTCAACCAAAGAGTCTGACCGATAACACCTACAAATGTTTAATATTAGGTATCAGTTATGACATGTTGGGTCCAGTACAGCATTTTCTACGTCATGTAATCTTTTATTTCAAGCACCATACCAGACTCTCCAGCTTAGCATTGGAAGGTGTTAAATATAACTACCTTGGAAAATTATTAACTATTAAGGATCATACCGAAGAGGACGTTATTAAGCAAGGAGCAGCCGAAACCATCGCCGAAGTGAAAGGAGCAGTTGCCCGCCAACCGCAGAACGCACCACGTGCAATTGGTGCAGAGGAGATAGAAGATCAAGAGTTTGAATTTCAATTTGATGAACAGGAACAGGAACCTTTATCTGCACCCGAGGAGACCCCGGTTACATTGTCCACCTTTACCTCTACTTCTGAGGCTACGTCGGCTGCTACTTCTGAGCCTACTTCTGCTTTAACTTCTACTTCAACTTCAACCGTAAAGACCGGTAAGACGAATGCGGTTACAACCATGGTGTCGTCTTTTCTGGATTTGCTTCAGGCCAGGGTTAAAGAGGTTTACTCAGATAATATTAAGATGGCGGGTGAGCCCACGCCATATAGTACCAAGTGTCAAAAGAGTGAGGGTCGCCAACCCTTAGTTATCCCTATTGATCTGGCCACCTCTCTTAAAGTGTATGTTGCCGATAAAGTACGTGATCTTACAGACAAGCAAACACGTGAAACGGGCAGTAAACTGGAGGATATTAAAAACCAACTTTTCGAGTACAAGATTCACCAACAGACCCTGGAGCGTGGTATGGTCTATAAGCCACAAACCGCCTCAACCTCGTATTTCTACTTTTGTCCGTTAACCTGGAATATGTCGGTAAATACACCGGATGCAGTGGATCAAGCCTTTCCGGCATATGATATGAATCCTCAGACCAAGGATGCAGCGAAGAATAAGTATTTGTATATGTCGCCGAAACGTAAATTCAAGGCTGGGTTTAAGGGCTCGTATAACAAATGGACAGAATTAATGGACGGCAAACGTCCCGTAGCACCAGACCCGCCTCATGCCTCATATGTAAGATTTATTCAGACAAATGCAGACTATTCCGCTTGCAGAGCGTGTTGTTTCGTAAACAACAAGGATACCCCTGAGACGGCACAATGTCTTGGTAAGAGTGTTATTCCTATTGCCGCAAGTTCGGGTACATCGGTATCGTATATCAAGGCGGAGGGTAAGTTTGTGGAGGCAAACCGTTTTGCTTTTATTCCGGAAAAGTTAAATCGCATATTTAACATTGACGACGAAGGTTTAAAACTCATATCCAGTAGCAATACCACGATCAGCACAGGTTTTGATTATTACCTTAGAAAGGGTGTTAAGGACGGCAAGTTTCTAAACGCCATCGGAGAGCTTGTACCCAAGATAGGTGACATCGTCGAGTACATAGAGGAGTTATTATCGGATGATCTGGATCTGTATACTTCCTTGAAAAAGGGCGCTATTAATCAGTTGTTTGCACCAGAAACATTGACACCCAACGTCATATTAGACACTCAGATTTCACTCCAGAATTTCATTTCCTATTTACAGACAAATTCCAATGACATCAATGAAGATTTTCTCTGGGATCTACTATCAAGACCAGGTGTTATCCTACCTACGCCGGCCAGCACGGGTGTTGCAGGCGGTATTAATATAGTCATCTGCGAGGTCGAGCTTGCAGGTAAACGTAGTGCTGAGGTGGACACGGGTATTATTAAATGTCCAGTGGGTTATCAGATTAATGAATTATTTAACCCTGACAGACCAAGCATCATACTTTACAAATACAAGGATAACTACGAGTTAATCTGTCATGTGGAGGAGAATAACCGTGACATTGTGTCCAATCCTATCTTTGAAGCGGGTCACCCTCTGATCGTAGACATTATAAGTCACGTAATGACTAAATGTCATACTTTCCCGAATGTAAAGGCGGAGCAGGAGTTACGTAAGCACATTGATAACATACAAAAGAATGGTATTGTTAACCGTGCATTAATTAACCGGGTGGAGTTACAGGATTTGTATGTGACAATCAGGATGTTAAAATCTTTTAATATTAAATCGTATTTAGGTGATGATGGTGAAGGTGAACGTGAACGTGAACCCTTAATGGAGCAGATCGTGGATAAGCATCATAAAGTGACGCATATTAAGTTGACACAGGATCATTGGTTGCCTATTAAGCCTTCAGGTGTATCGGGTAAATATATTTCGTATAACTTTAGTGAATTAACGGTGGACGACTTGCCTGAAATAACCTCCATGGTTCGATTGTGTGAGCAGTTGACGACATTTGAGAATTTTGATGGCTACCGCCCTTATGCGTTTCTAATGGATCCTGGTGAGGATTTGGAGGATCCAGATGATGATATTATCATTGGGCTTATGTTGGCCAATGGACTGATATGTTACACACGTCCCTTAACCATTATAGATTTTAATAGGATGGACACGATCCTCGTCATATCTCATCCAAATAAGTTGTTGGATTTAGAAGAGCATGTGTTTGATATGAACAAATTGTTGTTTTCGCAATCCGAATTGTGGTACGCTGATTACAAGCAAGCGGACAAGGCCTTAGCCGAGCAAGACAGAAAGCTTGTAGATATGCGCAGAATTTATTCCGTGCGGTCCAGTTTCGAATACGAGTCGTATCAGAGACTGAGATACGAATTGTCTCGCTTATTGCACGATGTTTATCCAGCAATTGGAAAGCAATTAAGTGAAATTATTAGTCAGATTCCTCCTGCCGCCTCAGGAAAGGCTGTTAAAGAGAGAGCCGATATATCAACGGCATTGATGAAGCTGTTAGTTGAAGGACAGCACTTACTTACCAATCCCACTGCGGATCAGGTTAAGATTATAACTGAGGCGGTAGGACCATTGGATCGTGGTACAGATGACATTCGTCCGGGGGATATGCAGTATCGTTATAGTTATAATACACCAAGTGTTCGTTATGAGTGTTTTAATAGTGCCTTGGATAAGTTAAGATCGGCATCGGATGTTCATTGCATGGATGGCAGGTTATTTATAAACCGGGTTAATCTTGTCACTGGTAAGGGTCGTAATCTGGAAAACTATATTGCACGTATAACTGAAGAGCTATTGCGTATACCTATTAAGCGTCAAGAGATTTTGGAGGGTCAGATGAACAACTTTATTTATGGGATTGCATCGGTACCATCGAATGCTTACTTGTTGGGATCAGAGAATATGATAGAGGATTTCAAGGGTATGTATCAAAGTGCGGTTAACTATCGTGAAAAGATGTACAATCACTATGATAACATCAATCCTCAAAACTATACCGAGTTTGAGTACTTGGCTGATAAGCAGTTTCAGATGGCAGTTAGTCAAAGATGCGCCGGTAAGTTTGTTAATCTGCCGACGTACTGGATAGGTAAGTTTAGGAATATGAGCTGGAAGATATATGATATCATAGGTGCAGCAAACTGCATATATACGGAATTAGATGGTATCATTGCTTCCGTAACCAAGCTATCTATAAACACGAGACTTAAGATTGCGTCCATCATAGATAGTGATCAGTTTGAAGGCGATGGTGATAGAGCAGGGTGGCAATTAGCATTGGACTACTACTCGCATATGTGGCGTGCGGACTATCGCCAGATTAAGACGAAGGACGAATTGTTGGAGTCCATTAGATATTCTACCCGTCATAAACTGTCTATGTTAGACCTGAGCTTAATATCACGTGCGTACAATATCAAGTTTATCGTGTTAGCCAAACCTAACCGTGTTAACAAATCGGGTATTGTATGTATGAACACCACACAGGCTGTAGGGGATGATGTTATTGTACTTTACTTGCAAGGCTTGGCGGACTTTAGTGTTGTTAAAAATGTGCAGTTTTCTCCAGAAAAGGCGGTATTTAAGCAATCGGAGTTGCCAGAGGTTCTTCAACGTGAGTGGATCCAGACATGCATTCGTGACCATTCAGCAAGTAAGGATCCGGCGAATATATTGTTTAGATCGGCACCCTTACCGGCTAAGACTGCGGCTGGACACATTGTCTACACGGATACATCAGGTAACTTAGTACCTAATCCAAGTATCGTACGACCAAGAATAACAATTAAAGCCAGAGTTCTTGAACCAGCGAGTGCAGTCGCTCAGGTCCAAGAATCTGAACCAGCATCTGCTGATATATCTGGACTGGAGACCGCCATGTCCGGATTAATGGTAGGTGACGCTACACCTACACCTACATCTACACCTGAACTTGAAGCAGCCATGTCTACATTAAATATACGTCCTCGGATTACTTTAGTCGCTAAGCCTCCAGCGAAACCTCAAACTCAAACTACGGTACCTATTAGTATTCCTTCGGTAGCACCGGATCGGCAAGAGACGCGTATACCAACTAAGTTAAATTTAACACTTAAAGCTAAACCTAAAAAGCCGAGCATTTGAGCATTTGAGCATTTGAGCATTTGAGCATTTGAGCATTTGAGCATTTGAGCATTTGAGCATTTGAGCATTTGAGCATTTGAGCATTTGAGCATTTGAGCATTTGAACCTGAAATAATTTTTAACATAACACTATAGATGTTTGCATGCTGCACTAAAAAAGACACTTCACTTGAAGTAGTTCTGTTAGATGAACTAACAGAACTCAGTCAACGTATGAGGAAAATCATTAAACAGCTTAAGTTTCTAAAGCAGTCTGATCCAGATAGGTACAATACCCGTACACGTGGATACTCAGCACCCCCGAGGTTAGAAAGTCCCTTCGATACTTTAACTTTAACTTTAACTGTATCGGATATTACGACGGAGACGGACAGCTTACCAGAGGAGACTACCGAGGTTTAAGTTAAAAATTCAAGTTAAAGGATAAAAGATTTAAACATTAACGCAATGACAATAAAGCAGCACAGTGCTTTGTGGAGAGCAACTAAAAGCCATTATCTCGGAGCCAACGATTGTGCTTCAATACTGGGACATGGTTTTAACACCATCGATGAGATTATTAAGTCTAAAGTTACGGGCAGATCCATCACCGTTTCCTCCGATCAACAAGAACGCATGGATCGCGGTACTAAATACGAAAACCATGTCAGAAAGGAGTATGCAAACAGACACAATATAACCATTCGTGAAACAGGTTTAAAGTTTCACAAGCAATTTAAATTCTTAACCGCCAGTCCTGACGGCATGTACATTGCTAAAACGGATGGTTCACCTTCATCTGCTCCTACCCTTACAGAGTTTAAGGTGTTAAAACAACTGTCGGATGGTAACATACCATTGAAATATTGGATACAAATGCAAATCCAAATGGCCGTGTGGGGAATTAATAGGTGTGCATATTGCGAAAACACAGTTGACGATATTACCGGCAAGATTACAGACTATTTTGAGACGTTTGTAGAGTTTGATTCCACATGGTTTTATCAGGATGCAATGCCATTAATTAGTCAGGCCTGGAATACGATAGAACAACAGCGATCAGCCTGTCGGGGGGTTAAACGTAAGATAGATGCTTTAGAATCAGATGAGTCGGACGAGGAGTCCATGTCTATTTATCCCTATAACCTGGTGAACTTTATACGTAACGATCCATTATTGGATTGGTTAAATAAGTACGGTAAATCAGAACTAAAGGACAAGTCACAACCTAAATTCTTTACAATGGTAAACAGACTTAAAAACCAGTTTTCGTATCTGGTAAAGAACCATTTAAAACAACAGTGTGATCTGGTTAACATTAAGTACATAGACATAGATATGTATGTACCCTCGAAGGCCAATTCACCCTTATTAAGGTCTCAGATACCGGTTACAAGCATTAATATAGAACAAACAAGGTCTGCCATGATGGCAAGAACGCCGGTGATTTTTAATGGTACCTTTTCGATAATGAAGAACAACATCAAACTGAAAGGTACTACAGACATACTTATTCTTAATGAGTACATAGGACTATTAGGAGTGAATGCTAATGCTAATGGTAATGTGAATGCTAATGCTAATGGTAATGTGAATGCTAATGGTAATGCTAATGCTAATATTAATTGTTTGGATCCACAAGATAAATATTCGCTTGTACAGATTCAGTATTCCACACTCGAGATTAACAAAGATAACATGCTTATGAACAATGACAAGCAACGTGCTTACAAGGTTAAATCATGGTTTCTTAACAATCTACTGACAGAGATTCAAGGTTACTGCTCAGAGAACAGCTATATGATATGTCGCAGTTATCAATCCAAACAAGCCAAAGTTACTAATTCCTTTGGTAATATTGCCGTTATAAAAACAGATGAACATCAACAGACATATGAAGAGGCACTTGATTGGAATATCAAGCTTAGAACAAGTGATCTTTCTTTGGTAAACGTATCTTTCAATATGAAGAATCATAATGATTATCCATGGCATAGCTACAAGGTATCCCTAGGTGTAGCTACCAAAGATATTACTACAATGTATAAATGTGGACCAAAGATTAGAAAAGCCTGTGAATCATTAGGAATAACGACATGGGAAGGTCTACTGTCGGACAACGTACCTGGTTTATGCAGAGACGTGCACCCTTTTATTGTAGCGAATACGGATACTTCTTTACCTTTAACTTTAAATTTGAATTTACCGTACCGTTTCCGTTTTTACCTTGATTTTGAAATGTGTGGCAGCATCTATGATGACTTTTCTACATTTCCAGAGGCGGCTAAGGATACTAACTGTATTTTTCTTATCGGTGTTATAGCCGAAGATTCACAAACAGGATATACCGAATACTTTAGCTATGTGGCAGATAGTCTTGATCGCAAAAGCGAGTTAGTCATACTTGAACAAATGTTCACTCAACTTCGCACGTTTATGGGCGATCATCAAGATGTAATTCCTCTGATACATTGGGGAAATGCGGAGAAACAGATGTTAACCCAATCGGCGGATGGGTTGTCAAATGTAAATTTTACACTAATTGATATGTGTAATCACATGCGTAAAAACCAGATTGTGTTTCCAGGACAGTTTGGGTACGGTTTAAAGGAGGTAGGAACGGTAATGAAAAAGCTTAACTTAATAACAAGTAGCTGGGATGATGCGGATATTTCAAACGGAATGGATGCTATGGTGGAAGCCATAAGAATTTATAAGGGCAAAAACAAAGTAAAAAAAGACCTGTTTACTAATGAAATTATAAAATATAACTACAATGACTGTAAAGTCATGTACGATATTGTTAAATGGGGGACCTGCGCTCCCACTTAACCCCCTGGCCTTAGTTGAAGAAAGGGGACCTGCGCTCCCCCTTAACCCCCTGGCCTTAGTTGAAGCGATTTATTAATGATTTAAACCACTTATGCCAGGGGGTTAAGGGGGAGCGCAGGTCCCCCTCAAGGTCCCCCAACAATTAGGACACTTCGCGACATTTTCGGTAATCCATTTACTAATACATTCTTTACAGAAGGTGCAGTTGTTATTCCTATTTTCGCAAGAAACTTTATAACCTACGGTATCATATGTATCACAACAAATAGTGCAATAATATCCTGCCTGACCAACAGGTTGTATATACTGATCAAGTTCATTCAGTAAAACTTTCCGGGAATAAAAAAAAGGATCTCCTGTATTGCCATTACCGTTGACGTTAGCAGGTTCCGTTTGAGTAAGATCCAGTCCATAGATCATGGGTTCTCTGCATATTTCCTGCATATGTTCAAGAAATTGCATGTGTAGACTTGTTTCGTCTGCAAAATCATCGATACTAATATCAGTTAGTGTGGCGTCAACAAATTCTTGACAAATATCTCGCGATTGTTGTTCAGTTATTTGAGCAAATAACTGAACAACCTCCCAAATTTTTAAACGCAGAACAGACATTTAGATTATTTTTTTAATTGTCTGGATTCAATTTTTTTTTAATCACAAGCTTAACTTTAGTTTTTGCTTGAGGTTGAAGTTCAGGTTTAAGTTCAGGTTCAGGTTCAGGTTCAGGTTCAGGTTCAGGTTCAGGTTCTTTAAGTTCAGGTTCTTTAAGTTCAAGTTGATCAGATTGATGTTCATTAGGCTTCACGGTGTCAACGGCACAAGCAGCTGGAACTGCGTGTGTCTTTTTAACGGACTCGCTTGCTGCTTGGGCTTGAACAAATTCGTCAATGCTGGTAAAAATGCGTTGTTTAACACGAATACCTTCCGGTCGTGATTGTTCTGATCGTGAGTGTATGTAGAATCGGTTATCCTCGTATTTAAGACCCATTATTGTAATAATCTCCCCCTCTACGCTGTCGTAACTAACGGAGTCATCGGAAGCTAAACTATTATTAACATGCTCATAGAAAAACTTATGCAGATCTTCCGATTGCGAACTGTTTAAATTAAGTTTAAGACAAACCTTCGAATGATAATGCATCAACCGATTTAGTTTTTCCGATAATGATAGCGTACACCAGGTCTTGTTAAATCTGGCCGGTGCATCGCACTTCTCTGGATCCTCGGTAGAGATTTTTAATATTTTTGTCGGGCATCTGTATTTTAATAAATAAGACTCTATTTCATCGATGATGTCAGACTCCATGATTGATTGATTGACATATGGTTTTCATTTTTTATTTTAAATATAAAGATAATGGATAAATTACAGAAAGTCTTAGATCAAATGACCGATGGATCTATTAAATCTGAACACATAGACATATATACTGATTCAGATCCCGTTAACCGGTTGGACGACGGTAGTTTTTTATATAACAGGAAACTGCGATCCCATGTATGGAAAGGCCCGGGTGTACTGCAAGTTTATGCTCCATGGTGCCCACACTGCCAAAAGAAAGTTAACGCAGTTAACGTACTTGCCGCCAGCACCGGCGCCGTCTATGTATTAGACGGAACCGTAAATCCATTATTCCGATTTGCAACAGGCATTTCTTCCTACCCGACCTTTCTGAAGATTTTACCCGATGGTACGATCGGTGAAGAGATACAAGGTGATTTGGACGAGGTGGTTAAATATTTAAATATGCTAATTTAATAAATATTTAAATACGCTAATTTAATAAATATTTAAATACGCTACGCTAATCCTCCCTCTTGGTATTTAACGTAATCATATCATCTAATATCGTACAACTTTTAAGAAATCTAAGCTCCTCTTGGTATACTGCAATCACACGAGGATCTTTCGTCTCGCTAATAAGAGCAAGCAAGTCGTTAATAGCGGGTTCGATTGTAGCACTCTTTATGGGACTGGTGTTACTGTCGGTCTTTAACAAGGTCTTTATAACCAGACCCACCCGTACATTGCTTTTGTTATATGGCTGAATGGCTTTATTGATATAGATATAGTTAATTAAGTGTTCTGCGTTATCGGTAATAAGTTTTAAAGTTGCTTCCTTAACTTCGGGTAACTCAAAAGAGTGGGTCAAGACAGAAGTAGGCATGGGTGTTAAAGGTGAAAGTGAAGGTGAAAGTGAAGTAGACATTACCATTTATAGTTTTATTTTTTTAGTAATGTAACGAAAAATAATGTTTAATATTGTTATATCATGACATATAACCCTAAGAATGCTAACCCTTTTCAGGCTGTAAACCCTTTCAATGAGTGGACCGGCAATAACCTCCTGCTTCAAGATATACAAATGCGCCGCCGTGCTGGTGTTACCGCCCTTGACTCGGATGTATCGGAAATCTTCAATGCTAATTCGAATCCCCAGCAGGGCGGAGCCACCTATGGCGCACCACTGCATTTAAGCAAGTATGCCTCGTCCAGCGTCAATCCTTACGAACAGGAGCTGTTACCGGCCTGGATTGAGGCGCCGTTGGCGCAGCACAAGCCAGCGGTTCAGCAAACAGGAGGTATGCAGATGGCTTCACACTACTTTAACAACGACCGTCGCTGGTAAATGAAGTTTGTTGATGTTGATGTTGATGTTGATGTTGATTAAAATATCACGTTTATAAGTATGATATTTTATCCAATATAATATAATGACTGGTGGGTTGATGCAATTGGTTGCATATGGGGCACAGGATATATATCTTACCGGTGACCCAATGATTACACATTTTAAAACAGTATACCGTAGACATACAAACTTCTCCATCGACACAATAGAACAGAGCTTTAATGGCGACGTAAACTTTGGTACTACGGTATCAGCCATTATTTCCCGTCAAGGGGATCTTATTAGCGGTATGTATATTAAAACCACTCTACCAGAACTGGCAACGTCGATAGATACAACCGTTAGTCGGTGGACTGAAAACGTAGGACACTTTCTCATTAAACAGGTTGAAATCGAGATAGGAGGGCAACTTATAGACAGACATTACGGAGAATGGTTAGACATATGGGCCCAATTAACCGTACCAGCTGGCAAACAAACCGGATATCTAACCATGATAGGTCAAGGGCGGCTTGATGCACTGGGACGACCCACGGGTTTACAAAAAGATGTTGATGTCGGTATGACCTTAGGTAAGACCTTGTATATTCCTCTACAATTCTGGTTTTGTCGTGATATCGGCTTAGCCCTCCCGCTTATTGCATTACAGTATCATATTGTAAAAATCAATGTTAAATTTGCGGATGCCGTGGATATTGTACGAACCGGAACAACGCTTGGTGTTAATCGTCTGTCCAATACCTCCCTATGGGTGGACTATATATTTTTGGACATAGATGAGCGTAAAAAATTCAGTCAGACCGCTCATGAATATCTCATCGATCAGTTACAGTTTAATGGAGGATACGCTATACAGGCCAATTCAAGTCGGTATAGTACGGCGTTAAAAAAAATACCACTATCGTTTAATCATCCTATAAAGGAAATCGTATGGGTTGTGCAACCAGACAATTATATAACAGGTAATAACCGACAACCGGGAAATTATACCGCCATCATAGGTCAAGCTCCTGTAGATCAGGTAGATATCAGGATAGATAATTTGGCCTCTTTGAGTCTCGTAACTCTATTAAATAATGTCAAGCTTTTTAATCAGAGTAGTATCAACCCACCAGGAAGTTTAAATCCGATAGTGTCAGCTAAACTAACGCTTAATGGACATGACCGTTTGACTACGCAACCGGGAGACTATTTTAACAAGTTAGCACCCATGAAATGTCATACAAACATACCCCAGTCGCCAGGTATTAACGTTTACTCGTTTGCCTTAAAACCGGAAGATGTACAACCATCAGGAACATGCAACTTTTCAAAGATCGATAATGCATATTTAACCTTAAACGTCGCAACCTTACAGTCATCAGGATATAGTTCGGAATACCCAGAATCCCTGGAACTAACTAAAAATGAGGAAAGAAAAGACGTTATTATGGGAACTACTAATTTAGCTGCGTTTGCCAGCAGATTATGTAAGGTCAACGTATATGCGGTGAACTTTAATGTATTGCGTATTATGAGTGGTTTGGGTGGAGTGGCCTTTATAAATTAGGTTCACAGGTTCACATTTCACAGGTTTAAAGATAAAACGTATTATATATATAAATGACAGGAGGTCTAATGCAACTTGTGGCATCCGGGGCACAGGATTTATTTTTAACGGGCAATCCACTCATATCATATTTCAAGATCGTATACCGTCGACATACGAATTTTGCTATAGAAACAATAAAGCAAAAGTTTGATACCGAGGTAGATTTCGGTGCCAGGGTCTCAAGTACCTTATCCCGTAACGGAGATTTAATAACCGGTGCCTACATACAGGCCGCGATACCGGACTTACTTGAAAAACAAGCCTCGAATTTTGCTTTAACGGCGAACGGATTGAACAACCCCGGGCGTAGATATACCAGATGGATAGACAATCTGGGTCACTATTTATTAAAATCGGTGGAGATATCCATTGGCGGTAATTTAATAGATAAGCATTATAGCGACTGGTTAGAGATCTGGGCACAGTTAACAGTACCCGCCGGTAAGATGATCGGCTACCGTAAGTTAATAGGCCAGGATCCTAAAAATATCTTCGGTCAAAACACAGGCTTGCAGGCCGACGTAGTAACGTCAACTACTACAAATACTCAACACAATAAGATTGTTGGCAGAGATATCTTTATCCCTTTACAGTTTTGGTTTTGCCGTAATGTAGGAGTGGCTTTACCGTTGATTGCTCTACAATACAATGAAGTACGTATTGTAGTTGAATTTCAATCCCCGGAAAATCTTATACAAACATGGGCAGGGGACGTAGCCCAAACGGATGGCAAACCTATAGCGTGGGTCGGTCCAGCGAATTTTAATACATATGTGTCGCATGGCAATCTGTCTGCAAGTTTATGGGTAGACTATGTATTTTTAGATGCGGATGAGCGTCGTAGGTTTGCACAGGTCTCGCATGAGTATCTAATTGAACAGATACAGCTTAACGAGAATACTTGTTATTCGGAGAAGACAAACGCAATTGATATGACATTTAATCATACGGTAAAAGAGTTAATATGGGTGATGAAGGGGTTTGAAATGATGGCATCAAAGGAATGGTCAAATTTCACAAACACGAAACTTCCTTTGGTGCCACCATTTCAAACACTGGCTGTAAGCTCAAGCTCAAGCGGAGACATTATAACAGGCTTAACAGGTCTGCCACACGAAACGTATATTGATAAGAATCTTTTGGATATTAGTATAAAATCAAATACAGATATCACCGAGACTATTAACGTGCAAAATACGGTAGACGATTTCTTCGTTGTTACTCCGCAAGATGGTTATGTCATGCATAACGGAGATGTTATAACTTTAAATAACACTTTAAATAACACTTTAAATCCAGAAATAGAAAACATTACTCTTGTAGTGTCATCTACGGTTAACGGTATCGCCATTAGCTTTTTAACGACAGATGCAGTAATTGCAGGTGTTAATTATAATAGGGTTATTTCTATTGTACGTATGGGATCTACGATAACTCCCGATAAACTAAGCTTAACGGTTCAAACTCAAACTAATCTTGCCGCGTATGGTTTAGTAAACGCTGCTAATGGTTTAAGATCTATTAGTCATACTGACGACTATACAATGATGATTGGTGATATTATTCAAATGGTTGATAATGCTAATGCTAATGCTAATGCTAATATCAAAACGTTAACCGTTACGAAGGTTTTAAATGGAACGGCGACTGAATTTCTTGCAAAGGAGGAATTGACGGGTAATATAACGTATAATCGTGTAATAGCTATAATCCGACCACCATCTGGAGGCTTGCCGGACGATCTTTTAGATGTTAAAATAAAATATAATACGGACAAGGAAGCAGGTTCAATAATTATTCAAGAACCTGTAAATGAAGATGTAGATCAGGTAGATTTTTCCGTTATTCTTAATGTGCTGTATGGTATTAAGATGCTTAAAGGAGACATTGTAGTCCTTACCTCCGAAGACCATCTAATTTTAGAGCTTGAGGTTCACGCAGTAGATACGGACGGAAAACCAACAGAATTTAAGCTGCTTAATGAACTAATAAAAGAAACAATATATGAAAAGATTGTGTTGATTGAAAGGCCCTCAGAATCCTTAAATGGGTTGAGTCAGATTACGACTCAGCCGACGGGTTTGTCAGCTATTAAAACATATGATGACTTGATGAAGTTTAGTAATTACAATAGTGTTAGGCCTTATAGTTCTATTAACGGGACTGCTGGCAATCCTGTTAGAAGAGCGGTGTTGTTTGTAAACAACCGTGAAAGGTTTATGGAGAGGCCGGGTAGTTATTTTAGTCTGGTACAGCCTTGTAACCATCATACCAACATACCTGAGTCACCTGGTATTAATATCTATTCTTTTGCCTTAAAACCAGAGGATTATCAGCCATCGGGTACGATAAACTTTTCCCGACTTGAAACGGCTAAACTTAAAGTTACAACTGGTTCACTCTATTGCGATGAAACGAAATATCCACCAGGTACCCCCATGAAAATATCTATTTATGCCGTGAACTATAACATCTTACGTATCGTCAACGGTATGGGGGGTCTTGCGTATAACTAAGGGATAAAATTGATTTGGTATAAATTATTACCATTAAGCATCAACCTTTAAGCATCATGATGGAACACACCGAGAGCGTCATTATCAATTCCTACCGCGACATTATTAGCCAAGACAGCAAGGAGATGCAGGTCAAGACGTATGATTCCCTGGTTACCCTTAAGGCCAAAGAGCTGTCACAGATCAACCCGGAGCGCATCGCGCGGATTGACGAGGTGTTCGCGATGATCGCACACTGTGGCACTCACCGCCGGTTTGGCCGCGAGCAGGCGGAGAGCGTCATTATCGTGACATACACGGACAACACCAAGGAATACCACCTGTCCATCAACAGTGCCAATGATTACGAGTATCGCAAGTACTACGAAATTCACCCGTACTATATTAAGACGAACTACATGAAAATCCAGGACCCGTTGAACGAGTGCACCTGGTGGATGGCGGAGTACTTGTTGATGAAGGGGTTCTTGACGGAAGATGAGGATGAGGAAATCCTGATTCTGGATTAATTGCCCTCTGCCCTGCCTGCTGAATTAACTTAAAAAAACAAACATTTAAAGTGCCCTGCCTTGCCTTGCTTTGGTTGCCATTTAAATGCACCCCAGGTAATTACAGGTACATTAGTTTGAATGGAAATGAAAATGGTATGTATGAGATCTAAAGAATTGATACATTCCAGACTTATATACGTGCGTAAAATGACATAGCAAGCCAGAGTGCATGTGCATCCAGCTTTAAGTGCATCCATGCCTTCCGCTTTTCCGCACAAGACCCAGATCAAGACTCCCGACAACTCTCCCGCCCCCACCCACCTGCTCATGGCGTGCATTGGGTGCGTGCGCGCCGTGATTATGACGTACGACCCTACCATTCCCATGGTCCACTACCGCATGACCGGCTGCAACTACGTGACCTGCCACTGCGTCGTCAAGGCCTTTATCGGCAAGACGCGCGATGGTCGCATGGCCTACTTCAACTTCGACGACGACGACATCGACCTCAAGAAAGAGACGCGCAAGAAGATCCTCTCCGGCTCTAACCCGCAGGGCAATGACACCTGGACGGGCCAGGCGCCGCATTCCATCGAGTTCTGGTATGACCACCGCCAAGAGATGCAAATCATGCTCGAGGACTATGCCCTGCTGACGACCGACCCGGTGTTTCGCCGATACTTCGAGGGCGTCAACACGCAAATCGTCCGGCTGCCCTTGCACCGTGATCTGTTCGCCACCCAGGATCCGGAGGACATCCTGCCCCTGCACGCCACCATTGACAAGCTCCGCGCGATCAAAGACTGCCACACCCCTTACCTCGTCTACCGACCCGAGACCATCGGGCCCAGCGTCTACCTATCCCGGGCGGACGACGTCCGCATCAACGAGGTCTCGTTCGCCCGCTGGCGGGGGGACCTGCGCTCCCCCTTAACCCCCTGGCTAAATTGCGAAGGGCTAAGTGCGAAGAGCTAAGTGGGGAGGGGAGGGGATTTAAAGATGAAAATCGCTGAGAGAAAAAATAAAAACTAACTTTGGTTAAAAGGGTTAAATGGCTGGAAACCTGTCACCAAGAAATAAATAGGTTACATGATTAAACACTTTAGTGTGCCTACTGGATCTATGTAGTGTTAAACTTTGTGTTAGCTCTTCGGCCGTTAGCCATCTCATTTCATCATTCTCGTGATCCGTGCCGTTTTCGAGAATGTGCTTAAAATGCTCAACTGCATAAAAATCCAACTGATATATAAAACGAGTATAAGCGGCATCCATAGGCCCCACTTGAATCAGCTTTAAATGATCTATCATAATTCCCGTCTCTTCCAGTGTTTCCCTGTAGATATTATCCTCAGCTGACTCAACTTCATCTTCAGTAAAGACAATACAATCCGTCTTTGGCATAATACTATTTTTAATATAGCTTTCATTACTACGCTCTTTAAGTGTATGAAACATCTTATAGTTTCTGACCCCCTTTGGTAAACCCCACAGGTTTCCATTACGCAAGAGTAGTATCTTATTGTCTAAGGATTTAAGAATTATTATGGCTCCAGTATGGTCTCCTCGAACATCTTTTGGATGTTCGGGCCATAACCAGGTCCGCTCAGCAGGTATAGCAAATCGTTTAATGGGTGTTGCCCTAATATATCCATCTTTAACGTCTGGATGGGGAATATATGGCGGGCAGTTAAGTACGACAATATTAAAGTATTCTACATTAGTACGAACTTTCTCACTAAGCTTGGTATGAATTTTTACAGTGTCTACGCATATAGGTATCAACTCCTCCATTTTAGATATAGATTAATATTAGTACAGAAATGTTTTTAGATTTAAAGTTAAAAGTCAAAGTGAAAATTTAACCTTAAATTTTAAATTTGATTGTTTGAAAGGGTCAAAGTGAAAATTTAAAGTGAAATTTTAAATTTAAAAATTGAATCCAATATGTTAATCATCCAACCTGAAAGAAGAAATGCTTTCCATTAACGTGACGGATTTCAAATACATCCAGTCCGAACGCAATCTCCCCGGCTGGAAGGTGTCCAAGCCCTATCTCCGCAACCGCCTGCAACCCAAGGGTGTAACCGCCGGCAAGTACATACAAACCCATACCGAACCTAAAGGCAAGGACGTGCGTGCCGGTGTAATTCGTCAAATTGCCCCTTACAATAACGATCTTATGTCACCCTGGCAACGGGATTTTGCCCGTTTGGTAAATCAGGGTCACAACGTAATCATAGACACCGTAACGTCCACAGGCAAAACCTGGGCCGCCAATCTAATTGTTTCCCACGAGACCTTGGAGCGCGACAGTAGGACCCGCGCCTTGATTATTTCTCCCAACAGCGAGGTGATGCGCGACACGGCCGGAACGATTAACTCTTTTCATAACAAGGTCTATGCCTATTCCGGGACAATGATGTCCACCATGACACGCAATTATGTTACCTACGATCCGCTACGCGCCCCCAACGGACAAATCATGATCCTAACCGTCGATAGTGTCGTGGAATTTCTCACCGATCCTAAAAACGCTACATTTATGGAGTGGCTACAGTTTATCGTTTTTGACGAAGTGCATCTAAAGGCCGTTTCCGAGAGCTTGTGGTGGACGCAGTTTATTCCCCATCGCGCACAACTTATCCTGTTGTCTGCCACATTGGGTAATCCACTCGATGTACGAACCATTGTAGAACGCATGCAGTTGTTGCAGAAGGAGCGCCCGCGCCAGACCAGCTACATTAGCTACTATGTACGCCCCATTCCTCTGCAGCTAACGATGTTTAAGGGATGTGAAATGCCAACCGGTATTGTAAGCAAGGGGCTAAAGGGTGCCGGTAGGTTGACCTGTGCGATTAGCACGGATCCTACAACACGAGACATGTCGGTCATTAGTCCCACGATTAAAGTACCGGACACACGTGAAGACCAGTACAAGCTTGGACAGGACCTGTTGGCTCGGTTTCCGGACGTAGTAAAGCAGAAAAACGAGCAGGCGATGGTGGATATTATTACCGACCCGTCGGCTGAAAACATTTTCAAAGTGTTGTGCTATCTATTTAGTAATGATATGCAACCGGCTATGGTGTTTCATTCCACCACGGAGCAGACGCGCTATGCGGCGGAGCAGTTGATTGGGCTAATGAATCGAATTGAAAAGGAGGATCCGGAGTTGCGTGAGGCACGGCGCACATGCGAACGGTTCGACAAGGAGGTTCAACGCAATCGGGACAAGAAGGACTCTACGAAGGGTGGTAAGTCTCGAGATCGCGATGCCAACAAATGGGAACGGGCGATGCCAGAGGAACATTCTAAGAGCGATGATATTAACCGTTTGCGGATGAAACTAAACAAGTGGCGATTTCCGTGCGAGATTTCAGAAGAAGACATTCCTAAAAACACGGAGGCTTGGATTGTGGCGTGTATGGAACGGGGTATTGGCGTGTATGTATCTACCATGCCGGTGTGGCTGCGGCATTTTACCTTCGATGCGTTTCGCGAGGGTAAGCTTAAGGTGCTTTTGTCGGATGCGACGATTTCGGTAGGTATTAACTTGCCTATCCGTACATGCGTATTGTGTGGTCAGATTCCTCATCACCTATACAAGCAGGCAAGTGGTCGTGCTGGCCGGCGTGGAATGGATACAAAGGGTTTTATCGTGCATCTTATGCCCAAGGATCGGATCAGGGAATACATTTCGGCACGCTCGGTGGACTGTGTATTGCCGTTGCCTACCGCGATGACCTATGCAGGATTGATTCGGTTGCAGGTGCCGTCGAATCTGGACTCGAATACGGATCCGGATCCGGCACAACCGGCAACAGCTGTGTCCAGTTATAAAACCAACATTTTGCGTAACTATTACAATACCTTGGATACGGATGATCAGCAGGTACTTAACCGGCAATTGACGAAGATTCATGAGGAGGCATGGCCCTATCATCGTATGACCAACTTTATTAAGACCTTGCCGTGCTCGGAAAGCATATTGATTATTAAACTGTTGACACAGGGTGTGCTGCACAGGTTTGAACCGATGGAATTCATCGATCTGTTAAGTATTTTGTTGTACCGACATGAAGGGGTAGGGGGACCTGCGCTCCCCCTTAACCCCCTGGCGAATGAGGATGGGGGACCTGCGCTCCCCCTTAACCCCCTGGCGAATGAGGATGGGGGACCTGCGCTCCCCCTTAACCCCCTGGCGAATGAGGATGGGGGACCTGCGCTCCCCCTTAACCCCCTGGCGAATGAGGATGAAGATGAGGAAGATGAATCAGATGAAGAGGAATCAGATGAAGAGGAATCAGATGAAGAGGAATCAGATGAAGAGGAATCAGATGATGAAGATGATGAAGATGATGGACCGCTCCCCCCTACCCCCGAATCAGATGAAGAGGAATCAGATGAAGATGAATCAGATGAATCAGATGAAGAGGAATCATCTGATGAAGAATCTGAAGATGAGAGCAAGTCCCCCACTATTAGCCAGGGGGTTAAGGGGGAGCGCAGGTCTCCCTCTATTAGCCAGGGGGTTAAGGGGGAGCGCAGGTCCCCCTCCAGGTCCCCCTCCCCCTTTTACTTGCCAAAGTTTGAACGCTTTCCTGGGTTGATTGACGATCTTAAGAAATACATTGTTCATTATGGTTTTGATTTGGACTTGGACCGTCCTATTCATCACTACTTCAACCAGTTTTGTCAAGGGCGTCAGTACCTCACGCATATGGAGAATATCCAAGACATGGGTGAATGGCTTTATATTTTTAAGCGTGGTTTGACGGAAATGGGACCGGCTTCCAATAAGAATGAGATGACAGACGAATTTATCAAAATGGTCTACAAAGTAGACGGATTGTATCTTGCTGGCGTGACACGGAAAAAGATACTTGATCAGTAAACCAAAGTACTAATTTTATTTTACTTAAAACTTAAAATTAAAACTTAAAACTCCAGATGGGTCTTGACTTGAGAAAAGAGCACTTTGTCGAAGAAGGAGAAGGTGGCGAAGTGGTAAGTGGTGCTGTCCACGGTGCTGAGCTCTTGAAGGAAAGTCTTGAGCTCTTCCCGGTCGTAGTGGCTGAAGGAGTCGCCAAACACCATCATACCCTCGGCGTTCGTAACGCTGATAGAGACGTCAAACTTGCGGTGGTGCGAGCAGTACACGAGCGAGTCGTACACCTTCTTAAGCGCCCACGTGGCACTCAGGTTCACACCAAACGTCAGCTCACGCTCGGTGCAGAGCACGATGGGGGTAGTGTAGGCGGCGGCGATGGAGGCGGAGATAAAGAGAGACATGGTTTGAAAGGGTTGAAGGAGGAAGTTTGAGGCTTTGATCGTGGGCGGGTGACGTGAGTCTGATAGCCTTTTGTATTATAGGCTGCATAAGGTTTCATATAATCGTTTTTATTTGCTGATAAGTAGTATTTACATTCTAACTAATATGTCTGTGTTTAGCAGCTATAAAAAGAATTCCTACCTCCCACCCACCCCCTTTGCCTAATACAGCTACATTAGGTAGAATGTAAATACCCTATTTTAAGGTAGGGAATTGAACCAGATCGCACTTAGATGCTTATAATAACTTGGGTAATCAGACTTACGTCACCCGCCCCCGATCAACTCGCTCAAACCTTTCAACGCATCAACATGGCCATCTACTACATCGACAACACCCGCACGTTCCTGGCCGGTGACAGCCCGGTCACCGTGGCCCACACCTACGCCTCCAGCATGGGCTACACGAACTACAATGTGCGTGTGTTGGAGCAGACGACGAACGGCGAAGCCGTCGCGGTCATCCGTCTCTTGCCCTTCAAGGGTGCCAGCGAGTCCGTCCACGAGTTGTACGTGTACAAGGAGGACTACCTGGCGGGCATGGAGGAGGAAACGTCCGGCAAAATCGTCCCCCACCGCGTCGGCGCCGACCGCTTCGACCAGATCATGCGTGAACTGTTGGAAAACCCCATCAAGGCATACGACACCCTCGAGGAGCTGGGCGACGATGTGGGCGGCCTGTCCGGCGAGCAACTGGAGTACCTCGCCCAGAGCCTGACCTGCATGTGCCCGGTGGGCATAGTGGCCAACCAGATCGCCGGCCTCCTGCACTACAAGATCCAACCGCACGTGTATGCGGCTCACGTGCAACCCATCCTGTGCGCGACGAAGCGCGGGGAGGTGGAGACGTGCCACACCTGGGAAACGGACACCCGCTGCTTCCACTGCAACATGATCGACTACTTCAACTACTTCGAGAACTTCGAGATGGAGAACCTCTGGACGGGGGAGGATGATGTCCTCTACGAGGAGGACGAGGAGGACGAGCTGTCCACTGACGACGAGCACGAGGGCGAGTTCTTCTAATGCCTGCTCTTTATGCTCTTTAACCCTTCAACCTTTAACCCTTCAAATTAAAATAAAAAGAGTAAAAATGCACAAATGCAATAAAAAACTCACTTTGATAAAAAAAAATATTATTAGGAGTATAATATGACCGGAGGACTTATGCAACTCGTCGCTTATGGTGCCCAAGATATCTATCTTACGGGCAACCCTATGATTACCTACTTTAAGGTAGTTTATCGTCGCCATACCAACTTTGCAATGGAGTCAATCCAGCAAACGTTCAATGGTACCGCGGCCTTTAACAACCGTGTTACTGCCCTTATCTCCCGCAACGGTGATCTGGTTAGTGGCATGATGCTGGAAATCCTCTTACCTAACTTAGCCGAGACCACCGACGAATTAGGTGCACCTCTGGCGAATGCCCGTTACTTCCACGATGTCGGGCACCATCTGCTTAAGCAGGTCGAGATAGAGATTGGTGGCCAGCTGATTGATCGTCACTATGGTGACTGGTTCGAGATCTGGGCACAACTTACCGTTCCGGCCAGCAAGGAGCTTGGTTACCGTTGGATGATTGGTCAGGACTTGCGGGCGGCCGATTCTAACGACGGTACCCTCCAGCTTCAAGGAGATGCAGTAACAGGTCGTAAGATTTATGTTCCTTTACAATTCTGGTTTTGCCGCAATGTTGGGTTGGCTCTGCCCTTGATTGCCCTTCAGTACCACGAGGTTAAGGTCAACATCCAGTTTGCCCCTGAGTTGGATGTATGCAGAGGTACGCCCACCACTAATCTGTCGGCTAACCTGTGGGTTGACTACATTTACCTGGACACGGATGAGCGCCGTCGCTTCGCTCAGGTCTCGCACGAGTACCTGATTGAGCAGCTGCAGCTGAACACGGAAGCATATCCTGCTGCAGCCCCATCTAAGACGGTTGACTTGAACTTTAACCACCCAGTTAAGGAGCTTGTCTGGGTCTGCAAGGATAACGTTCCTTTGGTATTAGGGTTACCACAGCAAGTGATCCAAGCCAGTCGCTATGTTTTAGGAAATGATGCCATGGGTGCTCATGATAACTTTACGGGCGCCAGCATGTTCGGATCGAACCCTGTGAGGAGGGCTAAGCTGCAGCTGAACGGTCATGATCGTTTTGCCGAGCGCGAAGGTGCGTATTTTAACAAAGTGCAGACTTTCCAGGCTCATACACGTATCCCTGCTTCACCTGGTGTCAACGTTTATTCGTTTGCACTCAAGCCAGAGGAGCACCAGCCATCTGGCACTTGCAACTTCTCGCGTATTGATAATGCCAAGCTTAACTTGACGTTCGGTGCCGGTGCCGGTGCCGTAGGTGGTGGTAGCATTCTGGTATTCGCGACGAACTACAACGTTCTTCGTGTTATGTCAGGTATGGGCGGTCTTGCTTACTCCAACTAAAGGAGGGGACCTGTAGGGGGACCTGCGCTCCCCTTAAACCCCTGGCATAATAAGGTTAAAGTTAAAGTTAAAGTTAAAGTTAAAGTTAAAGTTAAAGTTAAAGTTAAAGTTAAAGTTAAAGTTAAAGTTAAAGTTAAAGTTAAAGTTAAAGTTAAAGTTAAAGGTTTAAAGGAAGATTTGAAGTAAAACATATTTTTTACTTCAAATTTAAAGTTAAAGGGTTAAACGGTTAACTTTTAACCTTTAAGCCCTACTAACAATAATACTTGAGATAGTATCATTTGCACCTACATTAACAATACATGAATTATCCGTGGTAAAAGTCCACTGACGGCCCTGAAATTGGTCATTCTCGAACGCAACTACTTTTAAACCGGGTGGCACTTTTATAGAGCTTATCGTATCATTAAATCCTTTACTATTAATAAAACTATGATAGTGTGTTCCTATCCCTAATTCCAGACTTTTACCCTGATATTCACAGTGTTCATACACCGTTACTACTTCAGGAATAGGAATTGCACTTGGTGGTTGGGTCTGATACTGTCTTGGTTGGGTCTGATACCGTTTTAACCTATACTCAGCACGTTTTATGGCCGATTCATATAAAGCCTTTATGGTAGCGCGATCATTAATCCGGTTCGCGGCTATCTGCTTATTAATCTGGGCCCGGATGGCCACCAATTGGGCCCGGGTCAGAGCCGGACGGGGCTTAGTCACACGTGGAGCGCTAAAGAGTGATTTGACCTTATACTGGAATTTTTTCTGGTAGTACAGGAAACTCCATACGAACACGGTTGAATTCGAAAATTCTTTTATTTTAGAGTGGTCATAACCGTACACACCGTTCAAGGGGAATGGAGCAAGCGAAGCAATATTGCTCATAAAATACATAACTATACCATTAAGCCAAATCATTCCTAACACTTCAGCGAACTTACGCGACGGGGACTTGGCCTGCTCTGTCGCCGGATTAATATTACCGTAAAAAAAATCCATCATCTGTGCAAGTATTAAACCCAGAATAAAGTACATAATTGCAGTATATCCAATGTCAAGTAGTTTGAAGCTACCTACAACTATTTCTTGAGGAAGTGACATTTATATAATACTAAATATAAAATTAATATTGCGCGCTTTAACTTAATTTTAAGCCGATTTTTCGGGCGGTCCAGTCTGTTAGAGTATTGATGTCGGCTACCATACGATTGAAAATCTGGTGTTCTTTTGATAAAGGTAATGTTGATGCTGAGGTTAATGCTGATGCTGAGGTTAATGTTGATGTTGATGCTGATGTTAATGATGCTGATGTTGATGATGATGTTGATGCTGAGGTTAATGCTGATGCTGATGTTAATGCAGATGATACTCTTTTTTCTAAAATTGTTCTAACTTCCTTCGATACGTCATTTAGTTTGTATTCATACGGTATCGCCAAATAGAAATTATAAATATCGTCATGTTTAATAAAATCCGACAGCTGAAAGCTCGTCAAAGTAATCGTACGGCCAATTTGACCATATTTTTCCTCTAAAAACATAGTTTTCTCAATGGTGTTGTCTGTATGAGAAACCGCTAATACCACTTTCGTTGGGTCAAGTTGTATCATCGGTGTCTTTCCGTTCTCCGTAAATGCGCTTTCTTCCGCATAATTTCCATTGGATGGATCAAAGAACGTATGAGTATCAGCATAAGCCTTAGTATAGGCTAATGTAGCGGCCGTTGCATGCGACGTGCTATAAGGACCAAACTGGTAGATTTTCCGGTCTTTGCAAAAATACATAAATAATGTAGTACTACCTGCTAAAGGATAACCGGACTTGATAAGGTTTTCTACGGCATGACTAACCCGACACGGAGGATAAAAGTCATCGTCATCCATGTTAACAATGTACTTGCCTTTAGCCAACATGTTAACAAAATCGCGCTTTTTACCCAACTGTATTTTTTGTTTCAAATGAAAATATCGTACGGAAATGCCTTCTAAATACACCGGAAACTTGTCTGGATACGACAGAGGAGAGTCATCTACAATTATCCATTCAAGTCGATCGTGTGGGTAATCTTGATAGGAAACAAGTTTTTTAAGATTTTCGTAAAATTGTACACGATTATAAGTACATGTAACAATACTAACAAAGTCGGCGCACATTAAAGTTTACATATTTAAATCTTTAAATGTGTGAAGCTTAAAGATTTAAAGATTTAAAGCCTTTAAACATTCGTATCACCTTGGTCTTCGAACAGATCGTGTTGGATCACTTCAAGTTCCTGTTCCGTAGGTAATCTATTGTTAATTCGGAAAAAAGCAACCTTAAATTTCGTTACTTTGGGATCTTCCGGCTCCGGGACAACCTCCGGTTCCGCCATGATTGTATTAGGAATATCTATGATTTCAGGCTCCGGTACAGGAGGTTGAAAGCGTTTTATCATATCAATACGCTCGTCCTTAGTCATCGGATATATGCCGATTGGGTACAAAGCATCGCAAATTTCCGGTTTTATCAGTTCTATCACATTCGACATTTTGTTGTTAAACTCCGAAATTATATTAGCCGGGATTGGCGGATAAATTTCAATGAGTCTATCATACTCCTCCTTATAATGCTTTAACATATTTGAAGGCCCCATACGATCAAGAGGGTGCTTGGCCAGTTCGGTTTTTATATTACGATAAAACTTACCCCATGACAAGGATCCGGCACGGTAGCTCTCGTTTAGCTCCGACACTTTTAAATACTGACTAATCGTGGTTACAATAGCTGCTACAATGTTAAACCCTCCTATGGTCATTACGAAAATGTCCCGTTTATCTACGGGAATTTTGTCTTGTGCAAAATTAGCAGTACCGGTAAGGGTAGATATAATAATTACAGGAATAACAAACCATGTGTTTTTCCTGCGATAGATTTCGTGGCACCGGGCATGCATGAGTTCATAACACTGTCCCTTGTCAGCCCATTCTTTAAGAATCATTTCTTCTTCCTCTTTCCAATATTCACGGTTTTCCATATATATATATGAAGAAAAAAGCAATCATTGAGACGTTTGTATCAAAACATCTTAATAATGGCTATTAAACGGACCCAATATAACGAGATTCAGATTGTAATTTTGATTGTGATTGTGAAGGTGAATTTGAATTTGATTGTGAAGGTGAATTTGAAGGTGAACGTGAACGTGAACGTGAATTTGATTCGGCATCAAACACACTGTAAACGGAAGACGACCGTTGCCTTTGTAAATCCGATGCAATTTCCTGAGCAACGTTAGAGACAGATACGACCATCTCCGGCGGTAAATAATAGTTACATATACGCATGTTAGGAATCTGCTGTAATATATTACTTGCGAACGTATTGTAGTATAACATACGATTTTCCATATCGTTCACATATTTTGAGTACTCCAAGTGAATATGCGTGTAGACCGTTCTCATATCCGAACTTAGCGTTAAGCAGTGAAAGTTGCCCTTACGTATGTCTTCCGAGAATGTACGATTAAACTCATCAAATTCCATTAATATATTTCGCAAACAGTTTAAATTGGTATTTATATCTCCTATTATTTTGCTTATGTTATCTTTTTTTTGTGATACAATAGCGTGTTTAGTCTCGACGTTTGGAATTTCTTTGTAAATATTCTGCACCGACATGAGAAACATGGTCACGTTTTCAGCCAGAGTCAACAACTGAGTTTTAATACTGGTAGAGATGATAGTTTTAATATTCTTCATATACTCTAATTCGTTAGTGAGTATGGTTTTCTGTAAAGTTAAAAACTGTGTTGCATCCTCAAGCTTTAAATTAACTTTTTTAAGTAATGTGGCAATCTTCTCATCAATCTCAATGGATTTAGTGGTAATTTGTTCGCTCATCTGATCAAGAAGATGAGCACTACGTGACAGTGCATCAGCGTGGTCATCAAATGTATTTACTTTAATATCCATATAAATTACTATAATATAAAATTTAACATTTAACAATTGAATTAAAATTTTACATTTAACAATTTAAAAATTCTACAATTGAATATATGTTTACATACATTTCACTTTACATTGCACTTGCCATTGCAATTATCATTACCATTGCACTTTCACCCGGCATTGCACCTTCAATTGAACCTGCACCTGCACCCCTACAACAAGGAGGCTCAAAGAAGAAAAGGCGTAAGAAGGCGGCTGCTAAGGCTGCTCAGCGGGCGGCGGCACTGGCGGTACTGGCAGCACAGAGGAAGGCTCGCGAGGCTGCCCTCTTAGCAAAGCAAAAACTATTAACTAAAAAGGAGGATGATCCGTATTCTTGGATCAGACCAATGATTATTATAGATATGTTCCGCAAATTTTGGATAACTCGTTAAAGGGTTAAATTTAAATGTTAAAATTTAACCTTAATTACCCGTATCTCCCATCTCCAACTCTGCCGAAATACGCGACAGATCGTTAATTACCTCGTTGATAGCGGCGTGAATAATGATAAACGAAGCCGAAGTTTGAATTGGATAGTCAAGAGGCAAGTGCTTACGTACCTCCTGGTCAAACTCGATGGATTCCGGTAGCTTAACAAACAGAATACTCTGTGCAATTAGCCGATGTGGTACCTTGTAGTAAACCGCCGTATTTTCCCAGATCGACAGACGATCTCCGATAATACGATCTAGAATCTCCAGTACCTTTACGCTAACCGCATGGTTAATCCCATCATCCAACAACCCCTGATACTTACCATCATGCAGAGTAACAAGGTTAACATCCACGTTCATTGGCACGGTCAGGCGTGTTGACCAGCCCTCTTTGCCATTTTCCACATGAATAATGTCAGACTTAGTCGACAGCTCCCCATCCATAAGCTGAAGCGTATTGATAAATGTCTCAATGGCCTTTTTCATAGCCATCAAGGGCGCCAATTTACCGTTGTATTGGAACATCAGATCCAGCCCATACGGTTTGCCAAACTTATTCTGGTAGTCCATCTTCCCGTACACACCCTCCTCCGGCGAAAGAGCCATCAGAAACATGTCTTTGGCGCTCGGCTGACCCTCGATCTTGCGACGCAATGTAAAATCCTTGTTGACTATCGGATGAGTCTCCTTAAACACCGGATTCATCACCCAGCGATAAGAAGACCGGCATGGGCTACCGGCCGGATCCTCCTTGCCGATTTCCAAGCGAGGCTTAAGCAAGGTGTTTATGTGCTTCCCGTGCTCAATAAGCGCCATCTTGCCATTATACACAAAAATCTCGCTGATCCGCCGCTGAACTTCGTACGTTTCAGCTCCATTATACGTCCACGGATCCTTGTCGTTTTCGCGGGTAAACACAAATGCTTCAAGATCTCTGGCATAGACAATGAGGGGTGCGGCGTTCTTGTTCACTCGCGGTTTGCTAATGCGGGCAATAGGATCCTCTTCCTTGGAAGGCAATTCACACAGTGCAAAATATACTTTACGAATAGGATCATTACGCAGCAGGTTACGTCCTTCCATGTCCACGACTTCGCAGTTCAGGGTCTGGCGTGACATATGCAGGGAGAGCATGGGAATAGGAAACTTGGTGTTGCAGGCGAGGGTAGTAAACTTTTGGTGTTTAGCACTGATGCGGGAAATTTTAAGTTCAAACGTGAGAAAGTCGTAATCTTCTGGGTCGAGATACATATCGAACATGTACGTGGGGATAAAATTAAGCATCATGCGTTGAATGCCATTGATGATTGATGGATGATAAGCATAGTTGCGGGTTTGCAGCCGGGCAAACTTGGAAGTCGCTGTGATGGTCAAGGGAGGTAGGATTTCCATGTCGAATATATATTATGCTAAGATCAATTTTTTGTTGAGAATGGTATTTTTATTTTAGGCAAGGTGATATATGAGCGGCATACAGAATAAGAATTTATTATTTTATAGTACACATCCCAATGATGCTTTAAGCAAGCAATGTCTAGATTATCTTGATAAAAACGCAACCATGAACAAGCAATTTATAAGAATATGCATCCATGATCCACGTGACTTCACCAGACCACCCCCTAATATCCGACTTCCTCAGATTGTAGAACAATGCAAGCAACGCGGACTAATCCCGCTTCTGGCCATCGCCGGTCTTAAGGAACCCGTCTTTGCTAATGCCGCTATTAGCTGGATGAAAGAAAGCTCATTAAACAAAGATGATCTACTGTCCAGTAACATTCACGGATCCGGTATAGCCGATAACTGCTGCACATTAGAACAGGCCAGTCAGACAGGCAACAGTTTATTTGATACCGATTATAATATAGGTTTTAGTAACGGTCGTGGTGAGTTTAACAAGGGTTATGCCAGTATCGACGAGAGTCTTGATAGTAAAATTGTGACATATGACGATAGTGGAGATCGTAAGTCAACCTCCAACGACGTGTCTTCCCGGATGGAACAACTCAAGTATGCACGCGATCAAGATACAAGAGGTCAATCGTCTGGTCCCGCGATCCCTCCGCCGCCAAGAACCATGTCATCCATGCCATCCATGCCATCCATGTCTGCTCCTCAAATGTCAATGCCATCCATGCCGTCCATGCCATCCATGCCAAGAGGTAGGAATAATAATTGGTAATGATGTTCTAACTGAACTTAAAAAAATTTAGCAACATATTATAAATGAATACATTAACGGATATAGGCAAGTTCCGTAAAACATTAGATGATATGATTGTACAGGTCAAACAATGGCTTGCACGGGATCAGATTATAGCTATTGAAAAGTTTGAGTATAAGCTGAACGCAGGTATGAAGATAGACCCACGCGGATCTATTAACTTGTTTGTGGATTCTATTATCGACTATGCTCAAGAGATCTTATCTGATAACGATAAGTATTTCTTGGATACGGACTTTAAGATAGAGTCAGAGTTTGTGGAGTTGCGTTCCCAGATGCGTGAGTGGTGGCCTAACGTTGACCAAGATAAGCAGGATTTTATCCGTAAGAGGATTAAGCTGTTAGTCATGCTTGGTGCCATTTGCACTAAGAATGAGCCATTGCGGGTGATAATTAACCAGTTTCGCGATCAGGATAATCCGTTAGTTTATTAAAAAGCTATATCGACAGCTAAAATATCATCCATTGAAAAGCCTTCCTGTTCGACCTTTTCAATAGCTTTAAGGGTATGATGCAATAAGTCCGCAAACAGGACATTAAAGTTATAGTTGCACAGTTTCATCGGATACGATCCAGATTCATCTGTTTTTAAGGTACCGGACTCAATAAGCTGCTTTTTTTTATCGGTCGATAATAAATTAAAGCGCTCTGCAAGTTGATCGGGTTGGTTGCACTTTTCTGCTCTGAGCGTCATTCCATTACGAGCGTGGAGCATAGCTGCATCCACCCCTGCAGCGGCGTTATATGCATGTTTTATATTTAATACTCTATTACAATAGTTAAAAAGTGTTAATTTTAACAGTTGAGCTGTTCTAAGGTTGAGTTTGATACGTGTATGTTCCTCTATATTTAATGCTTTTAGTCTACGGTTGACTAATAGAGATTTATGACGTGGGCGATCCTTAGATAGTATACTCTGTATCTTTTGGGCTGGAGTCCTTGTACTATTGAATTCTACTAAAAGTTCATCATCTGTAAGACTGTTAATTTCTAATGCGAGTAAATCTTTCTGTTGTTTAAATAGCGGATTTTCGCGTGTTACATAGGCATTCTCAGTATTACATGATGCATCTACATAAATACCTGCAGGATCGTCACTATCTGGTACAGCCAACAAGATAGATCCTACAGTCAGATTTTCATTATTATTTATGGCTACTAACAGATACCGTGATTTTTCTACGGCTTTTTCCAAATATGATAATGGAAGGCCAGCTGATCCTCGTCTACAGATTGATGTTGAATCTTTTATAATTTGTTTAATTTTGTCTTTATCAAAACCAATGGGATTTTGTAGATCGACAAAATGTATTGTATAAAATAAGAACTGGGCGGATTCCCCAGGTGCAAGATTAACAACCTTAATCATATCTTTTTCAATAGGTATCCCTAAAACTGATTTAGCTTGAGCCATTATAATGATTAAATAAATTTAAATAGTTAAAGTTAAATTTACCTTTAACCTTTAAAGTTAACTCCGACCCTCATCCTCGTTTCTCTCTTTACCATAGTCAACAATATCTTCCAGTAACCCAGCAGGGCATTCCGACGTTGGAATTAAAAGACCGTCTTTGTTCACAGTTAAATGTTTTAATGGCGAATAATCCCATTTAATGAGTATTTGCCAGCGTTCCGTGTATTTGCGGTTTTTCTTACTACCGTGAAAGTGGTGTCTGATAACACCAGGAACGTAACCAAACCTTAATTGTTTCGCGTTTTCCTGGAAAACTAAAATAGTATCTTTGTAGTCTTGATGTGACTCTGGTACGATAGCCGTTAATCCTTTCCCTAACAAGGCTTTAGCCATAATATGGTCTCCGCTACCTAATATGGCAACCTCGTAAAGTCCACCGATTTTATCATAAGCTTTACGTGTTATAGCCCATGCAAAACCAGGATGAGGATAATTAATACCTTCGTGCCTGATACCTTTTTCGCCATGATGAACTGCGCAATAACCTAAACTATTAAACACATTCATTGAAAATCCTTTGATATCCATATCGCACGCGTGACTAAACAGCTGTACAATATCAAACTGACCATTCAGTATCCTTAATGTGTCTGTTGCCCAACTGTAATTCTCAAACTCAATGTCAGCATCAATCCACGCCATAGCTTTCCAGGTCGTGGGCAGAAGCCGGCGAACTGCAATGTTGATCATGTTTTCCTTATGCCAAAGGGGATGAACACCACGCAACCGTAGATGCCGAGGGTTGTTTTTCTCAGTTATGTAATAACCTTGATTTTCGTATGCTAATTCGACAATGTACAACTTTACGTTACGTTCTTCCTTTTCGATACGTTTAATAAATTCGCGTGCTAAAATGTAGCGGGAAGCAAAACCACTGGGATTGGATACTACAATTATGACGTGTAGATGTTCTTCTATGGGATCATTGTTCACGATAGCAGACTTAACAGGATTCACACTGTATTTGATATCGTCTATCTCTATATTGTTAATAATCGTCATTATACCTAATGGCTAAAAATAAAATCAGTATCTTAACAACATTATTCATTAACATTACATTCATTAACATTCATTAACATTAAATTATTGTTTAATAATATATGCTTTTAAAGCTTCTTATGATTGTTTTTGCTTTAGCGGTACTCGTTATTCCTTTGATATATATGAGGACAGAGCCGATGACCGATATTTCCAATATGGGTCGGACTCTTCCTCAAATTGATCCCTTGGGCCGCGGTATAGAAGAAAAAGTTGCGAGTAACAATAACACAGACGGAGCCTATACTCCGGATCTTAATGCCTTATTTGAGTCTTTAAATCTTTAAATCTTTAAGCCTTAAATTTAAGTTAAAGATTTAAAGTTAAAATTAACAACGGTATCTTTGGATGAGACTTATTATTGACACACGTGAAACAGGGTCAGTTGCCAAAGAGTTGGACGTACTCGGTACAGCTTATACCATAGAACCTTTACATGTGGGAGACTTTGCTATTAAAGATGATGATGCTTTTATTGCGGTATGGGAACGCAAATCATGTGCCGATTTAGCCGCATCTATTAACGATGGTAGATATGCCGAACAAAAGGGTAGATTATTGGCTTTGGAGTGCCGATGGAAGGGTTACTTGTTAGAGGGTTACTATCCTGAGGCAGGTATTCGTTTCCCGACGAAAGGTGGTAAAACGTCAGTTGTACCTCGTTCAACAGTTGATAGTGTAAAGTTGGGATTGATGCTGCGTGATGGTTTTTCATTATATGAGCTTGCGGACTGTAAACATACAGCTATATTTTTAACAAAGATGATGGCGAAGCTACCTGAATATTTACAAGGGGGGTCATGTAATACTTACGAAGAATCTTTGATAAAAAGTATTAGTACCGTGAGAAAAGAGAATATGACACCAGAGGTATGTTATATTGCGCAGTTATGTCAGATACCTGGAGTGTCACATGGTATCGCACAAGCTATACACACGGTTTATCCGAATATGCAGACATTGTTAAATTTAGATATTACGCATCTTACAGAAATCCCCGTATCCTCGAGCCGACGACTAGGAAAGGTTTTGTCTCAACGTATTTATGACTACATGGGTATAGGGGTTAAAGATGTTAAAGATGTTAAAGAGGGGGACTCAAAAAATAAACTTAAACCGTTAATAATTAAAAAAATCGGATGTGTCTAAACCTGCCGCTAAAAAGTGCGTAATTAATACGCACTACGATATCTTGAAGTTTGGTATTTCGTTAATATTTCTGAAGCTGGGGGGGCCAGTTGTTTGAAAAACTTTACCTCGAGTGTTGGTTCACTCCGGACAGGACTGGGTGGGGTAGTCGGAGTCGGAGTAACTGTTGTTTCTTCAACGGTATAATTAATTCTTACATCGTTGTTCACAGTCTCCCAGATCCATGCCGGAATAGCCTTACCACCAGTTGATAAGTCTGTTAAGTTATCACGTATTTCCTCCATAAATTTTACACCGTTCACTCTTTCTTGGTCATCATTGGTTATCTCACTCTCTATTTTAAGAATGATACGATTGTATCCTTTGCTCATGTTTTCGTGAGCACTCGCCGTCTCAGAAGGATTCTTGCTGTTTAACCATACGTTCATTCCGCTAACAGTGCTTGTAATAATAACAACCGTAACACCCAATCCTACGTTACGACTGTCAAGCAACAAGTTAGCCCCTTCCAATATTGCTGCAAGAGCACCGAGCAATATCACCCATGAAGTTATACGGAAAAACTTTTTTTGATAATAGTCCTGAGCCTTACTATGACAGGTACTGTAAATTTGAGACAAGTGCATCCATTCTGTTAACTTTTCTAATTTTTGATCAGTCCAATTATTGGTTGCGCTTGATTCGCACGTTGGATTATCCATTTTAAGCATTAATTTTTTTTCAATTTACAAATATAGATGATAAGTATACTTATTACTTTTGTAATCCTAATTATTTTAGATATATTATGGTTCCAGATTTCCATACCCTCTATCTATGCCCCCTTATTCAAAAGTATTAACGGACAGTCCGGCTACATGTTCTTGCCCAGTGCCATAATGTCATGGTTACTAATTGCCATTCTTGTTAATTTTGCAAAGTCAGGTCAGGATGCAGCGTTACTTGGCTTTTTAAGTTATGGTATATATAACGCTACAAACTACGCCACCATTAAAAACTGGACACTTCGCACAGTATTTTTCGACACATTGTGGGGAAGTATAGTATGCTTCTCAGCATATTCACTCGTGCAAATGTTAAAGGTAAGGTTTAAGGTTTTAAATTAAAGATTTAAAGGGGTTAAAGATTTAAAGGGATTAAAGATGAAATTTAAAGGGATTAAAGATGAAATTTAAAGATTTAAAGGGATTAAAGTTAAAGTTAAAGATTTAAAGGGATTAAAGAAAGATTAATGTCGCTGATAAAGCAAGGTCAGGGACTAATATCTGAATTTATCAAGACTGATATTCCAACCGACGAACTGCGGCAGGCCACCATTTATGCTTTAAATTCAGGCAAACGACTGCGTGCCATCCTTGCCGCATCATTAATAGGATACGACGACATGAAACAAGTCGTATTCGTGGAATATATTCATACCGGAATATCCATATTGTCGGATATGGTCAATAACCGCGAAACACGTCGCCATCAACCCTCAATGCATGTTCGCTGGGGACACGCTATCGCCAGTCAAGTGGCGAACAGACTGATTGTTAGAGGCCTTAGTTTTAATTCATCAAATTCACATTTAACTTCAACTTCACATTCAACTTCAACTTCACATTTAACCATGATAATAATAGATAAACTTATAGCCTCATTGAAATATCCGGATTGGCCTTCTCTACCTCAAAGAGAAGTTATAGTACAGATTAAACTGCTTTACGGAACACTATTCATGCTTGCACGCCCAGACATTGGAGAACTATTCGGAATGTGCTATTCGCATATGTCTTCTGATATCTTTGCGGAAAACATGAACAAACTAATGCAAATTGCAACAAAGAATAAACTCTGGTCCCCACTACTCAAGGATCTGGTTAAATACTTAATGACCAAACAGGAAAATTTAAAGAGTTAAAGGATTAAAGTTAAAGTTAAAGTTAAAGTTAAAGTTAAAGTTAATTTTAATCATCCGTCAAACTACTATCCATTGTCATACCCGAAGGCATGCTTGGGTGGTTAACCGCATACCCCTTCCAGCCTGACTTTGTACCCATGCCATACGGCTTATTTAACTTACGCTCAACATACGTCTTAAGATTACGACGCGGAGGAGCCTTCTCGTTAAATTCCGCACTATACCACGCTTTAAAGGCTTCATATACATCGTTCAGCTGCATCACACTGTTCGCCTCCTGCACGATGTATTCATCAATAAAGGCCGCATAGGCATCACTCTCCTTACGATAGTCGCTCGTAGCTTCTACCACCGAACGAGGAGCAATCAACCCTTCGACCTTATAGATCTTATAGTACATGGTCATAAGAACGAAGAAATAAGGCGCCCACAACGGAAAACTATGCTGCAAGTCCGTGTTACGTGTAAATTCGTATTTACCCTTCGGCTTACCTTCGACGAACTTGGCAAGAAACTCGGTAACAACCAGACGACGCCACGAACCATCATCGTCGGAGGTCATCTTCGGCTTTTCGTTACACAGCAGAACCAAGCTAAACTGGGGCTTAAACGTCGCACCAGAAGAATACAATTCACGTACAAACATTTTATCGTTACCAGACAACTCCTTCATCAAACCCGTATTAATCTTGGCGCCCTCTTCCGGTTCCTGCAAGTATCCAAACCTGCATTTACGACCCATCGCCAACTCAGGTGTGGCCTGGCCAACCTGGCCGCGCGGACGTGTCAGAACCTGAATTGGTACGTTGAAACAATAAGCGCCATAAGCCATCTCCAGCAAACTAATCAGCTTGGACTTACCGTTACCACCGGTACCTGTCCAGATATGAAACTTCTCGTCGATATTGTAACCTTGCAGGTACGATGCCAGGCAAATCCACATGTAGCGGCGTGTATCCGCAATCGGAAACACCTGCTTCATGAAGTCCAAAATCTCCTGTACTTCAGTGATCGAGGACATCTCCGAATCCAGGTCAATATCGTTTTCGTCAAAATCAGGATAGTCATTACCGGTACTAACGGATACACGGTCTTCTGGGCGACCATCGCGAAACCCACCCTCCTTTAGATCGTATACACCGTTTTCCAACCCAATCAAAAACGTATTCGCGTCCAAGGTCTCCTCGAATTTAGGATCATGAAACAAGATAATACACTCCTTCATGACCTTCTCCTTAAATGTAATATCACGCAACTTATACGTAATATCCGACAAGGCTCGGGCTTTGTGATGAGCCGCCTCTTTTTTTTCCTCACTAAGTTGAGCTGTCTCGTAATAGTATTTTGATACAAGCATCGTGTACTCGTCCAGAACCTCCTTGCCAATTCGACGTTTTAGACTCATTCCATCCATCGATACACGCCAGGTATGGTTTACAAACTCTGCCCACTTGTTACCACGCGCGTCCAAACACACAAACTGATGCTTATACATCTTATGAATCACCATAGCCATGTCCTGACTAACACCCGACACACTACTAAGCATCATCGGCTCCAAGAGGGAACTACGTAGCAAGGCATACTGCTTGGGATTGTCCAAACGCGCCCAACGATGCAGAGACCCAATATTTAAACCCGTTGACGTTTGACTAAAAGCTGACCACCGAGCTTCATCATTTGTATTGTAGCTCTCTGACTGTTTGCTAAACTCCGTCCACGTGTCACACAAGGCATTGCTAATGTTATGCAGACACAGTCCAACCTCAATCCAGGTGGAGAAACTGTCCGCCCGCCAAGCCGCCAGTAGCTTAACAAGCTGTTTGGCCTCTTCAATAATGCATTTCATCTCGTCGTCATTCGAATAACCCTTAATCTGTTTTTTAAGAACCGTATTGGCCTTGAATGTTTTAGCAGTACCCTTACGAGACGAGTTTTTCTCCATTACCTCGTCAAGATACTCTTCGTGCTCCGGACGAATATCATATGTGTTTTCTTCCGGACTATTGTGAATCGATAACTTGTTAATAAATCGCTCAATCTCGTCCGCATTACCCGTGATCTTTTTTGTAATGGCCACCTCCTCAAAACCCATCTCGTCCCCACTATTGTCCATACGGAAAATACGATGCAACTGATACGGACGCAAACCTGGTTTACAGCACCCAAACATCAGCCAACAGTTACGCTTAATAACGGACAAATCCACAATATCATCATGTGCATTCTTAACTGGCAAAATACCAATCTCAGGATTATCAAGAAAACAACCAAGCTTCTTAAGAACCTCAGTACGAATAATCAGCTGAATGTCCGTAGAAATACAAACGTCGGGATACAGAATGTGTACACCGTCCTTCATATTACCCTTACTCGGATACGGAGTAGTGCGCTGAAAAACATACGCGTCCAAGGGCTTATCGTCTGGCAAGTCTACATAGGTAATAATAGCGCGATTGTACAGCTTTAACAGCTCCTTAATGTGAGCTTCCGTGTGTTGACGAGTACTGCAATCTATCGGATACTTAAGATCAATATCGATCTTAATGGCCGAAACCGGGGGTGGCTTTTCCGTCAAATGAACCGCCTTCTGACTTGCCAGGGATTGTGCAATTAGATGATGCAGTTCATCACGTTTGTCCGTTGGAATGTTATAAGATGCACGCGGCTGAAGATTCGTATGAGTATAAATAGCATTGCCGTCCTCGTCTTTCTGGCCAGTAGTTTCGTAGGTGGAAAGAAAACGAGTAAGTTCCACTGACATTTTTATATATAAAATATCCATCCATTTTTTATTTGTTGGTTTAAATTTAAATTTAAGTTTTCTTAAATTTAAATACATCCATCCGTTGTGTCTCCCCCTAATTTTAAGATGGATTGCGAAGCATCCTGCTCCATCTCTTGACGTGCACACTTAATAATCTGATTACGTTCTATGTTTTCCTTACACAGCTGTACCGTTCGGATTAGCTCGTTCATTTGCCGTTCCGATAACTGAGTGCGATCAAAGTGGGTACCGCCACCGGCCCTGTCAGTGGTAAAAAACGTGGCCGGCTTGAATCCGCGTAGTAACAGATAGATTTGAGCGTGTGCCTCTTCGTCTAAACCATCAATATCATGAATCATGTCGTTAATGGAAAGGGAATCCATCTGGGGAACGTCTAACTCAAAGTTAGTACCGGTTGTTAAAGTAGCAACTTTGTGATTTTTCTTTATAATTGTTAAAACATTTGTAGCTCTGTCGTCCATTTGTAAAATGTGTCTTTACATTCTAAGTAACCAAAAGGAAATTTATTAAAGCAATGAATCACATCAGGTGCAACTCTGTGTTAATGCAATGAATCACATCAGGGGTCATATCCGCGGCCTTTATGTATTCTTTTATAAAATCTTTACGTCTCTCCTCTGTTGTAACCAGGTGCACCTCACCAAAGTCTAAAAATGCCAATTTGCCCGTATCACGCGACACATAAGATTCAACATCCATAGGCAACATTTTAACCTCGGAAATCATAAATACGAGAAATTTGCCTTCAGCTTCACAGTATTTCAAACTGTTTTTAGACGTCTTCGCTACACGCCCGCTAACCGGACTAAAGTTAATATATTTTGTCACGTAATGAAAATCGTTAAAATACAGCAACGGTATTTCGAACTGCCGGGGCTTTTGTAAATATTTAATCAGGATCTTCATATGTATCTCAATTTCGTTAGGGTTGGTACTGGAAATAGCATAAATATTTTCGGAATCATCGCCTTCCATATCAACCGATTTATTTGCTCCCTTGCTTACGTTTTTAATGCTTTTTACGATACGGTCTTGCATTTTAGCATTTTGATAAGCCATAATATCGTATGACTTACTTAATTCAGGACCATACTCTTTCCACAATTGTGGAATACTCTTCATGGGCTGTACATTTAGCTTTAACCCCATAAAATTGCGTCCTTTACGAAGAGCAGACGACATTTATAAGTATATACAATAATTAAATTAAGGATGCAGGTTCAGGATGCAAGTAATTAAAATCCTTCTCATCTACACCGATAAGGCAAGCACGTATGACCTCCGATATATGATCAACCGGAATAACCTTTATAGATAACAACATGTTAACGTCCATGTTAAAGCTGAAATCTTGAAACTCTTGTTCATTACCCCGTGGTATAAACATATATTTTATTTTTGCATTATCCGCCCCTTCTAACTTACATTGCAACCCCCCTACAGGTAGAATGTTACCATGCAGATCAATCTCACCCGTTATAGCAATATCGTGTCTTACAGGTAGCTTACTAAAATACGATATGATTGCCAGAGTTATAGCGGCTCCTGCACTTGGGCCATCTTTACTGGTACCGGCTGAAGGAAAATGTATATGTAGGGCGTTGTCACCCCACACTCGGTCTTTCTCCGGTAACATTGCCCAGCTAATCGTTTTTGCACATTTAACACTCTCTTTCATTACATCTCCAAGTTTACCCGTTAGTTCAATATGGTACTTTTGCTCAGACGGAGCACCCCCTGACACCTGAATAACGGTTAACCCTCCTGTTCCAATATCCGTTGCATATAAACCATTGACAAGACCTATTTGAGGATGTGTAGCGATGGATTGTCTACGTATTTTATTACAGGATGTAAGTATTTCATCTACAAGATCCATGGTGACGGTAAATGGTATAGCGTATTTAGTCTCGTCGTAAATCCGTCTAAGATTAATTTCCCGTACAATATGAGTCAGTTTGGCCTTCATGTCTCTTACTCCGGCTTCTATGGTATAAGTCTCTATTATATATTTAAGTATACTGTCCGTGAATATAATGGATTGGCTGTTATCCTTGTTTAAAAAACCGAGACTTTTTAATATTTTAGGTAACATATATTTGCGAGCAATCTGCATCTTATCCCCACGCATATAAGCATTAAAACGTATTTCATGTATACGATCCATTAACACACTATCAATCCTTGACCTATTATTATAACTAAATATAATCAAAGCCTTTGATAAATCCAAATCAACCCCAAAGTATCTATCTTCTATGTGGTCATTCTGCTCCGGATCCGTTAAATGGGTTAATATACGTATAATCTCCTCACCGCAAGACGAATCCGATACTTTATCAAGCTCATCAAAGTATAATATGGGATTCATGATATTACCACTCTGTAAACATTCCGCTATTTTACCACACTGTGATCCCACATAAGTGTAACTATGCCCAAGCAATGAACTACCACCTTTAGAACCTCCCAGAGATATAAAAAAGAATGGACGGGAATTACCATTGTTATCACGTATGCATTGAGCAATACCGTGCTTAGCAAGGGATGTTTTTCCGGTACCTGGATATCCTTGAAAACCAAACACCATGCCTGACATATCACCGTTAATCCAGTGAGCGATAACTGCTTGAATAGAGCGTTTTGCAATTTCTTGACCGTATATGCACTCTTCCAGTGTATCCTGTACATAATCCAAGTATATTTTCCTTTCTGTTTTAAAAGCATTCCATTCGCTTAGCAGATTCACATTCAAGTTCACATTCAACCCATGTAAATATGTATTTATATCGGATTCAGACATAATAGGTGTTAAAGTTAAAGGGGAAGTTAAAGGTAAATCCGAAGCCGTGATTTTTTTCGAAAAATCGGAAACGAAACTTAAGATTTGTTCTTTACGATAAATTCCAAAAGGAATACTCAATAGACCGTCTAAATATTTTACCGCCTTTTCACTGTTATCACGCGAGCCCTTAATTTCTTTTAGCTTTTCCCTGGCCTTTCGCTTTACAACTTCAGGTGCGTTTAACCTGTCTATGCGTACTTCATATGGTAACTCGTTAATGTTAATGTTAATATTAGGGTTAATGTTAATGTTAATGTTAATGTTAATTAGTTGATCATAAAGTTGTTTAACAGACCAATGTAAGATGCCATTGACATTCTGTTTAGGAATGGAGTATATATAGTGGTTCATTTGCTTATCTAAGAGAAGAAGGGTTAACATGGAGGCTCGTTTTTTTATACCTGCTTTTAAAAAGGCTTCTGCCACATTTACTGGACTATGACTGCGCATAAAATGTAGATCTTTAAAGTCGCTGGTCATCATATGTATAATAGCCGGAGTATCCATAGACACATAATCGCGCAAGGACAATTGTTTTATGTATCCCTCTATAATTTCTTGACCAATGTTCCAATCTTCGCTTACATGCAGAATTGCACCGTCTAAATCCGGTTTTTCTATCTTAAGACGAGCAATGTTAAGTGGATCCTCTCTAAAATATCCCTTAATGATTATTAGTATTCTACCAACCGGTATCGTAAGCTCCGCTCCGTGCAGCTTTAATATGATAGATAATGTAAACGAATTATACTTTGATACACTGAAACACATGGCTTCCGCCGAACCAAAGGGAATGATTTTCACCATCACTGGTGTAAACAACGTATTTAAGATTTCCAGTCTCGATAGCAATATGGTGTCAGTGAACTGTATTTTCCAATTTTCATTGTAAAAGTTTAAAATATCATAGCACGTGGTTGCTCCACAACATTGAATAAGCTTGTAAAGTTTGTAGTGCAGATAATGTATCTTATGTGTTTCTTTACTAACATTGCATAATTTTACTTGTTCATATGTCTGTAATTGTTTTATAAGACTATCTGCCATGGACATATATTTTTGGTATTGGTCAACAGTAATAACATTTGCCATGTAGTTACACTGAATGTTATTTGATACGGATATCAAGTTTGTATGTATGGAGTTTAGCTTAATATTTAACCCACGTATTGTTTTCAGTTTCATTTTAATTAGTTCTTGAAAACGAGTAATAGCCCGTAATTGCGTGTATGACAATTCAGGGCCTGTGCCATCTTGCTTAGCGCTGATTGATGGCTTATCAGGAGACACCACAGACATTTATATTTAAATATAATATTTAAATTGATGACATTATAATGCCTAAATGACGAACATATATTGCTATATTTGCAAACATAAGGGATGGAACAACGACAACGTGTATCCGTTGGACTACTACTATATTGAACGTTTAAACGAACTGTTGGAAGAGTCCCAGGGTTTCCCCAGTCTAACCAGCATTATACAGATTTGCGAAGTGTACAAAAGCTATGTAGCCGACGTTACATCAAAGATTGATAACTACCACTCTACGAAATGCGTACAATGCCCTTCGTGTATGCAGAAAGTGCCCGCGTCCATGCGTAAGAAAGCACCAATCCCCAGTAATATAGATTATGGTGTTGCCCTATGTCATTTTGCCGGTTTAAACGGGGTACAATACAAGGTTTTGGAAAAGCTTAAAATGTGCATCGGGGAAATTAGGGCTATTGATAACATGATCGGCATGGAGAACATTAAGAAGGAGTTTGCTTGCGTAATGAAGTATCTTTCTACGTATGAGCCAGGTACTAAAGAGCCGCTTATGCATATGGGTATTTATGGTCCGCCTGGTCACGGTAAAACACAAATCGCCCGTCTCATTGGAAAGGCTTTTTCTAAGTCAGGTCTGCTTACTAAACCGGATGTATTCGTGTTGGCATCACGAGCCGACCTGATTGGCGCATATTGTGGACATACTGCTAAAAATACAACTAAAAAGTTTGACGAGGCCCGAGGAGGCGTGATTTTCATAGACGAAATCTATTCATTGGGCAACCCTGAAAAGAAGGATGCATTTACTAAAGAGTGCATCGATACCATCAATCAATTGCTCTCTGAGCGTACGGATACCTTGTGTATCATTGCTGGATATGAAGACGATGCGGAACAGAGTTTTTTTGCGTATAACAAGGGTTTGGCTCGGCGTTTTCCATTTAATTTCGTGATTAGTCCTTACACGGAGGAGCACCTGACGCAGATTTTTATTAAGTTGGCTGAAGATGATGGCTGGAAGGTGGAAAAGGGGGCGATATTGCCATCGGACTTAAAGGATAAGAAGCAGTTTAATAACGCGGGAGGTGATATGGAAAATCTTCTCGTAAAAACAGTAATGGCTCATTACGAAAACAGTTTCTTGTCATCCGATACTCATCGTAAACTACTTGTACGCAAGGACGTTGAACAAGGCCTGAAGGCTTACACCATGAATAAGAAGGTTAAAAAGACGGATACTCCTCCCCCTCCCGGTATGTATTCTTAGGGGTTAAAGGCTTAAAGATTTAAAGATTTAAAGATTTAAAGGATTAAAGGGTTAGATTTAATTACATCTTTTACTTTGGTGCGAAGGTCGTCTAAGCTACCGTCATTAAAAATAGTATAGTCCGCGCCCGCTAACCCCTCTTCAGATAAATGCTTAAAGATGATAGCATTATGATGACCAGGACGAATAACATTTATAAACGTTGCTCCGTGCCTACGCAACATGGCTAACTCATTCTCAAATCGTAAGTCAGGTATGAGGATTATGGTATCAGGATCCTCGTGCTGTATCTCAAGGATATCATGTTCCACATTCCATGTCCATATACCTCCCGCTTCCTTTAAAATATCACACATTACATAACTTGGTATGGTGTCGCGGCACACCTCAGTTCCGAATTTTTGCAAAACTTCACGAGGCGTCGTACCTAAATGGGATTTCACGGTTGCTTTACTAACTGGATGGTTTAGATCCTTGTCGGTTAGCCGAAACATGATCTTGCAGGCGGCTTTTAACCGGTCTGCAAAGGAGATAATTCGGACAGTATAACCTTCATTAACTAACAATTCTTCTGCGAGTGTAACGCAAGATGATTTTCCATGTTCTGCGGGACCGCCGAAACCAATTAATCTCATTATTACTTTGATTATTTAAAATGTCTAACGTTATTAATTGTATAAGTTTTATATCGATACAAATAAGAATGACTAATATTTTAAGTAGGATCTTGAATGGCTTAGGTTTCTGTTTAATAAGCATCATATTGGGTATATTTATAGGCTATATCGTGGACATTATTAAGGGTGTGTCTCGACGCAGAGATGACGCAGAAGTGTTCATCGATGTATTTAGGAATGATATTCAATTAGAAGACTTTGAGGCCTTTCATTTTAACATTCCAGAAGGACAAGTCAGGAACATGATGCAAGGGGGAGCCGGTATCTGGCATGCCGAAATTATAGGAGAAGGAGTTGACATTCATGATCATACGGTTCAAAATTCACTTACCTCATCTTTTAAAGCTCTTAAAACATGGTATGATAAATCCAAAGCCAGGGAGGAGGTGCCCTCGCCTAAATGGAGAGATGGGGGGATGTCAAGTATTAAATCTGCCGTATTCTCTTGCAAATTAGATATAAATATCATCGAAAAAGCCTATTCAACGTTGAGAAGTATAGAAAAGATCAACAGTAATATATCATCCATCGATACCGATGAACTAACCGTTCTTCACATAGTATGGGCACGCATTAATGATCCCATCAATGCGGCTGTTAGAAATGACCTTTTAGAAAACCTTGTTCATCAACTCGCCGATGCTGCCGTCAATCTGGATATGAGTCGATGCGCTTCCGGACGCGTTACAAGAATAATTCATGCACTTGAAGCAATTGACACGGAAAACATAATAAGTATTACCTCCACGGAGTCTATACGCAGAGAATTAAATAACAAGGTACCCATATTAATAAGTAAATATGAGGGTAAACATAACATTATAGACCTTATAGACAAAGAGTTGCGAGCAGATTATGTGGAAACAAAGTTATTAACGGATGAAATCTATGATTCTTTAACTAAAGAATATTTCGAAGCGGTAGATGACTATCGTACATCCGAATCACAAACGGGACACCTTGTGGAAAACGTTGTCAACCAGTCAGAAATACATTCACGATGAAATACATGACCGCATGTATTTATGCGGACATAAGACCCACCTGATTCGTTGCAAATAACACAGGTAGTTGCAGCCTCCGACTCATCAATATCAACCAGAATCTCACTAATCCTCTGTTCACTGGCTACAATCACCATGGGTTCAAGTAGCGTTTCCATGAGTAGATTTGCACGTTGAGAAAGAGACATTCCAGGATCCCTTTCCAATGAAGACCCCGTCATCCTAACAGGGTAGTTAGCAGCATTGTAACTCGCAAGTAAATCTGTTTGATTATAGGTATATGCATCATCGGGAATTTTAAAAATAATATGAATGGTGCATCGTCCTTCAGATAAACCAAACATATTAAGGGTATTGTCCAGAATCGTAGGATCGGTGCCAATTATCTGACCATTACAGATGATGTACAGAACATCATTGGGCTTGCGGTGAACAAGAAATGGTAGGGTTTTATAGAGTGACCTTAATTTCAAATTATCGGACAGAATCAACCGATAATATGAATTGTAGTTATAGATGACGCAAGCACGAATCATGGCTTTCAGTTAAAGAAACTTTAAACTTTCTTTAACTTTTCATTTTTAATTTATGAAAGAAAGGACTGGCTTCACCTAACAATAAAATAGCAATAGCAAACCCTATTCCATGTTCAACGCTACTTAACAGCTTAGGGGCATTGCTGACCGTAACCGTCGTTATTATAAATAACGTAGCAACCAGGCTTAGAGGGGACTTGACTGCAGAGGGTACTATCCTGCTTGCCAGCAACGAAATCAAAAGAGCCAATATAATACTTTTGGCCAGCAAAGGTAATTTAGGCACAATCCATCCAATTAAGGGCGATTCTTTTGATAAATTGTCTAATATGTCTGACATGCTCGTCCTATATTTAAACAGGTACTTTTTTCTTTATAACGACCGATTTACGCTCTTGTACTAACTGTTTTTGTATCTCCAGAGTTTTGGGCTCCTCCTTCGGCTTAATTTTAGCATCCGATACTTCCTTCTTAGCATCCGATACTTCCTTCGGCTTAATTTTAGCCTTGAGTTTAATCTTACGTTTTGTGTCCGCCGACGTACTGTCGTCTGTATGAGTACTGGAATTGGAATATATGGATGAATAGCAGCTTGAAACCTCATCTAAAGGTGCTTGAACTTGAGCTTTAACTTGAGCTTTAACCTCAGACGTTTTCGGTTTTCCGGCTTTACGATCATGTGTAGAGTGAATCTTCATCGTTAAGCTGGTATCCGATCCTATCTTTTCGATGAGTGCACTTTTTATTTGTCCGTCCAACTCCTTGTTATTCTTATTCAAGTATTTAAATTGGTTCCATTGCTCATAATAAGGACTAATTTTAATATACTTCGCAAGTTTGTCGATTATCAACAGAGCCTTCTTTTTAGAAAGTTCCGTAATAACCTTGCCTGTAAAATGTGATTGTGTGACCGTATCATTATCTAAAGAAAACAGATTATACGAATACAACAACTCTACCGCCGGTAAAATATCATTGTTAATGAGTCGAATAAATACTAACTCGATAATATGTTGTAAATCTGCGATATTATATGTCTTGTGATTAGACAGCTTGTGTAGCTCAAGATAAATGTTTTTCCGTAAGTTTTGTGCCTGAGAGTTAATCGACAGCACGCTTGCCCATTTTGCATCAACCTGAGTCGTCTTACTTGCCAAATTCATGTAATAATTTGGAATATGAGCACACGTGTAGCTCTGTATCGGTTGCAGACTCCAGTTCTGAGTATTATACATAATTTTTTCGATGACGTCCGAAGTAATAAGACTATTAACCACCACTAAGGCCAGATTAATCTTATTCATGGCCGTCGTCTTCATAACAGAAATGGATCTTAAATAGTTTTGATGGATCACCATCGGGGTTTTACTCTTATCTCCGTTATAAATAGCTTGAATACGAACAGGATCTTGACGCGCGTTTATTAACTCTCTAATAGCGTCCGTAATATACAAGTCTTGATCTTTACGACAAATGAGGGAGAAACACCGGTCTAAAATCTGATCGTCGATTAAGATTTTACCCTTGTACAGGTCTATAAACTCCAGAATGTTTAGTAAACGACGAAAGTCCCCCTGCGAATACTCGACAATCGTTTTTTTTGCCTCATCGGTTATGCGCATTTTTTCTGACTGAATTACACGATCAGCGGCCTTGGACAAGGAAATACTGTCTGCTACCGTGAACTCAATGGTGAAACAGTCTTTTCTTAGGCTATTGATTGTTTCTTTTTTAACATTTCCGATATTGCAGATGCATATGATAGGCACCTTGCGATTATGAGGCTTATCCGGTCCGTACTTTTCCGTGGGCGTTATAAATGACAGCAGTGCGTCCACACCTCCGCGATCACCCTTAAACATACCGTCTACTTCATCCATGATTACTCCGTTAATGGGTATGCTACCTCCTTTAAAATTTCGCCGGCGCGAGGCTAAGAAATTGCTGGGGGTTTTAACAAGACCGGACAGATTTTCCTCGATTAACGCTTTGCTCCTAATATCGCTTGCGTTAAATTCTTTTACATGATATTTAAACTCGTGCAATATAATGTGCGCCAGTGTGGTTTTGCCTAATCCGGGAGGTCCGATCAAAAGGATAGCAAACTGAGATGTCGTGCCGGCTTGAAAATCAATGAACCATTGACGAATGAGATCTTTTTTAGTGTTGGATATGACTAAATCATCTATGCTTTTTGGTCGATATTTTTCAAACCATATTTCCGCATCCGTCATCTTTAATTTATATTACCATTCATTTTTAACTTAGCTTAAACCTTTACCTTTAACTTTACCTTTGTGGAAATTGATACAACTAATGTATACAAAGGGAAGATGCCCGAGGGTCCAGAAGTTCGTGTTATGACATGTAACATACGTAATCTCATTTATTCAGTGGATAATCCCGAACTCATCTCCGTTGAGGTTATTCAGGAATCATTTACGAAACGCTGCAGCAATCTCGATAAGTTTCAAAGATCCCCTGTCAAAGAAGTAAATTCCAAGGGCAAGTTTACATATATCCGGTTACATAACGGCACCTCTATCGGGATTACGTATGGTATGACTGGCAACATTCGTATTATTAACGGTGAAGATGAAATTAACGGTGAAGATGACTTTAAAGATAGGCATTTGGTGGTTAAGTTTACCCATTCAAATGGGGTATTTTATTACCACTCGACAAGACATTTTGGATGCATCAAGCTGTTGACCGAGGCAGAATTAGATACGAAACTGGCTTCATTGGGTCCGGATATTTTGGATTTTAATCCGTTAAGCATGGAACAGGTAGTGAAGATTTGGCGGTGTAAACCCAAGGCACACATTACAAATGTGTTGTTAACACATCAAAATCTTATTAGTGGAATCGGAAACTATATTAAGTCTGAAATCATGTATAGAGCACACGTATATCCTTTTGCGACAGTCGATAAACTGACGGATGAAACCCTTTATAAGCTGTATCTTGAGGCTCGTACCGTAGCAAACTTGGCCTTTACCGATGGTGGTGCAAGTTTATATACGTACACTGATTTATCTGGCGATAAGTCAGACTTAACCTTTAAGCTGAAGCTACAAGTTTACGGGAAGGACACGGATCCAGAGGGGCGCTTAGTAGCTAAAATAGAAACCCCGGACAAGCGCACAACCCATTGGGTTTCACAGGTTCAAACTATAGGATCTACGCGGGAAAAGCCACCGATAGCTTTAACATCTCTTGTGCGTCTTTAAATATTGTGTTACGTGCCGGTTTAAAGGAAAAAAATAAAATTAAAACTATAATGGACAATTACGCTAACATAAACGATGTCGGTACGGCAAATCCATCAGGTTTTACAAATAATTGGTTAGAAGCGCGTGATAACCGTAACTTATTTAACGGTAATTATCGTGACTTTGATACGACCTCCTTGGGGGGAACGTCCAAGGCTTTTCGCGACGTACTCAACAAGCGGATTGAGCGCAGCGAAACAAGCGATATGTTTTTCGGTGATTTAAATGTTAAGCATCTTAAATGGTTAATTTGTAAAAGAGTGCATCAAGAGAGTGGAGGTAAATACCAATTAACTCCCGAATCACAATCTGACGAAGTTTTATTAACGGTCATGCAGTCTATCTTCTTAGAAAATGCCCATTACACTGGTCCAGTAACAACACAAGTAGCCGAACTAAACTACCTTATGCTCATTGACATGGTTCCACGCGTAATCCAGAATGCCCAATTGTATCTGACGTACCAACGTGATGCCCAACAACCTCTGCCTATGGACAGATCCGTAAATATGTCTTCGGCAGGCACGAAGTCCATGTACAATTCCAAGACGTTTCTTTAAAATTGATCCAGACAAGATCTTCTATCATCAAGCCAAGGCCTCTCCTTCTTCCGCAAAATGTCCTTCCGCAACCCTTTCGCTGCCCTCGCCGTCGAAGACGATGCTATTCAGGCTATTCATGAAATCATAACCCCCGCTCCGGTGTCTCCGCCCATTCGCCGCATGCCCTACGGCTGGCGCCCTCCGGTCAAGTCGATTCCTGTGGTTCCCGTGGTTGCCAAGGACTTTCCCGCCCTCGGTAAACAGGAGCGTTTGGCTCAGGCTCCTGTGGTTGGTGCCTGGGGCAAGGGTATTGATACCGTCCGTAAGGCGGCAGCACTGCCGCAACCCGTTTACAAAACCCTTCCGGCTAAGGTGGCGGTCGTAGTTTCTCGTCAGGTATCCTTTCTCGAGGACGAGGAGGACGAGGAAGACGAGTAGATATATAGCCAGGAGGGTTTAATGTATTGAGGGAGGTACATACCAAATAAAAAATAAAAAAATGGGGCTTCCCCTACTTTGGATGTATTAAATAAATAAAATAATTAATTATATTCCTGTTATTCCTGTTATTCCTGTTATTCCTGTTATTCCTGTTATTCCTTTATTTAAAAATAAAAACATATCATGTAAATCGTAATAAATATAACGTACAGTCGGTAGGTGTGTTGACACGTATTAAACACAATAAATATCGTGATGAAAATGGTATAGTTTGGATTAAAAGGGGGTTTTTAAATAGTTTACTCCATAATCCTTTTAAATATTACGTATTTGAAACCTATGATACTCAAAACCCATCTTCCTCAGAAGTCAAAATATTAAAAACCCATTTTGACGCACAGGAAATGAAATTTCAACCATCTTCCTTTAATTACTATTCGTCATTTCGATTTCCGGTTCAGCATTTTTTTGCGGATGTATTACCTATATTTATATTTTAACACCAACTTTAACATATCCAAAATAAAGTTTATTTACTTTGGATATAATGGACAACATAAGTGAAGATCTTAAAGAGTACATGGATGATTACATTGAAACAGCATTAACCCCTCTGGCCATTAAAGTTTTAAGCAATTTACCAGGTGTACGATCAACCAAAAATACCATTGTTCTTACCAGTGGTGGTGCCAGTGTTACGGTGATCCTAAAGGAGACAGACGAAGTTTTTCAGGCCTACCAAAGCCCTCAGATCTTCCACAAGATGATCGGATTCTATGAGTTAATATCAAGGAACCCGGATCCACGTACCAAGTATGTTCTCCCAGGCCGTCCCGTGGATGAAGGTGTAATCTTATATAAAAAGATATATCCTCTGAATGAGTTTTGTGCAGACATGTCTTCTTCTCGCCGTACCTACATTAAGCAAAATTACAAAGCTATACAGCACGATATACAGAAAGCTATTGATTATTTACATTCTATTGGGGTACGTCACGGAGACACCCGTATAGATAATGTAGGGTACGACAAAGAAAACAAAGTGTTTGTACTGTTTGACTACGATAAGATAAATTTAAAGTTAACGCAAGCAGGTATGGAGGACGATAACGAAATTTTCGCCGAATCATTGAAACAGTTTAAAAACTAAAACATTAATAAGTATAAGATAATATGGATGACGATCTATTGATAACTAACTCGTTTATACCATTCTCATACGATACCGGTAATGATATGTCAATCGAAACAAAAAGGCATAAAGTTATTCAATACGTAAAAGAAAACGAGGATGCCCTAAAATCTTCCCCACGATCATTAGCACCAGGGGTGGAGACAGGAGCCGGAATCGTGAAACCATTAGCGGTAGCTAACAGAGGAATGTCAGCCGGAGCCAGCATAGACACGGGCTCAGCTCCAGGCACTTTGGAAAAGGAGGAACGGGTTATTATTTCGGTTAACAGTAATCAACGCAGTTTAACTACCGAAACTGACCTCGCTGATCCATTGGATTATTTTAATTACGTAGCACAAAGCAATTACCAAGAGTTTCAAGAACTGTACAATCTTGCAAAGGAACTTAATCGTAATATATTAACCTATGATGATTACGCAGCTCAAAACGGAGCACCCATTATTGCTAATCCTAATACGAATATCATTGTCAGAAATATCGTAAATAGATTATTAGTCGCATCCCGTGAATTTCCAAATAATGCAGAAGACATCAATTCAAGTCTTCTGTCTCTGGTAATCATACCGGCAGTCAATACCAACGGTCGCGCTGATTATGAGTCCATGGCCAACCTTTTAAATGCTTTTGTAATGTCTGGATCAGCCTTTAACCCGAGTAACTTTTGGCGCCCCTTTTATTTTACAGGTTATACCAATAATACCGTAGAACAAGCCATTAAGCAAATCGTGTACAAGGATCAGTTACCCAGCCAATACAGTATTGTATTACCACGTATCATTGATCATGTAAAATCCATAAGATTGGTTAGTACGGAAATACCTAACACAGTGAATAACATAACGGAACGCAATAATATCATAACGATACAGTTAAAATATTATCCTACTCCACTTCCACCTGTATTACCACCAAATACTGATCCACTTGAGTTATTAACCGAGGTACCTTTAGATCCAACGGTATCCGCATTTAATTTTATACTTATTAAGATAGACGTAGGTGTTTATACTCTCGACTCATTACTTAAACAGATGAAAAAACAGATCAACGATGCTTGCAAACTGTACACCTATAAAAAATACGCGGACTTGTTTGATATCACATGGAACTCTTCTAACGGTGTAATTAATATCTTCAGTAACCGTAAAGATGTGTATTTTCACCTAAAGTTTTACTCCGAGCTAACGGGTATCATTGATATTATTAATCCTGGTAATCCATTAGAAACTCTAGGTAAAAGTCATGGTGTTATTAGCTCTTATGTTAGAGACTTATGGTTCTTATTAGGTTTTCCATGGCCATACGAGATTTCGGCTAACGGGGCTAATAAGTACACACAGTATATGACAAACCAAGTCGCTTTCGGCGTACATGATGTATTAACACAAGATCACATTAATAACGATATTTTTGACCGTGATACAAGAGACCTAGATAAGTTTACTAACGATGAAGAATTCATACCAAAAGCGTCCATCTTAAATACATATAGACCATATAAATTTCCGGATATAACAGTGAAATATATTTATCTTGCAATCAAAGGGTTCAAAAGTATCAATCACGTTAACCAGTTTAACGGACTTATAGAATACAAAGACACTGATATATTTGCAAAAATATTACTTTCGGACAACCCAGGAGACGTATGCTATAATACCTTTGTAGATAACCCATTGATATTCGTAAATGCCAAAGATAAAATAGAAACACTTGACATTACATGGGTAGACGAACAAGGACAACCCGTCGACTTTAACAAAGTTGATCACTCATTTACCCTTGAAATGGTACATTATGTTACACAACTTGAAGGTAATGGTTACAGTACCACCCTTGGCACCATTGACCGCAAGTCTTATCCCTCGTGGTTGGCAAATAATTATTAAATCTTTAAGCCCCTTTAAATCTTTAAATCTTTAAATATTTTATATGATTAATATAATCAATGTCTGCGTTATAATTAACATCTTTATTAATTATATCGCTATGACCCTGCAACTGCCGTGCTAACCCCGGATATGTAATATAACAAGGGCAAATTTTCTGATAAACCGCAAAAAACACGTCAAGTGCACTATACGGACAAGACACATAATTCAAAATAGTTTCAAATGCCAGATTATTGATAATAATCGCATGCGAACCTACCGATCCCTTTAAACGATAAACATTATCATTAACCCTATCGGATTCAGTTGGCATGGACTCGTGACTATGATTTGCCGCTAAATATAACATATGCCAATCCTCTGGTAACTGTTTAAAAGCCTTCTCTAAAACGTCATACATATTGTCCGATAGGATACAGTCGTCATCCAATACTAAAATACGCTGAAAGTTATGCTTAATCGCATCAACGAGTGCGAGACGATAACTTAAACAGTAACCCAATGCTCCATTATTCCAGTATGTGGATTTTTCCCCATAGACTTGATCATTCCATTCCAATTTGGAACCGTCAAACGCCTCCACCCTTGCAGCCGATAATTTAAATTTGTCAAGCTGTTCCTCCATATGCTTACGCCTGTCTGGTCGTCTATCCAGATTAATATAATAAATCCTGTCGAAGAATTTGGTAGAGTCCACGGGTATATTAATACCAAAACCGTACTCGTATGACGCACCTGAACCATCCATGATAGGTGTAGGAATATACAGCTGCCTTTTTGAATTAATTTTAAATGGCAACTTTGCACATAAATCACTAAGCTTGGAACGCGATAAAATATGGTTACCGCATACACTCATTAGCTGTATGGCCAGATCTCGGTCCAATAAGTGTGTAACTTTGAGGTTAACAATTGCCGGATTAAACCCGGAAGGGTCCAACGTCTGATAACCAGTGCCGGTCATAATAACTACCAAATTTAACTTAACATTCACCTTATCTTGAAATATAAATCTATGCACAATCGTAGCCATTGCGGACAAGGCAGTAGAATTTATATAGGATGTGCTATCCTTATCAAAGATTATAGCATAGGTATCAGGGTCCGATAACTTATATTTCGTTATGTAACCGTTCAACACAGGATCATCCTCAGGCAGAAAAGGAATATCGGTCATTACATACTAACCCCCGTCATCTCTAAATTTAAAAATTGATATTACTATGTTACCTAAATAACATGAGCTCCGCCAAACCGAAGATCACCGTTCGTCCGACCGCTAAACCTGCCGGCCAGGTAAAAGATGCGGTTTCGGAAGTTTCCTATATGGGTAAAACCATCGAGGAGACCTACAAGGACAAGGAACTGGAGGAGCACATTTTGTCAGATCCGGATACCTACGCCGGTAGCATTGAGCCTCAAGAGGAGGACGTCTGGTGTGTCTCCGAGGAGTCGGGAAACATGTATAAGACCCGCATTAAGTTTATCGAATGTTTTTACAAGCTGTTTGACGAAATCCTTGTTAACGCCATTGATCAACACAAACGAATTGCCGCACGGTTGGAAACAGACCCCGATAGCGGTCTTAAGCCGGTTAAGCGTATCTCAGTTACGGTTGATGAGGAAAAAGGTGTTATTGCCGTAGAAAACGATGGCGAAGGTCTGGATATTGCGATTCATCCTAAGTTCGGACTGTACGTACCAGAAGTTGTGTTTGGCTCCCTACTTACGAGTATTAACTACGATAACACCGAAGAACGCACGGTTGGCGGCAAGAACGGCTACGGTGCCAAGATTACCAACATTTTTAGCCAAGAGTTTACGATTGAGACGGTGGACTGGCGTCGTAAACTGCATTATGAGCAGACCTTTCGTAACAATATGAAGGTGGTAGAAAAGCCCATTATCACGCCTTACACGAAGGTGCCTTATACGCGTATTAGCTACAAGCCCGATTTCGCACGTTTTAATGTTAAAGTCCCCTCCGAGATGGAGGACTGGAAAATGATTCGTAAACGCGTATACGATGCTTCCGCCTGCACGGATAAGTCTGTGCAGGTGCTCCTTAATGGAAAAAAAATCGCCGTTAAGGAGTTTGAAGACTATATTAACCTGTACATCGGCACGAAGCAAGATACCAAACGTGTTTACTCGAAAGTAAACGATCGCTGGGAAGTAGCCGTTTGTCTAAGCAACGATGGCGATTTCGAGCAAGTGTCGTTCGTAAACGGTATCTCGACGGATCGCGGCGGTCGCCACGTTAACCACATTATCGATAACCTGGCTAAAAAGATTGCCGTACATATTACCGAAAAAGACAAAAAGAAGATCGACATTAAACCAGCCTTCATCAAACAAAACCTATTCGTGTTTGTTCAGGCCACGATAGTTAACCCTAAATTCGATACACAGACCAAGCGCAAGCTTGTAAGCAACGTTGAAAATTTCGGCAGCCGCTGCGAGCTGGACGATGAGTTCGTCTCTAAAGTAATTAAACTGGGTATTCTGGAGCGTGCCACGAAGCTGGCCGAATTCAAGGCCAAACAAGGTCTTGAAAAGAAAACAGACGGTAATGCCCGAGCCAAGAAGGTTTACCATCCCAAGCTGGTAGAGGGTGCCTGCGCCGGCCCTAACCGCCCTAAAGGTACGATCACCACCATTGTATTTACAGAGGGTGATTCAGCGGCTGGTTTTATGGGCAAGGGTCTAAAAGGTATTCCTGACAGCGAGCACAAATACTGGAGTTACTTTCCCCTGCGTGGCAAGCTACTGAACATTCGGACGGCTACGATGAAGCAATTGGAGGCCAACGAGGAGATTCTAATGATCAAGAAGATCATTGGACTTAAGGATGGCGAGGAGTACACAGATACGAAGCAATTGCGGTATGATCGTGTTATGATTCTTACGGATGCAGACAAGGATGGTTTCCACATTAAGGGTCTGATTATGAACTTTTTCAGTCATAAGTGGCCTTCGCTGTTGAAGCTTAAAGGGTTTATTTGCGATCTGTCTACTCCTATCAACAAGGCTATTAAGGTAGACGCACGCAACAATCCGCTACAGACCTTGGAATTTTACTCGGAAAAAGAGTACCACACATGGGCTCAGTCCAACAATACTGCTGGCTGGAACATTAAGTATTACAAGGGTTTGGGTACGTATGCCCCTCTGGAAGCAAAATCCCTGTGTGCGCGCATGCAGATCAGTAACTATGTTTGGTCTGATTCTAAGATAGAGTACAAGTCGCAAACCAAGGATGCTACGGCTCACCAGTTTGAGTTGGTGTTTGCCAAAAAGTTTGAGGACGAACGTAAAGAATGGTTGAATGACGGGCACGAGCCTAACCCATTTGCGATTATGCAGGGTTCCAATGGTATGATTAGCTATCTGGGGTTTCTGAACAACCATCAAAAGTTGTTTAGTCAGGCTGACAATGTTCGCTCGATTCCGTCGATTATGGATGGACTTAAGCCATCGCAGCGTAAGGTGCTTTTTTGCGCCATGAAACGTAATCTTACGAAGGACATTAAGGTATCGCAGTTTGCCGGTTATATTTCGGAACATGGTGCGTATCACCATGGTGAAGTAGCCCTGGAAGGTACGATTGTAAACATGGCACAAGACTACATTGGTCATAGTAACTACAACCTGCTGTACCCATCAGGTAATTTCGGTAGCCGAATGGGTGGTGGTCCCGACCTTAAGAAAGGCGAGGATGCCGCTGCATCTCGTTATATTTTCACGTACCTTAACCATGGTACACAGATCCTATTTAATACGGTCGATACCGTCCTTTTGGAGCAACAGGAGGAGGAAGGGCTTCAGATCGAGCCTAAATTTTTTGCACCGGTTCTGCCCATGGTATTGGTAAACGGTGCCACGGGTATTGGTACTGGCTACTCCACGACCATCCAATGTTACAATCCTCACGATATTATCGACAATCTCCGTCGGTACATCAAGGGCGAGGAGCTTCAAAAAATGACCCCTTGGTACCGTGGCTACAATGGTCAAATTGTCCAGATTGGTGATAAGGACGATAACCGTTTTATTACCGTGGGTAAGTGGGTGCGGGTGGATAAGAACACGATCCGTGTAACCGAATTGCCGGTAGGTACGAACATGTGCAAGAGTTACAAGGGTTATGTCCAGTTTCTGAATACATTGTTGGATCAGGACTCCACTAAAAAGCCTCCGGCTGCTAAGCCAGCGGCTGCGGCAGTGAAAGCGAAAAAACCGGCAGCAGAGGAGGCTCAAGCGCAGCCCGAGGATGATGAGAGTACGAAGTCAAGTGGTGCGGCATTTAAAGATGCGGTGTTGGCTGACTACGAGATTATTAAGGCTACGGATACGGATTTGATTGTGGATTTGACCTTTAAACCGGATGTACTGGATCGTGAATTGGAAAACAACGACGATTTTCATTTCGAGAAGAAAATTAAGCTGGCATTTACCTTTACTACAAACAACATGCACCTGTATGATGTCAATGGCTATATTAAGAAGTATGAGGATACACGTGACATTATCAGGGAGTTTTGTGAAACCCGCATGAAGTATTACGTAAAACGCCGGACCTTGCTTCTGGAACAGAATCGTAACGAGTTTGCCAAACTATCGAGTCAGTATCGGTTTATTACGGAAATCATGAACGAGACCCTGGACATTCGCCGCAAGCCTAAGAAGGAGGTGGAACAGATGCTGGAAAAAGCAACACCCGCTTATCCCAAGTATGAAAAAACACGGGGACTGTCAATGGAGGAGGCTGAAGATGTGGATGAAGATGCCCCTGAACCGGTGGTAGCGGCAAAGGGTAGTTATAACTACTTGCTTAACTTGCCGGTGTCTTCGTTTACGCAAGAAAAGCTGGATCGTCTTAAGGCGGAGTCGGACAAGTATCAGTCCATCTGTGATGTTCTGGAGAAACAGACGGAAGTGGACTTGTGGACTGCTGACATTGATGCCTTTAGCACGGAATATGTGGCCGATACAGATGCCTGGAACGTGCGTAACAGTCTTGCAGTGACTGAGTCGGAGGCAAAGGCAAAGGCGAAGCTTAAGCCTAAGGGTAAGACAACACTTAAGGCTAATGTTAAGCCTAAGGGTCTTTAAAAATGAAGATTTACGTTTTAAAAATGAGCAGGTTTGTATGTACGAATGTTAAAGAGCTTCAGGCTAAGGGCTTAGCCCCTTTGGGAGACCTAATAATGGATGAGGTTAAAGGTAAAATTAAAGGTAAAGGTAAAGGTGAAGGTGAAGTAGGGTATGTGATCATTTATGATATTACAACCGATACGGTCACCCACTTAAAAGCCAAAGTCGTTACGGATGACGCACTATGGATAATAACAGAGGATTCGTTCACGGACAATCTTGATAATGATACATTTACATATTTCAAATATAAAGTATGTAAAAATGATATTTAGCTATTATTAAATGGAGAATCTGGTAGAGCTTGTGCGTACCACATATTACAATCATATCGAAGAATTTAATGATACTTTGATACTATTTAAGATTATATTTAAACATATCCCAGAAGAACGTCTAAAACAACTGTTAAAGGTAAAGGTAAAGGTAAATATTGTAGATCCTTTGGTAACATTAACCTCAGATTTAGATATCGTAGATCCTTTGGTAACATTAACCTTAGATCCCATTGATCCCATTGAACCCATTGAACCCATTGAACCGGAAGAGCCAGCTACGGCCCCTGAGCAGATGTTAACTGCTCTGCGTGCACGCCAGTTAACGGGTGACCAACGGTCAACAGAATGGTTAATGCAACGGGTCAATTACATTACGGCCAGTATATCTGCGTGTTGTGCCGGTATTATGGGGGCCGGTTCACGAGAAGCACAATTGTTAGAAAAGGCTTCAGGGGGTTCCTACCGGACATTTTTGGGTGGTTATCATACGGATATGGGTAACATATTTGAGGATATTACGGCTAATCATTATAGTCGCTTGAATGGTACACGGGTTCATGATTTTCGTCTAATACCTCACGATGACCCGGAGTTTAGTTTTCTGGGCGCATCGACGGATGGTATAACGGATGAGCTAACCAATATAGAAATCAAAACATTGGCTGGTCGTCCACTGGACTCGAAAATAAAGAAAGAGTATTTTCATCAGATGCAACATCAGATGGCTTGTTTAGGATTAGCAAAAACGCACTTCTTGGAGGCTAAATACGATACTTTCAAGACATTGAAGGACGCCCGTTTGTCTTCGTTAAAGAACAAACTGCCTTATGGTATTGCACTGGAGTTTTACAGTGAAGATAACGGTTTTAAATATATATATTCTCCGGATGATCTACCATATGACGAGTTACTAAACTGGATGGAATCATGTGCGTCAGGTGCATCTGAAAATGGTGTATTTATCAGGACTATATTTTGGTGTATGACTGGCTATCAGATGAAGGTTGTAAAACGGGATCCAGCCTGGATCAAAGAGATGGGTCCCGCACTTAAAGCTTTTTGGGCGGAATTGACCGAATTAAAGGCACAGCCGGAAAAAGTCAAAGCCCTGATTAATGCACGCGAAACGAAGAAGGAGATAAATAAGGCGGCACGCTCAAACCGACCTGCTATGATACAGTGCTTGATTTAGATATATGATCTATCTAATCTAATTTAACCAATTAGCAAGGGGGTAAGGGAGAGGTGCCCTCCCCCTTGGGCACCTCTCCCTTACAAAATTGATAAGGTTTATAGTCGTAACCATATCTGTGGTAACATGACGCCCAATGATACCACGTACCGGCTCGTGATTGATGATGTCATGGCTCGCCTGACCTTGGCCAAGCCCAAGACCATGGAGACGGTCAACCGCATTCTCAGCAAGTTGCGCTCGGGTGACGAATCCTGGTACGGATTGATGGTAGGTGAGATCCAGTCGGGTAAGACACCGGCTCAAATGATCCTTATCTGGGTGTTTTCGCGCCACTACGAGTTTCTCGGTCACGTGTGTTTCGTGACCAAGTGCCTCGACTCTATTCGGCGCGATGTGATGGGCAAGTTCAAGTCGGATCTTATCAATCAGCACCTTATCGCTGCTTGCTCTACCCATTGCAGCGACATGTCGCCCACCAAGGTCATCTCAACCTTCGGACTTTCCTACCATATCTACACGGACCACAATACGGTCCTGCTCGGCAAGCCTGGTCTGGTCGAGATTATGTTGATGCAAAAGGATAACTACACCCATATCCGGGAGTGGTTCAAGTTAAAGGGGCTCAAGGGGCTCAAATCCGAGGCCCCGGCACCCGTCTTGTTTTTAATGGACGAAATGCACGAGCTCTATTCGGGTACCCTGGATCTGTTGCCCGACAACGGTTTGACGACCATTTACGGACATACTACCAGCATGCTTCACTGGTTTAAGCGTCAGATGACCAAGTCCAAAACCTCAGGCCGGCGGTGCTATATGATCGGGGTGACGGCCACCCCCTATTCACCCATGACCGCCGACCCCATCTGCTGGCCTACGGAGATTTTCCGGCTTGAGACAGATGCACCGGCCCCTGGTCTGACCTACTACGGTTACAAGGACTACGTCTTGTCAGGTATTCAATTTCAGACATACTCGCCGGGGCTCGTGGACATGGATGCCATTGCTAAGATCATGGCTCGGCCGCGTACGCTCCTTAACAACGGTAACAAGGAGGTTACCCTTATATGTATTACCATGTACACCTATAACGAGTTGCACCGGGAGATTGCCGATATTATCAAGTCCGTCTACGGTGATCGGGTCGTGCCCCTGGTATTTAACCAAACCAACAAAACAAATCTCGAGGCCTGGTTTAAGCCAAGTATGCTCACCAAGGAAGTATGTGAGGCGGGGGCGCTTATTATCATCGGCAAGGCATGCATGGCCGCAGGGATCACGGTAAAACCGACTAAGCCCATGATGGCAACATGGGAGGGTGTCACATACCAGGTTACGGGCATTACGGATCAGTTCATGCCGGCCACCAAGATCAATGTGACCACGACCATGCAGCTAATGCGGATTCTGGGCTGGTACCCGGATGGCCACATGGCCACACTGTGGCTCAGTAGTGACGCGTTGCATAGCGCTTACCGTTACGATCTGGGCTCTATTACGCGTCAGTTTATGGAATTATATGACCCTAAGGTGGGGCCGGTTAGCGTAAAACATATTAATGTAACGAGTAAGGGGTCTATCCGTTCATTTTACGAAAACAGCCCTTATCGTGTTAGCCGGTCTGGTGCTGCTCTGCGGGTGGACAAGCACATGCCGGTTCACATGAAAGTGCAAATGCAAATGCAAATGCAAATGCAACTGGAGACAGACTATCTTAAACTGAGCGAGGGTAGCCTGAAGGATATGGCGGACTTGCGATTGATGGATGTGACGCAGGATAAAATGCTTGTGTTGCGGTCATTATGTGGCTTTACGCGCTACATTGGTGGTAAAAACGGAGACTACGTGCACATTGCTACGGACGAGTCAAGTTATAAGGCGGTTATGATGGGGGCGGCTTGTCCGAAGCCTAAGTCGTCTTCGAATGTGAACAAAGTGAATGGTTTTTTGTGGGGGCCGAATGGGGTCGAGACGAAGCTAAAGGATTGTTACCTGGTCAAGTTTAAGGAGTCGTGGTTAAACCGTCCGGAGGGAGTATATCAGACGCCGGATAACATGTGGATTTACATTGTGAATCATAAGGAATTTACGCACAATCTAATCATGGAGTACGAATCGGTTGACGGCTATTCGGATACCCATCATACCATTCTGCGGATAATGGATGGGATTAAACGAATGGCAAGACCATTAAGGGTACTGGCGAACTGCCGTTAATCATTTAAAGCTTTAAATGATTTAAAGCTTTAACAACATCCTCTTTTCTTAATTATCTTATCAACTAAAAAGATAATAGCTATACCAAAAATAAAATTACCAATGACTGTAGTGTTAACTCCCTTTAAAGCCTCAATATTCGGCATGGGTGGAAGCTGTGAAAGTTGTGGAAGCTGTGGGAAAGCTCCACCACTTTGGGCTTGTATGTCATTCCTTAAAATATCCCTTATTTTATTACGGCAAACGGCACACGCCATTATCATTGCAATTAAACGCTCACAATCATGTGGTTGAAGTTGAAGTTGATGTTGATTTTGAAGTTGAGGTTGAGGTTGATATTGAACAGGCTGGGGTTTATGCTGTTGCAACTCACCCGACGGCTGATATTGCTGCACGGAAGGTTGATATTGTGTCTGTTGTGAAGGGAATGTAACATAATTGGTATTTTGGGCACGTGGGAATAAACTCTCGTAAGGTTGATTAATTTGATATTGGTGCGATGGGCCCATATTGCTGTTGTTATTTTGAACATTCCATAATGGGTTCCGTATACTTTCGGTATCACCAGAAGATACGCTGGGCGTTCCTCCTAAATGCCTATTAAATGGTGAATTAAATGCTTCGTTTAACACAGCAGGCATGTATATCGATTCTTAGATTAAAATATAAAGAATCGGTATATGAGTAACATGGGTAAAATAGGTAAAGCGGAACCAACTAATATGCTTCTTTACAATAATGTCAAAGAAGAAGCAGATTCGAAATTTAAAAGCAAAACTGGTATCTATAAGTCCAGTTGGATTGTACGTGAATATAAAAAACGTGGAGGAACATACAGTGGTCAACGTACTGCACAGTCCGGATTATTACGATGGTACAGAGAACAATGGGTTGACCTTAACCGACCCATCTTAAAGAATGGTAAAGTAACCGGATACGAATCGTGTGGACGTCCCAGAACAACCAAGATAACAAGCTCGGGCTTATATCCATTATGCCGACCTCTTAAAAAAATCACGAAAAACACACCAGTTACCGTAAAACAGCTTTCTGAACCTGAAATTAGAAAAGCTAACAAACTTAAACAGCAGTTAACCGTTAAAGGATCGGTAAGATTTAAAGAGATTTAAAGCAATTTAAAGTTAAATCTTCTACTTTTTAACAATCTGAAAAACGCCTTCAAGTCCATAATGTGTGCCAATCTGATGCTTAGTACCTACCAGAGATAACGATTTTAAATTCAAACCGCCTTTTCGCGCATTAGATGAATTTGAATTTGTTGAATTTGAATTATTCGTTGAATTTGAATTCGTTGAATTATTCGTTGAATTTGGGGCATACAATATACGTGTTAATCTCTCTTGCATGTTTACCGTAGTTGAAGCCAATCGTGTCGGACATCCTACCGTTATCCATGCATCCTTTAAAACTCCTTCCCCTGCCTTTCCCAAATCACCCATGATAACATAGTTATCCATACTCTTAATTACCTTTGCTAAAGTGGTGAACTGACGCTCCCGTACATCATCGGTTGAGTGATCTATGTCTGCTGTCAAAATATTAAATGTTAAACCTGTAGCTTGATGCACTATACCCGTTCCCATTATTCTTCCCTTTCCTTGATTATAGTCAAAGTAATATGGTGGCTCGGTTTCGGAGATGGCGACTGTCTTCTTGTTGCATAAAATAACGGATCCGGTCTCTTCCTCTTCAGAAATAAACACTTGGAAGAATACATAATCATCTAAACTGTCACTTAAATATTTGAAGGCGCTCTCGGATACTTCGGTTAGGCACACTACATCGGGACCGGAAACCTCATTCTTAATTGTACTTATAAGTACATTAAGCTTATCGCGTGCCGACAGATCTTCAATGTTAATACATAATGTTTTAAGATACGGTATCAGTCGGGTTTTTTTATTTTCCATTTATAAAAACCATTAACTTATCTTTAAGATACTTGAACGAATGGATCATGTGCATCTCATTTTACCTTTTACCTTTTAATTTTAACTTTTACTTTAATTGAGAGTCAAAGTAAACTTGTCCTGAGAAAGGTACTTTTCCATCTCATTTTTAGCTTTAATCGGATTAACAGCTAAATATGAAAGAAAGTAAGGATCCACCTTAGCAATATTATGCATCAGTAAAAACATAAGTTCCGGATTCGTTTTTAATGCTTGTCTAACTTCAGCTCCCGTTAAAGTTAAAGGTAAAGGTAAAGGTAAACCCGATAAACTCGCAATTTCCGTTGGGTCTTTCCACTTTGTTAGTGTAATGATAGAGCCATCCGTTATACTGTCATCATCTTTAATAATTTTACCGTTACAAACCATAACAAGGTCCTTATTAAAGGTAAACTGTTTAACTATATGTTCGCGTAGGTCTTTTCCTATGGAGGCTTCAGTTTCAAGAGATAACTGTTCTTGTGATGTCAAAGTAAAGCATATTAACTTAAGATTTTTAAGTTGCATTTTACATAATAAAATAATTTTTTCTCTCCCATTAACCATCATCAACTAAGGCCAGGGGGTTAAGGGGGACAGCATGTCCCCCCATCATCAACTAAGGCCAGGGGGTTAAGGGGGACAGCATGTCCCCCCATCATCAACTAAGGCCAGGGGGTTAAGGGGGACATGCTGTCCCCCCATCATCAACTAAGGCCAGGGGGTTAAGGGGGACATGCTGTCCCCCCAGCTTAAAATTGATTTTAGTTGTTAAGAACAAAAGCATCTTTAACTTTAACGTTAACGTTAACCTTAAACATGGACTCCGACAATGACATGCCTCTTCTGGAAATCAAGGGTCTCGTGTTTCCTTATTCCATTCCTGTTTACAATTGGCCTTGTGAACAGGGCGTGTGCTGGGATTGTGCACAAGTATTGCCTCTTAAAGAGCATACTGTGCTGTGGCACATCACGACCGATAAATTGTGCTATGTTCGTCTATTTGTATGTGAAACGTGTAGCACAGGCATCAAACCAGAGGCCTGGAGCGCAGATAACATGGAAGAGGATCCATATTGGTCTAAGATCGTGAAAGACATCCACGAAAAAAAGATGGAGTTTAATATGAAAACGTTGTTTTACATGTTGCGTTCGGATAATAAATTCAAATCCCTTAAAGGTTTAAATTAAAAGGCTTAAATTTAAAGGCTTAAAGTCCAAGAATAAAATCTAAAATACTATATAAAATGGACGTTATCCAAAGTTTATCGCTTATTGCCTTACTGTCAATGTTAATCTATCTCGTTTTTGTTAATATTTTTGCAACAAAAACGGTTCAATCCAGCGGTTCCGTAATAGACCTTTTACCGACTCCGGGTTTGGGTTTGGGTGCGCCAACTTCAATATCCGCACCCACACAACAGGCAGCACCCCAACAAGTACAATGCCCCCCTATGCCTGGAGCATCGTCATCAATGGTATCTAATAAATTGCCAGAGTCCGGCCCTGACGCCAGCATGAATACCCAGTCGTCCATTTTCAGCGCAACTGCATCATCGACCTCCGGTATCAATGCGCAGAACCAGGACATTTATGAAAAGCAGGCAGATTTTGGCTCGGATGTGACGAACATTAAACAGTTTTACAAGAACAACCCCGATGTGTTCAGTAAGCTATTATGTCCTCCTACTGTAACGAACGTTTCTGACTGGGAGCGCCAGAGCAAGGAACTTTATGATTCGGCTCAATCGGCACCATCTGGTCCCATTCAGGCTGCTAACTTTGAGTCCAACTTTATGTCGTCGCTTTAAGTTAAGGAAGCAATAGCGTTATAGTTTAATATATTAAAGTTTATCAAGCTTAACAAGTTTACCACGTAAGCTATAATAAAGTAATAGTAATAGGTGTTCTTTATCAGAGTCCAAAAGCTAAAAGAGGTTTTTGTAACGAGAAGATTGTTTTTGCATGAATAGTTAGGACTCTCTGAAAGGTTAAAAATGTTCGTATAGTAAATTACGACAAGTACACTCAGAAAGATAATGAGATTAATGGGTGTTACCGGCAGCAAAGAGATCACAAAGGAACCAATAAAGGGAGGCAGGGACCTTAATATCAGATCCGGTATGAACATTATTCTGAATTTGGAAATTGCATGGCTAAGCAGTGGATCCATTATACTAATAACAATTAAAAATTTGGGGAGGGGTGGGGGACCTGGAGGGGACCTGCGCTCCCCCTTAACCCCCTGGCTAAATTGCTGCCTAATTGGAGGGGAACTAAAAGCCAGGGGGTTAAGGGGGAGCGCAGGTCCCCTCCAGGTCCCCTCCTATTTTAAGCCGCGTAATACGTGATGCATGAGCCGGTACACCAAGCTCAACTCCAAGGTTATGTACGAGTGAACGAATATATGTACCCGATGATACGGTTACTTCATATTGCACTCGCCAGATACCAATATCCGACCGTAAACCACGCCAGGCCTTAATAACCTCCTCGCAGTTAAAGTCCGAACCAGATCCATCACTAAAATGGTGAACATCTTTAATATCTGAAATAACAGTCCTACGGTATGTACTTACCGGCAGATGTACAGGTTTACCTTCACGGTGAACTTTACCTTCACCTTTTTTAAGGTGAACTTTAACTTCGTAAATCTCTCGCTCTTTGCGAGGCATTATACTCGGCAACGATCCGTGTTTCGCATGCCACCATAAAGGATGACCTTTATATCTGTAAGCGGAACACGGAGGAAACGGTTGTATAATCTTACCCTTCATGTTCATCATGGCGGTATGAAACCGCATTGCTTTATCGTATGTGATATCAACAATATCGCTAATGTCACCAAGAGGGTCGTATGACGTTGTACTAATACCCAAGATTGCCGTGAAACAGTAGGTTTTACGGCAATTATTGTAATCGTCTTGCTTATCGTAAACATCCTGGCCAAACAGGTTTATTTGTACCCCTTGAGCCATGGGATCAAGCCTACCCGTGAAACATGCAGGTTCTACACCCTCCAAACTATAATCCTTCCGGGCGCGTTCCAATGCCTGCAGGGGTGTTTCCCCTATGTTTTTCCACACAGTAATGACGGGCATGGTTAAAATTAAAGATTTAAAGATTAAAGATAGTCAATTTTAAAGACCAATTAGAATAGAGAGAAGTACGAAGATAATGCCAATTATAATATGATCTTCCGTAATATAGAAACTATCTTTGGTACGGAATCTACAATCCATCCAAGGAGACATGACGGAATTCCATCCAATAATATCCTCTTCGATGATTTCAGAACCAGATGGAGGCGGAGGTACTTCAAGATCCGTGTCCATGCTTTCATCATCTGAGAAATCATGACGGCACATATTCTTCCGGTGAGCGACCTTGTCTTTCGTTGACAGAGAGGCATAATGAATCCAGTTTTTATCGTTAAAGAAGTTAGCAATGTATTTAACATCTTGATCGGGTACAACATAATAAAAATAGCAGTCTTTCGTAAAGTCGCGATCTAACTTACTGATAGAGGCGATATGCATTGACACTTCCGGCGAGGAGCTCATTTTAAATTTACATTAAAAAATCATTTTTAAATAAACGTTAAGTATAAGTGCAATGGCCGATTCGTCAGGAACATTTCAGAAAAAAGTACAAGATTTAGAGAAGCAGAAACTTACATACTATACCGAGAAAACCAATTCTATCGTGACCGACGACAAGACAGAAAATCTGTTTATACATCTGTCTTTAAGGGAGATCATTATGAACATCTCAAAAACCTTTGTTGATATTCTTGACGACCTTTTAAAGTTAAAGCCCGCCTCCGTGCGCGAATACTTAGATATTTTAGGTAAAGGGGATAGACTTATTTATGTAGGAATAATAGTAGTATTCATTGCCTTTTGCTTGTATCTGATTGATATAACAAATTAACTTAAAAACATCGTTCTATGAAACGTTACATGAGCGAGGATATTTCATATGATATTATCGACCTAAACACGGATCAGGTTCACGATGACGTAGAGCTTATTCTTAACAGCTCTGGTCCTGACATTATTGAGCTAATTGCATCAGAACCAAAGTATTACTTAAATATCGTACTGAATTATAACAAGACACGCGATGGCCGCGAGGTTTATCTCCAGGATCTGTGCAATGTTCTTATTATCAAGAATCCATTGGAGTACCGTATTAAGTTTAAGTTAACCGACAATAGTAACTGGTATGAGGTAGGTTATTGTGGAGACTCGTTCACCGAGGAAGAGGTTCATGAGGCCTTTATTAAAAAGGTGGAGTATGCTCTGAGCCGCCCTTCAAACGAGTACCGTAAAATGATTCTTGACACGCTTCAGCCTTCGGACTCATCTTCACCCGCAGATGACAATGTAAATATTGCACCAGGATCTGTCCTTGCCTACAGCAAAATGGATCGTTTCATGAAGAGGGCACCAGAACAAAAGACCTTCCCTATCTTACCCGACGTAGCTGACGTAACTACGGACTCATCCTTACGTGTACCTATACCGGTTTCAGTTTCAGTGCCAGTTCCAGGTCCCATTAAAGCACAAGATGCAGTTTCATTGCCATTGCCATTGCCATTGAATACGCCTGCATCGTCGGATATCAGCAAGAGGTCACATGTACTAACTGAACTTGACGTACTCAAGATGGTGTGTCCGGGGGATCTTAAAGAGGAGTTTACACGTCTTGTCAAGCTATTGAATATATCGGATGTATTCACAGAAACTTTAATTTCTACATTACCTAAACTTAGCGGTGGCCAGAGAATCTTGGTTATTGATTTTTTGAATAAAATTGAGTAGAAACTGTAGTTTAATCAGATGAGTATTTTTAGTCTGCTTAAAGCCACAGGCCCAGCTCCGCTGGTTCATCCTACATGTCTGTTTTTGGATTGGGAATCCGACACCGAAGCTAAATGGCTAACAGCAAACGAGGTCAAGCGTTCGGTCATTAAGTGGAGTTGTACGGTTCAATGGAAAGAATTAAATTGCGATGTACTTATCGCCTCGACATGCGCTTCCCAAGTGAAGCCGTTTATCACGGATAACCAAGAAATAATCAGTGCCTATCGTAACGTACCCTACCTAAAGTCCCATTTACAAAAGTGTATTAGACGTTCAAATAGCTATAAAGCGATTAAAACGGCCATGCATCTATATCATCTGGATTGCAACGAGCTCCTACGCCGACTCAGTATCATTGCTGTAGAGGATGCGTTGCCCGTGAGCGGGTACAGTACATTGGTACATTTAACGGCGGCGGTTAGTCATGGTTACAACTTGTCAGAAGAGCATGTATGTTGGATTATGGGTTATATTCATAAACTGTGTACTATATCGTATTATGAGCAGATTCCACCGTTAACGGATGCGGATTCTTCTTTAAAGTCTCTTAAATTGCGTTCCTTGTCGCCAGAGGGTCGCGATTTATGTTATTCGTTGGTTTTCCGTCATGCATATGGTGGTACCAAGGGAGATAAGAACATACTCATGTCATCTGCTAAAATATGGTCAACACGGTATCGGGTGTCATCGGAATTCATTAAGCTTTTACAGACCGAGCGTCTATTTATTAGTTTACCAACAGACGATTTAAAGCAACATGAATGGATTTTAGCGGCGATTGACTTTCACTGTTATCCTGGGGTGATTTTAAACTTATGCGAAAAACACGACGAATTAGAATCGGAAGCTGTCAAAGAAGCCATGTGGCATTGCAGTTCAAGTATAACGAACAAGGCTAATATTGCTATAGATTTGAAACAGAGAGATAAAGATGCCGTTAAATACAATCATGTATGGTCAGTAATAAAAAAGAATTACCTATCACTCTCAAAGTTTATGATTTCACGCAATGCTTAGGGAGGGGACCTGCGCTCCCCTTAAACCCCTGGCCTTATTTGCAATGGCACCTGATTATCAAGTATCTTATCTTACTTTGGTATGGCCATCAAAGTAAGATATTCATGTTTAAGGCCAGGGGTTTAAGGGGAGCGCAGGTCCCCTAATTATACCAAATTATATTTGTGCATCTGTTCATCCAAAAGTTTCCACATTGTTTAATATATTGTTGAGTATCGTTATCATAGAATGATAAAAATAAACGGGAAAAATCATATCGAGTATCAAGCATTTCATTATATGTTTTTTTCAAATAAGCTTCCGTAATTTCAGAATAATCTTTGGTATACAAGATAGGACAACCTTTATATTTTTCATATATTTGATCATTATATTCTATTATTGGAATACACCCCGCAATTAATGCTTCATAGTGTCTATGACAATCTATTCCATTACCTTCGGGTGAAATAATAAATTTATATGAAGGTAATGTTTCAAAATATTCACTATGATTGATTATATTATTTACTATATCATTATTGCGTAAATTATGTATGATTAATTGGCGATTTAATCCTCGTGGTCTTCTGCTTTGGTCAGTATGTGGACTAATCGCACATAAAACAGTATTATCGTGTTGTCCTATTTGTATAGAATCTCCCTTTTGATAATTATAACCATATGAAAATTGCATACCTATCGGAAATGGTTGCCATCTATCCTGGCCGTCAGTCGATGACGCTTGAATAATTAAATCATTTATAGGTTTTGTTTTCAATTGCCATTCACGCAATGTAATCATGATTATTTAATATATAAAAATATATTACATATTTAAACAGGAGGAGACTTGCGGTCCCCTTAAACCCCTTAAACCCCTTAAACTCCCTGGCCTTATTTACTTTGGAACTTCTTCCTTATCAAAGTAAATAAGGCCAGGGACCCTGGCTAAATTGGAATATAAACCCTCACCCTGGGCTTAATTGGATATAACCCCTCTCAACCAAGGCCAGGGGTTTAAGGGGAGCGCAGGTCCCCTGCAGGTTCCCCTAATACAGCTCAGACACATCATCCGGAAGAGGCTCTACCTTAATACCGTAGTATTGCTCAATAATCTTCATACGCTCCATATCCGCCCGAGTAGCAACCAGGTTAACCGATACACCCTTGCGCCCAAATCGACCACTGCGACCAATCCGATGAAGGTAGTCCGCCACCTTATCCGGGTTCACCTCCCCCAAACGACGATCATGAACATAAGGCAAGTCGAAGTTAATCACCAATACAATCTGCTGCACATCAAAACCACGAGCCAACAAGTCCGTCGAAATAAGAATCTTAGTCTCCAGTTTACGAAAACTACGTGTTACCTCCAAGCGCCGCTTAGGAGCCATGTTGCCATAAATACAGTCACATGCCATACCACGCGCGTTCAGCTCATCCTTCAGTCGCTCAGCCGTGTTAGCCGTATTGACATAAATCATACATACTGGGATCATATGTTCCGCGTTAAGAGCGTCAATAAAGGCCACCTTGTCGTTAAAAGCACGGCGCTCATCCTCGCACTCGATTTCGTAGTAATACTGAGCAATACCTTCCAAGGTCAGATCAGCAGCCTTTAGAAGAATCTGTACAGGTGCAAACTTATGTTGAGTCCAATCCCGACCTGACCGCACAATGTCATCAAACTCGGGCAAACACAACCGACGCGCGGTGTCCAGCGTTTCCGTCTTGTTAAAGGTCGCACTAAAAACCGCCAACTGCAAAACGTCCTGACGTTCACGAGGATCATCCAACCGCTCAACAATCTCAATCACTTCATTCGCAGACTTGTCACTCAGCAGACGATCCGCCTCGTCAAGCACGACCAGCTTAACATGACGACGCGGAATCATATATTTACCCCGGATCTGATGCTTTACCAAATGCAGGATACGACCAGGCGTTCCGATCAGAACACGCGTCTTTCCAGTATTGATGTTAATAATATTCTGCTCTACGCTAACTTGCTTACCGATACACAGCTCAACGTTGTCAGGCGAAATCATTCGCTTGCCAATTTCCAGCAATACATGATAAGTCTGGGTAGCCAGCTCGTGAACTGGCGAGATAATAATAACCTGAACATAAGGAAGATCCATATCGACGCTGTTCAAGCTACCGATAACAAACGTGCCGGTCTTGCCGGTACCTGACTGTGCCTGCGCAATAATGCTCTTGCCGGCGCAGATGGGAACAATGGCGGTTTGTTGGATTTCGCTGGGGGTTTCAAACCCATATTCAAGAATACCTTGAAGGATCTTAATTGCTTTTTCAGACCCGGCCTGAAAAATGGGCATATCCTCAAACTCCTTGTAATGCATGAGTTTGAAGTCGGTGGAAGAATCTGGATTCATTTATTAAATATATAAAATCATTTTTTAAAATATATAATAATGACCACAAGTTTCGGATCGAAACAATTAACCGAAGAATTTACCTATAGTTATGGTGATCCTCGTACACATTTCCTTGAGTATTTACTGTCTATGCCTACCGCTAACGCTTCTACCTCTGCCGCTAACGCTTCTACCTCTGCCGCTAACGCTAACGCTTCTACCTCTGCCTCTAACTCTAACTACACATTAGGTACGATACCAACTAAAGCCGCTCCCAATTACTTTAAGTATACCTGCAACTCCGATCACAAACGTTTATTCGTTCCTCCGAAAAACTTAAAAAAAGTTCTACAAAAACTGGCTAATCCAGCGAAACCCCTTGTGATATTTCCCGTACTTAGCATAAACCGTTTGCTCTGCAAACAGGGTAATAGGAGTAAACATCTTACCCTGATTATTTACAACACCATTACCAGCGAAGTGGAACGAATTGATCTACGCAAATATCACGTAGATGGTTTCACCGTAAAACGGTTTGTAAACCTGTTAAAGGACTCTTTTATAACAGAATATATTCCCGACGAGATGGCTACACTGAATTACGATTTGGATGTACCGGAGACGTTTGTTCGCAAACATAAGTTTAAAACGACTTCCGATGCATTTCCACTGTTTGTAATGGCGTACGTGCATATCCTCAACGAGGATCCGTCCTTGGAAAGAGATAGTGTAATGAGAGAGGTTAAAAAGTTGTCATCGAAAAGTATAAAAGAAATATGGAAAAACTACACCGAATACAGACTTAAACGCGAGGTTGTTCTATGTGACGATACAAAAAGGTATCTTCCTGAAACAAACAGATGTTTAAAGATCAAGTCCATGGAACCCCTGTTATTGGTCGAACCTACCGCCGTATGTAAAAAAAATCTTGTACCTCATCCGTTGACAAATAAATGTGTTAAACCAGAAAGTATAAAGGATGTGGATATTCTTGACAAATGGTTGATACCAAAGGGCAAAGATGCAGCTTCTATAAATGTATCCAACACGGCAGTTATTTTTAAAGCGATGAACTATATCATTGGTCTCCATCCAAATGCAAGATATGTGCATGCTCCTAATGCTAAAACCAAACAGGATTCTTCTATTACGTGGAATTATGACGGAGAGCGTTTTAATCTTACATATCCTGACAATATGTGGACCGTATGGGACACGTATATGGCGGATTCAAGTGCTAAATTTTTAATTATATTGATTTCGGCTGCATCCTTTTATAGCGAAAAGCAGAACCAAGGAAGGCACGCAAATGTACTTATATATGATAAGGATACGAACGAAATGGAGAGGTTTGATAGTTTAGGTTCCGATATCAGCCCACATTACCATATGACAGAGTTGGACGCTTTACTCATCCCGGATTTTAATCAACATACACCCAAACCTATTAAATATTTTACCCCACTGGACTATTGCCCGAAAGTACCGATTTTCCAGGTCTTAGAACTCAGCAATATCCCTTCAGAAAACGATACAAGTGGAAACTGTGCAGTGTGGCGTTTATGGTATATAAATGTAAAATTGTCTAACCCTCATCTTAACAGAAAGGAGTTGATTGAGTTGGCAAACGCCAAGTTAAAAAAGGGGACATCAACGGCTCATAACTTCATTAAGGCATACCAAAGATTTATTTTAAAGAATATTTAAAGATTAACATTTAAAGATTAACATTTAAAGATTAACATTTAAAGATTAAAATTGACGCAATTTACCCATTATAAAATGTCCATCATTCTGAAAGATAAATGTTATGGATTAATTATCGGTGGTGCCCTCGGAGACTGCATGGGTAGCATTGCCGATTTTAAACATCAGGAATCAAGCCAGGACACGGTCGTTTCACCTGAGGAATCAGAAGGTTATTGGAATGAGGCTACATCGCTTATGTTATGCCAAAGTGAAGCTTTAAAGACGGAAGAATCCGTCCTTAAATACATATTCCAGATGATATCAAATGGATGGGGAACAAGCAACGGAGAAATTACCAATCTTAGTAAGTCAACCATTGATAGAGCCACATCTAAAGACCGAGTTATTAAACCATGTAAGCACAACACCGACTGCTTAATGATCATAGGTGCCTTGGCTATACATTATTACCGTTCTTATGAAGTTGGGAATGTTGAAGCCTTTATGAATCCTTTAGCATCTGGTTGTCGATTGTGCATGGATGCCTGTAAGTTTTACTACGCCTTACTGGATCTGACATTGCACGGAGGAACAAAAAAACAGATTTTAAACCCTGCAAGCTATGCAAATCTGATTTTGAGTCCTAACGTATTAAACGTGTTAAATGTAACGGACGAGGAAGTACCAAAAGGTACAGATCATGTCGTGAATAGTCTTAAGCTTGTGATCAGCGTGTTTAGTAATACTTGGAATTACGAAGAAGGGGTATGCAAAATTATAAACATGAGCCAATCCCCTGTCCGAACGGGCGCACTTATGGGTCAACTGAGTGGGGCTTATTACGGTTTAACGGATATAAAGGAAGAATGGATTGATATGCTACAAAGAAAGGATCTGTTAAGGGGTGCCCTTGCCAAATAGATACCTATCTGGCAAATATATACTCAATAGGCCAGGGGGTTAAGGGGGAGCGCAGGTCCCCCCTGCCAAATATATACTCAATAGGCCAGGGGGTTAAGGGGGAGCGCAGGTCCCCCCTGCCAAATATATACTCAATAGGCCAGGGGGTTAAGGGGGAGCGCAGGTCCCCCACAGGTCCCCCCACTAAAATCCTTGCCAGATAGGTGGACGTGGCTCATCTGTATAAATACGTTTAGACAGGTAAACCTCCCTTGCACCCGGATGTGTATTAACTAATCTATCGGGGTCGTAAGCTACTTCTGTTTCTGACATTATGCGTTTACTCATTAAGTTCAGTAATATACGCTTGACCGCATCGGATGAAAACTTCATGTTGGCAAATAAAGCATATTTATATTGTATCGTTGGGTAATACAATAACTTACCTCTCATCGACAAACCCGGATAATATTTAACCGCATTCCGATGCATATCGAACGAAGCTTTCTCATAAAATAGGTTTTCCTTGTAAAACTTCTGTTCTGTCTCTCCTGCAACAAAGTAGTCTCCTTTATTAAGCTTATTCATTGTAACTACATGCATCGGTTCGGCTTTAACTAAGATGGAGATCTCGGGGGACGGATGTACAACTAAAAACGCATATACAGCCGGCGCTATAGTAGCATTTTCCGTAACAGTTACATTAGTTATGTCTGGATACATTTTTAAAATATCCTTCATGACCTGCATCGAGGCAACATTGTTAACCTTTATCTGTACATTATTAACCTTAGCAAGATCTGCCAAATCGTAAATGTTATACTGATTAGGACTCATTATCATCATTGTGGAATTCATCAGATTTCCTACAAACCCAACATTCGGACGTGAGGCAACATTACCAACCCTCCTAACAATAGCAAGATCCAGATTACCCTCATTCATATCGTCCAACGGTGTTTCCGTATCGACCCATCGGTATTCAGCCGGCGCATCAACGTAAGCCTTAGCGGCAGGTAGAATTATACTGTCTGTTACGTCAGATCTTACAGTGGTATAAGACCTTATAGTCACGGGCTGTGCTATATAGAACTTTGGATCGAATACTCTACCTATATCCGTTAAGGTTATCGTATTTAAGATTACAATTGCAACAGCTATAAGTAATATTACAAGTAGCATTTCAAATATTTGCATTTCAAACTTTATATCCATTATAATATAATGATTTTAGAACTGACTATATTGTTGTATCTGCTTGCTACATGGTATGTATACAATAACTTCCCTGACCTGATTAAAAACAACAGCAGCCTGCTTCCGATTATTGCTCTTATTTGTGTATACGTTGTATCCGCTTTGGTATTTTAATTTTTTTAAATGCTTTACATATATGCGCAGAACGCGTGAACAGAGTCAAAGTGACCCATGCGAATGGGATCAAAGAATCCCCAATGAACAAGTATTTAAACACTTTATTTTACCCCTGCCACAACCTCCCGCGTATCTTATAGCTCGCCCTTCATCAACATACTTCTGTGGTCGCGCACCCGATTCTGGCTTCTATGTTTCCTCCGCTGACGCGTCCCTGCTTAACTTTAACGCCGACGCTGATACGGCCGTGAAACCCTATTCACGTCCGGTGTTTAGAGACACCATTCAACCGGCTCAGCTTGAAGAATTACAAAGAAATAATCAGGCCGCTGATCGTAGGGCAAGAGCTATAATGGCTTCAGTCCATGTTCCGGCACAATGGGATATAAATACGTCGGTAAAACTTAAAACGAAGAGCCCGCCTCAACCTCAATATAAACCTCCATATATACCTCAACATAAATATCAACCTCACCCTAAATATCAACCTCCGTCTCCACCTCCACCACCATCTCAGCTGTCGACGTTTTCATGCGAACATTCGTTTTGAAGGCCGGTTAAAGTGTTAAGTGTTAAGTGTTAAGTGTTAAATGTTAAGTGTTAATAACCAGAACGCCGCGTAGCTTTAACCCGATCCTCACGGCACCGATCAATGCAAATCATAGGAACATCAACTTCGCCGCCGCAGCGAATACAGAAAGCTTCACCTTGACCTTCAGCAACATGCACTAAGTAGAGAATAGTGCGACCACTGCAGATCGTGCATTTACCACAGCCCGTGCGTGATACATCCGGGCTGGGGTATTCTTCCGCTTCCTCAGGCGTTAAACGGATCCACTTGGGACACATGTCTTATGAATTATTATGAATATCAATTTATTTTAATGCACGGTGGACTGGATCCTTTTAGTAATATTGATCTATAAAAAATACTTCATTAGGATATAATGCGTATAGTCGTCGACCCTATTATAACTAAAGACGAAGCGAAAGCCATTGAGGGCAGTTACATTCCAGCTAGTTATTATAAGCGCGTTATTAACACCGATGCGGATGTTTATTGGAACGATAACGGTACGCACCGTTTGCTATTTCACTTTCGTAAGAAGGCCATACCGAAAGAGATGATGGATACGGCTATTAAAGCATTTAAAAAGTCAGCTTCAAAAGCTTCCAGTCTAAGAGGCGTGGCGGGAGGTGTAGCTGATCTGACTAAATTGTCACCTAAGGTTGACCATGTGGTCTCCAAAGGAAATTTCAGAACAAAGATAGTTTTTAAAGACGGTAAGGTATCGGATTATTATGTTAGCAATAAAGTCAATAGTACTATTGCGGGTTACTTTGATAAACCTAAATTATCCGATAAACATGAGGTTTTAACCAAGGGTATGGTGCCATGTCGTACTACTATATTTACGGAGAAGAATACCGAGGCCTGGTCATCTGTCTTACCAATGTTAAACATGGTTGATAAATATTATAAGAAGATGGAGTCAGAAACTCATCTTGCTCAGTACAAGCTGGCTAGTTTAACTCCTAACTTTCAGATAGCCGATACGGCATTTTCTACCTTAACAGTAAATCTAAATTGGCGGACGGCGGTGCATGTCGATGCCGGGGATTTTAAGAACGGTTACAGTGTTGTAATGGTGGCGGAGGAGGGAAAATATAAGGGCGGTTATCTGGGTTTTCCGAGATTTGGAGTCTGTGTTGATCTTCGGCACGGAGACTTTCTCTTAATCGATCCTCATCAACACCACGCAAATACGGAAATCATACCGGTAACGGAGGATTATACAAGATTATCTTTTGTTGTTTACTATAGGGAAAATATGCAAAAATGTGCGATGCAACCGCAGCAGGGATGGGACACCACACCTAATCCCAGCCCCAAACTCAAGCCAGTTATTAAAAAGAAACCCAGACAGGATCCGGTATCATTGGAATTAGTTCCGGCGATATTTCCCAAGCGTGACGTAAATGTAAATGTATACATACGTCCGGAGACGACAGACATCAAGGTAATCGACGAGGTTTTAAAGCAGAACGTATATGAAAAACGATTTAAAATAGAGGCCAGTGATAAATGGCTGGATCTGGGAGGCAACATCGGTACATTTGCTCTGCTTGCGCTTAGTCGTGGGGCTGAGGTTGTTACATGTGAGCCGGAGTCTGAAAATCTGTACATACTGAATAAGAATCTGACCCATAACTTCCCGAATGGGCGATGGAATATTATTCCTGCGGCAATTACGGTAGAAGAGAAGGATACACTGGATTTGTATTTGTGTAAAGGGGATTATAATAAGTATCGTCATACGATTTTTCCTAAGAGAGGTAGATCTACCGTTAAAGTTCAAAATACGAACATAAGGAAGTTATTAGCTGAGGGGAAATTTAACGGCATTAAGATTGACATAGAAGGTGCTGAGATACCTATATTAGAAAGTTTAACAGAACATGACTACACGGGTATACATAAAATGGTATTTGAGTATTCCTTTGATGTTGATGACTCCATACCGCGATTTATGAATATAATACGTAAATTATCAAAGGTATTTACGACAGTCTACTATACCAAAGTAAAGCCGGATGAGCTTCACTACACATACTTTCCGGCTATGACGATTGTATATTGTTCAAGATAATCCTTTATTTAGATTTAGTTAATAATCGCACACCCAGCCTTAAGAAGGTCCTTACTATTCTTTTTACCCTTAAGCAGGTCGTTAAACGCCTGCTTTTTTACTTTGTAAAGGCTCGAACACGCAGCGCCCTCACATGATCCGTGCACCTCCTTGAAGCACACACGAAAGAGGTTCCAGGCATTGGTCGGACACGAGCCCTTGATCGTGTTTTGCTCAGGTGCGTCCATCATGCTTAGGATAAGATGGTGCTGCTTGGACAGGACGTCGCCAAACATTTTCAGGCTCTTATGCACCATGGTCTTCGAGTTGGTGTAGTGCCAGAGTCCATCAGGGGTTTGAAATGACACGTTTTCACCAGTTGGCCGAGCCTTCCATGCAAGTTTAAACTTAAGGATGACGCAGTCCTTAAGTTCGGACTCGTGTCCCTTAGGTCCCCAGAGGAAGCCATTAACTTGCCAGTTGTTGCCTTTGGCTTCATTACTAGGGTTAAGTGCGGCCTCAATAATTTCATTGTAACGGCAAGAATCATAGCCAATTTGGAACTTTTGGAAACCCTTAACACCCAGTGCTTTTTTTAGCATATTTTGCTTAGCCGGCAGTTTGAAAAATGAGCTGATGGTGTCATCGGTCTCAATCCCCTGCTTGTTCAGATTCTCAAGGTCGATTTCAATGTACTCGACCTCGAGAATATCTTTGATTTTATCAGGGCGAGCTTTAGTACCCACGATCTTGCTCCGATGACCGGAGTACGGGTTCGTACTATAGAACTTCTTAATATGCTTGCTCGACAGGCTAATTAGCTCGAGGCTTGCCGGACCCACCCAGGGATCGTAATTGTCCATAAACTGGCGGGTCACGTCAGCCATTTCGGTTTTATAAACCTGGTGGAGCTCGTCAGACGGGAGCCACAGGTTGGCCGAGTGGCCATTAGGGAACCACCCGAGAATACGCATGAGCTGCTTCGTCGAGGTCACATTTATATCGCTGTCGGGCATAAACTGATCCGTAATGCCCGTGACCTGGTACGTCACACCTTCGTGACTCGCCGTCAGGGTCTTAGACGGCTTGATAGTGATGCCAGCCGCCATACAGGCCCGGCCAATAATGATGATGGCGCCGGACTCACACACCTTCTTAGTCAGCATGGACTTCTGGAACCACTTGCTGAGGGGCGTTTTGTTATCTTGGTTAAACAAGAGAATGTCAACTGAATCGTTGAACTCCTGTTTAATGAGACTGGCCGCTTCTTCTTGGTCCATATTACGCTGGTACTGGGACAGACACAGAAAGGTAACCTCCTTGTTGCCGTTAGAGAGGACCGTCCGGGGGCGGCTAAGTGCCTTGCGGATAGTGCGCATGTCCACCTTGACAGCCGTATCATACGTGCCGATGGTGATGTCCGAGCACAGCATGTCGTTCGCGTAGCCGTAATACGTCAGCCCTTTCGCTGGGGCATCGGTCGTCAGGCGGTAGACGCGCTTGGGCCAGCAGACGGGGTCAGCCGTCATCGGCGCATAAGGCGTCGCCGTCACGCCGATGAGGTAGCAGCGCCGTTCCTGGCTCTTCTTCATAAACCAGTGAAGCATGCCGGTGTTGCTATCCTTTTCCGTTTCGGTCAGGCCGTTCTTCTGAACAAGCTCTTGGCAGCCGGCGTACATCTCGTGCATCTCGTCCACCAGAAACAGCATAGGTGGGGCACGGGCGTACTTGCTGAGTTCGTGGTACCAGCGGCGGACATGGGTAAAGTTGTCTTTTTGCATGAGCATAATCTCCACCTGGCCCGCCTGGCCAAGGGTGGTAGTCTCATGGTCGGTGTAAATATGGTACGTGAGCCCAAACTGCTGGATCGCGTCATCGGCCTTGATGTCATGCCGTGCGCAGACGGCGATAATGTGGCGGTTGATAAGGTCAGAGTTGAACTTGTCCATAATGTCGCGGCGGATGGCGTCCAGGTTCTTGGTGACGAAGCACACACTGCCACGGAACTTGGGGTGGCGGGAGAAAATCCAGGTAAGAATCATCTGCGCTGGGGTCTTACCGGACTGAATCTCCCCGACCAGGAGCCCATAGAAGGACTCCGGGTTGCTGAGACCTTCCACCATTTGGTGAACGGTGATCATGGTGTTGGGCTTATCCTTGTCCAGTTCGACGATGATTTCATCGATAATCTGGGCGTAAAGCCGATCCTTTTCGCCCGTGCGAAGGTTGAACTGGTCGGGCGGCACGATGAGGGGCATGGTTTGAGAGGACCTTTAGGGGACCTTTTCACAGTGTGATACCCTCACTTTAGGATCAATTTTATGCACTTTCCCTCCTCAGGAGGAGGCCCAGGGGGGGGTTTAAAATTGATCGTGTCCATATCGTCATGCTGTCCTTTTAGCAAAAAGTAAAAGTGAAAAGTGAAAAGTGAAAAGTGAAAAGTGAACCATGCCCTCCACCTTCATCATCACGGAAAACACTGTCCGCGACTTTATCGCCAGCCAGGAGTCCGGTGCTACGTCAAAGGGTATCGCGAAGCACTTCGGGGTTAACTCCAAGCTGGTTAACACGGTTTACTCCGTGAACCACGAGGGACTGTTTGATCCTACGTGGAAAGGTATTTACAAGACGCCTGGCATCAAGACCATTGAGTTTGTCCACTACCTTTCCGATTCTGATTCACCTGTCATGCCCTCTGTCTCTGCCCATGTCATTATTGCTGTGTCTGCTCCGGTTGCACCCTCTGAGCCTGTTGCGTCTGTTGCACCCTCTGAGCCTGTTGCGCCCTCTGAGCCTGAGTTTAACTTTAAGTCGACTGAGTCTACAACGACGAAGATTACGATCGATCTGTTGATTTGTGTGATTGTGCTTGCTATGTTTCTCATTAACACGTATAACAGCTTTTATACAGTGGACTACAAGGAGATTCCACGCCTCGACTTTTTCAACAAGGACAACGACGAGTCGCTTTCACTGTGCTTCCGCGAACGTGTTAATATTTTCTAAGGATTGATGCTGGCTTGATGCCTTTTAAAAATAAAGTTAAAACTTTAAAACTTTAAAACTTTAAAACTTTAAAACTTTGGTACCTCCCGTGTTTTTTTTTATTTTAATGTTCATAATATATGAAAAACGGTACCGCAGAGCTAGTTAACGAGTGGTATCATATTTTTAGAAAGTACCCTGAAATATTTCCCGACGCATATTTTAGATTTTTAAAAGCCAACTTAGAAGAGAGTGCGGTTAAAGGCACGTACATCTATACCAAAGGAGTACTGTTAACTTATAAACAATATAAAAAGAACACGGCTCATGCCAAAGTAAACGACTTTTCTTTGGAAAAGATGGTATCCGTTAATCCTGGCAACGGTGTGGCTAAGATGGTTATGAAAAAATTCTTAACAACGTTACCAAAGGAATCAACATGTTATCTTAAAGTAGCCGCCCATAATGCACGAGCCATATGCTTTTACAGGAAAAACGGATTTAAGACCGTTAAAAAAATCGACTTTGGTGAACGTATTCCCGGACTGTTAATGAGAAGACGTGTCACAGGCATTTAAGCCTAATTAATAATTCCATTCAATCATAACGTTCATCAACTTGTTTCGCTCTTTTTCTTCATCTGTAAAGTCCGCCTCATTTTGTTTAACCAAGTCCGTTAAAATATCACGATTAATATAGGGCAACTGAGCCTTGCATTCATGATACCACTTATGACCCAGCAGTTGCATAGTGATATTTACCGGATACATGTAATGAACCGGTGAGTTTCTACTTGTCATGTAGTGACCCAGGCACCGTGGCACCAAACTGGAACTGTCGGGAGGCAGTACGGACATAAGCTGAACAAACGGTGTTACTGCCGTATCTCCTACATCGGGTGCATTCATCTCTCCTGATCGTGGCTGATAGTTTGCTAAATCAGCCGCAGTAGGTGCGGCAAAATATGGATACAGCCAGCTCCAACTAAATGCGTGTCCTTGATAATAGTTAAGCACCCATAAGGTTCCTTTAAGGTATTCTGCGCACATCTTGTCTACGTTCTTGGTAAAATCTTTAGGATGGCGATAGTGCAACTTATGATAATGTAAATAATAACGAGTATTCCAACCCGGTGTACCACCACGCACCTGGTCGTCATACTGATCCTCAATATAACGAAACCTGTCTATCTCTGCTTGCATAACTGGAAGAGATTTTTGCTTGTACATAAAATACTTAATGTCCCGGTAACGCTTTTCCGATAATTGACGCATTAAGTCATCCTCGATAAAAGCCAACTCCGCCAGAAATTCCGTCAAAAATCTCGAGTTAACATTTTTCCCATCCGGCGTAACCAGAAAACCTTTTACCATCCACGAAACCTTCTTGTAAATAATAAGCAACTCGTTCAGCGAACCGTTACTGATCTTTAGACTCGGCAAATGCGGTAAAAAATCATTGCCCAGAAAAAAACATATATAGGCATAATCAATCAACAGGCGTTGGTGTTCGGCTTCCGTATCATGAAACCATGCGTAGTTCATACACAGGGTGTCGATATCGGAAGCATCGATAATGTCGTTTTTAAATCCCATGGTAATAAGCTTATCAATATGAGTGCGTGGGTTGATCGTGTTAATAATAATTTTTTTCAAGGAGCTAATGTCAAGATAGAGAAACGGGAATTTTTCCACATCCAGAAAGTCCGTCTTTTCCCGATTTTTAAACTGAATATTTTCACGCACCAGATAAGCATTAGGAGCATTAATAAGTGTCAAAAATATAAGATCCGCGTCCAACCCATAAATAAGAATCTGCTCATTCAAACCAAGGTGTTTACGTGAACGTATCTCCGCCATAATCTTATGCTCCCCTTCACCCGGATTATTAGCCCCATTAAGAGATACCTTGATATTCTGCCAAACACCTCCAGGCAAACACTTCTGAGTGATGAAACTGTCCAGATGAATCTGCAGATCCATCATAAATTTCGTTCCAGGACTAATCATATTAAAATCCACATCGTCACTCCGAACAGGCTGGCCATGTTTTACCGAAATGTCCCGCATGACCTTCGCCTCTTTTGCCGACTTGTAGCGGCGATCCTGCTGTTGACGCAACTTAGCCGCAGGCGCAACACCATCAATAGCAATATATATTTCATCCATCTTCACCGCATTGCACACCTTCATAAGATAGTCCGTCACCGAGGTCAACATTTGACTTAATTCAAGTTCATCCGCGCGAACAGCGGGATGAATCAGCCCATTAAAGTCAAAATACAATACTTTTCTTCCCTTGGAAGGCAATTGGCCAAAAAGGATAGATTTAAGGTAGTGTTCTACCCACCATGCAAACAACGAAGGAACTCCCATTTAATAATTTATACGTAATCTTCAATTTCTTATTTCTGTACAACCAAGTATCCCGGTCCAGCACTTTGATAATCCACAAATTCAACCAGAGCCATTTTAGCTTTAACTTTATCCTCCGTGGCATTCGTGTAATCTTGACTTTCCTTAAGAGGCAGAGAAGGTGCTTCAGGATCCGCCGTTTCAAGGGGGACTTGAATTTGAGTAAGGTGATGGTTATCATATATTGGATTTGAAGCAGCTAATGTATATGGCATATCTTCATGCGGATGAAGGTAAAACTCTACCAAGTCCGCTAAATCCTTAAATCTTGGCTGGGAAGCCAAAGTCGCTTTAGTAGGTAGCATTTCATACTCACCATCCTCCGTGAAACGTATTTTCTCGTGAATAACTTCATTTGAGGTTTTTACTCCAAGTATATGCCACCCAGGGGTTGCATAACTTGCACGAATAACAAACGCCCCTTCACCCTGTGCCATTAGATATTGAGTACACTCCTTACGTGTCATAGAAGGCTGGTACCAAGTGTACATAGGATTGTTAAGGCCCGATTCTTCCGCCGCCGTGGCCGACGACATGGAATACATGGGATTACTGACGCCTTCGGACGACATCATTGGATCGGATGCGGATGTGTAGATAATTTCATTCTTCGGAGGTCTGAACATTGGATTAACCGTCGCATGCGACGAATACATATCCTTATCAAAATCTATACGTTTATGATGTTTACGCACCAATAGCAATACAATAACAATAAGAATTAGTAAAAGTATCATGCCTATGACAATGCCTGCCACCGCACCGCCACCGATACTTGATTTAGCTTCATCGGACTCTGAAGACGATGGGGAATCAGAAACACCATCCACACCAACCTCGCAATTCAATCCACTAAATCCTCTTTGGCATGAACATTGGTAGCCCTTGCCCTTGTTTAATGGAATATCACACTCTATTGTAGGTCCATTTGCCAAATTGTTCGCACGTGACTCAAGCTTACAGATGTTGCATATAGCACGATTATTGCATGGATTCTGTTCACATGCATTCAATATAACTATTTTTATCTGTACCGATTTAGATAATCCTGACTGATCCGTGGCCGTTAAGGTAAGAACCGTGATACTACCGTAGGTAAGCGGTACAGGATCCTTTAGTATCACATTAACATTGCCATTGCCATCCGAATCCAGCCCAATAAAAGGAAGGATATTGGAAAGCGAGCTTGGAATTGTGAAAACAATAGGCGTACCTTCCGGATCCCTGGCGGCGGCAGTCAAAATAACCGTACCGGCTGGCATCCCAGGCACCAGTCTAATCGGGTCAAACGTGTCCGGAACAAACACCGGCGCTTCATTCACGTCAGTTACATCAAAAGTTAAACGGGTGTTAACTGGCATATTGTTACCTGAACCTGAAAAAGACACACCTACCGACACTACAACCGTTCGTGCCGAAGACTCATAGTCCACGACCTTCTCCAGAAACAATTCAGCCGCAGGCGGGTTAGATCCAGCTATTTCACGTACGGAAAACATATCGTTATTGTTATTAAGACTATCCAGACTACTCGCGGCAAGGAACCATGACACTGCCTCGGATATATCGTAGTTTTGTAAAGTCAATAAAGCCACGCGCTGTGTTTTTACCACCGTACCCTCGCTAATTAAGGCTGTACTTGACGCTATTACCATGGGCTTATCACGAACCTCGATCTGCTTAGTTACTACAATGGAAAGGTTTCCTCTGTCAACCACACGAAGGGTAAAGGTAATAAATGAGCGTGGAAACCGCGACGAATTGGCCACTAATAAGGAGATACCCGAACCCGAACTTGAACTTGAACCTGCACTTGAACCTGCAAGTTTCACCGATCCTGAACCATCCTCCAGTAGATCAAATGAATACGTGTCATTAATGTCTTGATCATCCGCGAAGATCATCGTTATAACCGTGCCTACCGGGGCACCTTCCATAACAAATGGTTGTGCCGAAGGAGAAAATATGACCCCTACCGGAGGTTCGTTCACATTTGTAACCGGAACAATTATAGTGAAATCCTTCCATAATCCAAATCCATCCTCTACACGAATTGCTACAACCTGCTGACCAGGAGGTATGGTTGCTTCATAATCAAGGGATTGTACTTGTAAAAGGGATACGGAGCATGTCTGGCCTGAACTTGAACTTGAACCTGAACCTGAACCTGAACCATTGTTACAAACCATATCCTGGCCTATAGCAAACAGCCCTGCTGGTGATATAATTGTAAATACCATTGTGCGGTTAAATAAGGCATCATAATCTTTGGCTACAAGTGTTCCTACGGATAGTGGTAATACTGGCTTTACATTTTCAACCGGGATACGGTTTAAAGTAAAATTCAAGTAAGACGGGCCTTCATTTACGTCCACTACCGATAAGACGATTTGTTGTACGGCGGATATGGCTGAACTGCTTCCGTCTTTTGGAATGTCCGCGCATTTGATCCCTACCGTCATGGTTCGCTGGATTTCATAGTCGGCTAAGTTTAGTAGACGTAAGAAATTTGTATTGCCATCGTAAAAAATATCAAACGATGAACCCGATACTATGCCGCATTGATAAGGATCGTTTTCAGGATCCGTCGCTATAACACGTGCAATAATCTCACCTGCTAACAGATTTTCGGGAAACGATGTAACAATCTCCGTTCCGCTCAACTGTAACAGTCTAATGTTAGATGGTGGGTCATTTACATTTATAACCGTAATCCTAAACGTCTTGGTTAAACTTAGACCCTCCGCATCCCTTGCTATTATGGTTACGTTTAACGTTTGAACCCCTATTACCCCATCCGCCTTCAAGGCTACCCTGGTGATAAGTTTAACCGGGGACATTGGGTCCGTGCTTAAGGTAAAGTAATCGTCAACAACCGTAAACGTTACGGGTGATCCCTCTGGATCTTGAGAAGATAATGTTCCTACAATGGCTCCGACCTTGTCCTCTACCACAGATGACCCAGATAAAGTTATAAAGGAAGGCGGTTCATTCACGTCCAACACGAACACTGTATAGTCTACAAGATACCATAAACCATCAGTGTCCGTAAGACGAGCTTGCATCTTGTATACATTCTGTTCCTCAAAGTCCAAGGGCTTAGCTACCCATACCAGTCCGGTGGTTGTATTAATTTTAAACTTACCATTGGCACCGTCCTCATTCCACCAACTGAAGGTGGCAATCGGCTTTTGACCAGAGACGGTTAACGGTATTGAAATGCTGGTTAAAGCCGTACCAATTGTGGCATTTTCGGCTACGGTGGCATTAAAGGTTGGCAGCTTAACCGCATTGCAGGTGCCATCGGATGAAGTACCACGCAATTCAATTACAACATTGGCTTCGGCGAAATTATTTTTATTATCTACCGCACGTACCATAAAAAATCCATTGTATGTGAGAGGGTTACCGATATTGTAATCCATACCCCCAGATAACTTGGCGTGATTAATGGTTACCAGAGACGAGATAACACCGGTAATATTGTTAATCGTATAAAACTCTTCAACCTCCGGGTGATCCACATTATGTTTGATTGAGTATGTAATACGATACGTTGGATCCCTAAGGGCTTCGCTATTGACCGCATGTACCGTTAATAAGGGTGTATTTTTCAGAGCCTCGCAGTAAATGGTATAATCGTATGTTTGCTTATCAAATACGGGTCCACACAGGTGCGTATTTGTATATGAGTATGACCATTCATTGGAACTTTTAGCCGGATCGCAGACTTGACACACATTATCGGGTGCATTAACATGACCAGCATGGTAACAAACGTCGTTAATACGACATGAATCTTGATTCGGACCACATAGACCCGTATTACCGTTACATGACCAACAAACACCGTTGTAAAATATAAAGGGTACGATATTCGACCACTCATTCTGATTCTCGAAATCATTGGAAACCTGCAGATTTACCGTTTCGTACTCTGCATTCTTGTACAACTCCATCGGTACAGCACATAAAACCGTATCGCCTCCCAGCCATACAGCGTTGACCACCGTGGAACCATAACGACAACGAAGCTTATTTGACTTGTAAAAGTTACGTCCTGTGATCGCCAACTCGCGAGGGCAGCCTCCTGTACCTGTACCTGAAACCTCGCATACGGTATCGTAAAGAGCGGTAATACGTGGCGGTTTGCCATCCAAGTAGGAGCAGTCGGGATTGCTAAAGCCGGCATCGCATTTGCATTTTGCATCGTAGCATTTACCATTACCGTTACAGGCGTTCATACATAATACATTTAGCAGTCTGGTGTCATCGTCCATATCATGCTCGACCGCATAGTCGGCACATTCAACCGTCATTCCGACAATCGCCCCGGAGCTGGAGGCATAGGATTGGGTTTCTACTACGTCTTCTGCGCACTCTTTCACACGAACAGGAATATTGTAGAAACTTAAACCAAATACTGCCAGGCACGTTGTAATGGCTTCGGAAGTATCTATGTCCCTTTGGCAGGCGGCTAAGGCTAATTCGCTTGTGATACCGGCATAGGGTACGATAAGGGGGGTATCGTCCTGGAACACAAATTGTGTCCGGTTGTCAAGTGCATCACTATATGCTTGGCGTAATTCTTCGGTAATGTCTTCTCCTGGAGCGTTATTAATAATAGGTTTTAAATATGTAGTTTCGGTATAGTTGCACTTTTCGGCACCAACAGGGATGATGGGTTCAGGTGCAATGCTGGATGGTTTCCAGTTCCAGAGATCTTCGGAGGCGAGAACTTGCTGGCATGGAGTAAGCTGGGAATATACAGTTGACATATAAACAGTATAATCGTTGCCTGGATTTCCATCAAAATTGCCGCAAATGCCGCATACGGAATTAAAGTCTATACCAGGTGCTTGTACATAAAGATCGATATACGATCCGTATACTATCCCGCGCATCCAGAAGCCCGATTTAAAGTAGACGGTATAGGTGGATCCGGTGACTTCCACCGTTGGTTGTTGCTTAATCTCGCTACCAAACCGTGTAGTAATAACCATCTTACCAGAACAAGCATCTAAGATGAATAGATTGTTGCCTTCGCGCCCGGCCAGAGCGCAATTAACGGCGGGGTATCCACGCATCTGGTTTTGTATTTGCAGCTGGCCGAAAGGACGGTTTACATTCGTAGATTTAACCAAATTAACAAGTGTACGCGGACGTGAGTTTCCGTCATAAAAGTGCCAGTATGCACCATCAAATGTGGTGTAGTGAGGATCACCGGTGGCACGGCATTGGGCCGATGCACGATTCTGGGTTTTGGCTTGAATGTCATTAGGTTTAAATCCGTTATAGTACAATGAAGGTGAAATTGCAGGCTCGGTTCGGATGGTTACGGTGCGGGCAACCGGGTCGTTTTTATAGGTTTCTACGGCTTGAAAGCGTACGGTGCGGGTTTGGAACCAGTCGCTGGTCGTCCATTTCACGAGACATGGGCTAACAGATACAATGGTAGGGTCATGATTGGTAAGCAGTACAACCACGGCACATTCTCTGGTTAAGGCTAAGGTATCACATACAATGGGTTGAGTTAAAGAAAATTGTAGATTGGTTTTAAACCCCTCCGCTAAGGTTAAGGGGCATTCAGCGGGGTTGGCGCATGTTTGTGTAATCTTAATCCGTTGGGCATCGGCGGAGAAAAACATGGCGGCAAACAACCATAGGGCTGCAAAGGCTCGCATAATATCGAGCGGATTAAATGGATGGGACGGGTGATTTTGTTTTCGTCTCATTATACTTTCACTTAGCTTTAAATCTTTAAGGATTTAAATTTAAATGCTTAAATGCTTAAATGCTTAAATGCTTAAATGCTTAAATGCTTAAATGCTTAAATGCTTAAATGCTTAAATGCTTAAATGCTTAAATGCTTAAATCTTTAAAGGCTTAAACCTGTAAATCTTTAATTGCTTCTCTTAGTACGTTTCGAGAATACAATACGTCGCCGGTCAAGGGATCTGGGTTGTAGTTAAATGGATATTCGGCCAAGTGCATGACGGCATATGCTTCGTTTACGTGTCCATTTATCAGTAGATATAAAAAGGTTGCTCGATAATGTGTTAAAATCTTGCGTTCTTGCTTAGTTAACGGTCTATCAAAGATACCTGCCCATCCTATCCAACAGGGATGAACAGCGTATATTTTCTGTATGTCCGGTGGGTATGTTTTAAGCTCTGGAATCGGTTGTGGGGTGTCTAAGATAATCTTGCGATATATTTCATAATCCTTTCCTGGGTCGTTGGATATAAGCGATACGGGTATATCACCTGCTACTAATTCATCTAATACGGCCCGTACGTAGTCAAAGTTACTATCGGGCGAGTCAAGTATAAATTTCAAGACTGAATATGACTTAATATTCGTGTACCAGTAAATGAATAGATTTACATTAAACATGTACTTATTTAATTATCTTTAAATTTTAAAATTGAAACTCAACACTTCTGTCAACTCAGATAATATAATCTATCAAAAACCAACCATGTCATCACTCTCAGAACAACTCAACACTCTCCGCATTAGCTACGAGAACAGCGAGGAGCACCGTGCCACAGTAGATCGGGATGCACGTATTATCGCAACTGACTATTTTCTCGATAAGTTTATTCGCAAGGACGAGTCTCGCGCACTATTCGAACAGAACGCTAAGGATGCGGCTACCTTCGGTAAGAAGCTTCTTCAACTGGAAACATGGTCTGGTCGTGGGCCGGTATTTAGCAATCAGTCATTGAGCGATCTCCTTGATTTTGGCGATCTGTGTGATCGGATGCAGGATGTATTTAACCAGTTTTATGGCGAGGATGAGTTCCGGGTATTTCATTACCCTATCCGTAACTCGCGTACAACGGCTCTGACGGTATCATGGGATAAGTCTGGCTTCGAGAACGCCGATGGTATTATTCGCTCTAACCGCCTTCGTGCTCAGCAGCGGCTTGAGAGTCGTGACGAGTCTCGCGAACACAACGAGGATCGTCCTCGTCGCCGTGATCATCATGATGACTCAGCTGATACGGGTCGTCCGGCGTGGATTCGTCCTCAACACCCTCAGCACCCTCGCCAATACGAGAATCGGGATAACCGTGAGCCTCGCCAATACGAGAATCGGGATAACCGCGAGCCCCGTCAACCATTTACCCCTCGTGAGCCTCGTGAAAACCGGCAATATGAGCCTCGTGAAAACCGCCAATATGAGCCCCGTCAACCATTTATCCCTCGTGAAAACCGTCAATCATATGCTGCCCGTGAGCCCCGTCAACCTTTTACCCCACGCGAGCCCCGTGAACATCAACCGCAGCGGGATACCCACGAGGATGCTACCCCGACACCATCAGGAGATGCTCCTCAAGATACGCGCCAACCTCTGCGTCCTCGCCGTCGGATTGGTGGAACTACCTCTTAAAGGCTTAAAGGCTTAAAGGGCATTGCTGGCATTAGGTACCGCACATTAACCAAAGTAATAATTTATTACTTTGGTAATGGTAATTAGAACCAATGGACCTCTTCATCTTTGATATAGCCTACAATTTCATTGTTGGTATTAAAATTATACACAATATCATTCTGATCAACAAGATAGGTACCATTACCTATCTCGACCGCCACAGCAGGAATATACCGATCGTTATCCATTAGCTGTGCAGTATCAAATTGTTTGTCTTTACCGCGACGTCCACGCTTCTTTACAACTTTAACCATGGCTTCAACCTTTTGTTCTATATCGTTGTACGGTAACGAATAGCTGTGACTCTGACAATAGCGGGTATCGTCTAACCGCGGCCTACGGCACTGAGCATCAAGCCCAGTTCGGGCCATGCATCGGTGTTCGGGTTCAAGCTGCTTCTTACGCCGCTTTTTCTTTTCATTGTCAAGCCGTAGAACAGACTGAACAGGATACATTTGCTGCTTTACGATATCCGTTATGATTTCCAGAAATTGCGGATACGTATCTGTTAAGGATATAAGAAATTCTTCTAATCTCTGGGTCAGTTTTCGATTAATCTCTGTCTCGATGTACGTGTCCAGAGCATTGTAAATAGGCGATCCGTTCATTTCTTTATCTTTTCTCTTTCAATTAAATATTATTAATTGAAAGATAACATATTAATAAATGGAGTTTGATTTGACATTGCATTTAGATGAAAATGAGACCAAAATTATCAAAGTAAGATATGGAACTACCCTGCGCACAGCTTTAACCGCTAACGGTGTATCTGGAACGCCTTATAACATGTATGGGTGTCCTGTTCCAGATACGATGCCTCTGCGTGGCCCTGCAGGATTTAAATTTAATCTATCCAATCAATAGATTTAGAATCAGTCACTGTTCCAACATGATTAAATTCCATGTCATAGATAAACTTATTGTCAAACGACATACGCATGTCGATCCCGTAAACAGGAACGATGTATGTCGTTAACTCTGAAGCGATTGATATTGCGGAACTTGAACTTGAACAAGATGCATCATCAATGGAATCAATGTCGGAACAAGTGATGTCGATATTATCAACAATGTTATCGATACTTACTTGCTTAAGCTTAATTTTGGTTTTGTTTGTATTTGATTTACGTTTAATAGTAGGCTCAGGATGAACTTGATCTTTAACTTTAACTTCTTTAACTTTAATTTGAACTTCTTTAATTTCTGTGTCAGTAGGAGGCTCTTTAAGTTTTAATTTAATAATAGGCTTTAGTACTATCTTGGGTTGCGGGTTTTGGTTGTTAAAGTGCATGTGAGTTTAGCTTTTAATTAGTAAATAATCAATTTTACGGTTTTAAACGCGCATTGTATCACGCTCCTTTATAGTTGCACTTAATACTCCACACGGTACCCCGTTACTTATTAAATAGTTTTCCAGAGCCACCGTATCCTTTGGAAAACACATTCCGCCATAGCTTAATTGTTTATCTTTACCGGGAACTTGGGTATGTTGAGGGTTAATCCATCCATTTTTAAGCATTAGGCTGCGCACAACTTCATAATCAGCCCCGTTATGCTGACAGGCAAGATAGATCTCGTTAAAAAACTGTATTTTTACGGCATAAAAACTATTTGCGCAAATTTTCATGGACTCTGACTCGGTAGAGGTACACTCTGAAATGGTAGCCTCCGGATAATGCTCTTTAAAAAACATTGAAATCTTACTGGTCAAGTCTGATTTGCCACCTAAAACAATATGCTTTTGCGTATGAAAATCCTCAAACGCCGTGTCCGCACTTAAAAACTCTGGATTATGGACGAATTTAAGACTATTGAATATTCTTTCTAATTCTACAGTGGTGCCTGGCTCTACCGTACTCTTAAGAACGACAATACCTTGATAATTACGGTTGTTTAAAAATAAACATGTTTCATAAATGGCGGTCTTGTCATACCCAGGACCTTCTTTGATAACCGTAGGTAAACATAAAAACATAATATCCGAATCAACACATGACTCAAGTGAGGACTCAGGTGATCCTCTAAATTTATCAAAGGAAACCGGATTTAACCCCTTTAAAGTTAAACTGTTTACCAAAGCACTCCCTACAACTCCAACTCCAACTACAGATACAGATGATCTCATTATTATTGTTAACTATTATTATTACATATATTTAACGTACTTCATACAAAGGACTCCCTTTGCGACAGCCAGGTTAATGTTAAATCTTTGAGATCCTCTGGATCCCATTTATCAGAGATATGGGATACATCTGAGCCATCTGAATCATCTGAGCCATTGGAGACATTACATTTATCCGTAGAAGCTTCTATTATAAAAGTCTGTGTCGGATTAATCGTAAACATACCAGCCGAAGCACCCTCATCTTTACCTTCAAGCTCCGTAACTTTAACCTGTCTCGTTTTTCCCCACTTAATTGTATCCATCCCTAATAAAGAGTTAATATACACCAATGTGCTTACAGGTAAACCTAAAAGGATAAATAATGCATAAGAAATATAAAAGTATACAATCTCACGAAAATAAAAGCCACGGGTTAAGGGAACAGTTAATAAGCAGTATACAAATGGCACAATCATCGGAATACTAAGATACAACATTAGCATGTTCCGTGAGTAAATAATAGCTTTTATAAAAAAACACGTGGCCACAAAGATAAAGGGATTAAAACTAAACGTAATGATGTTAACCGCCGCCGAGATCCTCTCCAACAATGCTATATCAGGTAGATAAGTTAATAACATGTCATTCGTTAATGCCCCAAGCGTCCATCTACGTCTCTGTGAAAGAAAAACCGGCACCGATTCAGGCACCTTCGTATAGGCTATCGCCTCTCGAGACTGCTTAGTCGTTACATAAGGATACATAGATAACATCAGACACACATGATTGCGATCTTCGCTCGCATATGACCTAATGTGCGTAAATATCGTATCCGTCGCAGTAGGTACCTTACTATAAAGGTTTAACAACTCATCCCCACAAGTTTCCTTGCATACTCTAATAATTTGATTACATCCAGACAAACAGTTAACTTTATGCGTAAATTCGGACTGGGCACGCCTACGCACCAGCTGACCAAAATGATATTCCGCATATTGATACATTACAAAAGGATTCAACTTAGTAGGAATGTCAATAAAACCCACACACCCCTTACACATTTCACCTCCAGACTCGATAGACTTTACTAATTCTTCTGTACACATCGGATGGAAAACCGTATCAGCATCCACTCCAATAAGATAGTCAGGTAATTTACCTATCCAGCTACAGAATCTTGACATAAATTCCTCCGGCACCTGATCTGACTCACCGAAGGCCAGACGCCGAACGAGTGTAATACTATCTCTCTTTCCCTGATTTGTATTTTTTATGATTAACATACATTTCACACTATTGTAAAAGCCTTCATATATATTAATATTTACTGGAAAGCCACTGGCATTGCAATAGGTGCCGAGTACTTCTTTATCCAGTAAATTTACCTTTAGCATTTTAAGTAATATCTGATCCGTCGATTCTGTGCACTTGTTACCTTTTACCCTACCATCACATACTATAATTATACATTGCTCGTCATTAAGCCTTTTATATTGCGATGTTAAAGAGTTCAATGTGGCCTGTAATTCCTCCATGGATTCGTTATAACACGGGACGATATATAACAGGCTTTTAGATACCGTTCTCTCAGGAGTCTTTTTAGAAAACATCCATTCCCAAAGTATACATATAACAGAGAGACTATTAACCGCTGTACCAAGGGCTAAGGCAAACATAAAGGCAAACCAGTAATCAGGATGAAAGCCAAAAGTAAATGAGAGTAAAATATTTAAGGCTGCAAGCAGTCCTATTACAACATATTTTTGCACCGCGAGTACTAACATTAAATTACCAAATAAAATATTTAACGGGATAGAGCATACTTACGGGTCCATTCACGTGCCTTTAAGTTAAACATTTCTCTGAACTCTGTATACATATGTCCTGCTTCCCCATTCAATGGGTCATTTGGATTAGGGTCGGATAGCAAACTGTGGATCGATAGCACCGTTTTTGGCAAGTTAATCGAAGGCTTCCAGTCTCCGTTGGGCGGAGAACGTAGAATATTAAGACAAATCTGTCCGGTGAGATCAATGTTAGGATGGAACAACTTATTTATAAACTTTATAATTGGTGGTTTGTTAGGGTATTCTTTAGGTATAATAATATCCAGCTTAAATTTACCCCCCTCATAAGGAGTATCTTCAGGACCATATAGAATACCTGTCCAATGAAACATGTCTTGCTCATCAGAAATGGTGCCATCCTGGTTTATAACCTTCTGTGTAACAGGTTGAATGACGAATTGGTCTGCATAATCCCCTGTTAAAGCATCACGTAGATCAGCTGCAAGTTTTTTTAATGACATACACATTTAATATTTAATGGTTAAAATAAATTCAATTTTGTTAGAAACTAACTATTATCTCGGTACCGGTGTCAATGGTAGTACCTGTATCATTGGTATCATTGGAAATATGCTCATTAATAATGGTGTAAATACGGCGTTTACGATCATTCCACATTTCTCTTATTTTATAATATCCAAGATACGCCGTCGCTGCAACCGTAACACTATTGTTAATTACAAGCAATAGGCTATTGATATTAACCGCGTATGCTATCCAGATAAGATTGCCGATAATACGTAGGATTAGGAATAGAGCACTAAAGTCTCGGGTGGACTTAGTGTTATATGTTTTTACTACCTGTGGAATATTCTGTACTATATTAATAACATTACCAATAACGAGAAATACATTCATCACGGTTCCAACATTTGGGTCCAATATGGATATCTTCATCAAGTGAAAGATGGTAAAGGTTAAATAAATACACACATCATTTTTGAGGGGAGGGACCTGGGGGGGGGGACCTGCGCTCCCCCTTAACACCCTGGCTAAAGTGCGAAGGATAATGCACCTTTTAACTTTAACCTTAAATCTCCAAATAACACAGGTTTCCTGCCCTCAAAGGAAAATCCATCACCGATCTAAAATCATCATCATCGTCCTCCTCTGTATTAGCCTTTTCATTATCTAATACGAAACCCGACAGCTCCTCAGTGACAAGCTTTACAAACTTCTCGTAGTTCGGTATATGTTTAAGGTTTATAATTAAACGATACATAGTATTGAAAAACTCTTTGCTATTGCTACTGTTTATTAATAACATTCTGCTATTATTCATATTAAATACACGGATGATCCATGACTGCACCGTTTCTAATTGGTAGCACCGACATAAAGGGTTTGAACAACGCATATTGTAACACCGATCATGGGATGGATCGTCCAGACGAGGATCCCTTTTAAAGTTATTGATATAAGGGTACAACTCTTGTATCTTGTGCAAACCTTCCTCATCGCATTTAATCATCGTCGTAGGAGATAAGCCCCTCAGCTCTTCCAGAAGCGACCCCGTCGTCAAGTCCAAGTCCGAGAATACTTTCACTCGGGATAGGATAGCCGCATGTTTCACGGGGTCGATTTGTTTTAACACCTTGTACTTGATAAACTCACAAGGGGAGGTATTAAGTAGAAAATTCTCCAGATACGAGTTCATTAGGTTTCCGTGCCGAGCGATCATCTCAAAGCATTTGCGATTTAAAATAAGATTCGAGGATAGGATCAAGTCTTCGGTGTTGTAATATTCCAGTCGGATTTTAAGACGGCTAAACTGCACATCGTGTTTTGTAATCGTAAAACCACATTTTGTTAAGTATGCCGCATCTATCGTGATCCCGTAATTATGTTTTTTAACAGATTTAAGATCCATATCATACGAGCTCATATTCGCTTCCAGACGAGAGCTTATAAGACGATAAACATCCATATTACGTAACAAGTCCTTATATGATATAGGTAGATCATCTATGTCGTATGATGATAGTTTTGATAGCATACTGGTGAACTCTTTCATAGTATAAAAAATATACTTTGACTTTGCAAGATCATAGGTTAACCGTAAGGTCTTGTTTTCGTTAAGATAGTCCGTTCGTTCTAATGATAGGGACTGTGTTACGCCCATACCAGAAGCATCAATACTCGCTCCGGCTGTAATACCTTTGTCTTTAATGGATACTTTGGTTATGGTGATTTCTTTGACTCCAAATAGCTCGGCCACATAAATAATTTGGTTAATATCAAACTCTTGCTTAACTTTCTCGTAAAACTCAGGCTTAACGGCTATAAGCTGATCCTTAAAATAAAAACAGCTGTAAACCGTATTTAGTTCCTTATCGTCATTATAGAATACTAAGCGGGTGTTGTGTTGGTCTACAATATCATCAATGGATACATTACTAATGTTATCTTGGTCGTTAAAATGAAAATTAAAATTACTGGGATCTGGACCCCTAATTTGCTGCGATACGCTGGGAATAGGAACAGGTGAGTTAATATGCCGGCTTGGGCTTAATACTTCCATCGGGATAGGGGCAGCAGAAACACGTCTACGTAGCACCGGTGTATTTGGTGGCCTCTGAATGGAGGGTACGCAGTTTACACCACCTGATTTAACGGATCCGCATGAGTTGTATACCATACCATGTCGTGTAAATTTAAGTACTTTGCGCGTATCCAAGCAGTACAATAAAATAAACTCTTGCTTTATTTTTTTCTTTTTCAGGTTGATTATCATTGTTTTGATAATGTCACCTTTTGTCCTACTGTCTACTGTATAAAGAACAATCATACCTTTAAATTTCATATTATTTAAAATGGGGGGACCTGTGGGGGGACCTGCGCTCCCCCTTAACCCCCTGGCCTTAACCCCCTCCCATTCTATTAACTAAGGCCTTAACCCCCCTCCCATTCTATTAGCCCTGGCCTTAACCCCCTCCCATTCTATTAACTAAGGCCTTAACCCCCCTCCCATTCTATTAGCCCTGGCCTTAACCCCCCTCCCACTCTATTAACTAAGGCCTTAACCCCCCTCCCATTCTATTTAACTAAGGCCAGGGGGTTAAGGGGGACCTGCGCTCCCCCTCAGGTCCCCCCCTGGGAAAAATTGACCAGAAAAGTTTAGGATCCATATATTCTGGAACCCATGCACGCTGTCTCCCAACAAGAATGGCGCACCCTCTCGGAAGAGGAACGGGTCATCGCTTTTAACGAGGCCAAGCGTGCCTCCGGCTTCTACGTCAAGAATGACATTGAGTTCATCGTGCGTCCTCTTCTCCCCATGCTGGGATATTGGAGCGCTTTCAAGCATCTGGTCCAGGCCAAGTGCCCTAAGGGCGAAGAACAGGAGTTTCACGACAAGGCGCCGACCTATGAGAACTACAAGCAACTCATTAACTGGCTGCAGGCTAAGTGCTTTCCGTGCGGCTCATCGGACGTTTACTGGGAAAAGGATGATAAGAGCATCATCACTTACTGCTATAAGTGCGGAAACGAACGCTTTTTTCTCCAGGGTAACTGACCTTTAAACTTAAAATTAAAACATTTAACTTTAACTTTAACTTTAACTTTAAACCTTTAACTTACTCGTTATCAGTGCTACCCTCAAGGTCCTTTGGTTCAGTGTTCACATGTTCAAAGCCCTCATTATCATCTTCATCCGCATTATCCTCATCAGCATTATCCTCATCGGCATTATCCTCTGTAATTACAGCCTTTACGTTTGATTGAATGGAAGGATGTACGGATTGAGTAGGATGTACTGACTGTACATCCGAGTCCCTATAGGACGCCTTGATATTTTCCTGAGCCTCACACATTCGCTGATGCGCAATACGCTCCATATCAATAGCCTGATCAATCGTATGGATACGCTTTTGAAGCTTATTGCTACCCTTAACAGGACGTATCGAAGGTGTCTCGTTTTCCAACTCCGCCAATACTTTAGTTGCACTTGTTGCAATTGTTGCACGCGTAACCTGTGTCGCACGCGTAGCCTGAGTTGCACTTGTTACATTCGTTGCACTTGAAACCTGTGTCGCTTCAGTACGACGCGAAGCCTTGGCTATGGACGGGGGAGGTCTTGTCGTTGAGGCAGATTTAATAGAGGGGGCCGGGGTAGATATAGGTCTTTCCCCCTTAACCCCTTGTGGTTCCACACCAGCTCTTTGTTGAACGACCGCTCTGTCTCTCTCGCCTGTCAGACTGCTGATTAAAGCATTTGTAAAATGGTTAAGATGCTCCTCGCTGTCCAAGATGTGGTTTGTAATGTAATTGTTAATCGCTTCCCGTTTGTCTTCAGAATAGTATGTAGTATACTGGTTGCCTTGATTGCTTTGTAACATAGGTAAGACATGCTTATCCTGTGGAGATATATTCTCCAATGGCTTAAATGTTAAAGAACCGTCTATCCTGGGCGATAGGATCGCCACCACCGCGCCCATCACCCGGTCACCAAAGTCATCAACTGATATTACTCCACTCTGTACTTGTCCCATTATCCTTTAATGTTTAGATTTTTTTAAGTTGTTTAAACGCATGGATTAAATGTTAAAATATCGTATTTACCATTGCTATATATATGCTTACATGCAATCAACGGAATCTGTTCAGGGTTGGTAAAGAGATTCATGTAACTATCGGGTAGCGGCTTATCGGACGGAGCTATAGAGCATAGATGAAAGGGATGAAACGGACTCCTAAGTAGTTGGTTGTCCGACGTTATAGTTGCATAGAACACTATGTCAGCGGTATCTACTCCGTTTAAACTTAAAAGGTCATCTGGACTAATGATATTAATATCATATTGTATAGCTCTAAAACTCTTGTTTAATATCCTTAAGAAACGGGTCTCCGACATAGAAGGGCAAGAATACCATATATTATGCATCTCTTGATAGATAGAAAGTAATACCTGTATCTTAATCTCGTTGTCGGTATCCTCTAACTGTATTTTGAATGTAGTATCTTCTGCCGATTCTTTTAAGAAATACGACATTAAGGTCTGTGCAATCTGACGAGTATCCATATAACAATTTTAAGTTTTTAGTTTTAAGTCCCCAACCAAAGTAGAGCTAAAGCCCTCCCCACCAAAGTAGAGCTAAAGCCCTTGTTTTTATTTGAGAAGCAGGCAGGTAAAAAACAGATGCTAAGGATTTAAAAGGGGCTAACGTTACCGACCGCCGACCACATGATACCAGACAGCTTACCGATCACCACCTTGCCGTCGGCTTGCTGCAGGGCAGCTTTGCAGGCCTTCAACAGGTTCGCCATAGACTGCTTGGTATCCTTGAGGGCGCTCAACTCCGGGTTGCTCTCCAGCAGCGCCGCGCTCGCCTCAGTGGTCTTGCTGAAGCTCACATCGACCATGATCGCATCCCACCCATCCAACTCACCCTTGTTGCCCTTGGTGATGTAGGGAGAGAAAGTCGAGTAAGCGGACTTGGCGGATTTGGCCTTGGGCTCAGCCGCCGCCTCAGCCGAGGCCTCCTTCTTCTTAGCGGGAGCGCGCTTCTTCTTCGGCTTATCCTCTTCAGAGGATGTCTCGGCTTCCGTCGTAGCCGCATACACTTCTTCGTCAGTCTTGGGCTTGGTCGCGGTCTTGGTCTTGGGCTTGGTCGCGGCGGCACGCTTCTTGGGGACAGCGGCAAGAAACTCATTGTGCAGCTCCTCGATCGCCTCGAAAAGCTGCGCCATGCCCTCGTTGTTGTTGCTCATCTCCTTAAGCTCTTCGCCGGCGAGCCCCTCCGTGCTCTTGATCCCGAGGTCGTACTCGGCCATCAGGCTCTTAAGCTTGTTCTGAAAGGAAGTCATGTTTAAAGTTTGAGGATTGCTGGTTGCGCGGGATTGTGCTTGCTTATCTATGATTAAAGGGGTGGAGGGATGGTTTTGTTCATTTTCCTACCTATGAAATGTTATTTCCATTCAAAGCCATGTGTCTGTCATAGGTAAGGGGTGTACTCCCCTTACCTAAGTTGCAGTAATTAGACAGCCGGAGTCATAACTAAGTACAATGTAATAGATCTGGCAGCTTAATTATACTTTATTTCACGCGTCTTAATTGCAGGTGGTGGCCCGCCCGTGGGTTGTGACGAGCTAATAGATACACCTGGCTGCGGCGAGCTGTATACGTAACTCGCAATGACTAGACCTATAATCAATAGAACAACCAGTAAGACTAACAACTTGTAACTTGGCATTATATTTATATAAATATTATTTTTTAGCCTCCCCCCCTGGATAATAGCCCTTGAACCCTTGAACCCTTGAATGTCCAATTATGCAAGGGGGGTAGGGGGACCTGCTCTCCCCCACTGTGATCGGCTGGTAGGTTACCCAATCCCTTCCTAATTAGGCCAGGGGGTTAAGGGGGAGCGCAGGTCCCCCCTGGTTAATTACCCAATCCCTTCCTAATTAGGCCAGGGGGTTAAGGGGGAGCGCAGGTCCCCCCTGGTTAATTACCCCATCCCTTTCATAATTAGGCCAGGGGGTTAAGGGGGAGCGCAGGTCCCCCCTAAAAATTGATCGTATACATACGTAAAATACGTATTTCACGTACTTAAAGTTAAAGTTAAAGTTAAACGTTAAAGTTTAAAGTTCGTTAAATGCTGTCCTGCCTTACGCACCAGGCCTATGCCGATGCCATTGGCAAAAGCACGGAGTTTCTGTCGGCAGATAACGCTCGCCAGCTTTATCCGTTTAGCAAGATAACGTTCGACAACATGATCTTGAACAACCACAATGACTGCTGGAAGCCCGAGGAGTGGACTGACGACACCGACCAAACTATTCTGGTCATGCGCGCGATCAACGACGTGAAAAAGGGCAAGTACGCTGATTATACCACTGCCTTCGCGTGGCACATCAAGGACTGGTACACCAACGGCATTCAGCTGGGCACGTACTCGAAAAAGTGTTGTGGTGTGGGGGTGTATGTTCGCTGGACGGTGTGCGAACCGGAGTACCTTAAGAACCCCTACTACTATTCGCACCTGACGTGGGAAAACTCTGACTACGACGCTCCGGAAAACGGCTCTCTCATGCGCACTGGTATTATCGGTGCAATGATGTCGCCCAACCTCATCCCGGACGTTGCCACTCAGATTTGCGTGGCCACTCACTGTGACCCACGCTGTATTGCGGCTTGTGTCTTCCAGTCAATGCTGGTGAACAAGTTGCTGAACCGCACTAATTCTGACCTGTGGAGCATTGTCGACTCGGCTACGGAGGCTCTTACACTGGACCAGCGGGCTTACATTTTTGAAATCCTCACACCTGTTACCATGGGGGTTTATGATCCCAAGCTGATCGACTTTAACGAGCCTACGATCCGGGGCAATGTCGAAACAGCTCTGCCGCTTGCTATCTGGGGGCTTGTGCGTCTTACCCGTGGTTTCGTGTTTTCTATGATCGTGGATGATATTGCTATGTTTGGTGGCGACGCCGATACGAATGCTGCTATTTTTGGTGTGCTTGCTGGTGCTTATCAGGGTCGCTCTTATAAGTTTCAACTTCCCCTTCTGAAGTCGGTTATTGCGGAGCAATAATTATGTGACGGTTATTGCGGAGCAATAATTATGTGACGGTTATTGCGGAGCAATAATTATGTGACTGTCTACGGTAGCAGGCGTATAGTATGGGAAATGAACATAAGATGATAATCTATGATATAGTGGCATACTTGGTAGCAAAGGTAGAATACTATTTAAAAATACATCAAATAAATACATTTTGTTTTCGGCTGTTTTCATCTCGTGAATATGGTTCCTAAAGATTTTAAGCTGAACATGATTGTCAGCTAACTCATCCTTTATAGTATTTATTATATACTTTGTTATGTTAACTTTAGCTGTTTTGCCGTCCTTTGTTAAAGTTCTAACCTCTTGTGCCTCTTCCTCTTGCGATTGTTGCAATGCTGGACAAAATCCAACCCTAAAAGGTTCCTCAATTTCAAAAGCTATCTCTTCTTCATATGCATCCTCTAATTTTAATCGTATCTCTATCTCTTCCTGCTGCTCCTGATAAGTGGAATCCGTAGAAAATAAGTCTTTGGGAATAAAATACGGCCCTGACCAAATAGCATGATCTGTCAATACCTTAATATAATTAGGCGTGTCTTCGAATCTATATCTTACTGTATTCAGCTTTTCTTTCGGGTCGAAAATCTTTATGATGTTACCGTAGGTAGTTGCATTGCAGTCTGAATATACCTCGAGATCTTTAAATCGGGTCTTGGCAAGGGGATTATGCTCTTGCTTGTATTGGTGAACACGGGCTATATCAATACTATCGGCGGCTTTGTAAGCCAGGTATACAGTTTCTGCTTCTGTCCGACCAATTTCAGGAATTAGAATGGTTTTTACAATGTTTTTTACTCCAATTGATAAAATATACACCACGTCTCGATAGTGATGTGTAAATTCGGATTTCTTTAATATTTCAAGTGCCATATGAACACTCTGAGCTTCGTATATGTCTTCACCATCCCTACACACGCGCCCTATATCATGAAATAAACACGATAATAATAAAATTTCTATTAATTCATTGTTCAAAGGATCGCCATCATGGTCTTTCATACTTGCATATACTATAGTAGCAAGCAACATAACGGAACATATGTGTTCCCATGCATGCTGAGATTTCTTGCACTTCAAAGGATCGTAATAATGTGTTTTTAATATAGTATTAATAAAGTTCATAAAATTACGACTTATCATTGTAGATAGAACGGTGTAGTTGTAGGTTCCTACAATACTTGGAGTTGGCTCTTTACGTTTACTTTTAGTTGGCTCTTTACTTTGACTTTGACTTTGACTTTTAGTTGGCTCTTTACTTTGAATTGGAGGTGTAAACCGAAATTTTCCACTTTTAGGATCAGAAACATTCAAATCTGTTTCCGTTGCACCTGGATAGATCATTACCTTGGCTGTTCTTGTTTTTCCTGTAAATTGCATGACGATGCCATAAGGCATAATAAATTCCTTTTGATCTGGATAAAGGCTGTACGAAGAGATATCTAATATCGGTATGGTGTAATTTTTGATATTTTTAAGACAGCATGTTCCTGTTTCATTAAAAAAATTAGACACCGCCTTCAAATCATTTGGATGGGTTACCGTCGATAAAAATGCAGACTCTAATATTTTCCCGTTTTTAGGCACATCTCTCCTTCTTTTAGACAAATTATCAGTGGATACATAGTATTCAGCGCTTTTAAAAGCACTGTAGGAATGGTGTGGTTCACCGTGATGATAAATGTAGCTGTTCAACATAAGAGTTGTTATAGCCGTCTCAACGAAAAATTCTGGAAAAGTTCTAATTTGAGATCTAAGATAATTGTTTATAAAACTCGATGAGTCTTGAGTATATGATTTAAATAACTCCTGAACAGACATTATATTTTAAGTAATTAAAAAAATACGGGGGACCTGTGGGGGAGCGCAGGTCCCCCTTAACCCCCTGGCCTTAGTTTATATGGTTTCTGAGATGGTTGTTAAAGGTCCCCTCTCAATTAAGCAAGGGGGTTAGGGGGGAGCGCAGGTCCCCCACAGGTCCCCCTCCAAAATTGATTTATATTTAAATAATTAATAAACATGGGTCAATACTATGTTGCAGTAATTTTGACGGATAACGGTAAAATCCGTTTGATCGTAGATCCAGCTAAGTATAATAGCGGGATAAAACTTATGGAACACGCTTATACCAAGGACAATGTCATGATTGTAATGGATGCATTGCTTAATCCTGACGGTATTTTGTACAAGTCGCCGGTCGTGTGGGCCGGTGACTATGCAGATACCGAAAATGATGAAAATTTTTATACGTTAAGCCTGAACGAGTTTTATAAGAGTGCGTTTACTGTTCATGTTAAAGACTTTAAAAACCAGTGTTTCCGTTTCGTAGTGAATCACTCAAAACGCATGTTTGTCGATAAGGAAAAGTGTCAGCAAAACATTCATCCATTGCCATTGTTGACAAATGAAAGTAATGGTCGTGGAGGCGGTGATTATAGCGGTGTAAACGTGGAGTTGTGTGGAACTTGGGCACGTGACATTATTTCTGTCGAAGTAACGCCACCAGAGGGATATACGGAATTGGACTGTCAGTTTGAAGAATAGGGGGACCTGGGGGGACCTGCGCTCCCCCTTAACCCCCTGGCCTTAGTTGAGATGGAGGGGGACCTGCGCTCCCCCTTAACCCCCTGGCCTTAATTGAAAGGGGACCTTTAACAACCATCTCAGAAACCATATAAACTAAGGCCAGGGGGTTAAGGGGGAGGGCACCTCCCCCAATATTTTTAGATAATAGTATATATGGCGTTTAAACCTCAATCTTCAAAAGGCAAGTACTGCTCACCTTTGGGGGAGCAGGAAGCCCGCAACAGTGGTGGTTCTTGCTATACAAAACAGCAGTTAGTTACTATTGCCACGGCATTTAATAGAAAATATTCTGATAAACAGCCTATTTTACTGTCTGGGTCGAAAGATGAACTGTGGAATCAGATTGACCAAAGAATGAATGAGTGCACTACGGAAATGTGTTGGTTAGATAAGTTAAACCTGGAGTCAAGAATTGCGAATCAATATGGATCCTCCCCCTTCAGACCCGCTGGACCGGCCGGCAAAAATCAATGGTTAAGTACACTTAATATACGCGATGTTCTAAAACAATACGAGGACGTTTACCCCGACTTTATAGCCTTAGGACCCGTCCCCATAGATTTTTGCAGACTCGCTTACAATGAGGTGTGTCATATTAATCTTAAACAGGTCTTAGCTAAAGGAAAACGCAGAATAGGTATTGTATTCAATACGGATCCATCGGATAAGCCTGGTAAACATTGGGTATCCATGTTCATTGATTTAACTGGTAATCCTGATAAATGGGAGGTTAATTACTTTGATAGTTATGGTAAGGCACGGGTAGCGCCTGAGATCAGGGATCTTATTAAACACTTAAAGACACAGAATCCCAGTATAATCGTAAGAATGAACTGTAGCGATGACTTTTGTACGGCAATGGTAAACCACCAGAAACTAAATACAGAATGTGGTGTTTACTCTATTAACTTTATTGTGGAGCGTCTACATGGTAGATCATGGAAAGACATGGTTACGGATAACCTATATGACGATGCCACTATAGCCCGTAAACGCAGAGTGTTTTTTAGAGAAGTTTAAAGGTCTTAAGCCATTTAAAGGGCTTAAATTCTTAAGACCTTTAAGCATTTAAGCCTTTTAAATACCCTCCTCCCAGTTGGATAACTCGCTCGATTCGTCGGATGCTATAGATTCGTCTGACGATTCCGAATCGGTGTTAACAGTTAAGTGTCTATTATCGATAAAAAAACCGGGCTTCTGTAATTGTTTTAACTGATTTAATCTGGTGGTCTGTTGAACTTTCATTATCCGCTGCTGTGGCGTAAGCATCCAGTCGGGAATATTTAAGGCCGTGCCAGGTGCAATTGCTGCACCTGAACCATGTCCGAGTGACATTCCTGCACCGGGTCCGAGTGACATTCCTGCACCGGGTCCGAGTGACTGTCCCCATGGATTGTATTCGTGATACTGATTTTTGGCTGAGAATCTTACTTTTTTAGACTTAGACTTAGATTTAGATTTAGATTTTTTGTGCTTCTGCTTCTTCTTCTGTTGCTTAAGGCTTGAAAACCAGTTTAAATTAAACTTAAAAGTTTTTGAAATATACTTAAAAATGTTATCAAAGGGCGGTAATTTCAGCGCCATATAGTCAAGTATGGATATAGCAGCCAAAGCATATCCGTTCCAGGCATCAGGTAGGGCAATGTAAATGATAATGTATACAATCATGGAGGTTAATACCAGATTAGCTTTGTCACTATCATGATAATGACTTAACAATGTGTAAAATATCATTCTCTCTCTTACCATTACTGAGACTTTTTTTGAAGATACTCAATGTATTCCTGGGCATTTAACCCCTTTATATCATTATACGTTGAACTTTCCATGTGTTTCTTGTACAACTCTGTTATGGAACTTTTATCTTCTGTATCCTCCTGTACATCTTTAAATACCATATAGTGCAAATACAAGGATGGAATGTATACCGACGGTATCGTGATTTTTTTACGATGAAAAAGCGATAATATACTGTGTTTAATTGGATAATCGGGTCTGATCACGATCTTTGTTTTGAACGCGTCTTCTTCATGTGACGATATTTTCATCATATTAAACGACCAACCCATATCATCAAATATCGTGTGCAAGCTATTGGACAAAAGAATACAGTTGGTATCGTGATTAACAAGGGGAAAGTTTAAGGCGTTACCTACATGCCTCGGTACGATGTGTGCCGCTTGATACTCTAACGGACTGGTCCAGCCGGTTAGAATGCATTTACCATATTTACGTATAAGATTTCCTCTAATATTAGCAGAACGATGCCTTGATAGGTATCGTTTTGGAAAGCGCAGGAAGCGAAGCATTGATTTTTAATTTAATTTCCACAATCAATTTGGGGGGAGGTGCCCTCCCCCTTAACCCCCTGGCCTTAGTTGAATAGAGTGGGGGACCTGCGCTCCCCCTTAACCCCCTGGCTAATTGCGTGGGTGAAAGAGGATTATTTGTAGGTGAAAGATGGTTATATCCTTATTTGTAAGGTTTAGATAGGGGGTTAAGGAGGAGCACAGGTCCTCCCGCAGGTCCCCCAAACTGATTTGTCCAGCTTTCCTGAGTATTTATCTTCGGCAAGGGGTTAAAGGGGAGCGCGGGCCCCGTATATTTAGCCTCGTTAGCCAGGGGGTTAAGGGGAGAGCTTATCCCCCCTCCTAAGTGAACCATCTTTGGACGCCGGTTAATATCGACGCCCTGAATTACCGTTCCAGGCAAATACTTTCCAGCACAGCATTTGGTGTTAGCCCTTGTACGACCCATAAGATCCGATTCCAGATTAACCATGTTACCTGCGTATAAGCTGACCGCGTTACCGGATGACATATCGCTATGCATAAAGCTGGGGGAAGGATGATAGTACTTCAATGGATCAAGTAAATAACTAATTGTAGAAGAAGCTCTTGATGTGGCCATTATATTTTAAACTTTAAAAATTTATTTATGCAACTGATTTAACAAGTTGCTTGTCCTACAGTTTTTCATTTTAGCCTCGTAATTAACACGACGAACATAATCACGGGTGTTGTCACCTCCGCGAATCCAGACAGGAACAATGTGCTTTACGCGCTGAGGATTACCAAACTCCGGCAAGCACTCGAAACGATTAATACTAACACCACTCAGCACGTCGCAGGCACGACGAGGACCACCACGAGTATCCAGTCCATAAATCAGCTCCGTCTCAAGATCCTTTTGGTTAGACGTGCTCTGACCCGCTCCCAAGTATGCGCCCAAGTAGGGACGCGTAAGCAACTGTTTTTTTAAGCGAGGGTTTGTTATATTAGAATGAATAAGAGGAGTCTCCTCAGAAACGGTACACGCATTGCGATACTGTTTGGGGAAGTGCATAGGAGCACTGTTCATGGTGGCATACGCACCAGGCGTCTGGCACCAGCGGTAACCCGTATTATCTGTAATGTACTCGAGGGGTGAAGCGCTCTGTCTATCAAATTGCGCACGAGCTCCAGGGTCATATCTTAATCTTGATTGATCATCCCAGTTAATATATCCTGACATCTTATATCTTAACAAAGTATTATTTTAATTAAAATCCTATAACATGGCCGAAGAAGTTAAATTTAATATACCTATAAATCCCGTGTACAAATATGCCCTTGTTATAGGTATTAATTATATAGGTACTCCGGTCGAGCTTAAAGGATGCATTAATGACGCAAATAACGTTGTTACCTATTTAACCACGAAATGCGGATACCTACCTACAAACATAAAAGTATTAACAGACAATGGACCATTAAAACCGAACTCTCTTAACATTGACGTAGAAATTACGAGACTTGTTAACCGTGCTATTTATAATGGAGCAACCGAACTGTTTTTAAGCTACTCTGGACACGGTACCTATGTACGCGATCTTAACGGCGACGAAAAAGACGGCAGAGACGAATGCATAGTGCCTTTAGACTACAAACGTAAAGGGTTTATTAAGGACGACCGTCTTAATCAAATTCTCCGTAAGATGCCCGTTAGATGTAAAATGTATTGTTTGTTCGATAGCTGTTTCAGTGGTACGGTATTGGACTTGACCTCGCAGCCGGGCGTCAACGGTAACGTTGTCATGATAAGTGGTTGTATGGATCATCAAACAAGCTCGGAATCCTTAATTGATGGGTCTTGGTCAGGTGCGATGACTACATGCTTTTTAGAATGCACTTCTCTTGAACCTGCATCTGAACCTGAACCTGAATCAAATGTAAATGCTAATAATGTAAACTTTAGCTTAAGTGTGGTTCAACGTATGAAGGAACGGCTGAAGAGTCGCGGACATTCACAAACACCTTTGCTATCGTGGGGAACACCGAATAAATTTAAACGTTAAAGCTTAAAGTTTAAAGCTTAAAGTTTAAAGATTTAAATGTTATTTATATAATGATGAATCTTAAGCAATATGTACCTATGAAGTATCATAACTATATTAATGAGAAACCTACCAAAGTAACACGAGTTACAGATAATGGTATTGTTGCCTATCACGGGGAACCTAACGTGGAACTAATAACATACGAATACGGAACACAGGATAAAAGCCAAACCATTATCCTACCGGCACTTATTAATCTTAATAAAGACGGACAGCTAACACAAGTATCCGTTATTATTCATTATTAAGCTTTAAGGGGGAGCGCAGTTACTTTAAATCCCCCACACTAAAAGCCAGGGGGTAAGGGGGAGCGCAGGTCCACCCCAGGTCCCCCACCACACTAAAAGCCAGGGGGTTAAGGGGGAGCGCAGGTCCCCCTTTAAATATCGTCCAAGTCATCCATATTAATCTTGTCCGTAAACTCCTGTTGCTTCGAATACAGGTCAATAATGTTACGATCACGATTGCTCTCGCTATCGTCTTTGTAGCTTTTCAACCGCTGACGCTCCAGGCACTCCCGATACAACTCCTGTGTGACCGTTCCCAGCTTGTCCTCCAACTGCTTTAGCTTCAACTGATGCGACTTCTTACGCCGCTTAAGAGCCTCCTTCTCCTTTTCCTTAGCCGACGTCTCGGTTTCCTTGCGCAAGGTAACTTCTTCCTTTTGCTTTTCATACACGGCCGCCTTAACGTCCTTCGTTGACCGGCTCATCTTCGCCTTATTTAACTTGGCTCTCAACTTATCGCGTGGGCTCAGCAACGGGTTCATAGCTGAGACCTGTTGCTCCAGATGAGGTGCAATCTGCGCCATTAGTCCTCCTTCGCGCAGCTTTTTAAGAGCCTGCTTGGCTTGCTTGCTGGACAAACCAGCCTGTTTGGCTTGGGCTTGCACGAGGGCATCAAGTTTAAGTGCATCAAGTTTAAGGGTATCAAGGTTTTCCATTGCGTCTGTAATTAAATACTATAATCATTTTAATTTTAAATGAGCTTGAATGTCATTAATGGACAATATACATTAGATAAAAAAATCGGTCACGGATCCTTTGGAGATGTCTACATAGGCTATGACAAAACCGAAGGCAACCTTGTTGCTCTTAAAATCGAGAATGCCGATAAGAAGTATATATTAAAGCATGAATATGATATATATCTGGACATCATAGCCAATGAGAGGTCTAAGAACCTGAACATACCAAAGATATATTGGTATGGGGTACTACCCGATCAACGCAAAGTACTGGTAATGCAGTTTCTCGGTAACTCTTTGGAATATCTGTTTACACGCAAATGCCGTGGACTGTTTTCTCTTAAAACCACCCTAATGATCGGTATACAGGTTTTAAAATTATTGCACGGATTGCATGAGTGCAATTACATTCATCGGGACATTAAGCCTGATAATTTTTTAATGTGCAATACCACGCAAACATTATATCTTATCGATCTTGGACTGGCTAAACGATACAAGAGTCAGGAGAACGTGCATTTAAAGCAGACCACGGGCAAAAGCATTGTAGGCACCGCCCGTTATTCCAGCATTAACAGTCATTTAGGTATTGAATTATCCAGACGCGATGATCTGGAATCTCTGGGCTATATGCTTATATATTTCGCAAAAGGGTCCTTACCCTGGCAAGGGTTGCCCGCGGACAACAAACAGGATAAATATGCTCTAATTGGAAAGATGAAACAGGACTGTATACTTGAAGATCTATGCAAGGGATTGCCGACGGCATTTCAGGATTACATGTCATGTGTGCGTTCATTGGAGTTTAAAGAGCGTCCAAACTATAAGTATTTATATGATCTGTTTACGGGATGCTTTAAACAGAATGAATTTGCGTGGGACGCACATGACTGGGAACGCGTAATTTAAATATATTTTTTTATATATATGTCCGGTTTGAAAAGTCGATTCAATGACATTACTCTTATTAAAGATACTCTAAATATTGCCTTTGACGAGGTTAACGGCGCAATAAATGTAAACGCCATCAGTGGTACGGTTAACGCGGATATCAGTGGACAATTCGTTAAAACCGATATCAGTGGACAATTCGTTAAAACCGATATCAGTGGACAATTCGTTAAAACCGATATCAGTGGACAATTCGTTAACATTGCTAATTTTCCTGAAAATATAATTCAAGGTAACAATACCGTTGACAATGCTTCTATGAATATCAACGCTACCGACAATAGATTATTAGTTAATTCATTAGTCGTTGGTAATACTGGTAATAAATTAGTTATAAACACGGATGGCTCTATAAATGTGTCTGGAGGCGGCGGAGGCGGAGGTACTGGCGGAACTGTAACGGTAGAAAATAATGTTATAACTTCTCCGATAGTTCAGAAGAAAACTTATGATTTAGGATTAAATTTTGATATATATGATAATAGTCAAGGCAACAACACGCCACCTTTTACGGCTGATCCTAAAGGGCATCAAGGATGGTATTATTTAAATGATAATGCTGATAAATCATCTAATGTTTATTTTTATTCAAATATTCCGGGTTTTTTAGATACTATTCAAAGTAATATTACCTTATTAAATTTAAACTATTTTTACGCGGTTATTTCATTGGATTTTATAGGAACATCCGTGAGTAATTTACCTTTTATAAATGTAGGATCTCAAGTTAGTGGATTAACTAATCAGTCAGCATTGGCAAATTCAATATATACTTATACATTTCAAAATGGTATATCATTAATTTTAGGAGAACCTATCGTAATTTATTTTAGTGAAAACACTGACAGAAAGCCACCTGACAGTTTTATGCCAAATTTGCGCCGTATTAAATTACAATATGCGGGAATGGTTGGTAATGGAGCGGGAAGCAATCTCGCCTATATATCAATTAATACATCAACTTTAGTTGAACAACAACAAGAATATACCCTTATTGGTGCCGGGTATAAATTTACACAAACCGGAGGTGTTCTTAATGAGGCAACATGCGATTTTCTTTTTACTGCTAAAAACACAATTGAAAATAATTTAAATAGATTGACATTTAATGAAAATAATCAACTGTTAGTAGCAGCTGATGGCGGAGGCGGAGGCGGTGGTGTAGTCCAAGGTATTAATACGAATACTTTAAATGCCGTGAATATTAGTGCTTCGCCCGATGGTAGACTGCTCACAAATAGTGTAATAACTAATGGAGCAAACGAATTAGCTATTAATACCGATGGCTCTATAATAATTAGTGCCACTAATTCAGAAGATGCAGAATTTCCTATGACCTTATTCGCTAAGGCTCATAGACTATTTACTAATACTGAAATAACGAGTGGCGGGAACACTTTAGCGATCAATGAAGATGGTTCAATCAATGTCGCTGGTGGCGGAGGGGGTGGCGGTCAAGTTCAGGGCATTGATACAACTTCCGGTCTGGCGGTTAATATTAATGCGACGGACAATAGATTATTGACAAATTCGGTATTAGTTAATTCTACTGGATTAACTATAAGTTCAACCAATACGGGTGATAAAGAATGTTTAGATGTGGCGGTCATTTCAAATAGTTCAGTTGTTCGTGGTTATGATGCGGCTACATCTGCAGCGGTTGATATTAATGCTACTGATAATAGATTAAAAACAAATTCTTTATTAATTGGAACAACCGGAACAGCAACAGAAGCCCCCTTATTAATAACAGCCGCGGGCAATCTTATTGTAGAGGCAAACGCGCACGACGGAACTAACAACCCGATTACCTCAACCGTAGTTGGGGCTGATAGAGGACTTAATGTTTATATCGTAGGAGGAGGTGCCGGTGGAACGGGGGATACTCTGCAAGGAACGTATAATAATATTCATACAGGCGATTTAACGGCTTCTACATTTTCAACCGCCTTAAATATTAATAATCTTTATGGTAATGAAAGTGTTATATCTTATGAGGATACATTAATAGGTTCAACAAATTTTATTAGTATTTATGGTAGTTTAGATAATGATACGAATTATTTTTATATTGGTGTTCTTCAACCCGTATTAGTTAGATCAACATTACGTCAAGCGTCAAGCGTACTAAAATTAAAAGGATTAAAATGGATTAAAATTTATAATGAAAACACAACAGCAACATTAACAGGAGTTAAATCAACATTATTCAGTGGTTAATTTTTTTAACTTTTAACTTTTTAACTTTTTAACTTTTTAACTTTTTAACTTTTTAACTTTTTTATAATTTAAATCAGCTGCTGTCTTCGGTTCATTTGATGAGCCCAGACAACCACCGTTCGGTGTATTATAAATTATAATATTTAAATTTCTCTTTATATATAAACATGGATAGTCAAGTATTATTTTTTAAAAATGAAAATGGATCATTAGATAGAGTTTTAGGGATAAATAATTCTACAATATTAACAACTACTAAAAATTTATCACAATTAAGTGATGTTGATACAACTGGAGTTTCAGCACAAAAAATATTAAAATATGATGGAACAAAATGGGTTACAGCATTACCATCATTTGCTGGTTTAAGTGATGTAGCGATTGATAATTTAACATTATCAAGTTCTAACCTTATTAAATGGAATCCATTAACCCTAAAATGGGTTAATAGAGATTTAGGTTATGCAGTAATAAATATTTCGGGACGTATAAAAGACAGTGTTATTAATATACAAAATGTTGAATGGAATGTATTAGATCCTAATAATTATGAACTTGATGGTTCAGGCAATACAACTTTTAGCATTACATCATTTACTAATAGCGGTGTAGTGGTTGATACCACAACTGATTTTCAAGTTGAAAACTTCATTAATGGAGCAAATTATCGTATTGAATGGAATACTAATTATAGTTTAACATCATCACCATTAGGACAAGTAATTTTAAATTTCATTGTAAAAAATCAAGTAAATGGTGTAGTAGGAAGTAATTTTCAATCCATACAAAATACAAGAGTTTTTGCTAATTCAGCAAGTTATGTAAATAACAGCACTACCGCATCAAGATTTTTCATGTCAAAATCAAATTTAACATCCCCTACATTAGTAGGATTAACACCATTAAATGTAAATATGACAATTTCAGTTATTGAAATGTAACAAAATCTAATATAGATATAAAATATAATGGATTCATTAAAATTAATCGGTAGTTTTAAAGCATCCGGTTTTAGAACTCTTTACCAACCAATCGTCAATAATGTTTATAGTTCTACATCAAAATTATCATCTTTGTATGATACAAGTATTTTAACACCAGTAAACAATCAAGTTTTATATTTTCTAACTCCTTCGTATAGAAATAAATTTTTAACGGCTCTAACTGGGAAAACATCTAATATATTTTGGGAGGATATGGTTGGAACAGGAAACACCGCTACAACTCTTGCCGCTATGACTATATCATATAGTAGTGCTACTAGTAAATATATTCAATATCCAAGATTAAATTCATCAATACATAATGCTACTGCTACATTAGATAATGCTAAAATGAATACTGGAGGAATATATAGTTTAATAAATCAAGTTAATACCGCTAATTATGCTTTGACAGCAACAGGAGGAACACGACAGAATTCAGTCGTTTCTATTGGAGCTATGTCGCCATCATATTTAAATATTGATACAACAGGAGTTTTATTACGGAGTGAGTGTTATAATAGAAATTTTGAAGTAAATGGTTTTGTTCAAATAAAAACTGATGTTTTTAGTGCTGGGGCAAGTTTTATAGTATATATTTATTTAGGAACTAATATAGTAGCCCAAACACGAGCATATTGTATTGATAGTGAAAATAATCTTGTTATTAATATTTACGCTGTTATTAATACAACTATAGCAGATGTTAATAAATATATTGATTTCAGAATTCAATATATAGGTTCTTCATATACTAATGGACCTGCTGGAAATATTCTTTTTGTAGTAAAAACCATTTAAATGGACAAATGAAAACTACCTACCACTGGCTTTAGTGCTGGTGCAAGTTAACAATGACAGCAGGAAATTTTAATTGTGTAGTTAAATTTCTTTAACACATTTAAGGAACATATGCCACGTCTATCGTGCGGAACCTTCCGCATGGTCACCGTTAAAATTTAAAGGTTCAATGTTACTCTTGAACCTTGAACCTTGAACCTTGAACCTTGAACCTTGAACCTTGAACCTTGAACATTACGTTATTTGCTATATTTTTTTATATTTATAAAGTATAATGACAGGCGGTATTATGCAATTGGTGGCTTATGGTGCCCAAGATATTTATCTTACAGGTAATCCCGTTATTACCTATTTCAAGGTAGTTTACCGACGCCATACGAATTTTGCAATGGAATCCATTCAGCAATCCTTTAGCGGTTCCGTGAACTTCGGCAACAAGGTTAAATCAACCATTACCCGCAACGGGGATCTGGTATCCGGTATGTACTTACAAATTAAACTGCCGCATATTCAAGCCGCAGCAGGGGGGGATGCGGCCCGAGCCCGTTGGACGGACTCAGTAGGCCATTATTTATTAAAAAGCGTGGATATTGAAATCGGCGGCCAGTTGATTGACCGCCATTATGCCGACTGGTTTGAAATATGGTCGCAGCTTTCTGTTCCTGCAAGCAAACTGGCCGGTTATTTTGAGCTTATCGGTCTTGATGGTAAAACGGGTTTACAAACGCCTACAGGCGGCGCGATCAATGACAAGGTTGGTCCTGGTTGCTTTCTGGATTCAACCGGTCATCGTATCTTGTATGTACCGATAAATTTTTGGTTTTGCCGTAATATCGGGTTGGCCTTGCCATTGGTGGCGCTGCAATATCACGAGGTAACGGTTTCGGTGCAGTTGGAAGATTTTAGCAAAATGCATTCGGGTGCGGTTTTATCGCCCGGAGAGCAGATGGATATGCAGTTATGGGTTGATTATATTTACTTGGACACGGACGAGCGTCGTAAATTTGCTCAAGTATCGCATGAATATTTAATCGAGCAGTTGCAGACATCGGACTACATGTATAGTTCAAATTTAGTGAATATAGATTTAACCTTGAATCATCCTGTCAAAGAGTTGATTTGGGTGGCCAGACACGATAGTCATTCCTCGCAAAATCAATGGAATAACTATACAAACAGTGTTGCCAGTTTAACGCAATACTATGGTCGACCTAAAACCGAGGGAGTAGCTCCTTTAGCAGCAGAGACCATTGATACTTATCGTCGTCGGGTATCGTCGAATATGGTGCAAACGGCTATTTTGCAGCTAAACGGGTTGGATAGGTTTGCTAAACAGGAGGGCGTGTATTTTAACCGTATTCAGCCGTTTAATCATCATACTACGATGCCGGCGTCACCGGGTATTAACGTTTATTCTTTTGCGATTAAGCCGGAAGCGCATCAGCCTTCAGGTACGTGCAACTTTTCGCGTATTGACAAGGCTAAGTTAACTTTAACGTTAAATCCTATTAAGAGTATAGGGAATGAGGCTAACGATCTGGATAATTCAACCTCGGGCGTTGTGAAATTGTTTGCGGTTAACTACAATATTTTGCGAGTTATGAGTGGTATGGGCGGACTGGCATACAGCAATTAAATGTAAATTTATGGCAAACATATTTCAAGGATGTACACTTTTTAGGACGGATATTAGCAAATGGGTACTTACGGGTATAAATGCTAATAATCGAGCTCCAACATTTACCGATGTGTACATCGATGATGTTACACCAAGGTTTTCCTCGGCATATCGCGAGTCGTGGAAATTCACCGCATCTGCAGCGTTAGATAAAAATATAATAGATACGATACTACCTGCTAACCGTAAAGATAGGTATTATATAGACGATAACTTGCGTCTAAGAACATTTGACGATCAGGGTGAGGATGAAGCGCCTTCTTCTTCAGCTATAACCGGGTCAGGTAATTCTTCGATTAAATATGCTTATAATTCCCGCATTAAAATATTTTTTTAGATCTTGCTAATTGTTGACATTCAGTTTAATTAAATTAAATATATAATTACAGTATAATGGCCTTCATATCGGAGTGGTCGATACCTTCTGGAGGATCTGAGTTAAGTAGAACTGTTATACTACCTATAGTATCAGGGACAATATTGAATGGTATTACTGTTGACTGGGGAGACGAGAGTAATAATGATACTTATGATGATTACGAGATAAATAATTTGCCGAACAGTGCGAACGCTAATAATAGGCCTTTTCATATATATGCCACTGGTGGAGAAAAAACAATTACAATAACAGGTCTGTTGTTCGATGGTTGGTCGTTTTTTAATGAAGTAAATCAAGAGGTTATAGGCGGTACAACATACCTCTTACTTAAATCCATTAAGGAATATGGTAATCTACGGCTTGCTAATACAGGAGCTCAATTTATATTTTGTGGTAATCTTCAATCATTCCCTCTAACGGGAACTCCTCTGCGGCTACCCAGTAATTGCTCTGGTATGTTTATTGAGTGTGGTAGTCTTACGGATTTAAATACCCTGGATACACAAGATGTAACAGACATGAGTTTTATGTTTAGATCCTGTAACTCATTCAATGGAGACATTTCCAACTGGGATGTTAGAAAAGTTTCCAATATGGCAAACATGTTTTTTGAATGTAATGCTTTTAAGAAGGATATTAGCAAATGGGTACTTACGGGTATAACTAATAATCAAGCTCCGTCACTGTCCCAAGCGTACATTGATGAGGTTAAACCTTTATTTTCCGCAGAGTATCCAAATGCATGGAAATTTAAGATCAATGATAATAATAATATTATTAACACTGCTGATATTATTGATGTGATTATATCTATGGACAAGCGTACTTTATACACGACACGTCAAGTAACAGAAGGAACTGATACGTTTATAATATTAGAACGTAATCCGTTTGTAACGACTTGGACTGTAACGGCGGAGACTACTATTACTTTACCAATTAGCACCAATGCCAATACAACTATCAGGGTAGATTGGGGGAAAGACACCGGATTTTTAGAGGTTAACACTGGTGTAAGACCCACTCAGACTTATACTGCGCGTCCAGAACCGTATACTATACGTATCCTTGGTCGTATAAATGGATGGAGTTTTTTGAATCTCGACATTAATGATATTTCACGCAGCTGCTTCAGAAGTATAGAGACCTATGGGTGTCTACTTGATATAGATAATACAGGATCACAATTTGAAAGTTGTACTAATCTTTTAACATTCCCTCAAACTGGAACATTGACACTGCCCAGTAATTGCAGTTTTATGTTTTTAAGGTGTAGTAATCTAAATACAGATTTATTAACTTTTAATACTACCAATGTAACTGATATGTTTGGAATGTTTAGTGAATGTTCTGCATTTACCGGAAACATATCTAACTGGAATGTTGGAAATGTAACTGACATGTCAACAATGTTTAGAGAATGTTCTGCATTTACCGGAAACATATCTAACTGGAATGTTGGAAATGTAATTAACATGTCGGAAATGTTCCGGGGTTGTTCTGTATTTAACGGAAACATATCTAACTGGAATGTTGGGAAGGTAACTAACATGTCGGAAATGTTTAGACACTGTTTTATATTTAACAAGGATTTAAACTGGACGGTTGGCGAGGTAACTAACATGTCCAATATGTTCTTTGAATGTTTCGACTTTAACGGAAACATATCTAACTGGAATGTTGGCAAGGTAAGGTTCATGTCCAATATGTTTCAGGGCTGTTCTGACTTTAACAAGGATTTAAACTGGAATGTTGAAAAGGTAACTAACATGTCCAATATGTTCCAGGGTTGTTCTGCATTTGAAGGTAAAGGAAACATATCTAACTGGTCTGTTGGCGAGGTAGCTAACATGTCTTTTATGTTCCAGGGTTGTTCTAAATTTAACAAGGATTTAAACTGGAATGTCGCCACAGTAACTAATATGCACCGTATGTTTTCAGAATGTATTATTTTTGATGGAGATTTATCTGGCTGGAATGTCGCCGCCAAAGTAATTGATATGTCGAGTATGTTTGCAGCGTGTAGTAAGTTTACAGGAGATCGTATATTTTCACTAACTGGTGATAATCAAGTACAAAAAATGTCGGATATGTTCGGCGCATGTGACGTTTTCAACGGAGACATTTCCAACTGGAATGTTAGAAACGTTACCGATATGAGGGATATATTTTCAGGATGTAATGCTTTTAGGCGGGATATTAGCAAATGGGTACTTACAAGTATAATAGGTCAAGCTGATGTATTATTGGATGCTCCCAAATTTACCACAGAGTACATAGATGCGGTTAAACCGTTATTTTCAGCAGAATATCCAGATTCATGGAAATTTGATTTGACTGATTTTGATGATACTATCCAGCAGCAGTTAAGTGACAGTGTTATTGAGATTATACCTGTTGACCGAAGGTATTTGTACACGACCATTGAAGAAACCGGATTAAATAAGTTTGTCAGATTAGTTCGTAATCCGTTTGTCTCGACATGGACAATAACGGCAAATAATACTCAAATTTTTTTACCTATTAATTTCATTACTAATACTATCCGTGTATATTGGGGGGATAATAATGAAGAATTCCAAGAGTTTAACACTGGACCAGTAAATCATACATATGCTCAGGGAGATTATACTATACGTATCAGTGGTCGTATAAATGGATGGAGTTTTGCGAATCTCGACGTTAATGATGTTATTTCACGCAATAGCATCAAAAATATAGTGACATATGGTTGTCTACTTGATATAGGTAATACAGGATCGCAATTTTTAAATTGTACTAATCTTTCAACATTCCCTCAACCCGCAACTTTGGAAACATTACCACTGCCCTTTAATTGCAGTAGTATGTTTGAAGGTTGTTCAAGCTTAAAGACTGATTTAAATACCCTGGTTACAACAAATGTAACAACGATGGCTAATATGTTTAAAGGATGTTCACTATTCAATAATAGCATTGCTACCTGGGATGTGCAACGTGCAACTACTATGACTGGTATGTTTCGTAGCTGTCAAAGGTTTATAGGTACAAATTTATTTGCTTTACCAAACGGAAATGTAGTAACCAATATGATTAGTATGTTTAGAGGATGTACGGATTTTATAGGGAATCCTAACTTATCAAATTGGGATGTTAGAAAGGTTACGGATATGTCAAACATATTTTTAGGATGTACTCTTTTTAGCACGGATATTAGCAAATGGGTACTTACGGGTATATTGGCTAATACAGGAGCTCCAACATTTACCGCTCAGTACATCGATGTTGTTAAACCAAAGTTTTCCTCGGCATATCGCGCGTCGTGGAAATTCACAGCATCTCAAAATTTAAATAAAAATATAATAAATACGATAGTACCTGCTAACCTTAAAGAGTACTATATAGACGAAGACTTGCGTCTAAGAACATTTGACGATCAGGACAATGAGTCTGTTTCAACTATAACAGGGTCTGGTAATTCTTCGATTAAATATTCGTATAATTCACGCATTAACATATTTTTTTAGATATGCTATGATTGACATAAATTAAATATAGATACATCAAGTTACGAGCTATTCTAATTTAATGATTTCTTAGGTTTAGGCATAAGTTTGATCTTCTGCTTGATGCTGCTATTTTCAACTTCAACTTCAACCGCAACTGGAACCTGTTGCAATAATGCTATTTTCTCGGTCAATGTTTTTTCCATGAAATTTGTATTTTCCAAAATCCAACTTTTTAGTTGTTCATACGCTTCAAGTGCTCCTGAAGCGTCAATCGCACTTGAAGCGCCTGGACCCGATGCACTTGGTACATCTTCGTGTTCCGTGAACATTCGGCAGGCAACCATGTACTTATCCCTGTATGATGTATCTCCGGCTTGAGAACATGACAACGGGGTACCACCATTGGAAATATGTTTAAGAGCCGTTACGGGTCCTACACCTGGAATGCGGGGACAATAGTCGCATCCAGACATAATGCAGAAGTCGATGAATTGTGTCATGGTCATGTTCAATCCCGACAGAACCATATCAAGTTTATATAGATTAACAATACCGGCAGAGCGATTAGCCGCATCAATCAAGCCGCGAACAACCAGCTTAACCCCATGTGTCAAAATATCACTATCTTCACTAATAACCCCAGTTACCATACCTGCTGAATGCAGACTGGCCAAAAGGGAATCGGCCTCGCCTACAGCTTGGTAATAAGGTACACTCATATAGGTAAATAAGGTTTTAAGATCATCGGTGTCTGACTCATTGATCTTAATGTTATTACGCATGGCTCTCTCCAGCTCCACGTGATCCCGCAAGGTTGCATGACCCTCCTGAATAGCGGTCTGGGCTTCATGGATAATATCACGGGTCTTTTGGCGTGCTTCGGCGCGTTTCTGGACGGTTTCTGCCTTGGCTTCGACGGCACTTGTATTGCCGTCAAATACCATAATAAGACGTTTACCGGCTTGATGCCAGGTACAGATAAGATCGAAGAAGAATCGGATGTGTTGACCCTTACCCTTTGCACCAGGATTGTACTTGGCCGGATACAAATAGCTAAACACATCTACGCCGTAGGTAGTGCCGGGCAAGCGAGCCGGCTCGAGGATTTCGATGGCGAGTGGAGCATGTTTTTTAATCGTCTTCGTGAGATCTTGAATGCCCATGTTAATGTTTTAATTTAAAACATGCATTCAATTTTGGAGGGGGGACCTGCGCTCCCCCTTAACCCCCTGGCCTAATTGGGATATAATCTTTTAGCAATCCCTTTAAATACTTAATCACTAAGGTCAACTTAGGCCAGGGGGCTAAGGGGGAGCGCAGGTCCCCCTCCCCACCAAAATTGATCCTAACATATCCTTATCACTCAAGAGTAGAGTTAGCAAGCCCCTACCAAGGTCAACCAAACACGCAAATGAACTTCACCTTCAAGCAGACTATCGAAATGCAGATCGAGATCGACGACCAAGTTATTAATCCTATTATTCGTACACTCTCGTCTGAGGCGCACGAGATTATTAAGTCGTACTCCTCCTCAAAAGGTAGTCCTCGGAGCTGGGCTCGCGACGGTCTTGAAATCACGCATGTTCACGAGCTGATGTCGTATGTCAATGAGTCCGAAGAGGCGGATAGTGTCCTTATTATCTCTTTCGAAGATGGCTCGAAAGACTTTTTCTGTTCTACCATCGATTTTCAATACAACTGGTCCAGCATCGTTGACCAGCAAGTATTGCAAACCGACACCATTAAGAAGTCGGCCTACCAAGAGATTACCGACGTTAAACTCGTCAATGTGTTCATGGGTATTTGCAATGATCTTTAGATATTGGGGCCTTTCGTCTTAAAAATAAAAGGGTAATTCCCTACTTTGTGGGGGGGGACCTGTGGGGGACCTGCGCTCCCCCTTAACCCCCTGGCCTAATTGACAAACAACCTCTGGCCTAATTGACAAACAACCTCTGGCCTAATTGACAAACAACCTCTGGCCTAATTGACAATAACTCTTAACACAACCATCTCAACTTAGGCCAGGGGGTGAAGGGGGAGCGCAGGTCCCCCCACAGGTCCCCCACCAAAATTGATTTACAGTGTACAAACAAATGAACGAAGAAGACTATGATAAGCTGTGTCGGGACATCCGACTGTGTACACAGAAGATTGCTAATGAGATGTTTGCACATCGTAGAGGAGTGATTGTTGAAAGGTTGATAGAGGCAGGTGTTCCACTGAAGGATGATGACTTAACTCTTAAGAAGGGTCGTCCTAAGAAGGATTAAAAGAAAAGTTCAATTTAGATAAAGAAGATTATATATTTAATATGAAAGAATGGGTGACACTACCATCATGATCGGTACCAAAGAAATATCATTATCCAAGGCTCTTAAATATTATGATGATCCAATGAAATGTCAAAGAAAGCTCGACTTAACAGAAAAAGAGTACAAAAGCTTACTTAACAAGATGATTAAGAGAGTACAAGGACAAGAGTCAAAGTCCATACCAAAGGAAACTTCAAAGCCAAAGGCACCTTCAAAGCCATCAAATTCAAGATCAAGTACTTTGCATGGCAACAGCAACCCTGGATCTAATGTTAATGTTAATGCTATTGACCCTCCCAGGGAGCCTGTAAGGTTTCAGGCTCCCATTATTCAAAATGATATTATGTTACCTATGCCTCAACCTTCCTATGAAGCATCGTCTAATGTAAATCCGGTGGACGGTCGCACCCCTATTCAAGCCCCTTTATGGTTTGATATGCTTGCAGGGGAGACTAAACCTTCGGTTGAGCATAGTAAAATTAACGCTGAATCAATTGGTCACCGTCAACTGTCAAGCCAAATATTACCACCGCAGTTAAAATCAGAGTCTCCGCGTTTTCAATCATCCTCTCAATCATCTCAGTTTCAGCATCCGGCTCAGGCTTCGTTTCAATCATCCTCTCAATCATCTCAGTTTCAGCATCCGTCTCAGGCTCAATCTCCGTTTCAATCATCCTCATCCTCTCAATCATATCTTAATTCTCAGTTTCAGCATCCGGCTCAGGCTCACCAATATCAATATCAACATCAACCATCGATGGAAACGGACTTTAATCAACCGGTTCAGGGGGCTCAGCCACAGTTTAATCCTCAACAGTTCAGGCAACAAACCACTCAATCGCGATCATCTCATAATTTAGCAACTTCGCGTGTATTTGATATAGGTAGAACGGATTTTCCTGCGGTTATTAGTCGAGTGCCTCATAACACTCGAATAAAGACTCAGAAAAATGATTTTTCATAAAGGTCAAATGAAGACTTGTAGTATCGAAGGAATCATCGAAGCAGGTGTAGACGAGTCAGGACGTGGACCAGGTCTTGGTCGGGTTTATACGGCAGCGGTAATATGGCCGGCTCATATTACCAGTCCATTAGTACGTGATTCTAAAACCATTCGTAAAGGACAGATGAAGGAGGCCTATGATTTTGTGATAGCCAATGCATTGGCTTATAGTATTAACTATGGGACTGAAGAGGAGATCGAAAGTGGTATATTAAGTGCGAATATGATATCTATGCATAGGTCTATTAATGGTTTATATCAGCATCCTTATTTAAAAGATCATGGTAGAAACGTGCAACATCTTGTAATTGATGGTAACTATTTTGAACCTTACTGTGATCCGAATGGCGGCACCTTTACCCCTTTTACCACGGTTATTAAGGGTGATAGTATCTACTATTCTATAGCGGCGGCTTCTATTCTGGCTAAGTGGACCAGAGATCAGTATATTGAAAGTCTATGTGATGAATATCCTGATCTGCAAAATCGTTATGGTATTCGTGACAACAAGGGTTATCTATCGGCTCAGCACCACAAAGAGGGACTGGCTACCTATGGGTATTGTCAGTTTCATCGTAAAACCTGGAAAACCTTTATTGACTTACCCTTTAATCCAGTGAGTCCTCGTGTCCGGATTAAACCGGTTATTAAAAAGAGGGAGGGGGGACCTGTGGGGGGACCTGCGCTCCCCCTTAACCCCCTGGCCTAATTGAGGGGGGTTAAATGGTTAAATGGTTAAATGGTTAAATGGTTAAATGGTTAAATGGTTAAATGGTTAAATGGTTAAATGGTTAAATGGTTAAAGGGTTAAAGGGTTAAAGGGTTAAATGGTTAAATGGTTAAATGGTTTAAATGGTAAAAGGGTTAAAGGGTTAAGTTAAAAGGTAGTAGTTTACTTTGTAACATACCCATTTAAAGCCACGTAAGGCCACCTTCCTCAACTAAGGCCAGGGGGTTAAGGGGGAGCGCAGGTCCCCCCCACAGGTCCCCCCATCTCAACTAAGGCCAGGGGGGTTAGGGGGGAGGGCACCTCCCCCTATTGAGTACTTATTATTTTATTAACTAATGAAGTTGGTACAGGTAATGTAAATGTCGAACCAACTGCTTCATTGTTATCATTATCAAGAGTTCCATTGTAAATAAATACTAAATCTCCATTGCTATTAGGTCTAATAGTCCATACACCCATATTTATTTGTAATGTATCCGTTCCTGTAGGAAATGCATTAGAGAAATCATATCTAGCTATTTTTATTTTGTTTCCAGTTGAATTTGCGGGAACATTAACCAGATCAGTTCCTGTTGTATCTGCGTAATATACATAAATATCAATAAAATAATATTCTTGTGATAATAAAGTAAAATAAAGATAGTTATTATCCGTATGATTACTATTAGTAATAATAATATTCTCACCTATTACTGGTCTTTCATCGCTTATTTGGTAATGTGTACCATTAACTAAAGTGTCTGACACGGTATTGGTACCACTTGTTTTAGTACCAACCAAAACATACTCCACTATAAATGAAGATGAAGCACCAGTTGTTGTATTATATGGAATAAAATCTGTTTGGACACCAATTGGAAATGATATATTGTATGAAGCTGGGTTTTCAGTGGGAGTGGCAGATGCAGTAAATAGAGCAGGCGATTGTTCATTATTATCACTTGTATAAGTCATGCTTATTGATTCGGAAAATTTATGTGTAATTATATGAGGTCTGGATGTATCAATATATTCAACCTTATCAACCGTAGGATAATTGGTTTGGTCAAAAGTAATTGTATATTTGCTATTATTGCCAGATATTTTATTATCATCCGTAAAGGTAATATCTTTGTATCCTTGGTATTGATTAACATTAATAGTAATTGAATCTTCTGCATTTATTGAGGTTGGCATAATATTTTTACTTGTTGCTAAAAATAACGGTATATTTAATCCATTTTCACCTACACCGGGCGTATCAGCAGTAATTTGACCACCAATTAATAAGGATAATCTAACGGTTTCTCCTTTAACAACATTAATTTGTGGAAATGTAGGAGGATCAGTAGTGTTATTATCAGTTGAATAAGTAACACCACTTTCAACAGCTTGTGTTAAAATTGTTCCAGGAAATGCATAGTATGAGTCTGCCGTCTGCGTTCCACTGGTTATTTCAATTATATTATTAGTAGAATCAAAACCTTTTAACGATACTGTATCCGTTAACGTAAATTGTATTCTATGATTGGCTTTTTTATAATAAATAACTCCATTTTGAGTGCTGGAAAGATTACTAATATCTACTTGAACACTTATTCTCTTTTCCGTTAAATCCGTTCCACTATAAGATACATTACATGTATTATTATTATTATCCGTTAATGTCCCGCCCGACACTGAGTCACCATTACTATCCGTTAAATTAGTAAAAGTATAAGATATTTCATTTGTTCCATAAAAATCAATACCGGAGATTAAGATATTATGATTAGAATCATCAAATGTAACTAATGGCATTAAGAATTTAAGAATAAAGGTATATCTAATTTTGAAGTTATTATAATCACCATCAGGTCTAAATAATGTAGCAGTATTTAAATTATTATCTATATCATATAATACCGTTGTTGATGAAGGAGTAGTTAATGCACTTACGTATGATAAGGGAAATGTATAATTATTTGTATCATTATTTACCACAACACTTAAACTTGCTATACTATTTGATTGATCTATATTATCTGGATATACAGATAAGACTAATGAAGCTTTATCATCTAAAATAGCTGGTTCATAATAAATACCATTGCCAATATATTTTATTTGAAAATTAAAAGTAGTATCTCCGGCAGGTATATATTGTAAGAAACCTTTATTAACGGTGTTTACATAACCACTATATGTTGTATAATCAACATAAGTATTAGGATCTTCATTATTTCTAAAGGTAAAGAGCTCAATAATATTATTATTATCAGGTATTATATAAATGGGTAATATATAACCTTTGCTTGATTCTATTGTTAATGTTTGAGAATTATCTATAGTATCTACTACGGATAATGTAGCTTCATCCAGTGAAAATGTTGGTGCAGATACTGATTCAGTAATAGTATAATTAAAATCAATTATCGTAGAATCAAATTCTATCTTAATATTTGAAGAACCAATATATACTGCTGAGCTATCAGTAAATGCAAAATCGATTCTTTCAAGTCTATTAGTATCACTAATTACTAATGTTTGCGTATTACTTTCATTTACTGAACCTATATAACCCGCTTGAAATATAGCAGGGGTAAACACATCATTTACATTTGTGGTAATCGTATCTCCGTTTAAATCTATAAATTGAGTGCATGATAATGTAGCAGTAATAGATGTTATAGTACCAGTATTGTCATCACCTACGGCTGTATAAAGATAATAATTAGTTATTGCATTTTCGGTTAAATACATACCCGTATTAGTATGAGTGAATCCAACGGTAATAGATGGGTCGTATGAATAAGCAACATAACCCTTACCATTATCACATGTATAAGGTGTTCTATCTGCTCCCTCTGCGTCAACATAAATTTGAGCTAAGGTAGGCCAGTAGATATTAGTATGTGTTGCGTTCATTATTGTATTACCCGTATCAATGGTGCCTGTGGTATAAGCTTGTATGAAAAAATAGTAATTACCGGTAATAACCGTTGCGGTCGTAACAGGGGAAGTAGTAATTACTACATTAAGTATTGCGGATATTGTAGTATCCGTGTTTCCAAATTCAATAATCGCCCCTGTCCTTTCAGTATTTTGATTAAATTCACATTCATCTATACTAACGGTACCGTTACTAAGATGTGTTATAATCGGATAATTAGTGCTGTTATTGAAAATAACTTTAGAACACGTAATATTATTAGTCGATGCGGAATAAAGTATTTTACCGTTATTATTTTGGATTGTTGCTGTACCTATATTTAATATTGCGTCATTGTTAACGGTAATAAAATTACCAGACCCATTATGTATTAATTCTCCTCCATCAACATTAGCTATATCAACTGTTAGTGACCCGTTGATTTTTATTACCTCATCGGTTACACCTACAGTTGAATTTATGATACAATTATTCATGTTTACAACACTACCTGTACCTTCTATTATTAATCCCCCGTTATCATCACTCATAGTATAAGTTATACCATTAAACATTACATCATAATCAGTATTATGAATTAATGTTAACCCATTACTTATAATAGTTGCATTGGTAAATATTGCAACACTATCACCATTAGCAGCAGCAGTTTGAAAGGTTAATCTACTGGTTGCATTAATAAATGAATAATCATTATAATGTATATAGATTGTTTCATCATATTCTAAATCAGATACAATTCCAGATGCAGTAAGATTATAATCATTATTATAATAATGCAATAAACCACTGCTGTCTCTTGTTAATGATACTATACCAGTTCCAATTTTAGCAAGTGAACCAAATCCATATACATTAAATCTAACACCACTTATATTAATACTCATATTGCTATCATTTGTCTGTAATATTAAGGGAGCATTTGTATTGGTATTTATATTACTTAATACACTGGTACTATTAATCGTTATTGAATCAGTATCTACATTATAAATAGTAATAGGATTAAGTGTGGTTAATATCAATTCAGGACTATTTGTTTCATATATTATCAAACCATCTGCATTAATATTATTTAAATTATAAATATTATCTGTTATAAATTTAATTGGTATATCATACCATCCATTATTACTATAAGCAAATGGAACTTCAGAAGTTGTATTATTAACACCTATATCTAAATCATATGTTTTAGCGCCATTAACTGCACTGATTATAATAAAGGCATTTGATTTATTAGTAATAGTATTACCCGCACTATTATATATATATGTTGTCTCATTTGAATTCATATGAAATACTACACCAGTACTAAATGTTATTGATGCGATTCCACTCATTAATAACGGAGACACTGAATAATCATTGTCATAAAAATCAAAATTAATTAAAGTAATGGTACATGTATCTCTTGTATCAAAATATATTCTACCAGACGAGAATGAATCTGGCTCGGTCTTACCCACATGACCAGTAATTGTACATGATTCACATAAATAAGGTCCATCTGTTTTATCTAATAATTTTAAACCTAATGTTCCAATTGATAATGTTCCTTCATTATTCTGAATTAAAAATTCACTCGTAATATTATATGAACCGCCGTCTGTGCCGATATACACACCGCGAGTGGCTAAATAATATAAATCATTTAAATTATAATTGTTATCATTAAATATAAAGGAGCTTGTGCCTTCTCCATTATTTAATATATAAAATTCAACATTTGCTTCTCCGATATCATTATAAGTAGTTGATGCATCTAAGTTTGTATCTGTAAGAAAATAAGTTTGGTCATTTAAGAATAATTTATTAGTGCCCGTAAATGCCATGGTTCCTGTATTCTCTTTCCGTAATGCATAATTATTATTATACGTATTAACGCCAAATATATTAGAATTATTAATATTCACCGTTGAACCATTTGCTACATTTAAATATACACCATAATTTGCATTTATTGTAATAGTGCTTGCAGAAGCTTCTGTTGCATATACATATAATGTTTTATTAAATGTTCCAAAATTATAAGTTCCATTAGCAGCGATTACGAAAGTAAAACCTTCATAGTTTTCTACAGGGTCAGGAAATGTATAATTTGCCGGTAAATTAACATTAGAATCACTTGATGCAATTATTGTTGTAGTCGTAGTTACTGTATCAACACTGTGAATATTATTAAACATAATAGCAGTTGCATCAAATGGTGTTATTTCATTACCAGATCCAAATTCTAATGTTCCCTCCCCTGTTAAATTAATTAAAGGGTCAGCTCCAGATAATGAACAATTTACTAATGTTAATTTAGCACCCGTATCTACTTTAATCTGTGCCGTTTCTGTAAATATCATATCTGTAATAGTCGCATCCGTCGCAGTTACATTTAACTGGTATGACTGAGGGAATCTAATTAATTCAGCTTCAATATTGCCGGTTACATTTAAACTATAAGTTAAGGGAGAAGCAACAGGATATATAACATATTCTCCCATATCAATTGAATTAGTTCCAACCATTTGATCATCAAGATAAATATTTAATGTATTTCCATTATTTTGAATAATATTGGCACTAAATGGAGATTGGTCAATACATGCGGCAGTAAAGGGTTGAACATATGCATTAATTATGGCATTTGCATTAAAATTTATTTTACCAAAACCATTAATATTTAATGGAACCAAGTTAGTAGAAATAGAAGCATTTAAATATTTGCATGTCATATTAAATAGATCTGTTCCATCGCCAAAATTAAATACAGATAAATCACCAGGTGCAGTATTAAATTTACCATTTGTTTCAAATACAACGCCTTTATTAAAAACGACATTGCCTTTAATGGTTATGTTTTTATTATTACCTACACCAGTACCATTAAGTGGCTTTGTGGTAAAAACAACGGGAACATTAAATGTAAGTGTATTTATATCATTATTATCACCATTAAATGTAAGTATAGAAGTTGTTACATCGGTATCTACATAAAAAACATAACCGGAAGCGGGTGAATTAACAACACCTTCAGTTGCTATTAATGTGTAATTCTGTGGACTTCCTTGAAATAAACTAAGAACTTTATAATTCGTATTTGTTAAAGAATCTATTGCAGTATTCGTCATATATATTATATTAGATTTTTTTAATTTTCCAAAATATACATCACTATATTTTAAAAAATTTCATTTTGATTAACTTTAACTTTAAATTTAACGGGAAAAAATGAAAGACGGCCTGGTTTCCTTTCACCAGTTGGTCTTATCTATCAGCACCTCAAACATGCCGACCTACTACTTCGACCTTACCAACGACATCGTCATTGCCCGCAACCCTATGGTGGCAGCGGCCTTTTACTGTTCCTATTACGACTACCTTACCTACCGCATCTCCCTTCTCGAGACCCCTGACTCCGAAGAACCGGATAAGGTCGCGACCTTTTCGAGCCATAACGATCCACCTTGGCAACGGGCGAGTGCTAATATCTACCTTGAGCCAGTGGGTCGTCACCCTGACCTCCCTGAGGGCACGGTCCAACAGGCAGTGAAGGGCATGCGTGTCTCAACCAGCCTCTTCAGCGATCTTATTGCCCTTGCGGCGTATGACTGCGAATACCCAAAGTGCGGGTATGACGCCTCGGACCTATACTACGACATTCTTCTTCCTCTTGGGGAGCAAATCTTGCTCCTTGACGAAAAACAGCTCGGTCTTCTGGCCAATGCAATTCGGATCCGCCGCGACTACTGTGGAGACATGGTGCGTAGCCTCCGTTATCTGATGGACAACTACCCCTCTATCTACAAGAACTTTATTTACCCTGTCATCGTAGAAAATCACGAGGAAGCCCATCTGACGGCGGAACGGCAGTTGCTGGACCGCGGATTGACTGGTCTTTAAAGTAAAAAAGGGTTAAAGAAAAAGGGTTGTATGTTAGTTTACTTTGTGACATACACCTTCCTCAACTAAGGCCAGGGGGTAAGGGGGAGCGCAGGTCCCCCACCCCTAAGAAACAGGACATTCCATAGGGTTTCCTTCCATGCCTCCCATCGGCATTGGCATCTGCATAGGTACTCCATTCATGGCTCCCATCATTTGAAACCCAGACCCTCGTGGGCGAGGCGGCATTGCTGATTTTTCCGTAATATCAATGGCTTTAGAAGTCACTGTATCTGGTGTGTACTTACGATATGAGACAAGAAGGGTTTGGATGTCATGTACGATTTTCTTTGGTAACTTTGATATATTAGTAAAGTCAGGAATGATACATATAATCATAGCACCAGTGTTACTACTACTAGTCAGACCCATGGTAGGATAATATTTAATAATATTACCATTCTTGTCAGGATGCTCATACTTTCCGCTGATTGAATAAGTTGTACCTGAAGGGTGATCGATCGGAATGGTATACCCAAGCAAATCAGCAAGGGACATTTTAACTTCCAGGATAATATCAAGTCCTTGAACTTTAAATGGTGTACGTTTGTTGTCCAGATTTACGCGAATGATAACATCACCGGTAATACAATCAGGTCGACTGATACCCTTGTGCTCCACACAAATGCCATTTCCGAGCATACCTGGATCTATTTTCAGATCCATTGTGAACTCGCCAGAGTCTCCTGGCAAGGTAACCTTAATTGGTACGGTTTCCTGCCGATAAACCTGCTCCAGTGTTACATCCAGGTTCAGGTTAACCGCTTCGCATTTCATATTGCGTGAACTGCGTGCTTGTTGCATTTGAGTATGCTGTTCGACAGCCGTCCACCCTCCCATATCGTACATGCGTCGCTTTTCGCGATCCAACAACAGGTGTTTTGCTTTCGTGCACAGGTCAAACTTTACGCCGTTGCCGCCTGGACGGTCAGGGTGATACCGCAAGGAAGCGGCTTTAAAGGCCTTATTAATATCATCATCGGTACATGTCCTGGAGACTTCCAGTACTGAATAGGGATCAAACGTGGCTGACATTTTTATTTTAAATATATTTTTCAATTTTGATTTAGTGATAAATGGATGCCAACAACGATGAATCCAGTTCATGTGTAAAAGCCCGAAAGCCTATCTTTAATGGATAATTTTCAGTTGCATGTTCAATTGAAAGTGCAGGTGCATGTGCATTTGAAATTGGCCAGTACACCAGGCCATGCGAGGACAGTGTACAACCAACGAATGTCATTATCGCATGACGTTCCACGGTGGACATGTCTTTTTCTACGGCAAGTTCTATGTATCCTTTACAATTTAAATTTAAATTTACATCGGATAGGTGTTTGTGGACTATTTCAGAAAGATTAAATTTTTGTTCTAAGGTTAGTTTCATTATATTAATTTATATTTTAATCAGGGATCTTCGTCGCACTGATCCTCATCCTCGTCCGTAATGTAACCCAATGGATCCTTATTAAAAACGGATTCTTTTTGCACCGAAACCTTGACCTGACTGGCCTTGGGCTTAGGAACAGGATTCGGTAACATAACGGCATCCCGGATAGTGCCAATGCCATTCGTCCAAGCACCGAAGGTTCTGACGGGCATGTCAGTAATGGGTGTATCTATGGTTAAAGGTTCATATTCACGAGCAGGTTCACGAGCAGGTTCAGGTGCAAGTTCACGAGCAAGAGCAGATGCAGATGAAACCTGCGAAATGGGTGTTAAAGGCTTAGACGAAGGTGTCTTGGCGGATGATTTGTTAAGCCGGGCGGCGAGACCCATAGGTTTATCAGACATTGTTAATGTATTTTAAGTCTTTCTTTTAATTTAAAGTTAAAATTAAATTATTAAATGACATTAAGGTCATGTATTACATTGGCATCACTATCCGTGGGGAGGAGGCATTTTCATGTTCTGATATTAAACATGAAAACGGTATTCTTTATGTAAGAAAGGGTTTAAAGCCAGAAGACCTGCTTGTTCCAGCCCACGAACTGGAGTCCTTTAAGGGTAAAGTCAGACGACTTGACATTAATTTATATAACCGATTAAACGATAATTTTGGACTCCATCAGATGGATGAGAGCAAGGAGAAACCGGTTTCGGTTATTCGGTTAAAGTTAAAGCCGAAGTTAAAGGCGAAGTTAAAGTTAAATTTGAAACCGGTTGTCTAACTTTGTCCAGTTCCTCGGTTTTCTGGGTATACAGGGTAGAGTATAGTGTTTCTATTTCCGAAGGTACTGTGGTGAACTCTGTTTTATCGAGCTTCAATAACATGTCGCGTTCCATCATGATTTTATCGATGCTTTTCTCGGCCTCGGTAGCGCTAAGTTTAACCTCTGGTTTTCTGGTTACCGTGTTGTTGCCACTAAACTTAGTTAAATCCAGGTTAACTGGGTTAAAGGCGACACCTACATCCAAGCCGGTGTAAGATCCTTTTGCTAAACTGATGTTGGCACCGAAATTAATACCGGATATACTGTTGTCAAGTTCCGCTAATCCCATGGCAGATGGTTCCTTTACATATTCCTCTAATCCCTGCGAAGGGTTGTTTTTCTTCACATACTCAAAGGCCTGGTGAAATACGTCCGAATTAAAATTCGAGGACGATCCATTGACATTAAATATATTATTAATCTGTATATCTTTGTCACGATTGTCCATATATTTTTGATATTCGGTTAGAGTGACATGTGAGTCGACCGGAGGCGCGCTTAGCAATAGCTGCTTATCGGTCGACTCGCGTTTAGACTCAAAGTCATTGATAAACGTGTCGCGATCAAATGTCACACCCTTAACGGAGCGGGACACATATTGGTCTGACTTAAGATATGTTAGATCGCGTTCCTGGCGGGCTAAGTCAATATTCGTCCTTTGTTGCGAATCGGCGTATTGACGTCTGGATTCATCGTTGCTTAAAATCTTATACGCTTGTTGTAAATCCTCGTATAACTTGGTGTAAATGGGTATGTCGTCGGCGGTAGGTGCTTTATCAGGGTGCCATTTCATGGCTTTGACCATAAAAGCTTTTTTAATCTTATCTGGAGAAAGATCACTGTCTCTGGATAATCCAAGCAAGTCATAATAATCTTTATATTTCGGCACGGTCATATGTTTAATAACACAGGCTTTTTAAATTCTAAACTTAGAACGTATTTTGTTCTTATAAGCGTTGAACACCCGCCGGGTCGCGTCCTGAAGTAGAGCTAATGCGGTTAAACTCGGTAGCCTGGCGAATCGACTTAAGATGGGTGAGGTTTTGGGGCGGTGTTTGAAAGCATGGAGGACGCATAAGCATGCTCTCATCAAACTGCTTTTCCCAATCATCCCCAGTTACGTTAAAAGACTTAGGATCAACAATACGTACAGTGCCGTCGGGCATGTACGATACCTTCTTTCCGGCCAGACCGCTGGTAGAAGTGTAATCTCCCTGAAACGAGTTGTAAGGGTCAGCTTGCTGAACGGAGAGTGTCTGCGAGATGTTGCGGATGGTAGTTAAGCAGTACTGAAGATGGTTGTTTAACTGGCGGAAATCACCGTTCTGCAGCACATACTTTTGCTTCTCTATCTTTTGAATAATGCTCAGAACGTCCCGCTCCAACTCTAATACATCTTTATTGGTTAAATTTGTCCGTGTGGCCATTATAAATACACGAAACAAATTATTTTTACTTCTAAACTTTAAGTTTAAAGTTTAAAGTTTAAATTTTAACTGCCCTATGCGCATGTAAGCCATATTAGTTTGAATGGTTTTATGCAATTATTATAGTTAATTGATAAATTAACATAAGTATGCTATAATTGCAAACGCGCCATGTCGATCGTACCCAAGAACCTCCTGAACGCCCACGTCGTGGTGCTGTGCACCGCACACAACAACTGCGGTATTGCCCCCTATGTTGAGGGGTCGAAGCCGTACGACTACCACGCCTGCACCAACTGCTGCTCCGACCAAAGCTCAAGCCCCTCAAGCCCCTCAAGTCCCTGCTCCATCCGTATCATGCAGATTATCGGCAAAACGGCCGAAGGCCGAATGGCCTGCCTGCGTAACTGGGCGCCCCTGCACCAGTGGAACTTCAAGAAGTACACCAACAACATGTTCGAGTTCAAGCATTTCGCGGAGCATACCGACGACCCCGTGTTCAAGACCTACTTCGAGTGCACCCGCAACCATAACATGCTTTATTTTTAAATAAAAAAATTTAAGAGGGACTTGCGACGTGATTAAATCTAAAAAAAGACGGGAGTTGGAGCTTAGAGCTTAGCTCCTTTCTTTGACTTTGAACTTGAAGCGTTCGGTGACCTTTTGGTAAATGTTAAATTCCGGGTACAGGCTGGAGTGGTTGACATAACGATGATCCATGTTCGTCATAATAATATCATAATATTTATGGAGCAGCTTGACGACGGGTGTTTCGTAATCGGTGTATGCCAGGGGTAGGTCAGCTTCCGTTTTGATGCGATTTTTTAACATGAGAAATAGGAGGGTCGAAACGATACCCATCCTTACCAAGGGTTCAAACTTTATTTTAAATTCCGAAAATCCAATGGGCGACCATCGCATAAACCACATCATGGACTCGCCATCCATGTCTAACCGCATTAAACCTGAAATGGCCTGCATGCAGATTTGTGTTAAATACACATACGGTATCTGTCCAGGGCGGTGCCATTGACGCTTTTCCATATCATCCACCCACAATAAACTCCCATCTTCCGATTCAATATGATGAAAAGGGCTAATGCACTTAATTTCCAACATACCACGTAATTTTAAGGGCAACTGGTCTGCCGGGCCACCGTCTGGCTCTCCCACGACCCCATCCGGACTAACCAGAAAGTGTTCGTCTGTATCAGGCAGTAACAGTAAACTGTGAGCATGCTTAACGATTTTAAAGTCTTCGGGTGTAAGGTATTGTTGGGCTACTTTCATAATAAAGCTCATTGGTAGGCGAACGGTTCCTACTTGTACCACGGTAAGCATATTCGCACAGGCAAAATGGACGAGTGCGGGATCTTCGTATCCTACTCCCCATTGCATGTGTCCACGGGTTGTATGTTCGGCTATAAAAGGGGCGTGATTGATCTTATCTATCCATGCTTCGGAAATTTGTTGAATGGTTGGGTACATGGGTGGTCCTTTAATACACTTGCCGACGCTGCTGGCGGTACCGGCGGCAATGTTTCTTAGGTATAACCATAGTGGGCTTTTTTGGATAACATTTAAGTATGAATCTTCTGTAATCTTTGATAAATCATCCATAGATGATAGAGTACATACGTCTCGAACGAGACCATGTTTCTCTGCAAATCTTTGATACCGCTTAAAACTGGGGCTATCGGTAATAATATCAAACATAAACTCATCGGTGGCTACTTGCTGGGTGTATGACATTTAATTTTAATTTTAATTTCCATTTTTTTATTTAAATGATCTGGTCAAATACAGTAAAATGTCTGAGGAAATTAAAATAGATTTATCCAAATATATTACACCGTACACAGCGGAGACAACCTTGCCACCACTCAACATACCGGATGGACCAACCTGGAATGACCGAGTTAAAAGAGCCGAAAAAATCGCACTTATTGTTCAACGTGCGCAAGAGGACATGGAAGACAGGTATTTTGATATAAGGCAGTCTATACTGGATCAGATACAACAAAGTGCACCAGCGGGTTGCAGGGTTGAGGGTTCAGGTGCAGGTTCACGTGCCCTGCTTATTGTTCCTAAAGGAGTAAATGTTGATTTTCTTAAAACTTTTGAGCCCAAGCTGTAATGGCCGAGGCGGTGCGTTCTCCAGAGTAAACGGACTTTTCGCCGTTGTTATACAAAATTATGGTAGGAAAGCCATCTACACCGGCTTCCTTAATTTTGTTTGGTTCCTCATCGGCATCTACTTTGCTAACGGTAACGCCTTTAACACCGGCCGTCTCAAGCTTTTCCCATTCAGGCTTAAGAGTCTTGCAGTGACCGCACCAGGGTGCAAAGTAGAGAACCAGGTGCTTGCCCTTGGCCTCGAAGCCTTCCTTAAGAAACTTAGATGCAATGGCAATAGCGACCACGGCAATAAGAACCGCGAGCATAGGTGTAAAAACTATGGTGTAACCAAAAATCTGCATTTTATAATATACCGGATATTATTTTTGGGGTGGGGGACCTGCGCTCCCCCCTAACCCCCTGGCCTAATTGGCTATAACCCTTAGTTGAGTGATTAAGTATTTTAAAGGGTATAGCCAATTAGGCCAGGGGGTTAAGGGGGAGCGCAGGTCCCCCACAGGTCCCTCCCCCAAAATAAGATATAAAGGAATAATATAAATGGCGGTGTTTCTTATATTTATCCTTTTCTTATTATTGTTATTTGTTCATTTAAATTACATGAATTTATATTCGATATTAAATCAACATAAAATAAAAAATGCGTATATTCATAATTTTGGTCTATCGTTAAGTTTACTTCCATATTTTAATACCGATAACGAAGACTACAGCGAATTTTATAAAATGATTGATTTTATCGCAAAGAATGAGCCAAATAAAGATATTTTTAAAAGAAGTAAAATATCGGTAAAAATTACGCATTTAGCAAAAGAACCAGAAGATCAATGGATTCTTTTACAGAAAATTGTCAATTATGCGAAAGATCGTAATGTATTTGTTTGGATATCGACGGTTTTATCATCGGATAGAGATAGAGAGTACGCGTATTATACAAAGTTAAAACAATTGAATTATAAGAATGTCGGTCTTACATTATCGACCTATCACAAAAATGTCAGTGAAAAAGTTGATGCTATTTTACGTATGAATGGACACATTCGATTAGTAAAAGGCTACTATTATGGCGATATACCCGATTGGAAGGTCGTTACGCAACTGTATTATGAAAATGCCGTTAAATTAATACAATCGAATAATTATCATACATTGGCAACACATGATTTTCAGCTTTTAAATAAATTACGGTTAAAATATCCCCACCAAAACCATATTGAATTAGCCTTTTTTTATAGTTCTTTAAATTATGTATTGCAACACGAGAAAGCATTTAAAAACCATAAATCATTATACATTTCTTATGGACATATACCACTTTATCTATACCATAATATCTTTGAAATCGACTTAAAAAGGATCCTGGGGAGGACCTGGGGGGACCTGTAGGGGGACCTGCGCTCCCCCTTAACCCCCTGGCTAAATTGAGAGGGGGGACCTGCGCTCCCCCTTAACCCCCTGGCTAAATTGGGAGGGAGTACAGCATTCAGCTTAATGTATTTCGCCAGGGGGTTAAGGGGGAGCGCAGGTCCCCTACAGGTCCCCCTCCCAAAGTAAAACACAACACAACAAGCAGGGCAGGCAGGTTACAGGTTACAGGTAGTTGGGGTTTGGGGTTTACATGTAATAGTTGTAGTATTGTTGGTTTTGGTAGACCAACGTGTTTTGGTACATGATCTCACGCATTGCGTATACCGGCGGGCACTTCAGCACCCGCATAACATGCAGCGTCTGTTGCATGAAGGAGTTCATCATGCTTTCTTCGATGCGCTGGCGCAGCATGAGAATGTTGAACTCGCGGGCGTCGCGTGCCTGAAAGTAGAGCTGCTCGGCCTTCTGTTCTTCCTGGTCCTCGTAGCGGTCGATCTCGGCGAAGAAGTTGTCGTGGACCTGTTGCATCTTCTGATCCAGGATGGCGTTTTCGATGGCGGTAGTGTTGGACATGATCGTTGGTTGCAATGTATGCTTGACAGTCAATGTTTCTACCGTGCCCAGGGGTAAAATAAGTCATTTTTCTACCTATTAAATGTAATTACCATTCAAAGTCATGTGTCTGTACAAGGGGGACCTGTAGGGGGACCTGCGCTCCCCCTAAACCCCCTGGCTTTAGTTTGAAGAGATTGGGGGTACAAAGGTTAAAGGTTAAAGGTTAAAGTCTAAAGGTTAAGGTTCAAGGCCAGGGGAGGGACCTGCGCAGGTCCCCTCAAGGTTAAAGGTTAAGGTTTAAGGCCAGGGGGCCCCCAATCTCTTCAACTAAGGCCAGGGGGTTAAGGGGGAGCGCAGGTCCCCCTACAGGTCCCCCTACAGGTCCCCCCACCCCAGCCAACCGATTCCAGGTCTACCGGCTGCACCTTATTTATCCATCTGTACACTCGGGAACGACCATATGAGCCAACAATGGTAACGGGTTCACCAGACACCTTAGTACGGGTACCTATATATGCGTATAGTTTACCGGTATTAAGGTGTTTCAGCACAAGAATAATTTGTGGAGGATCGTTGCGGTCGTAATTGGGGAACCAGTCGGGATACTTTGCAAAGTGCTTATATGTACTGGTTAATCCTTTTTTAGCGGCCATATAAGGATACTTTGCGCGATACCGACCAAATGTTTTAGTATGATAAGTAGGAATACCATTAATAGCAGATGTATTACCGTCATCATCCGTGATAACTGCATCTATAATTGTAAAGATGGATGACATAGCCTTATATTGTATCGTTGGAAATTAATTAGAATTATAAATCTAAAACTAATAATGACTCTTTATCGCAAACACGCTCAGGCAGCACCTGTAAAGGGTGATTTTACATTAACCTATGAAAACGTAGATAAGTATCATCAGTCCTCACAGAAGATGGACGAAGAAATCAGATGGCTAAAAACCCTTCTTAACCTGCGCAAGAAGCTTGCTAATCCCGAAGATACGGCCGATAGTCTGTATACTCCCGAGTATATTCAAAGACGTTTAGCAAAGTTAGAGGCCCAGAGGCCTATTACAGATGATATTAATAAATGTATTAAGATAGTAGAAGACCTTGAGCAGATAGAAAAGGAAATGAGTCAATTACGACCCCTGGTCTTTGATAAGGTGGAAGGTCAGAAGGTTGAGCACCACGAGCGTTTGTCGGAGCTGCATGATCGATTTACTGCACTTGAAGAGGAGCAAAACGATATGTATGGTCGTAAATATCCGGATTTAAAAACACATTTACCGAAAATTTACTACATGATCCTTGAAGGAGTAGACATTGAAACCATTAACAGCTGCTTTACAAAGATGAAAAGTGTATTAGGAGGTACAATAACAGCCGAAGAGGCTGCAAATAAGCTCATGGACGAGTCCCAGAAAAAGTATAACCTTCCCAGTACATTATATGATCCCATCCGGGTTAACCGCCGAACAGGTCAGAAACTTTAAACCTTAGCCTTAGCCTTAAAAGAGATCTTCGGCTTAAGTGCCGGCACGACAGTAGGAGATGCAGGTACGACAGTAGGAGGTGCAGGTACGACAATAGGGGTAGGTGCAGGTACGACAGTAGGAGGTGCAGGTACGACAGTAGGAGGTGCAGGTACGACAGTAGGAGGTGCAGGTACGACAATAGGGGTAGGTGCAGGTACGACAATAGGGGTAGGTGCAGGTACGACAGTAGGAGATGATGCAGCTGCAGGCTTTTTAGATGTTGTCTTAACTGTAAGTTTGACCTGTTTAATCGCAGTTTGAGGTTGAGGAGCAGGTTGAGCTTCAACCTTTTCAACCTTTTCAACCTTTTCAACCTTTTCATATACGAAGGTATAGTGGTACGATAGCCATTGACGTTCAAGTTCCACGGTTACATTTTTTGCTTCACGTTTAGCATTAAAGGGTTCATGTTCCTTACGAACAAACCCTTCCTCAGACAGAATACGTTTAACAGCTGGATCGTCTAATGAGATTAGATACTCGAGGTGTGTATCGTACAATTCGGTAAAGGTTACATTAATACCTGCTCCAAACGTGGTAGCTTCTGCGTCCTTAATCGACATATTTGCCAGCTTAATCTGCCACAAAATTGGCGACTGGGGCTTTAATGAGCCCCCGAGGGTGGCCGACTTCTTACTATTCATATCATCCATAATCTTATCCTTGTTCATATAAGAACCGATAAACAAACCACCTATCTCAAGGTTACGTCCCACATTACGTACAAATGCCCTGAAAGTTTCCTCTGTGGCCATGGCATAATGGATGGCAAACGTACACGTCGCTACATTAAACATATCTGGTTTAAATAGCTTGTCAGGCAATTGTAGGGTAAGATCCGAGTTAAAATTACCATTCACAATTTCGGCCTTAAAGTTCGGATACCCAGCCATAAAGTCCTGAAGATAAATATTCGCCTGACTGGTGTCAATCTCATCCACTCCCAAGGCCGTAATCTTACGAAGCTTAGACAAGTTACGCCATGCCGTTCCACTCTTCAGCCGACCACTCCCCAAATCCAACAAACGAATGCCTGTAGATCCAGGCATAAGTTCAGTGATCTTATCAATGATAATATTGTTGCTAATATCACGATTCGCACGGTTAACCGTAATTAACGAAGATCCACCACGACCACCACCCTTAACAGCCAGGTTTTCCAGAGTAATAGGATGCCTAATAATCGTATTCACTAAGTCCATATACACGTGCATGTGATTGGGCTTGCTCTTATCATGACGCACACGCACTGGAACCCAATGCATCCCCCCTGTGCCAACGTCCTCTACCGACAGACGACACTCAACAATCATGCCCTTACGAATAGGCTCGCCCACCTCACCGTCCTCACCCTCCGTCCGAGGCACGTCATCCACCAATCGTGCACAACACTTGTATTCCGATGTATACACACGTGTATCGCTATCGGCGGCCACCGCCTTGAAGACAGCATACGACACAGAATAGCTTAGACCCTCGGATGTCTTGGTTTCATAGGACTTGGTGATCTTGGGCGGTGATGCTTGACCATCGTATGTTAGCAATAGATCAAGTGTAGACATGTAGGTAGGTTTCCACTTATATACCGTTTTCCAGGTGGCCTTGCCCAGGGGAAAATGGGATGTTGGACCACGGGCTGGTTGAAAAACCAGACCATCCAAATGGTAGGTAAGTCCACCAGCGGCATTGTATTCCAGGTCGACCAATTGGTAGTTATCCATTTTGCGGATGAATTTAGGAGGATCGCTCTTAAGAAGAGCATCAAACTGCTTAATCGTGTAATTGAAAAACTCCTTACCCTGAACATTCAATGATGAAGGAGAGCTAATATTGAACCGCGTCTTAAACATCCTGATACGATCCACGAAGTCCATTTGCGTAATGTCCTGACCCTCGCTAATCAGCAAGTCAAACACCAGAAAATACGGCTTACCCTTGATCCATAGATACTCACCATCCAGTAGACTATTGCGCACATTCGTTGCATTGTCCGGATACGTCAATCCGGTAGGATTAACCTCCAAGATAGGCTTTAACTCTTTATACTGAAACTCTTTACCATCAGCCGTACCCAGAGGCTTAATCGTACCCCGCGTAATCAACGTCGCCTTACCCATCTCATCTATGAACAACAGTGAACGCTGACCATCAGCCTTATCCGTAAACACATAAGGAGGCACATATGAAGGATCCTGCTCGTTACCAGACCCCAGTAGAACCGTGTTCTGATCCGCATCGTTTGCAATATGTTTCATACTTAAGGTGGTAATGTTCACCGTTATGAACTTAGTAGCTAAACCAATAAGAGTACGCTGGGAAAGATCCTGAGCCATTGCAGGTGCAAGTGCAGGTGCAGGTGCAAGTGAACCTGCATCTTTCCATGTATTTGTGCACAAGGCCATGTACTTATTAAGAGAAGTAAGCTTTTCGTTTGTCGCCTCAATCGCCATGCCACCGTTCAGAGCACGCATAATAAATCCAAGATAAAAACGTAACTCCTCACGAATAACGGCCTGGTTGCCAAAAAAATCATCACGTGTAAATCCGCTCAGATCCACCTCTACCTCATAACGATCATGCAACAGGGATCCCGGCCCCGTCAACTTAGCATTGCGAAAGTCCGTACCCTGAGCCTGGCGGACGGAGGTAAAGTCCACGCTCAATTTGCCTTTCGACTTACCGAAAGTCTTAGGGGAAATAATAGAGTAACGTTGGGCATGCCGATAAGTTTTAGTCTTGGTCAGATCCTTAAGTTTGGTAACTATCTCAGAACGCTTCTCAATGGGAATCGGTGTTTCTTCTGCATAGCGCAGACGCAATCCGTGCTCTGGAATATCTATGGGCTTCGTAGAACGGGTTTTAGTCTCAAATGTTACATTCAGATGGTTAATTGCCGGTGCATTGTTAACGCAAAACTTTTTAATTTCCTCAATATCATCAATACGTACACGATCCTTATCTACTATGGCCGTAAGCATGATAGTCTGAACTGGCTTAATATCCGTAAGTTTTGACAGAGATGTCAACATATTGCGAAACTTAGAAATACCAAGGTTCCATGGTGAACCCGGGGCTTGCTGACCAACAATAGAAAATTCGATCTCGTTAACGTTTGTGTCGGGATACTCGCTGAACATAGTGTCAATAAGTAAGTCGACTACCGAATTGTCTGATGCGGTTGGATTCATTATATCTTTAATTAAATATATTAATTCATTTTTTTCCGTGTTAAAGGTATATATGATCGTATTGGATCTGATTGTTTTACTATTTAAGATTTTTACGGCTCTTATCGTGATGCTCTATTCAGGTGTTGCACTTTAAAAAATCATAAACTCCCGCTTCTTCAGTATCTGCGGATTCAGTTGCGCATGAACCCACAGCATCTGCACATGAACCCGCAACCCCGTCTTCCTTGACACTATCTCCCGTACCAAAGTAAAATTGTATACTGGACTTAAGTGAGCCTTCGATTGGAGCCTTCCGTTTAATCATGTATTTAATATTAGACAGGCTTAGCTTGCCGGTGGCTAAACTCTTTTTTGACGGCGCATGTGGTCTTACTTTGACATAAGACAGTTTATGGTTTTCACGATATACTAATTTTTGGTGACTAGAGGTGATAGGTGCCTTCGTACCATGCGCTCCATATTTAATATACCATAGACCTTGCAAAAAACAATCAGCTAAATCATCACGTTTTTGACCAAAGTTACCAAAGTAACACGAGGCATAAGGCAAATGCTCTATTGCCCAGGCACAGTATTTTATCGCGTACCACTTGTTGCGGGCATACTGTGTCTTCAGGTGACAGGAAATAGGCGGTCCCTCGTATACCGTTAGTTTGTTTTTGGCATCGATAAACTTAAGGACAGAGTATTTTTTACTACGATCAATAACCCCTCGTAATACAAAATAGTCAAACAGTGCATGTCCCACGCCTCGGATCTTTTCCATACCCTTGAGAGGTTGTTGCTCTACCAATACAATAGAGGGTTCCAAAAAGATAGGGTTTGCATCAAGTGCCCTGAACAAACGCTCTTTTAACTCAGCCTCAGTAACATTAGCTACTGTTAAATTACGTTTCAAGGTTTCTGCGTGTAGAACCTTGGAATGCGTTAAGCATACACCCTTACCGTTAGTGTCTATGTAATACGCCTTGTTCGAACACTTGGACTTGTCCTTCTTTTGGAGAGTAGTAGAACATGTAAGCTTAGGATCGCCACCAACTAAGTTAATAATATTCCAATCATACACGATTGATCCTGTATCCGTGATATCCAGAACGCAATATGCCAGATTAATAATGCCAACATCGAAGGATATTACTAACTTAGACTTATCCTCTGGCAGAGGAGGAAAACCAACCTCTGTACAGGTATATGTTTCTTTATCTTTATCTTTCACTTTAACTCCTTTCACTTTCACTCCTTTCACTTTCACTCCTTTCACCCCTTTCACTTTATCTCCTTTAACTTTACCTTCTTTAACCTTCGGCACAGGTGCCTCTTTAATTTTAACTTTAACGTCTTTCACATCTTTCACATCTTTCACATCTTTAACCGGCTCTGCCATATGATCTAAGGCGGCTACAGGTTTGGCTTTTAATGTTATAATAGGTTTGGGCTTCGCGGCTGACATTAAGAATTATTAACTAATGCCTTTAACACAAATAGTTCTTATCTTTTGTGTTAGAGCATGCATTGCGCGATGCGTTATAAAACGCACATGGAAGACAGGTCAAAATGAGTAGTGGTAGCTTCACTGGCAGACACAAGAGTGTTATAGCCCAGTGGTCTTTACCATCGCAATCGGTACTAAGATTTCTTGTCCATTCACACAGGTTAACTGGACAAGAATTTTCACACTCACATCTAAATAACACTTGTTCGCACTTGCATCGATGATCCTCCATTTAATAATGCCTTAGACCATCAATTAAAAATGAACCACCCTTTTAGGTAAAATGCCTATAAAAATCACATTAAAAGTCAAGCCACCTGTTGCACCTGACGTGCAAGATCGCGTAAAGATATTGAAAGAGCACTTGATCATGTCCAAAATCAAACACGAAGACCATATTATGAAACTGGCTACACTAAAAGAAGCACATGTTTACTGCGTAATTAACAAATTAACCTCCCAGCAATACGGTCCACTATTAGAAAGATACATAAGGATGCAATTTAAGTATCTAAAGAATAATGCACAAGACTGCACAGGAGACTGTTCTAAAGATGGCAAGAACACGGAAATCAAGGTTTCCCTGGGTGGTAGTACACATACAAAGTTTAACTTCGTACAGATCAGACCTACCCATGAATGTGATTATTATATATTAACTGCATACCATCTATCCTCTGACAATGTAGAGTCAGAGGGTGAATTGTATATATTCAAATTACCAAAGGAAAACATAAAACACCTTATAGTATCATATGGTGGATACGCACATGGTACCATAAAGCAATACGGTACCATAACGCATGAATCATTGTGTGAGTTAAACAAGGAATATGCTCTGCGCCCAACAATCAATGATGAATGCTGGAATGCACTCATGCCGTTTAGAGTTCCTGAAGCTGATCTTTAAATTTCAAATTTTCATCTTTAACCTTTAACCTTCAAATGTTAAAATGTGAACTATACAGTTTAACCAGTTCACCGCGCCCGATGGAGTTTTGTCGGGCTGTATCTACACTTAAAATATAATCAAGCGACTTGAATCTTTCTATCAAGGTAGAAGCAGACACGTCTGTCTTTGCTTTAATCCAGTGCCAACTTTTAGGTCGTAGTAATGCCAGTTCAGCCTCAGTTTCAACAATGTCGCCACACTTACCTCCATATGCCCTGATCGCGAAATCAGCCCCTGAAGGGGGCGTGGGTTGTCCGTTTTCATCATTTGGTCCAAATTTTAAGAAATCCCAATCCTCGTGTGTGACAGACAGTTCAATCAATGAGCGTTTCATATCTTTTTTTTCCCAAATTTGAAAACAGCATTTGGCCATCATAGGAGGACTAAACGAACCCATTGGAATTTCCTCATCCAATACCAAATGGAAATAGGCGTTTAATTTATTATGTACACTTACACGACGAAATGTTCTTGGAATGATAAATGCAATGACATCAGCATACTTTGCAGAATGATTAAAGAATTTTATAGCCAGTGAACTCACACGCCCAAATGGCGGATTACCGACTATAAGTATTTTACCTGTGCCAATTGGTGGAGCATACGTAAGGAAATCCTGCTTGATAATATCCGGATGCTCAGGTGAAATATCAATACCTATCTTCTTTTTCACAGGGATACGTGTGAGGAAACTACCACTACCTGCACTCGGCTCTATTACCAAGTCCCAATCATCCCAGTTATAGAGAGACCCAATGCTGGCTAAACACTTTTCAGAAATTGCAGGGATCGTATAAAATTTATCAAGACCCTCTTCACGAACAGCCGAAGCGGTGGCCAGGCACGAACGAATGCTACTAACATTGGCATCTACATCTGCATTGTACTCGGGAATAGGCATGTGATCCGCACGATCGGCATCTGTGTGGCTGTTAATAAGTGCAAGCAATTGTGCTTTTGTTTTTGATTTACATCTGGTAAAACCCAGTTCGGTACATTTGTCTAATAATTCTTGCTTAGACGATTTAATGTTAGTGTTAGTATCCATCATCAATATGTGATTTTTCAACTTCAATTTAAGTTAAATGCTTAAATGCTTAAATGCTTAAATGCTTAAATGGTTAAATGTTTAAGCTTAATATTTAACCCCTTTAACCCCTTTAACCCTTTAACCCTTTTAAATATTAAATCGCTTGCCACACTTAAGACATGTCGCCTTAATGGTCATCGCTTCGTCGCAACTGCGTGTTTGAGACTCGGTAAAGGTGGTCTGACCTCCACACCTGCACTTAATAATATCGGATGGTACGACTTGGGGACCATGTGATACTTGCTTAGCCTCTGCAATCTTACTCATTACCCCCTGCCACTTAGCCGGGTTCATATCACATTCGGACATAGCTCCAATGTCCTTAAAGGTTAAAGTACCTGCTTGTACGGCTGGCAACAAATAGTTGTTATCGATATTAGAATTTGGTGCAAGGTGTAGATAGATAATCTTTCCTTGATTGCTATAACCATTTAAAGTACTAGACACGGAATAAATACCCTCTTCCAGACTGGCCACATCCTCCAATGTAAGTCCACAAGTGGAAAGCTTCCTAAAAAGGTTGCCACGCATCTTCTCACGAATCGCAGTAGTAATAATGCTCATTTTATTATTATAATCCTAAATCAATTTACGGGGGGAGGTGCCCTCCCCCTTAACCCCCTTGCCTTATTGGTGATGGTAATAGATATATTTTGTATGCTTAATAGATGTCCCATTAACCATCCATGTCCCATTAACCATTAATCCATAGAGCCCCATTAACTAAAGCCAGGGGGTTAAGGGGGACAGCATGTCCCCCCATTAATCAATGGGTTACCAATTAAGGCCAGGGGGTTACCAATTAAGGCAAGGGGGTTAAGGGGGTTAAGGGGGAGGGCACCTCCCCCCCGAAGACAGATTCCATGCAATAGGTAAGATATACAAATCCATCATCCGACTTATACGATATTATCGATTCCATTGTCTGTGCACCTGACAATACACTATCATGGACACATAAATAAATGGCCTGGTAGGCGGTAACATTTATACGCTTACGTAAATGTTGCAATACATCCGCCACCGTACATGTTAAAGGAACTACAAACTTATTTGTAGGTCCATCATCCTTTGCGGATCTTATGATCAAGGCCAAGCGGTTAGGATACTTACTTGCTAACATCTGCGCTCTCTCTTGACGTTGTTCAAGTGTACGCAACTCAGTGGGTACATTTAAAGTTGCATTTGCTCTTAAACTTGCATTTGAACTTGCTCTTAAACTTGCACTTGTATTTGTAGAAGACATTCTTATGTAATTTTTTATTTTTATTATTATAAATGGATTCCATTGTAAACTATTTCTTCTCTAAGCCCGCCAAGGAACCCGCCAAGGCGCAGGTCAAGCCCAATGCTCAGCCCACTTACAGTTTTAAGTTTAACCCGCAATTACAGTACGGAACGGAAAACACTTCTGGTCTATCCACAAGCGGTTTATATCTGGATTTAACACAGCCACCCGTCGGCGGTCGTCCTATTATGGGATCATATACGAACTATGTCAGGCCGTCTACTAATGTTCCACAGATGCAAAATTTTAAATTCGGATGCAGACAGCCTACTTGGACCGCAGATTGTTATTAATTGCCCGCTCTATGGTCGGCATAAATGAATATGTATTGAGTACCTTTACCTTCTCGGCCTTAATGTAAGGTAGCCGCTGTTCATACCAGTTTTCGCGAATGGCCTGCAATATAATTTGATACGAACCTTCGAAATCGTTCATATCTAATTTTACATAGGCTCGTGGATCAACCCATTCTTCGACATTCGGACATCCCCAGTAGAAACACAAGGTTTCGCACACGATACATTCCCATAATTTCTCCGTAATATAGTTGTGCTCGGCATTGTTCTCACACATAAAGTAATACTTATAAGGCAATATGCCCTTAGATTTCTCGCTCATCGGTAGCTGCCCTACGTAAGACTTAAAATTAAAACTATTCGTCTCGCCGTACACTTTAAGTTTTAATAAGTCAGCCTGCTCCTTGCTTTCAATGAACTTAATAAAATCAATACGATATTTATGTCCAGGCCAAACATATTTACAACTGCATATGGATGCAACATCATTTGAAATTTTATAAGGAGCCATATCCATAGTTTGCAAGGTTAAATAATCCTGCTCCAGCTGCCATTCTGCTAAGTTAAGAGACGTCTTATGAGGAAACAGCGCCATAAATTTAGCCGGATCGGGCTCAGCCCACTCTCCCCATGATTTAACACTTTCCCATGGCTCCATCTGATAGACCATCGTCTTTTTAGGATCATAGTAATCTGAATGATATTGTGGGAAGTTCAATATTACATAATAATCTGCCGTGTCGTTTCCTGTTAGCTGGATATTATTCCATGTGTAGTTTCCTTTGGTAAAGCGGTTCCACTGTTTATATATTTCATTGGATGTAGCCCAGCAGCATAGTATCTTAACGGTTATCTTCTTTATATATATACCATCCAGTTTACCAAAGTAAGGAGAAGGTTTAAGATCGGTGTAACAGCAAGTGCTCTTGAAAAAACCCAAGGTATTGTAACTCTTTACGTTATGGTCGGTTGAAGCTAACGTTTTCATTGATTGAGCATCTGTTTGTTTATGATATAAATCATCCCCTTGTATGTCCATCCCTTGAACAAATATAAAATTGTCGTCGCGTGCTTCAGATTTAGATGGACACACGTCCTTAAAATCCAACCCATCATACGTGTTTTGAATGTCGGTATCAATCGGTTTGCCTCCCTCATTCCATTCCGAGAATGCTAACTGTGGTGTTACTTCATACAGTGTCGCTGACTGTGAAATCTTCATAAGATAGTCAATACCATGTTTAATACCATTTGCATTTATATAGTCAACGAGTGATTTGGCTCCCTTTTTATTAATCATGTAACAAAACATACCGCCTATATACAAGGGTGCGGTTAAGGGTCTTACGCTTACCTTAATCTCGTCTTTAAATTTACTTTTGTCCTTTTCGAACATGCTATATCCCAATATAATCACGTCTAATTCCAGAGCCGCCAAGTCTTTTAAATATATAGAAATATCAGGCTTAAATTTCACGTCGTCTTCCATTATCAGGTACACATCCGTAGTCTTGTCCTCAAGTAACTGGTTCCATAATTTTAAATGCGATAAGGCACATCCTATCACACCTTTCCTATTTCCAAAATCATTACGTGCAAATAGTTTATATAGTTCCAGGGTCGGTTTTAGTTGCTGGCCATCCACCGCCGTAAAAAACTCAAACGGTATATTAACCTTACTTAATGCATCTGACATACTCTTACGCCTATCTGGTCGGCGTTCCAGGTTCACTACTAATGTTTTAAACGCGTCTGGCGATGGCGATTTAGCTTCAGGCTCCTTTAACTCAGCCAATCCGTTTAAATCATACGCATTTGGAGTGCATGAATTGCCCTTCTCGGTCGTTAACCGCCCGGTATGTAGACAGGTTATCTTATTAAAGAAAGCCGATACATATCCAGCATCCGTCCATTTCTTAGCGTATTCTGCCTCAGGTACAACTCTTCTGTTTGATGTTGAAGTGAAAGGTGTTTCACTTGTGTAATTACCTAAGGTCAAAATGGTTTGTACGTCGATGAGCGAGGGTCTAAAACTATAGTGTTGCCAATAATGACAGTTCGGATAAGTGAACTCTTGTCCAGGCTTGTAATCATGTAGACAGAATTGGTCAGTCTCTGGTATAGCCCGGTGACTCATAATACTGTAATCATCTATGGTCTCTGCGTAAGATCTGTTAAACAGTATCTGTTTCACATTGTATTTCTTGAGTAGATCAAGCCCTTTAATAGCCTGTGTAATGTAGTCCATCTTATCAAAAAATAAAAAGTCGTCTTCTAAGTGTACCCAATAGGTAGGCTTAACTTCTTGCAGTTTGCTCCATATAAGTCTCATACTTAATAAATGACCCTTTTCTGACTCGCCCTTGAAATAGAAATCAAAAAATGGGTACTTTTGTTTCATTCTTAAGCAGTCCGTCTGCGAGGAATTATCATCAACGCAGTACCAGTAGTCTACCATATCAATGTCTGTCCACTGGTTGATAATAGAATTTACGGTCTTTTCGAATAAGTTATACCTTTTACAAGTGGTCATGGTTAACATGACCTTAATTTTAGATTTAAAGTTATCTTTAGCCGGCTTATACGTGGTAAAGGCCGACAGCTGTAGCTTACAATGCACGTACAATATCTTCCACACCTGCAAAACCTCTTTATCCGCAGGATTTATGGTATAGGTATTATTAACAGTATGAAACAGATTTAATAGATCCGTGCTGGTGTCCTTGCCTATTTCACTCTGGTAAAATACAAGGTTACGAATGGTTAATAGGAAATGTTCAGGTGATACTAATACCGGTTTAGCCAGAATAATCCGTTTGCAGCATTCGTAACCCGTACTATAGTCCTTCACGTAGTATGCCGATAACGAGTTATACAACTCTATCTGGTGAGTATAATCACCTTCCGACAAGAACAGCTTGCCTGATGAAGGTTGCCCTCTTGTATCATGCTTAATTTTATGATATAAGGCATTCACCATTAAATGCTGTTTTAACTGGTGATAAATATCCATTAGCCGTGCAATATGTTCGCGACGCTCAATGTCATAGCGATGAGCTTCGTTGTAGTATAAAATCTTTTCGTTAAGCTGATTGGTCTGTCCGGCAATCATTAGACATGCATAGTATTTTTCCTGATCCCAATTATCCAGGATTAGCACCCTTTTGTACCATTCGATGGACTTGTCAACTCTTTTACCATCCTTATAGCTCTGTGCGCAGTAAAAAGCATACCTGTTTCTTAACCCTTGATCCTTTTCATCGTGAAACCCTTTTTCAAGAATAGCCGCGTCTTTATCAAAACGTAAGGGATCCCTACTACGGTCTCCGGTCTTGCCACTCTCGATGTAATAGTCTCCGTGTACGGTAACGGTGTTCTTGTGTTTATCACTAAGGCATTCTAAATATTCGTGTAAGACTCCTACAAATCTAAACTTTAAGCGATTGTTTATTAATAAGGGGCGTTGATATATTAGCCCCGGTCCAAAATTAAAGTTTACCATATCCCACACTTCTACCTTTAAATCGGGTAACATGATTGTGCCATGGATGGTATCATCTGCATCGAAGATTAACAAGTAGTCCGTCTTATTATAAGCCGCTTCTAATGCCTGTGTACGATTCCATCCAAAATCCCGCCAGGGATGCTCTACTAACTCACCTGGTATACAGCGATCTAAAAAGAAGCTTTTAATAAGCTCTTGCGTTCCATCGGTTGACCCTGTATCGGATATAACCCAATAGGTGATGGGCAGTTTTTCCATTAACATCGATAGAGTCTTCACGATAACATGACTCTCGTTTTTTACAATCATATTCAAAGCCAATGTAAAGGTAGGTTCAATAATGGTAGCTTTTAAGTTAAAGGTTAATGTTGGTTCGGCAATAAACCAACAGGAGTTATCAGTTAATAATTTAATCTTATTTTGTAATCCCTCAACACAATTTGCATGAGCCATCTTACATTGTGATCTTACGCGGGGTAAGTCCAATCCACTAGGATAGTGAGTTTTGTTGACGCATACTAATTTTATATCATTCATAGAAGGTATACGAGATCTAAACAGATCCTCATCGCCGTAAAAACCGTCTGTCTTTATAATATAATCAACATCATCTGTTGTAAGGGAATATAATTTTTTTACGATATCACATGGCCTACAAATCATAATATTTGAGTTTATATATGCTTCGCTTCCAGCATAAAATATATTTGCCGGTACGACGGTAAGGTATGATATAAGATCATCTATTGCTTTATCCGTGAAAGCCATATATGGATCAATATATAGACCTATATATCCGAGTTCTAACAGATATGACATAAGAGCAACTTTCACAAAGCAGAGACGTGTATATATATCACTATCATTGCTATTGTTTGATGTAAATGAATCTACGTTAAGCAAGGGTATTGTTACTAATTCGTAATTTTCAAACTGTTCTTCTTTGCAACGTTGATATCCATCATGATCTGAACAAAATACAATTAAATTATTATAATAGTCTGCATCATGCAACTTCATAGAGGTAATTAAATTCTTAATCAGTGTGTTTATATACCATCCATTACCGTTAGTAAATAAAACAATATCACCATGCACTGTTGATATTTTGCATTTTTCGGCAATAGCTTTTATACTCTCCTTATTTGATATGGTAATATCCCGTACATTCATAATTACTAATAATAATAAGGTGTCAATTTACATTTAATTATAATTATTATAAAATAACACATTATTCTGATAATCGACCAAACTAAACAAGACATAGGCGTGCCCCTCTACGACACGAACCTCCTCGCCGGAAGAGCCCTTCCTCACGTGGAAATAAAGCAAAGGTTATATGTATAGATAATTGGAGTGAGTTTGTAGGTCCTAAATCTGAATGAGAAAATGACGCAACGTTTATTGAGAATGATTGCTATATTAGAATTATAATTCATTATAAAACTAAAACTATATGATTAAAATAACTCACGACTATGGATTTTTTTCTTGTTGCTCTGTAAAACTAACAGCAATAGTAGAATATATTAATTCGCATAAGAGATTACCCGATAATGTTGATAGTTCTCAACAATTTACGAAGTATAAACAAAATAATGATATAAACACAGATATAACATATGATTATTTTGAACATTATGATGATATAAAAAATGTTGAAATATCTGTCCCTATAAAATATCATTGGGAACATCAATTTCTAAATTATACTAATTTAGATTATACGCATACTGCACCGTTAATTAAGAAATATTTTTCTCCCTCAGTTAAAATTAATGACATTGTCGATAAGATCGAAAAAAAATATAATTTTATGTACGATAATACACTTGCTGTATATTATAGAGGAACGGATAAAAAACAAGAAACACAATTAGCATCATTTGATGATTTTTATAAACAAATAACAGAAATTATACATGTTAATAAAAATATTAACATATTAATACAGACGGATACCGCTCAATTCCTCGACTATATGAATAGTAAGAATTTGAAAAATATTATGGTAATTAATGAAAATGAAACTTCTTACACAGATAAAGGCATTCATAATGAGCTAACGAATGATAATAATTATTCTCACATGCTAAACTTTTTATCAACGGTACTGATAATATCAAAGTGTAAATATATTATTTGTAGTTCAGGAAACTGTTCTATATGGATGATGTTTTATAGAGGAAATAATAAAAATGTAATTCAATATTTGAACGGAACGTGGTTAATTAACATGCCATAATGTTCAGGGGAACATGCAGGGAATATTACGGTATTCTATTTTTCGAAACCGTATAAAATAAGATTACTCCTAATAGATTTTTAGAGAAAAGGTCTAATATGTTATACATTATATTTTTAGGAACATACGGTAAAAACGCCGCTACCCCGTATAAACTCCAAGATATTAGAAACAACCAATATAACCCTTTTCTATCCGTCGTTGTTTTTTTATTTTGTATATTATTATCGTATATGCTTTTGAATGCATAAATAAATGGGATCCAACCTAAAATTATCGCTAAATTATAGTTAATTATGTTAAGCTCCCCTAACAGACCAAATACTAACATGGCTAAATTGGCTAATAATATTTTGCCTAAATATGACTTGTTTTTATTTATATAGTCATGAATGGATGTATAATGATTTTGATCTAAAAATGCCGTTAATGTTATTAACATAATCGGAGTTGATATCATCCAATCATAATATCGATATTTGGTTATGTTGGATACCGCATTGATATTTACGATTAACCATATATAAAATATAAACTCTATTACTTGCACAACCAGTTCCAGTTTTAATAAATCATTGAGTAATAGTTTATCCTCGGGTATGTTGATGTTTAAACCAAATAAAATTAAAAACCCCGTAATGAACTGTATAATGAGTGATATTAATACTGATTCGAATATCATTATAATTTATAATAATATTTTACTGGGGGGACCTGCGCTCCCCCTGTTAACTTCATACGCCATTACAAAGAATATATATCCTGGTTATACATTTTATGTAATCGAAACACGACGCGATATTTACGCGCTAATAACCCACCGACAGACACCGTTCTTGTTAGATACACTCTTATATAACTTGCCATCGTTTCCAGGTAAGACGGAACCACAGCACTCATTTGCCGGGTAAGCCGGACTCTTGCGTACAGTGTATTTCTTCAGCGTTTGTAAGGTGCAGCCACGGGTTTCAACTGTGGCCTTGGGAGCAGCCTTGGCCTTGGGAGCAGCCTTGGCCTTGGGAGCAGCCTTGGGCTTGGGAGCAGCCTTGGGCTTGGGAGCAGCCTTTTCCTTAGGAGCAGCCTTGGCCTTGGGAGCAGCCTTGGGCTTGGGAGCAGCCTTTTCCTTAGGAGCAGCCTTGGCCTTAGTAGTCGAGATCTCAGTCGATAGAACGTGCCAAGCAACATCCTTTTTGAACTGTATTACGTTTATAGGCCTTATCAAGTTCACGAGGATGAAGGGTTCCATATTCTTGACTTTGTACGATACCTTAAATATGTCGTCCTTTACATGCTCATACTTAGCCGCACCAGTCATATAGGGCTTGATGTATGAATCTGCATCATTGATAGCCGAGAACTGTTTAATAATAGTTGACGCATTATCACGAACATATGACATCGATTGGACTTCAACTGGTATTTGCTTCATGCCTTGAAGGGGATCTTCGACATAGTCGTAATCCAGAAAAAGAGAGACTTTAAACGTAGTTGTTGACATTATAACTTTTATAATTAAAAACTTTTTTTAGCTGAAATATTTAAATGCACATCCTATTGCAGCTATGAAGATTATCGCAATGAAAACGGTAAAGGTAAAATTAATTGTACCCTTTCCCTTTACATTTAATGGAGTAAACCTAAAGCCCTCTGCTTCACCATTTTGAATATGGGTATACACATGACAGGTTACGGTACCTCCTGTACCTTCTTTACCTTCTTTACCTCCGGTAGAGGACATATATTGTTTTACAATCTTACTTGAGTGTAGGGTATTGTTGATGGTTTGGAAAGAATAGGTTTGTCCGAATAGTACAGGATCAACGGATGTATAATATTCTTTGATCATGTACTGGGTCTTATGTTCCAAGGTATAACCAAGTTTAGAATAGTAGTTACGTACGCCCACCCCACTGATAACGGCTCCCATCGTGCATCCAAAAGAGTATGCGATACTTTCGGCCACGTTCATAAGAAACGTGCCTACCCCCTTGTGTTGTGTAACAGCCTGATCAGCGTTAGTCGTAGATGCAGAGGCAATAACACCATAGGTGTGCAGTTCCCGGATGAGGGCAACCTTATGACTTTTAGGATTAATGGATTTCAATCGTTCACATGTGTTTGAGGGATTGTTACTGTCTGGAATACGCAGCCGGCACAATCCCAGGAGTAGGTTATCATCGAAATGAGGCTGGGTGCTCAATGGATCCTTTTGATTTTGATTTGGTAGTTCGGCAGATATGAAAAACTCAGTGCCTTCGTTGGCACGGTATACTCGAATATGCAAACGGACATGATGGAGCTTACTATCGATAATATTGCTTTTAACTTCTCGGGCGCGAATATCGTAACACTGCAAGCCGCCCTTTTTCATTTCCATTATAACAAGCTGTTGCAAATTTGTCTTAATCGTATCGCTTACGTATCCCAGCCCGTTATTGGTCAAGCTGGCCTTGGAAAAGTCACGTTGAACACGCACGGTGCGAGTCCAAGGAGGGATAATGGACAGGGTGTAACATAGAAACTCCAGAAACTCTGGAAAGCGTGATTCGGCAATGGGAGTCCATTCGCCGGATTCTTTCCATTCCCGAATCTGAGTATATGGCAAATCCAAACAAGGATATATTTTAGTGTAGTCCAATTGCAGATCGCTACCGCAAAACACGTCTTGAACCATCTGGTAATCTATCTCAAGTGTCGTGCCAGGTAGGTCCGGCATCAAGTGACCATCTACCTTGAAACCGGCATCCCGTAACATTTTGTTAGCCTTAATGCTGGCTTTAACTTTATGACCGCGATTGTTATATTTTAGCACTTCGTCATTCGTAGACTGGATACCGAGCTGCACACGTGTAGCCCCCTCAAGTCGCATTTCTTTTAGAGTCCCAATGTTAATACGGTCGGGCCTGGTCTCGATAACCAGGCCTACAATCCGACCACATGGGGCATTGGTATTCATAGCCTGTTCGGATAGGATAGCATAGTCACTAAGTTCTGGCATAGGACGTATCTCGGTTAAGGTGTCTATGATTTCGGTGCTAAGGGGCAGCTTGTTAAGATAGGGTTGACTCTGTAGCCATGTGTATAGAAGGTCGGCATGCGGTCCTTTAAACATGATGGATATGTATTGGTACATGTTGCAGGCGTAGAAAATGCTTAGGCTAAACAGTTTGCGGTATTCAATTGGAAAGCAGTCGAAGGTACCTCCCAATGGGATAATTTCGCACTTGTCGGGTGTATGTCCCATGGACTCAAGTTCTGCCAGTCGACGCCATACCTGGTGCACAATGTTAAAATCCTGTATTTCGGCCCGGACGAACGTTCCTTCGTTGCTTAAATAGCTACGAGCCATATCTTTTGGGGCACCTTTTTCGCGACACTCGTTGGGGCAATAGGAGCAATTATATGAGCAACTAAAAACTCTGCCATCCAGGGCAATACTGATGGGTAGAATACCACTGCTGCTACGGATTTTCTTGTGGATTAAAAGTCGATCAAACAAGGGGTTAGCATGAATAAGCCCTTGTTTAATAGCATCTTTGTAAAGATTAATAAGTTGGCACTTAGATGGCGACGAAAATTTGCCCCTTGTAAGTTTACGAATATGATCAAACAAGATATTGTGCATATCTTCAAATGATTCTCCAGATACATTTAAATTTACCTTTAATTCGTTGTACATATCTACGAATTGTTCAACGGTTATCTTTTTAGATGATGACGACATGAATTTAAAGTTTAACTTTAACCTTAACTTTAACTTTAACTTTTAATTGTAACCATTTAATTCAATTTTAAACTGAAGTTGCGGAAATATGCGCCCTGGTTATCGTACAGCTCATCTAAGATATCTTTTTGTGTGGCGCCTACCCAAAACCGAATGGTTTCGGGATCATCGTGACATGTATCGTAAATGAAATCGACAAATCCTCGCGCTTCTGCCGAAGTTTTGGTGCCAATGAACAAGCCTTTATAATCTTGACCTCTATCCCTATGATATGTTGCCCAAATGGGATAAAAATGGTTAAATATTTTCGCAATGACCGCTTTAGCTTTAACCGTTCTTTTAACTTTAACTTTAACCGTTACTGGGGCAGTTACCGTCTTTTTAGCAGTAACTTTAAGTTTAACAGCCCCTTTTATTAAACTCGGTGGCAGGGGACGTCCGGAGGTTAAAGGTAAATTTGCAGGTAAATTTGCAGGTAAATTACCGGGTAAATTAACCGGGCTTGGTACCTTGGCTAAAGGATGTTTAGCCGCTACCTTGTTTGCCGTATTAGGGTTTAGAGGGCATGTAGACTTATTTGTGCCAGCTGATCCGCACAAGGAGCAGGCACCTCCGCCATATTGGTTAATGGTAACGCCATTAAGCTTCCGCATATATGTACATGTGATATTTTTATTTACTTTTCGAGGGAGGCAAGCGGCAGGATGGACCCTTTTTACCCGCACTCATCCCACAACCTGCCCTGAACGTTTCGTAATGAGCACATGTTTCCGCGTATGTCTTTGAAGAACATCCATTGTTAGGTTGTATCTTATTGTAGGTAGGTAATAGATATTGGTGTAACCGGTACAGCCAAAGAAACATATTGTTACGGTTATCTAAAACATTATCTATCGGATTCCCCTTCATAAAAGTTAAACATGCTACTGTTAAATCTGGGTGTGGTAACAGATATGGTAACGTACTAAAATGAACCTTTGTATAAACCATATTCATGCTTTCCGGCTTTTCAGGATAGTTATATCCAATACTTTGGATGTAGTCCCAACCGGTAGCCTTGTAATAGTCCACTGCAATGGTCTTAATACGATCCGTTGCATCCGTTAGGGTTGGATCTGGGGCGGTGTTGTATCCTTGTTTACGCAGTTTATCGTTTACCTTATTGTGAATCGTATACATCCACTTATTTAAGTTAGAAAACAAGGGTTTGTCAATAGGTGTTTCCAGTAAGTATTTATGGTAAGACTCACGGCAGTATTTGCAAGGTAACACGTTTTCGGTATTACTCAAATGGGTTTTATGTATTAGCATATATGTGTTTTTATGCGGTTCGCTAAGCACGGTGCGTATCTTGTCGTACTTATATGCGACAGGACCAAGTTGATCCCAGCCCGATGGCCCCCATTTGCTGGTGTTCATTATATTTTATTCAATATAAAATAAAATGAACCCTTTTAATCTTTTAAAAAATACATGACATGTCCATCACGGTTACATTACCTGTTAGGATCTGAACATCCGTTAACTCTATCATATCCTTCGCAAACATATTTGGATTATATCACTCCGGCTGAGTTATTTAATATTGTTATTAAACATGCCAACATACACATGGGAGGACTGTCTAACAAAGTTGTATGGGATATGTTTGCAGGCATCGGCACCGATAGCATACGTCTTTCCAGAGTTTCAGGTAAAGTCATTGCAACGGAACTTAATAAGGATACATACCAATGCCTCATTAACAATATAAACGGATTAAACGGATTAACTGCTTCAAACGGATTAACCGCTTCAAACGTTTTAAACATAGACACACGTAATACAGATGCAACCCAGATGTTTACCGCATTAAATCCTGATGTGATTTATTTTGATCCTCCTTGGGGAGACACATTTAAGTCAGGTCAACCATTCACATTTGCAGATGTTACCTTGTCTAACGGTAAGGTGGTTATGGACGTGTATGATGATATACGTAAAAACTATAAGGAGGCTTATTTGATTGCTAAGGCTCCTTATACATGTGACATGGATATTCCCGACAGTGAACTATTATGTATTCTCAGTTTTAATAGGCAAAAGCTTAAATACTATCTTATTGGGCCTGTAGGCGAGCGTTCCGCTTAAGATTACCTGTTCTAACCACATTATTACCCTTTAAATCGGACTTTTGACACCATGCTAAATAGGCATCGCATGAACACTTATGATCAGTTAAAGACGGACGTGTCAACTTATCCATCAAGCAGATATCAGCATGCGAGTCATGCATAGAAAAGTTGCTAAACTGGAAACGATCCTGATCGCGATAACCAAGTACAGTCTTTGTAATAGGATCAGTTACAGCCGAACTCTTCCATGCACCGTGAGCGGCCTGGTGCATAAATACATCATCTGATAGTTGCTGGGACATAGATAATTTTATTTAAGTTTTAACTTTAACTTATTTTTCTGTAATTAATTATAATGGATCCGGCACATAATGCTCGTTTAAATGCCGTCTGTGACCGAGACGCATCCAGAAGATACGGTGGTCTTAATATAGACGAACTTAAAAATGAGCTTCGAGGATATGGATTACCTACGAATGGAAACAGACCAGCTCTCGTCAATCGATTGTGCAATCATTTAAGAGGCATTGGTGGTATACTTCAAGTTCAAGCTCAAGGGCAAGGGCAAGGGCAAGCGCAAGCGCAAGTCCCTTTAACTGTACCTGCCGCTATCCTGGATGCATTATGTAACCGTAACGCTGCAAGATCCTCCGGTGGTATGAACATTGATGATATGAGAACGGTACTGAGCCAGATGGGATTGTCAGATGCAGGAAACCGAAATGAGTTAAAAACAAGACTCTGTAATTTGCGTGCTGCTGCTACTCCACCCATCGGTGCGGCTACTCCACCCATCGTTGCGGCTACACCGCCCATCGTTGCGGCTACACCGCCCACCGGAGCCCCACGACAGACCAGACCAATTATTCAGGTTAGAGCGCGTGTCCGTCCCCAAGAGCAAGTTAATATATTATCTCCTATTCGGCCGCAAGGGGTAGAAGAATATAAAGTTCAGCAGGATGAGGATCCATCCACCTTCTTATTTGTTAACCCTACGTACGAAGGTATGTCTGCTGACGCAGAGGAGCTGAATCTGTTAAGATGGGTAATGAGACAGAAAGCAAGGAAGGATGGCGTATATTTTTCGGTAGAGTCTGCACGGTTCACCCCTGAAACAAGATATGTGCAATATCTACCAGGTCTCACTCCCTCCGAACAGAGGAAATATGCGGAGCACGTGTACAATGTTTATATTTCATCTTACATTCCACGTATAAGCTCTCAAGCTCACGTGCTGCATAACTTATCTAACATAGAATCTCTCCAAACATATGAAGAATACAATCTGTTGTTTGATCAGGTATCTGAGATGATGAACAATGCCGATACATACCCGTTATTGAACGACCAAGGCCAGCCAACGGGTGAAACAGAAGATACCCGGATGTGGCTTGAGACAAGAGTAAAGCCTCTTCGTAGACTGTCTATGGTTCCGGATTTAATTACGTTTAGTGAAATACGGGAATTATTGAAATATGCTGACATTCTGGATCCGGATACCATTTTGTACCTAATGCAAATGTCGTATGATACGTATTTAGAAAATTTAAAACTCAGCCGCATTTCAACAATCTCCCAGGCTGATCTTGGAAAGATACCAAAACCAGATGTATTCAAAGAGTATGCCATCAAAATGCTACTGGCTGCCGGAGAGTCAGGTGTCATTCCACGTACAGCCTATACATTACCCTTAAAAGTAAAACACCCTGCTTATGTTACAAAATGGATTGATGCACACGGAAACCCGGCTAAGATACTGAAAGAATATGTACGGTTATTACCAAGATACAGATACTGTCTGTATATGTATAAGGTATTTGGTCTTCTTAAATTTAGACATTTAAATCTCACGACTAAGACGGATTTTACGAGGTTGTCTGAAATTAATAAATTTATAGAAAAACACGCAATGGTACTATTTTTTGGAACCAATTACATATTACGTAACACGCACACAACTTTACTTAACGTAACACAGATAACCAGCACCCTAAGGGCAACTTACTTATGGGATGCCGGTTATTTTTTCACCGAAACAGATGAAAATCGTTATTTAATCACAATCTTTACTTACGCACCAGCCAAGGTTTTTACAGGTAGTCTAATCGCGCCACTCAACCAGCCCACAGATATTCAAAATAATCAAGGTGTACAAACACTGGAACAATCCGTGGAAGAGTTTAAGGCTAAATCACGTAAATTAAACCAGACAGTGGATCAGGCGTGCCCTATTGAACCTGTTAAATGTATACCTCGCAACCCGGAGTTTGAGCCTTATGAAAAGTTATTAAATCTGGCTGATAAATACTGTTCCCGTTTACAAAAGAAAAATGTTCCATTGTACAGATACTATAATACACGCTCTTTAGATGATACCAGACCAAGAATAGTGGTAAATATTAATATTTTAAACTCCAATGACGTATACTTTTTTAACATGGTTAATTCTCTATACTCGAAGAGCGCCAGCTTTAAAATTACCTTCAGCAGTGTTGATGGTACTAACATCGGGGTTGATTTAGGAGGAATCACGAAATCGGTGTTTACCAGAGCCGGAGCCTACATCCGATCAATTATGCATAAACCAGAAGGTAGTACTTGCTATTATTTCCCGCATAAAATGCCTTCTGGATCACAAGAGACTATCTTAAAATGCATACTCATGAGCATACATCATGGATACTCTCTGGGGGTGACCTTTAGCAATGGCATCTATTACCTATTTACCTTAGCCGCCGCTAACCCAAATTTAAAGTCAAATTTAACTTCAAACATCTTATCCATGAATATAGGCTTACTCTTGGCACTTTACTATATGGATAATCCGGAAGACACCGTAACCTTATTAAATAAGGCTACCCGCGATTTTCAATACATCCAATACCATCAGGATAACGAAAAACTTTTACCGAAAGACCGTCAAACCGACGAAATTGTAACCGTTGATCGTGAAGATGTGATCGAATGGCTGCGCCGGGCACTTATCTACAAAATGTATGGTTTAAAGGTAACCAATGATAAACCAGAGTCAAGCTCCATCGGTAAGTTTGGGGTAGCCTTTAGCAATATCCCTGTCCAGTATGCACCATGGTTAAGTAAAATGCGGTCCTTAGGAACCATTAAGACCTTATCTCATATCGTAGGGTTAAATATTACACGCGAGACCGTATTAAGTATGACTAAGTTAACGTGTTCAGCGGTTATGCGTAATCATATGGTAAGATTCATTAATGAAGCATCGGATGATACATTAAAGAAAATGCTTTACTTTATAACCGGAAGTTTAGATCCTGCCACAAATATAACCATTCAAGAAGTAGCATACTTTACAGGTTTACCCGTGGCCCAAACATGCTTTAATAAATTAGTCGTTAAACCTTATACCGCGGCCGATTACGAAACCGTGGTCGCAGGCGGTGCACGCCCAGTCGGATTCAAACCCGACTTGCTACTCTCGATCGAGCACTCGGGCGATACATTTGGGCTCGCTTAGACGCATCCCTCTTAGATGGGGATGCCTTGAAATCCCCCTTAGATGGGGATGCCTTGAAATCCCCCTTAGACAGGGATCTTAACGGATCATTAAAAGGTAATACAACGGGTGTTTCCTTTCTTTGATCATATTTCAAGAGTAAATCCTTTGGTATTATACTAATTGGTACCACTACTTCATACCCATACCTATCGAACCAAGCATCGGTCATTTGTAAATATCCGGGGTCACCAAAGTTAAACTCTCCCCAAGAGTTTTCAATCTTCCACTTATCCACCACAGGATGTTCCGCTCCTACCGGAGATACCAGGTTAAGGCCTACGATAGCCATTGCATGGCTGGCTGAGCTATTACGGGTAGTAACACCTTCTTCTTTGGTCTGGGTTACCGATAAACCTAACATATTATTATAATCATAACCTTCGACTGCCAGTAATCCGTAATAAGGATTAAAGTTTCTCTGAACCTCACATGCAAACCATACGGGATGTCCGGCTATAATGGTTTTCGCCGTGATGCTCTTAATCTGTTTCATGGAAAGGTTAAAGGCCAGATCTGGTTGTCCGCCTACCATATGATCCATGAGTTCGGAGGTATATACGTATCCGTATTTAGATGTTTTTCTGGGATCATTGCGTAATAAGACCATCTGTGATACGTTATAGTGTGGCTTAATAAGGTCGGTATAATAGGACATAGGGCTAAGATTATAAAGTATTTTGTAGTCGCCCTTGTGACGGATACTCTCTACATTTTCACCAGCCTCATTATATTCCCAGTCAAACTCGTCCGAAGGTTTAGGAGGCTCGCCCATAAACGTGGCCAGCAATTGATAAATCTGTGGCAGCATGTCGGTCACGATTAAATGCCTTATGTGTTCGTCGGTTACGTTTTTAATATTACGGATTTGATATGTAAACTTGGCCAGTTTGTCGGATAGGATCTGATTCATCTCTTCTGAAATGGAACTGTTAAACGACTCTCCGTAAATGGTTTTGGGAACGATGCCATACTTATTTATGAGATTTACGACAAAATTCCATGTACCCCCATCCTGTACAGGATCGTTCATGAGCGTCTGTAGCTTATAGTCATTGATCGGTAGCCCACGACGTAGAACCATGTTTTCCAGATACACGTTTGCGCGCTCGAACTTATCATAGAAAAACAGATATGCCTCGGACAGCTCAAAACTATCCGGTAGGGATAAGTCACGAATCAGATAGTAACGCATGGAGTTCAAGGCCGCAAACAACCAGCACCGACCAGAATGTTCCTGAGACGTAGCCTGGGGAACCCGGCTAAGGCTATGGCTATAGGAATAGTTCACGGTTTGCAGATAGGCGCGGTTTTCGCAACAGGCACTCAATGGCAAGGAGGATAAGGTATTCATCCTTACACGGTTAACGGGATTTAAATTGTAGTCCATTGAATAGGCATTCAGCGAGTCGGCCGTGATAGGTGTGCCGGTGGGGCAGGTAGACTGATGAAACTCTTTTTTAATAGCATTGGTCATCTGCTTTTTTACCTCGTCCATCATCTCTTGGCTCTGTTTTATGGTTTTCATGAGCTTGGACTTGTTGGATTTGCTGGTCGTAGCTTTAAGTCTGGATGCATGGGATGGCGTCATTTAGTGAAATGGTAAAATGTCTTTAAGATTTAAGGGGAGATTTAATCTTCTTGAAATTTTCTTAATGCTGTTAGATAATGGTCTGGATATACACTCCATCGAGCCTTCATTATCGATAATACCTTATCGGCCGGCCATTCGCAATATTTAATCAAATAGGCGGCAATGACGGCAGGTGAGCGTTGTTTACCGGCGTAGCAGTGGACGAGGATGATATCTCCTTTAACGAGTTGTCGTTGTATGTAAGTTACTGATTTGTCAAGTAAACTTAATAGGGCTTCGTTGGCGGACTCGGTGCCTGTGTCGGATACGGCTATCCGGATTTTTTTGGTATTGGGTAACATTGCATCGTTATCGAAGTCGAAATTTTTAGTGCAGTTAATGATGCAATTAATCTTGGTATCTTTTAGAAAGCCGGCATTGCGACTGGCTTTAATATTTCCTAACCATAAGTGTGGAATAATCTCCACTGCTGATGAGCACATTAAAATTATTAGTGAAATAATTTTAATGATCCCGACGGGGGGACCTGTGGGGGACCTGCGCTCCCCCTTAACCCCCTGGCCTTAGTTGCAATGTGGGGGACCTGAGGGGGGACCTGCGCTCCCCCCTTAACCCCCTGGCCTTAGTTGCAATAAGTTTATATACAATTAACCTGCTCTCTCTACCTCTGGCTTTAATTGGACCAATTTAGTCAAATTAAAGCCAGGGGTAGAGAGAGCGCAGGTCCCCCTAATAATGCTCATCATACACATTTCTGTTCCGACGGCCAGTTAACGACATAGTAATGTCCTCTAATGCCCCACATAAACATCCATTATCATATGAATAGGGTGACGGACAGCATTCCGGCTTAACCGCAATACCAGCGTTATGTACGATCTTAAGAGGATCCAGGAGTGGACCCGGTTCCACCGGCCGTAACGACATGCCATGTCCGTAATAGGTCATGGCCGGTCCTTTACTTTGATCTTTACCCATAACTGGCCGTGACTCGTTTTTAGGATTAACCTTACCGGCTAACGATGGTATACCGTCCATCTCCTTTGATGTTAACAATGAGAAAGGTGCATTCAACGAACCACCCTGTTGCATTTGACCTTGAACTGGTCTTATAATTAACAGTACAAGTATTATAATAAGTACATTAATAAACATCATTAGCAATGTCATTATATCTTTGGTTAATATAAAATATTGAGGGGACCTGGAGGGGACCTGCGCTCCCCTTAAACCCCTGGCTTTGATCCTTAATCGCGCAGAGCAGGTCCCAGGCATAACATAAAGCCAGGGGTTTAAGGGGAGCGCAGGTCCCCTAATCTACATAAAAGCCAGGGGTTTAAGGGGAGCGCAGGTCCCCTAATCTACATAAAAGCCAGGGGTTTAAGGGGAGCGCAGGTCC